ATTTTTTTTTTGATTTTATAGTCTTAATACTCCATCAATATATTCTTGATACCATCTAGACAATCGTCTACAGATATCAGTATATTTGTTTAACTCTTTTATGAGTTCAAGAGTATTGTCAACATTCAGAATTTTATATTTTCCTGAATCAGTTACTTTTATCATACCATCGGCATCAGTTCCCTCTTCTAAACCTAATAGAAATTTCATTAGAATCCATGGAACTCTATTGTCATCCCAATTTTGTATACGAAGGTTACTTGGGAAATTAAGTTTTACCTGAATTTCTATATCACCAATATATTTTCTGTAAAAAGTACCTGCTTTAGAGTCGATTTTCTCATAACCGTCCTCAAGGAGTGTATCAGGAGTTACCCCTTTCATAATTCTAACTCGAATCATAGTTCTCATTTACTTATTTAAGTTTAATAATTAAAAAGTCTCTTGAGTCTTCCTGTTTCGACATTCGTCTCATCAGGTCATTACGATAAAGACTCTCCTTGAGGATCTCTCAAGATACCGTAATGACTACAGAAAGTTTCAATAAAAACAACCTAGGATACAATAATAAATTATATTATGTATTATACCTTAGGTTGTTTGTTTATCATCTGTTTTGTTTTAATCTTTGTCAGGTATTAGCATTATTTCTTTTTCTAATTCCTGATTATAAAAGACTCCTAATTTTCCATCTGCATGAAAGATTATAGGGCCTAGTTTTTGTTTCATTCCTCTTGCTCCTTTTTGAGGTTTAATTTCTGTATCAATTAATCCCTTCAAGAATGAAATTGCTTGTAACATATCAATTCCTTCGTCTAATTCTTCGTCGATTGGAAATGATACGGTTGTATACATATTCATGGATACGCAGTTTACTCGATCTAATTTTTCGTGATTATTTTCGTAAAAACTACTAATCATTCTGCTTAATCCATCAAATTTACCTGGAGCGGCAAATTTTGAATAATCATCCTCTGGTATTTCTACAAATACTTCTGGATTTGCTGGAGAACCATCTGGGTAATTCATTTTTTCATTACTTACATAAGAATAAAATCCTTTGTATCGTACCCTTGGTTCTTGAGCGTTTTTAATATTACTATTCTTCCAAAATTCCATTACTAATTCTCTTAAAGTATTAGAATAGTCACTTGGAAGGGGCGTTTTTCCTAAAAATGGTGGAATCTGTACATAAAAGTGTACCATCCTTTTTCCGTTGCGATCAGAATCTTCCAATACATGAATTGTATTGTTCATTCCTGTGCACTCCCATTCTATGATTTTTTCCAATGAACCCCCTTGAGGTCCATATATATTATAGCTGCTGTCAAAATCGTCTAAATCCCAATTAGACGATCTCAGTAGAAGTTGATACATTCGATATACAAAAGGATCTCTTCCCATTAATGGATTTTGTCCCTCTTCATTTTCGATATCTATTCCAGCTAGAGAAAATTCTTCTTCTTTTTTCTCATAATTGGCTTCTGCTCTTTTTTTCTCTTTTTTATACGTTTTACAGAATAAAATTCCTCCTACGATAAAAATTGCAACTTTTATTACGTTTTTTGTTATTTTTTTCATTGTTTTGTCAGTTTTTAGGTTCATTAAATTGTTTTCTTGGTGAAGATTTTTATTATCCACCAATCCTATCAATTGGCCTTCCTAAATCCTGTGCTGATTTAAATACTACTACTATTCCTATTACAGCTAATGCTGCTGCTGTTAATATAAATCCTGCTTTTTCACCGGATCCAATAGTATTTCTTAGACAACCCCCAGAGGATCTAAGATTTTTTCCTCCAAGTAATTTTCCTGCATTTTTGTAAACGGTATTAGATATACTCATCGTCTACCTCCTTTCATAATTCTAAGGTCCTTTTTTAATGCAACTCCCATTGCAATAATGGCTGCACCTACTGCCAACATTGTAAATCTTTTACACCATACTAATGATGTGTTGATAATTGCTGTTTCCGTAATTTTCGTTGTTCGGTTCGGCATTTCTTTTTAATTTTAATTTGTTAATACTGTGTCGTTTAAGATATATTTTTTTTAATTTAACGCTGGCAGCTTAATTCGCTATTTATAGATGCTGCCACATCTTTCTTTTTTTTTTCGTTTGATCATATTATTTTATTTTGAAAGTTGCAGGTAGAGAGATCTAAGATTCTGTCTTAAATCTCCCTCTCCTCCATCTTCCATTCAATATAAATGACCAAAACAACGAAACCTAAATTAAAATAAAAAGAGGCTGTTAGATAAAACTCTTAACAACCTCTTTAATATTTAGTAGAACTGATTTAAATTATTTCATTTCTTCGGCCGGAGCTTCAACTTCTTGAGTTGTAGTAGATTCTTCGCCTGACTGATTCATTAGTCCAGAGATTTTCTCTTTTCCATAATCAATTGCACGTTTTCCTACTGCTACGACTTTTTCTTTGTTTTTCCAACCAGTTACTAGGAGTGCTCCAAAAGCTGCTCCAAACGTAAAAGATGCTAATTTTTTCATGTTCTTATTTTTATTTATTATTTACTACTTTGTCTACGGTACGAACTATCGTACCAGCTGTATCCCGATAAGTTCTGTTAAACTTTGCCGGATTGCTGACATTTGTTACTGTACTGACTGCTTTACCAGTCGATTCAGCTATTTTCTTTAATCCGAATTTGCTTAAAATCGGATTGATTTTTTTTCTAGCCGTTGGGCTACATACATAAACTACAGCTGCACCAGCTGTAGCTAAAGCTGTTACACCTAAAACTGTTAATCCAACCTTCTTAAGTGACCAAGAATTTTTTTTCTCTTCGTTGTTCTGAGTAGTCATTTTTCTTAAATTTTAATTTGTTAATAAATTTGTTAATTATTGTCATGTATAAGGTTTTCAGGCTGTAAAATTCCAATGATCTTACAGCGAGAAATAAAAAACTCCAAAGCTATTGCCCTGGAGGATTTTATCTAGAGGGAACCTTATATTAGTTCTCTCCTAGGAGATACTCTTTCAAATATCTCTTCATATATTAGGTTATCAAGCTATTTCAGACGGAAATTTTTTTCTCTTCTATTTTAGATGAAATTGTATCGTATTCTCTCCAAAGTAAGTCTTTTAGCTTATCTAAATTTTTATTAAATTCTTTGATAGCCTCTTCTTTTGTTTCAAATATCCAATTTTCCCAATAACTAATAGATTCTGTGTTGTGACTATCTAGATATCTTGTACATCTATTATTAAAAATAGAGGAATTTATTAAAGGTTGAATATTTATTTTAGAAGAGTCTATTTTGTAAACCTCAACCTCGATAGGTCTTAGTATAAATTTAAACCTAGAATTATTTCTGCTTAACCCAGCACACCCACAATACCAGTAAGTTTTACCAACTATCGGAAATTCTCGTTTTCCTTCCATATTTATAATAATTTTTTCTTAAGTGATTCTATTCTTTTATTAGCCATTTCCTGAATCTCATCAATTATATTACCTAATAATAGATTATAACCTTCCTTTGCATCTTTTTCTGTTTCAAATAAATAATCTGCAAAGTAACTATCATCGAATGTGCGATTTTCTCCAGGTTTATCTAATCTCAGGTCAGTATGATACCACATACCCCAATGATAATATTCATCACCTGAGGGATAATATAGAGATATAAATCCGTTATTTACCTTGATCTTTAATTCAATCGGTTTTTGATTTACTTTTAAAGTTTTACCAGTATTTGATAATCTTACATTACAATACCAGTAAGTTTTTCCAGAAATTAAATCTATCGGTTCTAATTTTTTCATAAATTTTTACATTTACCTTTTGTCCATACTGACCACCTTTGTCCTGTTGTCTTTTGATTAAAATAATTTATTATCTTGGATAATGGTACTAGAATTTTCCCGGCAGCTAATTTTCCATCGATCCCAACATCTACTCTTAGGTCAGTTGATTTTTCATTAAATTCATCTATATTTCCATGAGTGTGGCCGTGAAGCATTAGAGAACCTCTTGGTTTATTATTCCAAGAAACTTTAGGATAGTGATCTAAACTAAGTGTTATTACTTTACTCTCATCTCCTACTTGAGATCCAGGAATTTTAATAGAGAGATCTAATGATTCTGACACTCCTTCAAAATATTTAGATAAATTATTTCTATATATAGATTCTTTATCATGATTCCCTAAAATTTTCCAGAAGTGTTTAGTCTTGATGTTATTTTTAATAATATTCTCTATCTGGGAGGGATCTGTTTTCCAGAAAAGATCACCTAGATCAAATAAATAATCATTCTCTTTAATTTGGTGTAATTGATCTATAAAATCTTTATTCATTTCTGAGACTTTTAGGTAAGGTCTTTCAGAATGTTTAAGAATGTTTGAATGATTTAGATGTAAATCAGCCATAAACCAAATTTCAGACTGACCTGTAGTGTAATCTAGTATATTTTTATAAAACATAACCTCTTGTCCAATCAGGAGACATATTTTCTAATTCATAATTTAATCTATCAATAGAAGAAAAAGAATCAGGTAGTTCTTTTCTATCCTGATCTTTAACTTTTTTCCTGTTATAAGTCTTATTCGACTCATGTACTCTAGTTGGTCTTAAAGAGAGTAATTTACCATACTCTTTTAATTCTTCATTTCTTCTAATATGCTCCGCCATCGTCTGAGACGTACTCGGAACACCTTTTTTCTTTTTCTTAGACATATACATTAAGTTTATATACATATATAAGAAAATCCAGTCTCGTGAAAGCCTAATTTATGTAAAATAAATATAAATTATATGCAAAATTTAAAAATTAGAATAATAAAATCAAAAGATATTTCTAATTCTACAAGAAGTATATTAACTTCTCATACAGTAGCTTTTGTTCATTCTTTATATAAATCTTATATAATCAATAAGATGAAAAAATCATATCAGACAAATAATCAATTAGATATAAAAATTGAAGAAGATTTATTTGATCTTAGGGAAAAGAAGGTTCTGCACAAATTTATCTATAATTTTAAGACTAGAAAACCAATGATAGTTAATATAGTTAGTGAATTAGATTCTGAATCGATTAACTCTAATAATGTAAACTTTACAGATATTAGAGTATATTATATATTTGTTAATGAACTACATTTAGGAATTGATTTAGATTTAATGTGGGTACATTCTGAGATGGGGAGAAAAAGAACTGAAAGATGTGAGGAATTATTAGAAGAATATGGGGAATATCATCAGGTATTCGGGTTAAACCTACCAGTATTATACAGATTAAACCAGAAAGCCTAATATATGATGAATTTAAAAATTAAAAATAATTAAAATTATGGAAAGAATTATTGAAAAATTTTCAGACCAGGATTTATATTCCTGGAGTGTTGGTTTATTTTATTTAAACCATTTTAGTGAACTAGTACTTGAGTACACTTTTGTTGATAGAAATAATACCATCTATCCAGAAGGTTTTGCTAAAAGATTAATGAAGGAGATATGGAAACTAGATGGTCTAAATATGACTGATGAAGAGATTGAAGGATTGAAACAATTTACTAGTTCGTATTTTCCATCTTGGTATTATGTTTTTCTGCGAGGATTACAACTTGAGTCAGCCGAAGTCATTTTCGATCAGGATGATGAAGGACATTTACATGGAAAAATAGTCGGTCCAGCTTGGAGGACAGTATTTTGGGAACAGATTCTTCTGGCTCTTATTTCAGAGATGTATCATCGAGAAAAGAATGAACTAGAGAATTATGATCCTGATGCAGAATCCAGTTTCACCAGATCAAAAGCACTCATGCTTTTAGAGGCAGGCTGTAATTTTGTTGATATGGGAACTCGTAGAAGATTCTCTAAGGAACATCATGAAAATGTGGTTAAAGATCTTTGTTTGGTTCAACAGGAAACCCCAGGTTTAGAAGGAAATTTTATTGGAACTTCTAATTTATGGTTAGCAACCGAAATGAAAAAGAAATATTCATGGGTCAAATGTATTGGAACTATGTCACATCAGATGATATCAGTTTGCGCAGCAATATATGGTCCTAGGGAAGCTAACAAAATTGCTATGCAAAAATGGTATGAAAGTTACAGAGGTAACCTCGGTTGTTATCTCCCAGATTGTTTGGGATCTAATGCATTCTATCTGAATTTTTCTCGTGAGGATGCCAAAGTTTGGGATGGTTATCGAATTGATTCCGGTGATAATATGGAAGAATTCCAAAAACTACATGATAAACTACTTCAATTTAGAGTTGATCCAAAAACTAGGGGTTGTGTATTCTCAAATGGACTGAAAATACATGATGCAGTCGACATTCACCGTCAAGTAGCAGGCAGAATGCAAGATTCTTATGGTCTTGGTACAATTTTAACTTGTGGTATGGCAGATACTACTGTTAAACCATCTAATATAGTTATCAAAGCAACAGCCTGTCGATTAACTCCCCGTCACCCTTGGATAAAATGTGTTAAACTTAGCTGTGACCTAGGGAAAGCAACTGGTGACCAGAAGACGATCGAAGCTTATAAGACCTTATTGGGGTATGATGTGGAAGAAAGATAAATTATCTAATAAACAAATTTGGTTAGTATGGATATAACTGAGGTACAAGAAATATTAGTCAATAATAATATTACTGTTAGACAGTTTTTCTTAGATTCTGCTAAATTTTGGTGCATGATTAATGGAGAAAACATTATAATTGATGGGCCATTAAACTATCATGGAATGGCTCCAGAATTAAAGAAAGATTATGATAAATATTATAATCAGGATTGGACAGAATCTGGAGAAAAGGAGATGTTAGGAAAGATATTTGATCTAGTCAAAGATGATGATAAGATAATCAAATTTTGTTTACATCGATTAATATTACCTACTGCTTTTGATGAATTTGAACAATTTGAATGGCAATATGATTCAGATTGGATTCTTATGGAAATAGAAACTAATATTCCTTATTTAAAGAATTATCTCTTAGGATTACTAGGAAAAGATTGGGATGACGATTGCTCAATTGAGTTATTCGATAAAATTCAAATCTATAAAACTTTTTCAAATCCAAAAGCAGCATATAAGTTTCTTAATGATAAAGAAAAGATGGAAGAATTAAAAAAGAAATATCCACCTTCTTTAGGATATCGTGCATCATTAGATTTAGAAAACTATCAAATAATAATAACACATGAGTAAAGAATTAAATTATAAAAAAGTATTTGACACTTTAGTATCAGAGTTGTCTAACTATATTACTAGTAATGGAATAAAAGCTATGATACTAGGCATTAGTGGGGGTATTGATTCTACTGTTGTTGCAGCTATATGTTATGAAGTTAGTATAAGAACTGGTATTCCATTGATAGGTAGAAGTTTACCTATTAAAAATAAAGAAGATGAATTTAGTGTATCTAAATTAGTTGGAGAGGCATTCTGCAATGACTTTAAAATTAAAAATCTTCAAAAATCATATCAAGCTGCATTATTAGATGCTTGTCTTGATGAGGGAGAAGCAAACGAAGCCAACTCCTATTTCTTGGATGAATTAGAGAATATGCCATCTAGAACTCCAATTGCTAATGGAAATTTACAAGCTAGATGTAGGAATCATCATCTATATGATTTAGCTGGTCGGAAAAAAGGAATTGTAATGTCGACGGATAATCAAAGTGAATATCAACTTGGATTCTGGACGCGTCATGGTGATGAAGGTGATTATGATCCTATCATGGACCTTTGGAAAACTGAAGTCTATGGGTTAGCTAGATGGATTGTAACTTATTATCAGAATCGAGCAGGTTCACCAAGTAGTGTAATCTGGGAAAATCAAGCATGGAAGGCTATTGCTGAGTCAATCAAACTGACTCCAACAGATGGTCTTGGTATCAGTAACAGTGATTTAGACCAAATAGGTGCTAAAAGTTATGCTGAAGTTGATGATATTCTTAGCAGATATATCCCATTTGAAGAATATAGGAAAAATCACAGAGGTATACTTCACCAACATGATGAAATGGCAGAATCAGATTGTTGGTCACAATTGTGTGCTAGACATAGTTCTGATGTTGTTGAGAAAGTATGGAATCGTCATGTATCATCCGAATTTAAGAGAAAGAAATCTCCAATTTATATACCAAGAAGTAAGTATGAAAACTAAACTGTATTTTGGTATATTATTTCTAATGTGGTTGTTAAGTAGTTGCGATGTTGAATCTACAAGACCTGAACATAGTTATGCTAGATTAGTAATAGATAATCACGAATATATAGATTTTGGATATGGGAAATCTCACTCAGGCTCTTGTAAACAATGTAAATATGAGCTTGATAGTATAGTTCGAGTAGCAATCAGAGAGGAACTAAGAAAATGGAAATAATTGATGTAGTAACTAAATTAATTGGTCCTATAAGACCACTAGGTTGTGAGGCTAGAGATCCAGAAAGACTGGAAAATCTAAAAACTATGTGTGATTTAGTTGAAAAATTAACTGATAAAATTTCAGAAGTAGCTGATCAAGTTTCCTATGAAGAATCAGTTAAAAGAGCGCAGAAATATGCTAATGATTTTTTAACTTATAAATTAGGAGTAAGAGATGAGTAAAAATACAGTTCTCTTAGTGATAGATCCAAATAACGATTTTGTAGATCCAAAAGGATCCATGTACATTCCAGGTGCTGATTTAGCTATGGAGAAATTATCCAAGTTTATTCTTACCAAAGGGGACGAGATAAATTCCATCTACCTATCACAAAATTCTCACTTGAAATATCATATTACACTTAAATCTTTTTGGACGATTGGGCCTGAAAACAAAGGAGTCGACTTGTCTCCTAAAGATAATACAGTTATTTCTGCGTTAGATGTGAAGAATCAAGTATGGCTTCCTCAGTTTCATGATTACTATAAAGTTGTGGAATACTTAGAACAGTTAGAAGCTATTGGTGAGAAGAATATAATTAGACCTGATAATTGTATATATGGTTCTTGGGGATGGTGTTTTCCAGATCATCTAGTTAATTCGTTAAATGAGTGGACAATGATGAAGGGTGGAAGAGGATATTCTATAGTACAGCGGGGACTTAGGAGAGAACGGGAGATGGATGGAATATTCTCATATAAAGTTCCAAGAGAAGATTATAAACCTGCTCACTCCGGATTATTAGTTAATATCTTAATTAACTATGAAAGAATTCTAATAGCAGGGCAAGCTAAGGATGAAATTATTGCCAATACAATTAGAACTATGTTAAACAATTCACTGGTGGATATTTATGATGTATTAGGTAAACTTGTGTTCTTAGATGATCTTTTAACTCCTATCGATCACAATTCTCCTAAGCTAAGTATATATCAAGAAGCTGTGGATAAATTTGATGCAATATTAACAACATCAGACAAATTCTAAAAAATGATGAAAAAATTAAAAGTAGCTTTATTAATTATAGATCCTGACAATGATTTCGTAGATTCTTCGGGGACTCTGTCAGTCCCTGGTGCCGATAGTGCGATGAGAAAACTATCTAGTTGGATAGAAAACAGTGAATCTAGGGTTGATGCTATATATGCGTCACAAGATGCTCATAATATAACTCATATTGGACATCCATGGTTTTGGAAAAATACAAATAATCCTAATAAACCAGTTACTGAAGTAAATTATGATGATATTGTTACTCGAAAAATTGTTCCAAGATTTATTTCAGAAAATTCTTGTGAATATGATGAAGTAATAGACTATATGTTATATTTACATAAAGAAGGAAAGAAACATAATATCTGGCCGATCCATTCAATTGAAGGATCTTGGGGACAAGCATTTCCATCTTATCTATCTAAAGCATTAGATCAATGGACTCTAAATAATTCTGGCAGAAGGTGGACTATAATACGAAAAGGACAAGTAGATTTAAGAGAGATGTTCAGCATTTTCACTTATTCATTTCCACTATTCAATGAAGTTGGTCCAAATGAAACTTTGAAATATTTAGGAATTCTTGGAAATTATTATGATAAAATCCTAATAACAGGACAGGCCAAAGATTATTGTGTAGCAGAAAGTGTTAGGGATATGATTGATCCAGAACTTTCAGAAGGTGTATTTAAAGATAAATTAATTTTTATCAAAGATGCTCTTCCAGTTATAGATGAAAATAATCCATCACTTAAAATTTATGAAGAAGCCGTAAAAAATCATGGAGCTAAAGAATTAATGTTATCTGAAGTAACTATGTATCTTAATTCACTAGAATAAAGAACAAAAAAATAAAAAGAGGGAAATTTCCCTCTTTCTTTTTCAACTGGTCTCTGTATTATTCTGGATAAACCATAACAGGTCTTCCTGATTTCTCAAAATAGAGAAATTCTTTTCCTTCATACTGTATTTTATATACAGTCATAAACACTTTACCACTTTCAGTTTTTATAACTCCGTCTGGAATCATTACTCCAGATTTTTCTATTGGATATTCATATTTTTTACTTACTATATCAGCTTTATCTCTTCTTGTACCATTAGCAATACATAAAACTATTACAATAAGAATAAATAAACCTAAACATCCAAATTCTTTTGGCTTAGCCATAATTATTCGTTTAATCTCGTGCAAATCCATTCTCTGAGTTGGTTTTGAAGATTTATTGCTAATTCTGAATCAAGATTCAATCCACCTTGTCCAGTTAAGTATCCCCATCCTCTAATTAATATTACTCTTTTGCTTTGATTTTCACTCCCTTCTTTAGGAGTATAATAAATCCAATCCGGATCTTCTTGAGGAATTTGAAATGTTCCCATCTTATCATTCCTCGTTTCTGTTCCATTAAGAATTCCTATAATTAACTCTTTAGGACCAGGACCAAAAATCCAAACATTATAATCATATGACTTTGCCAATAATGAAATCACAAAATCAAAAACGATCTTTCCATTTGAATCAAATACTTTTGACCCAGCTACCGATAATTCAAATGGTGGTTTCCATACATCAGTCCATTTTGTTATAGTTCCCATTTTGAATTCAAGTTAACTTGCGGAGTGATTTTTTCGATAACAATTTTTTCATATTTGTTATCATTCACTGATATTTCTACTTTTCCTTTTAATTTTATAGTAGATTTATGTTTATCTATTACTTCTATGATTCCAGATTCACCCTGATTTTTAATTGTTGATGGAATTGTTACTTTATACATTTCCCCATCTACCATAATTTGTTGATTTTTCATACTTTGTTATTTTTTAAATTAATTATTATATCTGCTATTAATTTAGATGTTGCAAACATTATTATACTAAGACATAATACTCCTATAATTAATATCGTGAGTGAATTATTTTCTTGTGACAATAATGTAAGAACGTTATAAAAAGATACTAATGGACATATAATTAGTCCACCAAGTATAACTACTAATGTATATATTGGTAATATAAACCAAGAAGTTAATCCAGTTTTATTGAATAACTCTTTTAAGTTAACCTCTGTAGTTTCCATCACCAAGTAATTAAATAGAAATATGCATATTGAAAACATATTGCTAATCATATACAAAAGTAATATATCTTTTTTGTAAAAGTGTTCATACAAAAACCATGATGATATTATTAATAATAATGGTATAATCAATTGTTTTAATACTTTTTTCATTTTTAATTTGTTATTGTTTCTTAAAGGTTTTCTCTTTAATTTAGGTATTTGAGAGTAATTTCTCAAATTTAACCCATACTCAGGATTTCTCCGTCGCCTTCATTGGTTTCACAGCTTTAGTGCTACTTATCTGATATTCCACGAAAAGGATGAAGGATTTATATCAGGTGGGACATTGTTTGTCCCAGTTACTTACTCTTTTTTCCGCAACTATATCCAATAAGATATGTTACTAGTAGGAAAAATGCAACTTTCCAGTTGTTTTTCTCTTTGTTCTTTTCTTCCATAAATAATTTATTTTTTAAAGTAAAAAAGATAAACTAAATTATATACTCACAATTTCTTGTTTTCATAATAAGTTTATCTCTCATATATAAAGCTTTGAAGTGTTTCTAGGCGGAAGAAAAAAAAGCAGACCGGTCTTCACAGATCAGTCCACTCACGTCTTCAAATACTTATTTCAAATTATACGTTATCTTCTACTAAGTGTTTAAAATAATATATAGTCATTTGTTTGTCTTTCATTCATAAGGTTTCTTGGTCTTCCTGGCCGGAAGGTTTTTTGAATTTTCCAAGATCCTTCATCCATAGATCTTCACTAGTTAGAACTGAACCTAATAAACTACCAGTTACCTGTCCACATTCTCTAGCAATTTTTTCTCCTTCTTTTCTACTTACAAATCTTCCATATGAAGTAAGAAATCCCTGCGCTTCAGGAGATTTTTGAACTTCTCCAATAAATCTATGTAATATCTCTGGATGAGATAATCCAATCTCTACATCAAAAATATCACTCATTCCTGGCCAATATGTTTGATGACAATTTCTTGTTTCTATTCTTTTAATAGCTGAACAAATCAAATATTCTTTAGTATTATCTATCATAACATATATAAGAATATGAGGTTTTACATCCAATCAGTTTTCTTAAGTTTATTCTTAACAATCTGATAGATTTCATCTAAGTCTCCCTTATTTGCTGCCACAGCAATGTTGCAATATTCATCTGATAAATAATCAAAAGTAGCTTGAGTCATTGTCCAACCACCTCTAGTAAAATTAGTATAAGAATTCATATGATCTATTACACAAAAATTTCTTTTTTCTTTTACTGCTTCCTGAACATCAGTTTTAATATTCTCAACGGGGTATCCTTCTAATGGAATAATTTCAAATTGCCTAGTTTCTAAATTCATAGCTTCTTTTGCAAAAGATTCTAGAGTGGATTGAATTTTTCTAGCAAGTTTTTCATCTATCCTAGTTTTTTGTTCATCAATCAATCTATTCTCTTTAGGTGCTAAATAAGGAATCATCAAGTTACTTCTATTTTCTGAAATTTTCTCGATAGTTGTCCCTTCTGGAAATCCAGCATTAAAAACTAGTTTTCTGAAAAGATCCGAATGCCTTTTCAAAAGATTATTTTTATACTCAATGATAATCCGATTTTGGTTATCATCATAATAAGTTTTAACTTCTAGCATAATATTATTGAATTTTTAATTACATTATTAACGATCTCAAGTGATTAGATTAGTTTATTTTTAAAATCTCTAATATCTTTTTGAAAATCAAATAAGATTCTAGGCATTACACCCTTCGTCCTCATATAGGCTGATAGCTTAGGAAATTCTGTTCTCTGTACTTGAGGTTTATTAAGATTAGACATCCTCCAAACAGTTATACCAAGTTTAGCCAAGTAACTATCTCTGATTAGATCTTTTTGTTGATCATGTAATTCAGAATCTAATTCAACTGCTAATCTAAGATCTGGGAAATAATAATCTAAATAATAAAATAATCCATCCTGACCAGGAAGGCGAATAGAATTTTGAATAAGAATAGGAAATTCTGTCCAAACAGTTAGTGGATTGAAATATCCTATATTTACTATTGCATCAAAAATTTTAGCTTGAAGAGACCTTTTTGATAATTGATTCTGCCTAGTAAATCTTTTTTTAGATCTTGGATTGGGATAAGCAATTGCTTTAAAATTTATCGTTTTCCCTGATTCGGTAATAGCATAAACTGGATAAAGAATATCTGGAATACCAGGGAAAACAAAAGTATCCAGATAATTGATTGTTTTCTTCTTTGCCATATTAATTTTAGATTAAATAAAAATAACTAAGAAAAATAGAATTAACTATTCTCTTAGTTATTTATTTCTTAAGAACCTACTGCAGGGGATACAGTTAATGTATAAGAACCTGTCACTTTAGTTGCACCAATTGTAGTAGATACACTAATAAGTGTAGAACCTTCAGCTACTGGGGTTACATTACCTGAATTATCAACTGTTGCAATATCATCATATTGAGATTCCCACACCAAAACTTCTGTATTATCTGCTGGAGTAATAGTTGGGGAGAATTTTGTAGCTGCATCACCAATATGAATTTCATAGGTACTCTCAGCAAATGAAATAGATTCAACTGCCTTATAAGCTCTTATAGTCTGTGCTGCTGTTACAGATTTATCACCAGAATCAGTTACTGTTAGAGTTAATTCAGACTCTCCATCTACTAATCCTTCAATACTAACTTTATAGGATCCAGCAGAAACTAAAGTTGGGTTTCCATTAACTCTAATTTTAGCAGGTGTCCCAGAAACTACTGATATTGATTTTACTGTAGTGTCTGAGGGAGTCACAGAAACTGAATATTCAACTGCTGATCCAATAGGAAGTGTAGAAGTGGTTGTTTCCCAAGCACAACTAGTCACTGGTTGATAGACTGTTACTTCACAAGTATCAGACTTTTCTGATCCATCATTAGTTGTAGCAGTAATAGTTGACTGACCAACTAGAAGTCCTTTAGCCACCCCAGCAGAGGTAACTGATACTTTAGATTGTTCACTAGAAGCCCAAGATACACTAGAATCAGTAGCATCAGTCGGAGTAAAAGTATATCCAATAGTGCTTGTACTCCCTTTCTTTAAAAGAAGTGTTTTCTTATTAAGAGTTATCGATTCTACTAGAACTTTTTCAGGTTCTGGAGCTTCCTCCTCCTGTTTATATAATTCTTTATCAGTTTTTTCATCGATTAAACTAAACACTTCTCTGCTTATTTCTCCCAATGTAAAGGGAAATTTTTTGTCGCTCATCTTATAAATTAATTTAGTTAGGTTAAAAAGAAATAAAAATCTATGAATTTACTTATATTTCAAAGTTTTACATAGATTTTTATTTTTGTTTTATTCTCTCTTTTTAGGTTCTGAAAGGATTTTGAGAGAGTTTTGAAGAAAAATTCAGGAAACCTGGAGTTACTTCGTCTAAGAACATCTTTAGTTCCTTTAATTGAATCAGACAATTTAGACAAAGTGATACATTAGTATGCGGGGATGCAAATTGTAGATACTCTTTTCTTTCTTTCTCTCCAAATGCTGGATTCATGGTGCATAAATGTTGCCACTTATCTTGTCCATAAATCCACTTTTTACACAATCCACATTCACATTCATTTTGTCCAGCCACAGGGTAAATTTCAGAGTCAACATTAAAAGATATCATTAAATGTTTCATATATCTTTTATATTGCGGACTAAGATAAGCTCCCAATAAAAGGGAAATTTCCCCTAAGTTTCCCTCTAAAAATCCTCTTTCAGAGTTTCTTGATGATCTATATTCAGATATTCTCCCAGGTAATTCGTTATCTAATAACAACTGAGGTGTATTCCAAGTAAAGATCATATTTTTCTCTTCCAAAGTTAAGTCTGGATCGTGCTTCAGGTAATTGATTATTTCATCAATTGATTTATCTGAGCATACTTCTATTGAAGTTTTGATTTTTTTAATTACTTTTATATCCATATTTTATAATAAAAGCAAGGCTGAAGCAAGGAAAATAATCCTCACCTCAGTCTTTTGTTTTTAATTTTAATAAAAATTCTCTGGGATAATGTTTTCAGAGTTATATTCTTCATTTTGTTCTTGAACTTCTTGATTGAATATCTCTGAATGTCGTCCTTCTTTCATCAGTTTAATTGCTTTTTGTTTTTCTGCTTCACTAAGAGGGTTTCTAAATACGTCCTCTACAGTTCTTTCTGATAATTCACCAGCAAAATAATCTTCACGAAAATAATGATGCTTTGTCATTTTGTTTTTTATTGATTTTTAAGTTTAACAAATTCGCTTTTCTCTAAAAATTCTATATTCTTAGATTCAGCATATTTCTTATCAAATTCTAAGTCTCTTCCGATCATAATCATTTTTGATTTATCGGAGAATTTTGTATATTGTTCTAGAATTGAATCAACTAAATCTGCTTCATTATCAATATTTAATTCCAATTTCCAATTTCCTCGAATTGAATATCTAAATGGTATTCTTTTTATACCAGTAAAATCAGATAATGCATGAGAAATGAAACTTATTTTGGAATAAAATGATGAATCCTTTAAAAATCCTTTAGTTATTCCACCTTGATTTGATAGAATTACAATCATCTCAGGGTTAGCTAGTTTTAAAGAATTCCACAATGCCCAATTTATTCTAAAATCCCAGATTCCAGATGGCCACTGACGACCAGATAATGTAGTAATTAATACTTCATCTAGTAATACAAAAACTACATCATATTTTTTCATTAATAAAGTTCTTTTATTATTTCCTTCATCATTATTTAGAATCTCAAGTTCCTAGAGAGGATTTTAGCCATGATCCAAGTGTATCCTCTCCTTTTACTCCAGGATCGGGTACTGTTTCATTCTCAACCTGTGGAGTAAAATTAAGAAACTTAAACATATTGCCTATGTATTCATCAGTTTTAGTCATCTCTGTCATAACAGATCTATCACTGATATATCCAATTACCTCCTCTTTCACAAATTTAGAGTACTCTTCAGATAACTCCTGAAGATGATGAGGTTGAATTGGTTCAAATCTTGATTTTATATTTATATTTCTAAATTCTTTTAGTTTTTCTATAACTTCCTCTTTTTTCATAATAATTTTTGTGATTCTGAAACAATTAATATTTCATCAATTCGATTAATCCCACTAGATGCATTAGGAACCATCTTATCAAATACACCAAAACATTCAAGATCACCATATAAATCTTCTGGTGAATACATTAGACCTGGTGTATAAAAATTTCCTGTTGGATAATTTGATCCAGGTAACTGACGCAATCTATCTATTAGCGGTAATAGAAAAAATATATCCGTATCTGTTATCGGATTTATAGACATAGACTCTTCGCCAGGCTCTCCGATAGCTTTAATTACTAAATAATTTTGTCCAATCATGATAATATAAAATATTTTAAGTCAATTGAATCTTTACATAGATAAACTCCATTCTTAGATCTCCAGAATTTAATTTTATCTTTTCTCATTTCCCTCGTATCTATTTCAATATAGCAGGGCTTTCCATGTCTCGCTCCAACTACTAGTGCTGTTTCTTTATCACCAGATAGATGTATATAATCTCTAGACATTTTTTTAATACATCCAGATTCAAATATCTTGCCAAGGTTATTATATGAAGTCCCATGATATAAAATATCTGGTGGAATAACTTCTTCTAATTCTGGATTAATACCAGGTATCGAATGACCCTGCAGTGCTCGAATTCTCTTCTTATCTGTTGATAATTCATATCGTCCCTTTTGATCATCCCTAACAATTTCTTCTAGTTCCTCCAATGTAAATTTTCCAGATCCAACTAGATCTTTTGTCTCCATCCAACCATTGTTATCAATTTTGGATTCAATTAGCTCTGGATTATGACGAAGAAGTTTAGCCAAAAACTTTCCTTTAGTTTCTTTAGTCTCGTGTCCCATCTAGTTCTTCGCTATTTAGTTTTTCTTGATACTTGTCGTTTTCATATAATGCCCAAATGATTCCTTTTCTAAAATCTAAGGAATCTACTATCCCAGATTTATAACAATCATATCTAGATTTAGTTCCAGAAACTCCATTACCTATCTCTTTAATTTCTCTAGTTTTATACTTACCAGAATTAGCTTTATAGCCAGAAATAAATGAATCTCTAGATCCAAATAAAATTATTTCACCAGAGTACCTAATTATTTCAGTTTTAACAAATAAGTCTATGGTGTTATCTAATTCTTTTACCCATAGAGGGAAATTTCCGATATCTTCTAATCTAAAAATCTTTAAAGGTTTATCTGGAAATGCACTCTGAATCATTTTTCTTCTAGATTGATATGGCAAAGGGTCATGAGAGTCTATCCGACCATCCTTTGTATCACCAATAAATACGATAACTTCACTAGATAATCCTAAAACTTCATTTATTAAACCAATATGTCCTCTAGTTAATACTGGGACTTGAAATCTCCCCACAATAATTCCGGTTATTCCTATTTTCATAATTATTTATAATTAAATTCATATAATTTTCTACATCTAATTCATTTATAGAACTAAAATCATAATCAATATATTCCGTTGCTGGAGATTTTTCTATAGTTCTAATATATTTAAAAGTTACTGTAGTTTTTTGATCATATATTACATCAGTAATCTTTTTCTTTCCACTCGGATTAATTCCTATTAATAGAGTGCTCTCATTTATCAGATTATCTTTCTCTTTAACAAAGAAATTTATTAGTTCTAGCTTAAAATTAATACAAATTTCAGACAGATATTCTGGTTTATAGGATACTAGAAAATCACTATGAACTTGATGTAAGAACATATATAAATGATCTAGTGGAACATTTTCTAATTTCTCACATTCCATAGGTTTACATCGATAGTATTTATAATCTTTCAAATATATTTCCATAGTATCTGGTTCTAAAGTAACCGTGCAGGAACTATGAGCATCTAGAATTATTCTTTTTTCTCCATATAATTCAATTAATTCATAAATTAATTCTCTTTTTAAAATCTTCAATTCTTTGCTTTTCAGAATTTTATTTCTTCTTAGAACATCTCTTAGGTGTTCGATTGACTCTAGGCATAACATTTTTTCTTATATGTTCAAATGTATTTTTAATAATTTGGATAACTTCTCCTTTATTATCATATTGCATAACAAATTTACTTAGAGCTAATTTATATGGTAATTGATGAAGAGAATATACAGCTTTTCCCTGAAAGAATCTGGATTTTTCAATCATTTGTCCAGTAAATTTTTTAACATCTGTTGTTATTGGAATAACAAATACAGAGTTATTAGATTTATCAATTTTGGCAATAATACAATAATGATTTATTGGTCCGATTGGTAGATAACTAACATCATACTTTTCTAATGATTTGGGTTTTAATCTAGTAAAATAAATGGGCATAGATTTAAGAACAGCAGCCGGAGGAATAACAACCAAATCTTCTTCCTCTTCTTTCTTTTCCTCTCCAATTTCTGGCACTTCCTCTTTGGGATCATCTTTCTCAATTACTTCTCCAAGTATGTCTACTACATCTTTATATAAGATTTCAATCTCATCCAGGATATCAAAAGCTTTAGTATCTTTTCTACACCATGTTCCTATCAGTTCTCTCAATTCTTCTATATGATTCATAGTTTTTGAATATGAAACTGTTGAATCATCGCTAGATAATGATGTTAAAAATTTAGATAAGTAATTTAACCCGGAAAACATAGATTTTCTTGTATTAGATCGAATAAATCTATTTTTCTCTACTCTTTGTTTGAAATTTTCAATTTCTTTAAATATTTCATTTTTATCCATAATAAAAATTAATAATAAAAGACCGAGAAATATCCCGATCTTTGTTTATAAAATATTTCATTCTAATAATTTTAAATTTTCCTTTCATTCATATTTAAGGTTTTCTAGGTATCCCACTATTACTGGAATAGCCTCTTCTAGAGCATCTGATTTTGATGAAAAGAAATATTCACTATTATGAATATCTAGTATTGATAAATCTTTAGTTATATGAAATAATCTATAATACCAACCAATATTGGTTATAGTAGCATACGTAAAAGTAGATGCCATTTCAATATGTACTCTATGATTAAGTTCCAACCATTCTTCTACTTGAAATAAGAATGGGGCTGGAATATAATCGTTAGGAGTATCTGAGTCAATAGTAATAAGATCTCCACTAGGAGTATACCAATAATTACATGGATCATTGAAACCCAATTGAACTAAAGAACCAGATAATTCAAAATTACATACTCTTCCGGGGAGATCAGAAATATTCACTAATTTATTCATTATGGTTTGGGATTTCTTAAATTTTCTATTATATCCTGAGATCTCTTAATTATATCAATTGAAAAAATATCTTTAAAATAATTTATAGTTCCAGTATAATTAATTCCACAATATGATACTATACTTCCAATTGGAGTAGATGATGAGTAATTTGTCTGTTTATAACGAGAAACTACCAAATCTTCATAAAATTGTACAATTTTATCAGAGACATTTTTTGGAAAATTTAATGTCCCAGTATCTGATAACGTTAGTAGTGAATCTACTATGGCTTGTAATTTATATAGCTCATCCATATCTTTAGTAGAACTATTATCTATCTTAGAAACTAATATTCTATTTCTAATATCATCAAATGATGCATTAAAATTATTTGTAATAACTTCTCCCAAATCTACTCCGCTGGGAAGATTTTTCCTAAATTTGATTGGTATTGTATATTCATTAAATTCTTCATAAATTCTTTCTAATACAAGAGAAAAATCTGAATCTACAGTTTGTAACAATAGTTTTAATTCTTCAGTTAACTCTAACAATAGATTTCCAGATTTACTGATATTAGTATAAAAATAGAGTGAAAAATGAATGTTAGCAATCCTAGTATTAAAACTAGAAGAATAAGTATCAGAAAAAAGATGTATCTTTCCTAAATATAAATATTCTTTATTATCTTCTAATAGATACTTATGACCAAAAATCCATTTTGAAGTTTTTTTGCTTTCTTTCAGCAATTTAGCTTTCCTCATATGTTCTTGCAGGTTTTCTACTTGATTCTCACATACAAGTTCATAAATTTCAGGAAAACCTTTTACCAGAGCTAATGAAAATTTTTCTTCAATATCACCATTAACTGATGATGTAGTTTTTAAAATTCTTAAATAATTTTCTAAAAATATCCTAATTTTTAAATTTTTATTATTTTCTTTAAAATTTTCATCAAAATCAGGGTGATCAATCTCTAATGAAATCACCATATCTCCAGAATAATATTCGAATTCCGGAGAACAATCTTTTAATCTAATTGAAAATCCAGTATTACTTACTTTTAATTTAACTAATTTATCTTCAGAACTAAAAAAATAGCTGGATTTTTTGACTATATCTTTATTAGAATTACTATCCGCTACATTAATAAATCCCATTCCGCACATTTCTTCCAGGCGCTCCCGATCATAGATGAGAGTAACCTCTAATGGTACTTTGATTTCTTTTTTATTCATATATCTCTATAATTTAAATTCATTAATAAGAGTTCTGGATGACCTCAATATTCTTATTTATGTAATCAATAAATACAAAAGAAAATGGTTTATTTTATATCAGGACATAGAGATATTACTGAAGAAGAATTTAAGAAATATTATGTTCCTCAATTGGAAGATATATTGCAATTTGGAGAAAGTTGTATACAATTTGTAGTTGGAGACTATGAAGGAGTAGATATTATAGCGCAGAAATGGCTATTAGAACATCTTAACAATAAATCAATAGTTACTGTTTATCACATGTATGATAAACCGAGAAATTATGCTTCTAAAAAATTCAAAACCAAAGGAGGTTATAAAAATGATATTGAAAGGGACTCAGCTATGACAGAAATATCCAATGTAGATATAGCTTGGATTAGAAAAGGAAAAGAAAGAAGTGGAACCGCACAAAATATACTTAGAAGAAAAACAATGAGATGAAAAAGTTACTTCTAAATATATTTGGGATAATTCCATCAGGAATATTCATTATATTATTAATTTTAAAATTTATATTTAATAATATTCCATGGTTTTGGGTGTTTTTTCCACTAACAATTAATTTAATAACAGTTATAATAATTTTTATTGGAATATTATTATTAATAATAGCAAAATTATGGTAGATACTACTAATAAAATATTGGTGCCAATTGAAAAAATAAATGTTGGGCAAAAAATTTGGATAGCAAGATTAAGTTATGCATCGTATCCAGAAGGAGTCCATATAATTCAAGAAAACAAGATAAAACCTATTGAAGTAATAATAAAAGAAGGCATTAATCTTGAATCTGGAAAAGGAATTAAAAAATATCTAATAGAATATCCTTCAGATAACTTAGAAATCATTGTTTCAGAAAACAATAATCTAATATCCCCAAATGGATTAATTATTTCTTTATCTAGAGATGAATGTTATGAAGAATATGATAAGTTTTATGAAAAAGCTTATAATGAATTGCAGGAATTCATAGAAGAAATAAAATATTGTTTCGACAATGAAAATTATAAATATTAAGAGCCTAATGGCTCTTTTATTTTTAAAACTGGTCTCTGTATTAATAAAATCACTTGAAAACCTTATATATGTATGAAAACAAAGAAAAATAAAATAATAAAATTATGGGACTTAAAGATGAGACAGTGATTAAATGTGTTTCTGAAATATGTATGACAGCAGTGCTAATAACTTTATTTCGGTGCATATTTTCTAAAAAATAGAGGGTTAATTCCCTCTTTCTTTTTCCCGTCTATAATCACCCTAAAGCCTAATATATGAGAAGATAAAGAGTATTAATTTACTCCTAAAGATTGGATTATTATAAGAAATTATAATAAATCTGATCTTATCTTTTTTGATATTTGATAACTTTAGGGTATAGGTGCTTCAACGCGCTATAGTTATCTATAAATATCAACTCGTCTGAGCGAGTATAAATGTTGAAGGGACTAGATTGCTTATATTAGCAAATAATATAAGGACAAAGGGAGTTTGTTATACCCGATCTAGATCTATGGGCTTAGAGCGTACGTATTATATTTTATAATACGGATAAAAGGTTGTTTAAGACACATGACCCCATATTAGAGGGTCTTATTAACAAATTAAAAAATTAAAGAAAAATTATTTAGAAATAAATAAAACAAAAAAACTTATAGATGTAGTTATGTGCACATAACGAACCATAGAAAGGTATATATGTATATTGTATATCTTGAAGTGGGCTAAGATTATATGGGAAATTTCTATATACAAGAAATTTTATTATTATAGGGAACCTAGGTGAAGAATCAAGATCTCCTATGATAGTTTATAATCGAATACAGAAGAGAAGTCTGGACTTGGAGAAGTATAATCTCAACCTTAGACATATTAACAAAAAACAAAGAAAATATTATGAAAAATTATATTAGAATTATTCAATTAAAAGCAATGAAAAAATCAACAGAACTTTTAATGAGATTTAATCCGATTCTTGATTTTGAAGAACTCGGACAATATATGTATCTAACTATGAAGTTAGAGCAAGAACAAAATAGTGGATTTCAAAGAATAAAGAAACTTTTTAAAAAATTAAAATTATGAAAACAAAACTAGGATTTCTTATTGGAATAACGCTCTTCTTAACTTATTTAGTGGAAGCGCGATATTCAATAGCAGCAAATCAAAGTAAAAAGAAATTTTATGATGGTATGATTGAAAAAGCAAATCAAGGAATTCAACAACCGGAGGAATAAAATCCTCCTGACATATTAACAAATTAAAAAATAACAAAATGAAAAATTTAGATATAGAAAAAATTATAAATTCATTAGTAGATATAATGGATTCATTGGCCCAGATGATAGGATGGGCATTTTTAATACTAGGGATTTTCCTAGTACGCTGCGGAGTTTTTGGACAAACCGCAAATATAGCAGTAGTATCTGTTATTGCAATTACTGGCATTTGGATAACAATCAAGATAGTGCTAGAACTTCTTACAAAAGAAGATGAAAAATTAGAAGAAAAAGATGATCCCAAGATAGAGTAATGTCTTGGGAATTTTTCTTTTTGTATTGTAACCAGTTGGAGGACTGGTCTGATGAGACTATAGAGAAATCTACGAAGTCGAAACAGTACAGAGCTAAAGTCTCTTTAAGTTTATCAACTTAAAAGACACAGAGGAATATTCCTCGTATAACAAATTAAAGAGAACAAACTATGAAACTTAAAGAAGAAAAAGAAATTTGTTTCGAACTACTAGTTAGAAACATAGATGGAGGAGATTATATAATCTCCAAGGAAAATCATTTATATAAAATGATAAAAGTTTCTTCAACAGAAGAAAACGACATCAAAAGAATTAATCAAATTTTGGAATTTACCAAACAGTATTATTCTGAAATTCCAATCAACTTAAAAATAATTCAAAACACATGTTTTTCTGGGAAGAGTTTCTTGATGGAAATAGAATCACCAGTCAGCTTGGATATCTTGCAAATTAAAGATATCAGGGGATTAGGTGATCTAATACAAAAAGAAGTTGTAAAGATAGAAATACAGGAAAAATGTTTTGGGGAGATTTGGAATAAGTTCAGGGATACATTTCCAGAATTATTTGAAAATGGGAGTTAAACTCCCTTTTCTTTTTGTCCTTGAAAACCTTATTGATGTAAAAAGAATAATATTATGGAAACAAAAAATAAATTTACTTGGGATATCACAAAATGTGATGAAGAAATTTTTAATAATGGAATTATTTTAGGAATTTTATATAAAGATCATGAAAGATGTTATGGGATTCCTCAGAAAGAAGAAATCCAAGAGTTTGTAGAGAAAGTATCCAATGAAATTGGTTTTAAGATTGATTTTCAATATTTTGGTGGAAGACCCACTATTAGATCTCTGCGAGAAGCTAAAGAGCCTTTCTATCAATGGTTAATGAGGAATTCAGTATATTTTAAAAATAATAATTTAATTTTAGATATATCATGATAAATACAAAAGATTTACCTAAATATCTTAATGATATTGATGATTTTATTGAAGATAAAAATTACAGATATCATTTATACCCAAAATCTAATTCCTCACTTGGGATAATTCAAACATCAAACAATCTTATCTTAAAATCTGGATTAGTTGGGTATGTATCTAGGGTGATTCATTTTGGGAATGAATATTTTATTATTAGATCAAATTCTGGAATGGACAGAAAAATAATACAGAAGATTAATCAGATATTCGGAAAATATATTACTAAAGAAAAAGTTAATAATGATACCGAAATTTTATCGATACTATTGAAACATGAAAATAATATTTTAGAAGAACTTAAACAAATAAAATATGAAGAATTTACTTGAAAAATTAACTAAGTCTTTAAAAAAGCAAGATTTAACTGCAGAAGAGGCTTATACTTTGACTAAGTATGGTAAGATTATGTCAAAGGATGATATATTAAAACATCTTACCAATGGAATTGAAGATGACATTAAATTAAAGGTCAGAGAGGGAAAATATTCATTATCTATTGATATAACTTCTCAGAATGAGGAATTTATAACTGAAATAGAAGGACATTTTGTTCGGAAGAATTTCAAAGTATATGTAATAAATGAGAAAGTATTCCCAGATCTCCCAGACAGAGGAAATCTTTTAATTACTTGGAAGAATCAACATAACTTAATGAGGGCTGAATAAGCCTTCTTTTTTTGTTTATAGGTGAAAGCCTAATATATGATGAATTTAAAAAATTAAAAAAAAATTATGTCAAAAGAAAATTTTAAAATTACGTCCGTAGAAGATGGACAAGAATATTGGATTTCTAGATCAGCAGCTGTTGCTATAGTAATTTATTGCTTCTCAGAGAATGGTAGTGGTTCTTTCTTGATTCACAAGCGTGGAAAAGGTTGTCCTGATAATATCGGAGCTTGGTCATGCAATTGTGGATATATTAATTGGGGAGAAAGAATTAAACGAGCTGCAGTCAGAGAGGTCTACGAAGAAATTGGACTTCGATTAAATCCAAATCAGCTGGTTGATCTTGGATATAATGATCCAATAGATACAGAAAATGAAAATATCACACACAGATTTTTTGTGGCAATTTCAGAGAAAGAAGCAAAAGAAAAAATATTATCAGGTGAAATAAATAACAAAACTCATTTAAGAGGTGGAGAAGAAAATGAAGTAGAATCTATATATTTATTACCAGCTACTCAAGCATCTATAGAATCTTTGACGATCCGAGATGGATTTTGGGCATTTGGACATGATAAATTATTACTTAAAGTATTAGAAAACAATGTATACCGAGACTAACAAAGGATTCACAGTTATTACTAACTTCGGATGTGATCAAGGTTGTCGGTATTGTATATCGAAAGCACATCCACTACTTCAAGGAAAAATAACACCTCCTGAGGGACTAGATTGGGAAAATCTTGAAAAATACATTTCTCTTACTAAAGCTCCAAATATAAATCTAAGTGGAGGTGGTGATCCATTCTATCTGTGGGAAAATAAAATAGATTTTTATACTAGGATGTTTTCCTTGAGTAATCAATATAACAAAGGCTTAGATATTCATACTAGAATTTTACCAGAAAATTATGAATTATTGGGAAAATTTAGAAAGATAGCATTAGCTCTTGAGTATTGGGATAAGAAAGGTTTTGAGAATTTAAGACTTCGGATCAAAGACTTAGAAGAAGTAACTCAATTCAGAGTTATTCAGGTAGTTGGTCCTAGATTAAATTCAGATATTTTATCTGGATATATAGAAGATCTTCTTGAGATTGGAGTAAAACAAATAACTTTACGAGAGATGTTTGGAAATAAAGGAGCTCATGAAAATTTCGAGAAACTTAAGAATGAACTAGATAATATCTATCCCGGAGTTCTATTCCTCTCTGATGGAGAATATCATGAATATTATTTTATGTCAGACAATAAGGTCTATCCTTATTTCTTTGGTATGACTAAAGAAGATCGAGAACTTTGGAGAAAAAGATATGAGGATCTTGAACAAAATTGTAACTAATATGGAAATCACGCAAAGCAATTTTATTAAAATCCCAAAGGGATCTATTACGGGGATATCATTGAGTCCTATCACTAAATATACATGTGATAGACTTCATTATTATCCAACTCATAGCAGATTTTTATTATTCCCAATACCGCATAAAAAAGAAATGCCAGAAGGTTTTTATGATGAAGAGTTAAATAATTTATTTTTCTCTGAAAATAATTATCTTGGAAATACTATTGAGGATGTTTGTCGAAATTACAATTATAATCATATCTATCAATTGCCAGAGGAAAATCTAATGATTCTCAAAAATGAGATTTATTGGATGGGAAGAATTAAAATATCCTATCTTATTCCTGGCAGGAAAGACTGCAATAATGCAATATATTATTTTAAAGATAATACAGAAGCAGTCGATTATCTCCTAAGATTACAGGAAATATATGAAGAAGATATTTTTTCATTATTCAATTTTTCAGGAAAAGATATTGATTCATTGTCAACATTAATTTATAACTTAGAGGATGAGCTATATGGAAAAAGAAACCAAGATTAAATTAAACAATTTGGAGGAACTAAGTAGTATAGAAATCTACACAGAACCAACAAGAATAAAGTGCCATAGGTATTTTCACCAACACACTAGAAAATTAACTAGATACCGTTTTGATATCTGGTTATTTCCATATGAAGTTGAGATTAGTATGCCTGAAGGAGTATACATGATATGTCCTGATCATCCAGAAGTAAGTGTTGGTAATAAATTATTAGGTTATGAATTTTCTGAAAAATATTACGTAACTAAAGATAATTGGGTATACGAACGAAGGTGTGTAGTTTTTTATGGTAAGAATCATATATACCTTGATACTGTATATTTTGAAACTAGAGAAGAATTAGATTCTTATATTACCAAGTTATCCGGTATACTAAAGAAACTTGGGTTATATAATAAATTATTTGATTGGAAAACTTTAGAAAACATTATAAGAAAATGAAAACATTTGAACTTCACTACAATCATGTACTCCCTAGTGGAAACGTTTATGTATTACATGATCCCAAGAAAAATTTCTTCATTGAGACAACTCAAATGCAAGATATTGATACAAAACGTAAACCTCAGGAAATATTGACGACCACAGATCCAAAGGTAATTAAAGAACATCTGGTACCTATTAAAGATAAATGGTTGATTGCGATATCAACTCAATATGGATGTCCTCACAAATGTATGTTTTGTCAGGTACCCGGATTAGGATTTCATGGAAATTTAGGAGCTGATCAGATGTGGGAACAGATCGAATTCGTTCTATCACAACGCCCAGAGGTAACTGAATGTCATAAAATAAAATTAGGTTTTTCTAGAATGGGAGAACCTTTTTGGAATTGGCAGAATATTTGTCAGGTCATGAAAGAAATGAAAACATACCGGGATACATTTACATTCTTACCCTGTTATAATACAATAATGCCAAAAGGTAAATCGTTGGGAAAGAGAGTAGAGGATGTGATTCTGGATGAAGTTATGCCATTAAAAGAATATTTAAATGGAAATATGCATCTCCAAATTTCATGCAATTCTACTGATGAAGAACAACGAAAGAAGCTATTTGGTGGAGCTGATGTATTAAGTATTCAAGAAATAGGAAATCTTTTTAGTGGTGTTAAAAATACTGGTCGACTAGTAACCTTAAATTTTATTTGTGGTGATGGTTGGGAAATAGATCCTAAAAAATTAGAAAACTTAGATCCTAATATATTTTGTATTAAACTGACACCTCTAAATATAAATCCGGCAGCATCTGGGAATGGTCTCAAAGATGCAATAGGTTGGAATTGGGACAAAATGTATGAAATTAGGGATCGACTAGAAGGATTCGGTTTAAAAGTAATAATAGATATCTGCGCTATGGCAGAACTTGATCTATCTTGCGGAACACTAATTCAAACAAAAATTTTATGTAATTACGATGAGTGATATTGATATGGAATTAAACATTCTGAAGAAAGATTTTTTCGGAAGAGTTGGGTATGGGGTTTATACACTTGGTGGAAAGATTGAAAAACCATTCTTTATGGATGGTGATGCATTTTTTACACTTGGAAGTGAAGAGATTTTAGGGCTTAGGGATTATAGACCATTACTATATCCAAAATCTCATTTTATAGAAGAAATCGTAATTAATCGAAATTGGTTTTGTCCAGCAGATTCAATCAATAAAATTCTAGAGGAAAGAGAATTACGAATAGACAGCGACTTTGATCTTGATGTAGTAGATATAAGTTATGTAGATATACCATTTCTTTCCATAGTATTCGATAAACTAGACGAATGGATGATTGATTATAGGTGTCTAATAGATCTTGGGCTAGCTATCGATGTAACTACTATTAAGGAAAATCCTTATGCAAAATAGGTTATGGATAAACTTGATAAAGAATTATTAATAATTGACATTTCACAAAGATTACCATATGGATTAAAGTGTAAGTATAGTTGGGGTGAATGTAGTATTTGTAACGTAATTGGAATGATGAAAAATATATTTAGCGATGAACTAAATATGATCATTGAAAGCCCTTCTTCACAATCGCATGAATGTACTTCAGTTGAAACTGGCGGAAGACCTATATTATACCCTTGGGAAGCTATCACTCAAACAATAACAATTGGTGGAGATATTTTTATACCATTAGTGGAATGGGCTAAAATATCTTGGCCGAATAATTATCCACCGATTAAGGATATAAAAATAACTGACTTTGGGAGTGTATTAGTTAGTACTGACATAGAAAATTTTTTTAGATATGTATACCCAAGCGATATGGCAACCCTCGATGGAGTTCAATATTTAAATAAGTGGATGATTGACTATCGAGGTTTAATTCATAAAAAATTAGCTGTGTCAGTTAAAGAATTCTCAGAAATTCCTTACAAATAAATTGGAGTGAAAACCTTATATATGATATTTTAAAAATAACAAAACTTAAAAGAACAAAGACCATGACAACGAAAAGAATTTTGGAAGAATTAGAGAAAGAGAAAAACTTGCAAGAAGCAAACGCAATGATTGACCTTAAAATCAAACCAGGCTCACCAGAAGATTCTGTCAGTTTGAACGATTGTGCAGAATTAATGGTAGAATTTTCAGAAAGATGGATTCAAGTTGATGAAGAACCAGGAACATCTAAATGGGAAGAAAAATATTGGTCTAGATGGATGTCTCAACCGCAGCAACAGTTTTTGGCTATTGTGGATGGGCAATATCATATAGCAGCCATCGTCATTGATAAAAGATCTAATGAAGATCTAATTCGAGATGTTAATACTCAAGAAGAACTATCTTCATATGAAATAACAGCTTGGAAGAAATTATCTTAATCTATGAAAGTAAGAGCGTTGATTTGCGGATCTTTTGATCCATTTCACATTGGTCATGTAGATCTAATCAAAAGGACTCTTAATTTTGCTGATGAAATTGTAATAGGAGTTGGAGTTAATACAACAAAGACTCCTATTTCCTCAGCAGAGGAGAGGGTAGAATTAATTAGAAATTATTTTAAGAATGAAGAAAGAGTGATTAAAGTAGCAGAATATATATGTAGTACAATACAATTTTGCGAAGATAACAAAATTAACTTAATTTCTAGAGGTCTTAGGAATGCGAAAGATTTTGATTATGAATCAGAGATTGCCAGAGTAAATAAAGAACTGGGCGGTCCTGATACTATTTTTCTCCTAGCTAACCCCGAAATATCTTGGATATCAAGTAGTATGATAAAAATTATGATAAATCGAGGGGAAAGAGATAAAGTAGAAAAATTTATTATAACTAAAATGGATTTATATCAATGAAAAAATTTATATTAAAACTTTTTAAGATAAAATCAGAGGAAGAAATAAGAAAAGACGAGAGATGTAAGGTTATAAAAGAAATGTTAGAGGATAAAGAAGAATATGAACACTTTGTAAGTATTATATTTCTCTATGGTAATGGAGATAGATCACATAGAGTTGGAAGGATCACATCAGAAACTCCAATAACAACTCAAGAAGTAATAGATGGGTTTGTTGAAGACCAAATAGAAAAAGATCCAAAGCTAAAGAAGAAAGATTATAAATTGGAGTCTGCATTAGTTATCAAAAATTATGAATCTAATGAAGAAAAATAAAAAAAGGGCATTTCGCCCTTTAATTTTTTTATTTCCCGCAACAGTGATTACAGGAGTCTTCAGATGGTTCATCAGTTATAGTACATGTTGTTAATAAACACATACTAGCTGCTGATGTTGCATTTTCCAAAGAAACTCGTAAAACTTTTGCTGAATCTAAAACTCCCATAGATACTAGATCTCCATATTCTCCAGTCTTAGCATTATAACCATAATTCATACTACCGGTTTCGAAGTTTCCTAATCTTTCAATTAGTACATCCCCCTGAATACCAGAATTTTCACCAATTGTCCAAGTTATCGCTTTTAGTGAATCTAAAACTATTTCAGCTCCGCTGATTTCATCCTTAGTCAATTCTGTTTTTTCTATAAAAAGTTTTCTTCCTTTTCTAGAAGCTTCCAAGAAAATATATCCTCCACCAGGAACAACACCCTCAGTAACTGCCGACTTAGAAGCTAAGATTGCATCTTCTATGGTTGCTTTTCTATTTATTTTTTCTGGTTCACTAGCACCACCAGCCATAATAATACCAATACCACCAGCTAGACCAGAAATTCTTTTTTGAAATTTAGTCTTCTCGTAGTCTGTTATATTAGGATCTGATGCTCTCTTCTTAAGAACCTCTAAACGATCTTTTATCTCATCTTTATCTCCATATCCTTCGTAGATAACACAAGAATCTTTAGACACAACTACTTTATTAGCTGATCCTAAACATTCTATTGTTGCATCAGATACTTTCATTCCATATTCTGGACAAATGTATTTAGCACCAACTACTACTGAAATATCTTCCATGAGATTTTTTCTAGCATCACCATAGTCAATTCCCTTAACAACACAACAACGAAGCGCTCCCTGTAGAACATTCATTACTAATGTTGTTAAAACCACTTCATCAATATCATCACAGATAATTAACAAAGGTTGACCTTGTTTAACAACTGGTTCCAAGATATTTATTAATTGAGGAACATTAGATAATTTTTCCCCAACTACTAAGATAGCCGGATTTTCCATAACACATTTTCCATCCTCTGGAGCTGTTACAAAATGAGGACTAGCCCAACCTCTTTCAATTCGAAGTCCTTCTACTACATCAATTCCAGTCTCTAGACCACTAGATACATCAGCTGTAATTACTCCGTCAACACCAACTTTTTCCATGCAAGAAACAATTAAGTCTCCAACAGTTGGATCATTGTTGGCTGAAATTGTTGCTACTCTTCGAATCTTTTCAAGATCACCATCGACTGGTATAGAATTATCTGCAATAAATTCAGTAACCCATTTCACAGCCTTATCCATACCTGATTTTATCTCATTAATATTAGATGAACCAGATACAAGATACTTCTGACCTCGATTAACCATCTCTTGAATCAGCACACTAGTTCCAGAAGTTCCATCACCTGCCTGTTCTTCAGTACTTTGGGCGGCTTTCTTAACTAGTTGTGCTCCCATATTTTCAATTGGATCTTTAAGATCAACTGATTTAGCAACAGTCGCGCCGTCTCTAGTAATTTCAGGGATTCCAAAACCGCCCTGAATTGCAACACATCTTCCTTTTGGACCAAGTGTCACTTTAACAGCGTTAACTACTTTATTTACTCCATCAATCATCTTAGATTGACCATTTTCATGATTAATTTCTTTTGACATTTTGTTGTTTTTTAATCTAATACTACAATTATTTCATTAAGAGTAATAACTCTATACTTCTCTCCATCTGCTGGATTTGTAAATTCCTTACCGCATCCTAAGTAAATTAAACATTCTTCACCAACTTTCACTGGTGGTTCTTGTTCTGCTAATTCATCAATAGCAATTACTTTTGCTTTTTCATTTCCCTCATACATACCAGTATTAGGTACTACTAGTCCAGATGCTGTTTTTACGTTATTGGACTCCTTAATGATTTTAACTAAGATTTTCTTATCAACTACTCTCATAAGATTAATAAAATTTCTTTTAATATTATTTTTGTATTTTCTTCAATTTGAGTTGGATCAATGATAGAATACTCTATCAAGGAATCTTTCTCCCATTTATTAGGGATTGAGAACTTTAGAATAGTGTTTTCTTTAATTTTCTCAAACCAAATAGATACCTGAATATCCATTTTTAACGAAAAATAAAGTTCTTGTGAATAACATGAAGAATTTTTATTTATATGAACAATTTCTCCATCAAGGAGATCAGATCTATCCAAATATTTATAAAATTCTTTAATGTATTTATTCAACATAAGAAACTTCTCAATTGGAGCTAAATCTTTACCGCACATTATCTATAATTATTTTGTAAACTGATTCCTTAATAAAATCTGGATCATCAGTAAGATTGTATTTATAATGAAGTTCAGGATCAGGAGAGGAACTAGTGAGTACCCAAATATCTTCTTCAAAATCTTCCTTGAAGAAAAATTTTTTACCACAAGTATATATAGTTAAACAATATACTGTCGGTTTTTTTGGATGAACTATTGTCAAGTAAATTTGACATATACTCGGATCTGGTATTCCATACTCTTCAAAAGAAAAAAGATTGAGTAAATAATTTCTTACTTTTTCACATACTTCATATTTATCTTGATCTGTCATATAACTCTATAATTGCTTTTGAAATAATCTTCCCATATTCTTCTAGTGGTAAACCTAATGTTATTTCAATTCCAGTAGATCTATCAATAGCTTCTATAACTTCTAAATAACCAGTTCTTAAAATTACTAAGATAGTTCGATTTGGAATACTTACTGAAATATACCAAGAAAGATTACCATCAATTGTATAACATGGCATAACAGTTGGATTATCTAATCCTAACTCCTCAAAACAAAATATTTTTTCTAAGTCAATGCAAATCCTTCCAAATAAACTCCTCATCTTATCTACATAAGAATCAACTATTTTATTGACTTCTGACGAATTAAGTCCTGGATCTAATGATAATGTTGTCAATTCTTGATCTGTATTCATTAATATCTTGAATCACGTGTATGTTTGTTATAGTAGTAGTATACACTACCTCCATCATTTCTTGGTTTGGCAGTCATAATTAAGATAGTTTGATAATCCCCTAACCCAATAGATATTTTATCTCTCCATTTTAGGTTTCTATCAGGATCTCTAGTGAAATCATATCCACAACCAATTCCTTCAATCTCTACTAATGCTACTCCATTAGAAGAATCAATACTCTCCACTAATACTAATAATGGGGCGGTATCTCCTATTTGACCACTATTATAATCTAGATTATCATCTAGAATAATTCTCATCCCAGGAACAATATCCCAGGGTCTAGCTAAAGTCAAATCACCATCTCCTATCCCAGGAAAACCAAGTTTACACTCAAGGATTTGTTTTTTCAAAAGTCTAGTATAATCAACCCAATTATTTTCAGTAGGGGTAGGTTGATAACCCTCTTTTAATCGATTAATCGAATATTTTACTAAAATATCGTCATTTATCATACTATTTAATTTTAAATCTAAGATGAATTTCTTAGATTATACATATATAAGATTCTCCTAGGATATTAGACTATTTTCTTTCAGTATGCCTGGATTCCCTTATTAGTGGATTAAAATAATTAATTATGAATGAAATAGAATATTATTCACCAGAATTTACAATTTTTGCATGTCGTGCTTTAATTGGTGATATAAGAAACATGACTAGTGATTGTTTGGAAAACCTGAGAGAAAGAGCTCAGTACATGCATTTTTTTAGAGAGAACTATAAAAAGATAAGTGAACTTCTTCAAAAGTGGTCACCTGAGGTTTCAAAAAAATCTCAACCCTATACTATTATATCTGAGATATACACAGAATATAGAAATTCTCCTAAAGCCACTAAAGAGAATAGCCAAGAACTTAGTCAAAAATTAATTAGTATATTAATAAAATATGGATACAAACCAAGCCGAGATATCTAGTAACAAAGTAATTACTAAATCTCAAAAAAGAAAACAGAAAAAAGTTGAAAAGAGGAAAATTAGAAAAGAAAAACGAAAAGCTAAACAACTCTTAGAACAACAACAATCCGGTAAATTAATAGAAGAAAATCATAATGGAGGATTATACTCATCTGAGTTCACGGAAAAAGCTAGTGTTTGGTATATGAATATGATACTTGAAAAGCTTTTTGAAATGAATGATAATCCAGATCGATTCCTTCTATTTTTTAGAACTATTAGATCAAAAATTCAAACCTTAGTTCTTAAATGGTCTGATGAATATCCTAGAGATTTTGCATTCTATTTCTTGGTGGAATTGCAAGATATCTATCGAGATAATAAAGAGAATGGAGGATTATTACTAGAATACTGTAAAACAAAATTTAAAGAATGTGGAATGATTTCATAATGGAAAATTATTGGAGTATAGTACTCTATGTAACTGGAGCTTGGGTATTTTTTAATAAAACTAAAATAACTCATGATAAAATAAAGGTTCCAGATATATTCAAATTTCTCTTATCCTTTATATGGCCAGTATTTGCAATATTAATGTTATTTAAAAAATAATGGAAGACTATAAATTAATTATAGCTGGTGGGAGAGATTTTTCTGATTATGATTTATTAAGATCAAATTTAGATGCTATACTGGAGAAATTAAGCGAAAATAATATAAACTTAATTATAGTCTGTGGAATGGCAAAAGGTGCTGACATGTGTGGATGGAATTGGGCAAGAGATAATAATATCCCAATTCTTGAATATCCAGCTAATTGGAAACTACATGGAAAGGCTGCTGGCCCAATCAGAAACCAAGAAATGGCACAAGTAGCTAATGGTTTAATTGCATTTTGGGATGGAACTAGTCGTGGGACTGCTCATATGATTAATACCATGAAAGAGCTAAGGAAAGATGTTTGTATAATTAGATACTAAATACATATGATGACTAAAGAAGAAAGAATTAATATGTTGCTAGAAATGTTAGCTAATGAAGTAATGGGAGACAGTACGGGTGGGGATTTATCTCCAGAAATAATCATATTATCTAAGAATGAGGTTCAAATTATTGAATCTCCAGGTAATCTCCCTACTAATTTGGTATTTGATGGGAAAGATCCCAAATTAAGAAAATTGATCTCAGTTCTAGTCAACTATAACTATAGTAGAGAATATAACAATTGGCGAAACGAAGCAGAAAAAGAATCAGGAGTTAAAATAAAGAACTGTAAATATGATCCAACTCTTTGTCCTGATCATATATTTCATACAATTGAAAAATTAGATGAATTTTCTAAATTGCATCTATGGGATGATCTTCAAAAAGAGATAGATTTGATGTTTAAAAAATTAAATCTATAATTAGGAGCTCAGGCTCCTTTTTTTATTTCAAATCCTTATATATGAATAAAACAAAATAACATGAAAGAATATAAATCATTAACAAACAAAGAACAGTCAGAGAGATTAATTTCACTGGGAATTAAACCAGAAACAGCTGATTTTGTATTGGTTAAATGGGAATGTGAATCTTATTCCATAAAAATGGCTGGTGATGAATCAGAGGATGAAGAGGTGGTAAGAAGATGTTGGACATTTTCAAGATTACTAGGAATGATGCCAGAAGAAATTTATCGGGTAGTTAGTCATGATGGAAAATTGCTAGCAGAAGAATTTTGGTATGATAGAATTATCTGTGGTACATCTGTTGGTTATTCTTCTTATACTGAAAAAGGAGAAGTTGTCTTAATTAATTCACAAGAAAAAGATATATTTACAAATTTAATTAATATAATAGAATGGTTAATAAAATCAGGAGAATTAAATCAAGAGTACTTAATTACCTTGCCAGAAAGTCCAGAGCAATCTTTATAATAATGATATTGGTATTAGCCTTTTTTGGATTAGGCTGCGCAATAACTGCATTATTATTAAAATATGGATTAACCATTGGTACCATCATGAATATAATATTAGCTCTTAGTGGAATAATACTAATTATCAAATTAGTTATCCAATGGAGAAAAATATTATTTAGGGATATCTAAGACCGGTGAAATTCTTATTAATGTATGGGAAAATTAGGGAGTCTGAGAAGACCCTGAAATTCTTATATATGAATATAGCGGAGTGGAGCAATGGTAGCTCGCCAGGCTCATAACCTGGAGACTAGATAAAGGGTTCGAATCCCTCCTCCGCAACTTCAACCTAAAAAACTATAGTAGACTATAGTTAGACACAACTAGATATCATGTAGTGATACAGGGTATCTAATGTATAACTTAAGTTAATTTTATTAAATAATTTAAACCAAAAAATTTATTAAGATAAAATTATAAAAGGAGGGTTTTAAGTTCTCTTGAGCGCTTAAAAATTCTTGTTCGAATCATAGTGGAACCCTCTTTTAAAATTAATAGAAAAATATCTCCCTGAATCTTTTATAAGTAGATGAAAGTAATTTTGTCTCTTACAGGGCCCTCCGAATGATATACCTGGAGAAATCTTAGTATATCATGGGGATAAAAGATTAGAAGTGATATTTATATTTTATTTTTAAAACTTAAAAACCTAAATGACACGAAGCCGGAAATAATCCGGCATAACTTTTAAAGATTAAATATGAAAATAACAATTACAAGAGCTCTAAGTGAGCTAAAAATGTTAAAGAAAAAATTAGATAAAGAAGTTAGAGACCTGAAGGCTATTGCAGTACAACATGGCTCTAAACTTCGTGGAAGCAACTCCTACATTCGGCCGGAAGATTTTAGTAATCAAGCTATTGCCCAGATACAAAGTATCGAAGCTATTCAGGCTAGAATTTTGGATATCAAAACTAAAATCGATATTAGTAACTCTACTACTGTAGTTACTATTGGAGGAGTTGCTTATACAGTTCTCGAAGCACTGGCGAAGAAGTCATTGATTGAATATTCAGAAACTTACTTAACGTCATTGAAATTACAATACAAAAATGCCACTAATGACTATGAGTCTGCGCTTGGTGAGAACAGATATAAAGTAGAAAAACAATTAGAAGATTGGTCTAGAAATAACAATAACTCTAAACCAACTCCTGATGCCGAAAAGAATATAGTATCAACTATTGAACAAATATATGAAGTTAAATTAGTTGATCCTTGTATGTTATCTGATAAAATTAAGTCATTGGAAAAACAAATCGAAGATTTTAAATTGAACATAGACTATGCCTTATCAGAATCAAATAGCATAACTTCTATTGAAATTGATGATTAATTATAACATATATCATTGCGAAAAACACTAAAAACAACGCCATCAAGTATAAGATGAAAAAATATACATTTAGACAGAATATATTAATTCAATTTATGACCGACCTTTTAAGCCGGACTTATAAATTACTTAATTCTTACAAAAATGACTTGAAATCATTAAGAATTAATAATACTATTCAAAGCTTATCAAGTTTAGAGATGAAAGCTGAAAACTTAAAGTTCAATATAACTCAAAGTTCAACATTTAAATCTCAAAGTTTGATCAAATCCGTGAGAAAGTTTTTGATGGTAACCCCATCTATTAGTCTTGCAGTTGTACCTAAAGTGTTTTGTACACGGCAGTAATGGTATATGTATCCATATAGGATTTACCCTTGAGAGAAATCTCTTGGGTATTTCTTTTTTTCTATTAGAGAACAAATAAAAAAGGGCATTTCGCCCTTTAATTTTTTTATTCTCGTAATTTTAATATTTGTTAATCAATAGTTTTGTTATTATTTCTTTTCTTGCAAAAGTAGAAACTAAAGATGGGTAGTATTTATGTGTATCTATTTCTAAAATTCTTCTTATTGCAGATAATTTAAATAAATCTGTTCGTAAATCCTTCATTAATTTTTTAAATGAAATATCTGAAAATCCAGAATAAGGAATTGAATGAAGTATAAATCCAAGTTCCATTAAGTAATCAAAAACTTCATTAAAGATTTTATTTAAATCATCAGGAGGAAGACTATCTTGCCCAGTAAAATATCTAGTAATATTTTCATGTGAAGATAATTTAATAGAAACATCTATTATCTTTTTGCTTACTTCGGATAATCCCTGATAGTTTATTTTCTGTAAATTTTCTAATTTTTCTAAAAGAACAGTATTATTTTCACTTTGCAAATAACTAATATATTTTTTTGACTTAAAACAACATTGTTGTTTTCCATCATTATCTAAATAATACTGAAGTTTTAAGCTTAACCCTAAATCTTTTATTTCGGTATAGTCTGGTTCTGGTAAATCTAAAAACTCTGAATCAGATAATTCTAGACATTTTTTATAAAATTCTTCTACTTTTTCTGTTAATTTTTCTTTATTATCACCAATATACTCAGATTTAATATAATAATTAAAAATCTTTTTTTGATCTTCTATAATTGGAGAAATAATTTTTTTATACTTATCCAATGAATCTAATGATGAATACTGATTTATTAGTTCACCAATGAAATTTAATACACCATAAACTGCATTAAAATGTTCTTCAACTAAATCAAAGACTTCTTGGAAAGATTTATCTTTAAAATAACTAGATAATTTAAAGATAAACCCATTATCACTATATCTCATCATGATATATGAAAATTCCGAAATGTCACTGCTGAGTTTCTTCAATATATCAATATGAATTGGAGATATTTCACGACTAAGTTCAATATGAAGATCAGGATTAATTTCATCTAAACGAGGACCACCCAACATTCCACTATAATCATGATAATAAACTGAGATATCAGTTGGAGAATTTAAATTGATATCAAAAAATCCAACTCTCAAATAATTAGAATACATTCGTGATACACTTAGATAAAGTCCTATATAACTGCTTAAATGTTTAAAATCTACATCTGATAAATTTTTCTCACATTCATCAAGTAATCTAATAATTTCTTCTTTCATTTTTTTTTATTTTATGTTTTTAATTTGTTATTCATACATATATAAGAACATGGGGAGAAAGAAAAACCAGGGACCAACCCTGGAATTTTTATTATTTTAGTTCTAATAGTTCATATCCTTTGTTTTGCTTCTTTTCATTAGCATCCCAAAGTTTAATTTTTTTAACTTCATAATATTCTTCTATATCGCTTGCTTTTGCTGTTTTAGTTAAATTTAAAGAATCATAAATTAATTGAAGTTCTTTTTTAACATCTTTTAAGGTATATTTTCTGCCACAAAGAAATTTATTTGTAATTTCTTTAGATAGATTTTTCCCAGAATCAGCTATTTGTACTTCATTCTCAAGCCTATACTTCTCATATCCTTTAGCTCTTACTCCGTCTGTACCTAATAGATTAATAAATTTAGTATATTCTGATAATTCTATGACATTCATTATATCAATATAATCTCCATATATTTCAATAAATTGACAAACTAGTTTCATACGGTCAACAAAAGTAGTCAATCCTCTGAATTGTCCCATAAATTCTAAGAAAATATCGTTATATCCTGAATTAACCTGAAATCCATTAGAACTCATCTCGTTATATAGTGATATATCATCAATATATGTAGAATTTTTTATTTCAAATGCTCTCCGCTCTGCTAATATAACCAATTTATTTACTTTCGGTTGACCTGTTTTTTCATCTATTCCTGTATATGAATCAGAGTAATTATACATCTTTATCAAAGATCTTAAATCGGTTACGTAATCATTTTTATCATAATCAAACGCATTGTTATAAGTTCTAAGTTTAGACTCTGTTTTTCCTATCTTATCTTGAACCATTCGTTCAAAGTTTTCTTTAGTAATTGCATCCTCTGAATCTAATGTTTTATAAAACAATACAGCCTCATCTCTAAATAAATTAGAATCAAGTCTCTGTCTTCCCATGATTTGTGGTAGGTCTAGGGAAATGTCGACAGCCATTGTTTTTAGATTACAGTCACTAAGAATTACTGTACTAGCACAAGGAGAGTAAAAATCAGCACCAGCATAAACTGTTCTGGTACAAAAGGTAAACATTTTGTGTGGTTTTCCTCTTCTAGGAGCCTCACCAATTCCCATCTTAATCTTCCTTAATTTTTTCTCATTATCTCCAGTTTTTGCACAGATTATATTAACTTGATCTTCTCTTAGTCCCGCTTTTTTAATGATTCTAGTTATCATAGATACTGAATTAACATATAATACTAATTCAGTTGATTTGATTATAGTTCCATCTGGGAGTATCTTATACGGATAATCAGCTGCCAAGTATTTATTAATTACATTGATGGCATTAGTCTGAACAGATTTACACTTGATTCTTTGAATATATGGTTTCCTAATAACACCTGGATCCCAAATGAACTCATAATAAGGTAAATTCTTAAATTCATCCATTTGTTCTAGGTATTCTTCTAACATAGGGGTGGCGGAAACATAAGTTACGTTAGGACATCCCTGAAGATAACTAATAAAATTAAGTTCTGTATCACTTTTAAATCTAGAATCAATGAAAATATTTTGAAATTCATCTACAACTACAGAAAAATCTTGAATGCTTTGTCCAAGTACATCGAGGACATACTTAAGTGAATCATAAGTTACTAGGATTTTTGGGGAGAAACATTCCATCTGAGCTTTAAATAAATAATCTATAAGACTATCTTTAATACCAGAAATAATAGTAAGATCATCAGTTAATGGAGAACTATCTATATCTGATTTAGTTAGATCTTCTTTAGATATATCTTTATCGATATCAAGTGATTTTTCTCCTTTGTTTACTACCAAGTAAAGATGATTGTTAGGACCATCAGAAATAACATGCTGTCCATATTTATTCTCCAAAAGAAATTTTCTTGGGCTACAAAGAATAGTAGGTAAAGAATTACAAAGACAAAATTCTGTAAATCCACATCCTGTTACTGTTTTATTGATGATTGAATGCCCCTGTAACATTCTATAATCAAAATTATCCCAATCAGAGATATATTTAATCTCGAGGGGAACATTAACACTAATTTTATTCATATATTTTTAATTATTTAGATTAATACAGATTCCAGTTAAAAAGTCCCTAGTTATCCAAATTATTTTTTGGACTTGAGGGACTAAACTGTTATTTCATTATTCAGGTTATTAAAGGATATAGGGAGAGTTTTAGTACTTTTTTTAAAGTTTTAGGGTATATACTCTATAATAATTTTTTTGGAGAATAAAAGTACTACTATTTTAGTTAGCCCTCTCATTCCTTCTTCATCCTCCCGCCGGTCGTCTTCATCATCCATTCGCCACACCCCCGTCATTTCGCTTCGCTCATTCCTCCTGCCCTAACTTCTCCAATTTCTAGAAATTGTCGAAAGATATATTATGAATCTACTACAAGTTAATTAACGAAGTTATGGAGAAAAAGGGCAACTCCTGAAGGAACGATAGTGACTGAGGGAGAGGTTTGGCGGGCTTTTTCGAAATTCATTTTAATTCTTTCTTGTATCCACCAAGTCCAAAAAAAATAAACTTACTCACCTTCACAGGTTTTCAGTCTATCATGTTTATGAACTATAGTAATTAAATGCTTTTATTATCATATATTAGGGTTTAAAGGTTTCCACCATCAGATAATTTAACTATAGTTTCAGTGATTAGGTTAATCGATGCTTCAATATCTCTCCAATCACATATCTCCACTTGAGTATGCATGTTTCTGTTTGGAATTGAAATTAAGGCAGTTTCACAATCAAAAGCTCCCTCTTGGATAGCTTCAGTATTAGTACCACCACATCTAGATGAAATTACCTGATATGGAATATTTTTTTCTTTGGCTGTATCAATCATTAATCTAACTAGTTTTTCAGATTTATCAGAGCCATTTTGAATGATGGTTCCTTTTCCTAATTCTACTTCACCATACTTCTCAGGTTGGATTCCCCTTCCTTCATCGGTGGCAAAAGTTACATCAATATCAATTGATATGTCTGGGTTTATTCTTTTAGAAGTTACTTTAGCTCCTCTTAGTCCAACTTCCTCTTGAGTATTTGATACACCATAAACAGTAATTCCGTTTAAGAGTACTGGATCTATTTTATTCAATTTCTCAAGAATTTCCATTACGATAAATATCCCAATTTTATCATCTAATCCCTTAGATACAATCCTATTTTTACCAAATTCTATTAATGGTTGGAATGAGAATGTAATTGGTGCACCAATTTCCAGGAGATTAAGCACTTCTTCTTTTGTTTCACAACCTATATCTATTATCAGATCTTCTATTTTTATTTTTGTACTCTCTCGTTCATCGTAGGATTCACAGTGAATCGGTTTCTTTCCAATTACACCTGATATTTTACCAGCTTTTCCATGAATGGTAACTTCAGATCCAAACAGAGTTTTGACATCAATTCCACCAAGGGGAATAAAATGAATCATCCCTTTATCAGTTACATATTGTACTTGCATACCAATTTCATCGATGTGAGCTGATATCATTATTTTCTTAGGTCCATCACCTACTTTCCAGCATGAATTTCCCATTTTATCTGTAAATTCATGTTTAGCAAAGAATGAACAATGTTTGTTAAATACTTCAGTTGCTTCTTTTTCATAACCACTTGGGCTAGATGTTTTCAGAAGTGTTTTTAAAAGTTCTTTATTCATTTTCTCATATATTTTAATCAAGGAACATTGTTGTTCCCAATTATTAGAGTTTGAGGAGAAAAAGAAAGAGAGCACTAAGCCCTCTCTGTTTTAATAGTACAACCATAACTCTCTAGTAATTCTAGTTCTTTATCAGTAATTCTGATATACTCTAAATTTCTAGAAAAATATCTTCTTTTGTTTTCTGAAAATCTGAAACATATTTCAGACCCTGTACTTAAAATTTGAAATTCATCCACCATACAAAGATCTCCCTGGGATAATAATTTAACTCTATTACTAGAATTTACTATTAATACCCAGTCTCCTTTCAATAAAAGCTTTTCTCTTGAATCTTCTCTGGCAGTTGAAACAATTTTATTTCTCTTTCGTTTCTCTTCAATAAATTTATATACCTCAGGATGTAATTTACATCCATCTCCACTTTCGATAATTCTCTCTGTGGTTAGATAATCAATCTTTTGCCCTTTTTCCATCAATAGTACTTCTCCGTCTACGATAGAGACTGCTTCCCATCCATCTGGAATTCTAAGTTTTTTAATTTTCATGTTTTTTTATTTTTAATTGTTAATATGTCATTTAGGTTTTAAAATAAAGGAGAGATTAGATTTTGCTCTTTTCTCTCCTAATTTTTTAGTCTGAAAGAACATAAGTATTGAGACCTACTTGTATGTTATCGTACAGGGTTTGTATATATTCCTGAAATGATTCCATCTGATGCAATACACCAACTCCCATTTCTTCCTTATGTTTTTCAGCTTTTTCTTTTAATTCTGTTATTTTCTTGATAATTCTATTGCTATCATCAAGAAATTTTTTGAATAAAACTGAGAGATTCTGTCGTATACTCTCTAATTCGTTTGTATTATCTGTCAAAAAGATTTTTCTATTTAATTCTTTTCTTGACATAACTAATACCTCTTGTTTATCTACATATTCTTTTGTTAGATAATTGATATTTTTATAAATATCAGAAATTTCTTTTAAATTTTCCATAATTTTCTTTGTTTTTTTGTCAATATTTCCAAGGTTTTGTGATTCCTTCCTCACAAGAAAGAAAAATAATAAAGATACTAACCTAATAGTTTAATATTAAGCGTAGTATCTTTAGTAAATGCTGATTTTTTTTATTTTTCTCTCATATATAAGGCTATGTGGTGATAATGTCCGGAGTTATTCTTCAATGCAATCATCAGTCCCAATCATAGTATATCCTCGACTATTGCTACTTACTTCAGCATCTGGTATATTTTGTATCTTGTATTTAATATTTTCCAGAGCCTTTTTCATTTCTTTTTCTAGTGTTTCTTTGAATTCACTATCTAGTTCTAATTTTTCTGCATCACTCCAACTATCAGCTTTTACCACAATGGAACCACTAACATGGATATTGAGATCAAATTTTTGTATGTATTTTCCCATATTTTTTATCTATCTCTTGACATTTCTTCTCCACTTCATCCTTTATTTTCTGTGGAATAGATTTCCGTCGTTTTTCTAGTATTTCATTTCTTTTTCTTTCTTTTCCCATAATTCTTCAAGTACTTTGATGATTGCAAATTCAATAGCCTCTTCTTCCTTTTCAAAATTAGCTGGAATAACTTGTTTCTTTTTTATATTGTTAATTCTAATTTCTCCAGGTCTGACGTTTATATAGATATTTTTCCTCCTAAGATATCTTTCCATTTGTTTAACACTTGGTGCTATTAGGATATTCTCCTTTGGAGTATTATCATATTCTTTTCTATCTTCTATAAGAGACTTAGTCAATGTATTATAATAATCAGGGCGACAGTAAGAGAAAGCAAAATCTTCAGAAAATCCAAGATCTTTACAAATCATGGCAGTTTCGAAGGGAATAGCTTTCCAAATTTCAGGCTCCCGGTCTAACTTAGACTTTTCCGAATCTAATAAATCTCTAACTGTATTATAATATTCACTAGCACTGATGGTTGTAGTCCAACCTCCTCCATGGAATCCATCATGTGGTAATCCATTAGGGAGATCCCATTTATCATCATACTTGATAAAATCGGAATTTTCTTCATCTCTAAAATCTACTTTTTCCTGTAGAAGGAAAACATCATGACCTTGTACTACTAGTTCACCAGCTTCCCAAACGGGGATTTCTCTAAGTACTCCGAGATTCTTTAAGATATTGTCTCGATGAGCCCTTAGTTGCCATGGAACTATACAACAATCTGATACTAATTTTTTTAGTATCTTTAACTCATTTTCGTTAGGATTGCTTTTTCTAGCAATTTTTCTAATTTGTTTAATTTTCATGATAATTATTATTTATAATGAATAAAGGAAGAACAGAACAACTACAATCTCTCTCATAGCAACAACTAACACTATTGCCATCTAAGTACAATCCACAGATATATTTATTACTATCATAGCCAGTAGATGATGTCCAAAAAGAATCAGAAAAATCAATATTATTATTAATAGAATATTTCTCTAATATATTTTCTATTTTCTTAGAATTAATTTGAATACTCTGATAATCTAATGATGAACCGAGATATAACTGTCTGCCAAAAAATTTACTATTATCCTGAAGTTTTTTGAAAACTGGGAATTTGTCAAACTCTGGATCGATATCTTTAATAATTTTTAAATTTTCTACACAATTATCTAATGTAGTTTTTATTTCTAAACTAGGATCAGTGCACCAAATATCTTCAATTAATTCAGTTAAAACCATACATATCCAATAATTTGTCCCTGGTACTCTTCGATCTAACACTACTCCGATAATATCATGTCTATCGAATTTATCTATTTCTGGATTTATTGGGTTAAATTTATAATCTACTAGTTGATAAGATATATCAGTCCCGTTGTAAGAATCAAATATTTTTGTTTTAATATCTTGTAGGAAACAAGACTGTCCATCTGAACATGAAAAATCATCAGTATAAAACGGACATCTAATCTTACAAAAATAATCTTTTAAATCTTTTAATCTTATTGTATCATTCATATTTATTTATATTCTTTTTTACATAAATTAGGCTTTCAAGAGGAGAAAAATAAAAGAGCCCGGAGGCTCTAATATTTATTGAAAACTATTATCTATTTCAAATTTTCCATTTTTTAGTAGATCAACTACTTTATCTTGAAATTCAGGTTCATATACCCAAAATGGTGAATCACATCCATCAGCTAGAACAAAAACTCTACCCTTATAGGTATAAATTCCATAATAATCATCTTCGTCTGGAAGAGTAATTACATGACAATTAGTATTATTATCACCAAGGATCCCTATAATTTCATTTTCCTGTTGTCCTGCCTGCTCATCATCCATTTCATCCAATCTTATATCTCCTAATTCTTTATCTAATTCTGTTAGTTCATTGATAAAGTTTTCAGAGAATTCTTGTTGATCAAAATCTTCGTCATCTTCATTATAGTCTTCCTCTTCATACTCTTCGTTAAGAAGATTTTTCTCATAATCAAATGTCCTTCGAAAATAATGAAATTCATCAGAGTCAAAGCAAATAGACGAATTTTCATCAAATACTTCTCCACATACTGAATCATACATAACCGAATATTCAATTTCATCTTTCTTCTTAAGTTTATTGAATTTGATTATGGAAATATCACTCTCAGAAGTAATTGCAATTATATCTCCCGGTTTTACAGTTTTGATATCTTGAATTATCATCCCCAATTTTTCATACATCTTGTATGTGAAGTGAGGATCCTCGTTTATCTTTGTCTCTAGTACTTCGTCTAGATCTTCTGTTCCAAAACTAATTAATAAACTTTCAATCCAACACTTATCTGAACTACTAAGTGAATTCTCACTGTCTACTAAAGATCTTAATCTTTTTATAATCTCTACTCGACTCTTTGTTTTTTCTGTCATAACTTCCAATTTTTACTATCTGGGAATCTATATGGATTTGGTCCACCTTGATTCCTTTTGTTACTACTATCAAATTCATTTACAAGTACCCACCAAGATATTCCAATATTAAGTAAGATAGTTATAATCAAGATAATTAGACAATCTGATCCATAAAGTTCTGGGGTAATATAAGAATATTCCTCAAAATTTCTTGGTTTCCATTGTCCATTATAATATCCATATTTTATTTCTTGAATAATCTTTGGAATTTCTAATGAAGAATCTTTTCTGATGACTCGTTTGAGTTTAGCTTCAAGTAATGGTTCTGGTGACCATGAAAATGTCTGAGACCATTTGATTTTTCCAGTCTTAGACAGCCCTAAACAAATAATTATTTCATTCTGATTACTACCACCCCAATACGATCTTTGCTTCTTCCAAATATTCTCTGGTACAGAATCTGGCCAAATTAAGAGAAATACTCTCAAATCACCTCTCATCATTGCATTTGTGTATTTGAATTCTTTCATAATACTATCATGCACGTTGATTCCAATTATTGGATCTTGATCATAATCCCAAATTCCATAACTAGTTTTATGTGAGTCCCTCGGATAATCATATAATCCTAATTCTTTGGCTTCATCCCTAGTTACTTTTTCTAAGGAATATAGTGAATGTTGTCCTTGAAAATAGTTTCGATATGAGACTGTTCGGGCGAATGTCACAGCTTCGGATTTTTTACCAGACCATTTATATTCTTGCGCATCCCCATCTTTTCTATAATAGTGACGATTGCAATCTATAAATTTTTCTGGTGTTCCCCAAAGTTTACGATAATAATCAAAAAATTCTCTCCCAACAGTTTCTTCAGACCCATCTTCTCTGACTGCTGCCCAATATTCATGATGAACTTGTCGATAAGAACAATCATAAGATACTGTCCGATATGTAGTGTGTCCATTTACTCTACCACTAGGTACTCTTCTAGTACAAGTTTTATGTATCCATTCATCCCATTCATCATAATGTTTGACTGAATGGAATAAACCAGATGTCCATTGAATATCACTAGTATTAGCATACTCCATGGTTTTTTGTGCTACAAAAGTTCCTAGCAGAGATGGAAGGAATACTACTAGATATTCCCACCACGCTGTCTTACTCCTAAATTTAGGTACTGCCAATAATATTATGCAAGTAACTATAGGAATTATATATGCTAATGCTATTATCATACTTCTTTTCTAAATAAATATTTTGGATGAGAGATCTTAGAAGTATGGATAAAATGATCGGCTGTACATCCTAATATTGGTTCCCATCCTTGAGATATCATTCCCTGAAAATCAAAAGATTCACAGTATTCGTAATTAATCGGGATTTCTCGTTTAAAAACTAAAACAGACTTATCCTGACTTATCAATTCCCATCCTTTATTTCCTAAGTCTTTTAGAAAATTCTCTAGAAGATTCCAATCTGGACGATCTACTACATAATAATCAAATTTTTTCATCTAAGGATTTATTTAAAAAGATCAATATCATTATCTTCTCTAGTTTCGATTACTTTTTTTGTTACCGCACTAGATATTACTTCATACTCAATTGGTGTCTTATTTTTAATAAACATACTCCACCAAGGATCTTCACATAGCGTCTTATGCTCGCGTATTACATCTTCTACTTTAATCTGTTGATCAGCAAATTTTTCTCTTAGTACTTTAATATCATCCATCAAATCTCTAAACATAGCATCATTGAAATTTGGATTACTTTCTTGTATCCATTTCATCATTTCTCCACCTCCGTTATCATAACGTCCCTCCATGATTCCTATAAAGATCTTTTCAAAAGATTCTGTATATTTCATAGTCACCTGTGCGTTCTGAGAGATGGTTTTAAATACTTGATCATGAATAATTTCTACTTTTTCAATTTCTGCTTCAGCTAGATTTCTCTTAGAAATTTCTCGAGAATTGGCAGAATAATATGTTCCCCACCAGGATAACCCAATTACAGCCAATACTGCTACCAATACAATTGTAATAATTAATTTTTTACTCATTTTAATTTGATTTTTTATTAGTTAATAATTTATATATTTTAGATATCCATAAAACGAATTTGACAGATTTTTTACCTTTATAAACTTCCATTAGTTTATTAAAAGCTTCTATTCTGGCTTTCCTGCCAGATTTTGTTTCAGGATCCCACCAAAATGCTTTGCCATACCTATCTTCTGGAGCTTCAAGAAATTTTCTGTTAAATTCAGGAATTATTTCTTTTATTGTTTCAGAAGTAAGATTACTATAACCTCTTTCTTTACATTCCAGCGCTAAACCAATACAATGACACATTCCTAAGAATTCTGGATGTATTATGTATAGTTCTTTTGCCCGAATCAAACTAAAGTATATTTTTATATTATAGTATATACTATTCATACTTTAAATCTCTATTAAAAACCTCAGTTAACCAGTATACATAGATATCGGGATTAAATTTGGCTGAATCTAAAGTATTATGAAGAACTTCAGATGCCCTAGTAAGTTGATGACCATGCTGGGTAACCTGCATTATCCAACTATTTTTGTTTTCATCTAATACATAATAAATGTCAGTATCTAAATCGGTTCCCAAAAAAGTTATCCATTCTTCTGGATAGATTGGATTTATCTCTGGTCGATTCCATTTTGCTTTTTCTTTTGGATACCAAGAGGGTGTATCAAATTTATTACCATAGATTTCCACAGTATCATCTAGAGTTTTGGTTGGATTCCAATCAGGATCACCATGAACTAACCTATATTTAAATCCTAGATGTTTTTGAGACCAATATACTTCATAGATACCTTTGAATCCACCAGGTTTAACTATGAAATCCCCTTCATAAATTCTCCACTCATTTTTCTTTGTGTATTTTCCAGTGAACTGGCATAGGGTTTCGGGATCTATTTCAATATCAAACCAACCACCGAGTCCCCAATCACCCGCTTTCCATACATGAAGATAATGTGTTCCAATTATTGGTGGTCCACCGATAGGAATATTTCTGGAATTATTAGTATACCAGTAGTATCCAATCTCCCATCTCCCAGAAGTAGCTCCATATGAGTCTATTCTTTTTGCTTTAAATTCAATATCTCTCATTTTTTGATTTTATGATAAATTGGTCCTTTCATAACATATGTTTTTCTCATTCTTCGTAATTTCAAAGAATTTTTTGACTCTAATTTTCTTTTATCTTTAAACCAAATCCATTCATGTGTATAATAAAGAATTTTCATCGTATTTGTATCAGGTGCTCGGAGAATTTTATGTACTCTCCGGATTGTAATGACTGAGTTTGATTTTGAATATATTACTTCTGGGAAAATTATAAAATCCCCTCTGGTAAAATCTTCTAATGAAAATTCTTGTTTAGTAAAATCCTTACTAAGTTTAGAAGCAACTAAATATTCTTTTATTTTATTTTCATATTTTTTATTAAAAATTAGTTTATACCAAAGATAAATAATATAATAGATTAATTTTTTCATTCTCTAAATGGCTTTTTCATCAATTTTTCTAAGAATTGCATTAGGAATATTATAATTATAAATATAATATTAAAACCTGGAATCATAATAAATATAATACCTGGATATTTTTTAAGCAAGTCTTCTCCAGTTTTAATCGATTTTTCATCTTTCAATATAGATTTTATAGTAAAAGCTCCGAAAATCATTACTATTCCAGAAATAATAAGAAGAATTATTAGACATAGAATTATAGGTTTTAGTTGACTTATTTCCATTATATTAAAAGTTTATTTAATTTTTTATATTCTTTAAATATAATATCCTCGGACTCCTCACCCCAAATGGTGTAGGTTTTTACCCCATAATCACAAAATTGAAAAACAATCGGATCAATTGTTTTTTTTAGTAACCCTTAACTCTTGTGGCTTTAATTGACTAGGTGGACAGGCAATCAAGAATTCATCATATTGTAGTTTTTGTCCTTCTAGTATAATCATCTTTTTTTGTGGATAATTTAGAATATCCTTATATTCAGAAAAATCATTATATCTAATCAAGTCATCAAGAGTAGTTGTTGTTTCAAAAGTATCCTCTTTAGAAATTAAATTATTTCTTTTCTTAAGATATTTTTTAAGAGATTCAATAACTTTATTAGATACTTCGAAATCTAAAATGGATGAAAAATCTCTAATCGAAGAAACATTAAATACACAAAGATTCAGATCATCTGAAAATCTATGAATTTTATTTTTAGCTTCTATAATATCCTGAAGATTCTCATTTGGGATAATTCCTGTATAATCTTTTAATTGTCCATAAACTAGATTATATTTTTTTAAAAGGTAATAAAAATCTTTGTAAGAGATTATAAAAGATTTTTCACCAAAATGATTTTTGAATCTTTTAATATATTCATAACAATCAATTGAAAATTCTAGTTGTTGGTATTTTTCTTTGATAAGTTTTGCGTTTTTTGTATTCCCCAATCCAAGTTGCAATAATTTGTTATATTCCTTTCTTAGATCTTGAATTTTTTCTTTAGTATTGATAGTACTTATCTCTGATTTTATCTCTTTAAGATAACTCTCCATCATCAATAATATTTGTAAACTGATGGATACTTTTTTTGTTTTAAATAAATTAATCATAGTTTTATTTTTATTTGGTCCGGCAGAATTAGATTTAATGGAGTTTCTTCGAAGAATTCTTCTAAATCTTTCCAAGTAAGATCGCAATTTTCATCAATCCAATCTGCTATGTAGTATAGTTTCTTTGAACCACACAATACACCAAACAAGATTGGATCTTTTGCTACCTCTTTTTCTTGTTTTGTCATTTCCGAATTCTTTTTATCTGGATCATAATGAAGAACAACGTAGTTATCAAAGATCTCCAGCATATCCATCTTGAGTTTTTTATCGAGAACATCGTCCGGTATTACTCCCATATAATTTTTAATATAATCTAATGAGAGCTGTTTCTTAGATTCTTTGGCAAATTTTAGCAAATCTTCTTCTGAAATATATCGGTTATAACCGCAGCTCCAAAGAATTGATTCATATTTATCTATGATCATTTCCTTGAAAATTCTCTCCTTCTGAGCTTCCTGTCCCATTAATTCTGCCTTCTTAAGGAGATTAATAAGAGAGTAAATTCTAGACACATAATCTTTTTCTTTACCAGCTTGTATCTTTATTCCTTCAAAAACTCTTAGAAGATTAACAGTTTCTTTCTTATCAGTTACCATGTTTTTCAATTTCATAATGTAACTTCCTAATTTCCCACCAATACTACCTGAATTTTCGTTTACTGATGAAGGTATTCCTTGAAATAGCCTATTAAATCCACTATCCTGATCCATAATTTTTCTTAGACTGGATGAAATGCTGATATTGAAATCTACTGCACTTCGATTTTCTTCATCAAACAATTCTTCTAAATTATTAAGTCTAATTATTCCACTTTCCTTTATGTATGTTTCGTACTCATCTAAGGATACTGGATCTGGATGTTCAGAATATTGTACTTCTTTAGCTGAACTAGGTATTTCCTTATCAGTTAACTCTTTGATTCTAATATACTTAGGAAGTTCTTTGTTTCTAACGATTTCATTTTCAAATAATTTAATTGATCCATTTTCTACTAGTTTCATAATTTTAATTTTTTAAATTTATTTCATACATAAGGCTCTGACTGTTTTGGTTCGTCAACTAAAAATTGATAAAACTCTTGAGGAATCACTCGAAACCCCTATCTATGCAATCTTAAAAATTAGTATCATATGTATGATAATTCTATAGTGGAGTTTTGGAGAACCAAAAACAGATATAAGGTTCTCAATATGAACTCTAAAATGAAACATCCAGAAACAGGGGATTGGATCCCTGCAGTAATATATCAAGAATATAAAGTCTTAGATAAAACAGGAGAATACATAGAAACTACGAATGGGCAGGTTTATGTTAGAGAAAAAACTGACTTTATTAATAAATTTAGTTTAGTTTTAGATCTATGAGTCAGTCTTATACATTCCAAGTTTTAAAAAAAGTTAGATCAATATTAAATCCACTTAGGGAAATATTATTAATAATTATTCCATATGTTAATTCTGTTTTAATAAAATATAAAGACTTATGATTACAATTTTTTATGGAATGTCTGGATCATTCAAGCTAACAACTATGACCAGGTCCAAAAATTATAAAGATGATTTTAAAATATATTCGGATGTAAAACCACATTATGGGTATATTAATCAATTTTTTAAAGATATTAGACAACCAAGTGATTTAGATTTTGTAATTCATAGGTTACTTACTTTAAAAACTCCGGGGCTACTTGAGGGAAAAAAGAACATTTCAATTGAACGGGGTGTTTCTGATTTTCTTCAATGTTATATTAATAGACCTGAAACTAATAAATATCTAGATTTATCATTTATTCCAAAGGTTATTTCAGAAGAGAGAGATATCTTAACTTCATTACAACCAAAGGAAGAACTGAAAAAAGTATTACTAGTTATGTTAGATAAAGATTTTATTTCTAATACAATCTTACTTGAACCTACTAGGAAGGCTATTTATGATAATACAGATTATTATTTAGAACGACAGAGAGATTATGTAAAATTTACTGAAACTTATAATAATATTTCTGAAGTGATTGAGATAAAAAATGCATTAGAATATTTAAACAATTTAAAAAAATAAAATGGAAGATTCTAAAAAATTAAGTGTAGTTATTCCTATACAAGGAAGTGATTCAAGTGAAGATATAATAAATACAATTATATCAGTTCCATGGATACCTGAGATTAAAGTTATATTATATACGGATTCGTCTGAAAGAGTATATGATATACTTAGGTCTAATAAAATGGATTCAACTAGTGTTGACCCAGATGGCGAAACTGATTTATTGATTTGTGAAATCCCTGGTGATAAGAATCTAATGAAAAATATTAGCATCGAAGATTTAGATACTGATTTTATCACTTTCCTTGAACCAGGGAGTGAGATTTTAGATTTAAATCCAGAATTCTTAAGAGATTGTGATTGGGTAGACAATCTAGATAGTTTCTTCTTAATGGGACGAACTTTAGGTGAATACATGTCAGAAAATAATGATTCTATTTCATTAGTTGGTCAAATGGCCGAAAATAAAATATTACCATTGAGTACTCATGGATGTATATTTTCATTAAAATATCTTAAAGAACATAAAGATTTAAGATTTGATGAAAATTCTGAAACTGAAGTAACGTTTTTATCTATCTTATTTGATCATATGGAAAAAGTACTAGGTCTCAATGAAGAACCTTATAAATTTTCTTGGTGTAACTTAGATGATAATTTTATTGTTGAAGCAAAGCCAAATGGAAATACTTCTAAAGAAATGAAGGTTATATCAGAGATTCTAGAATTCTGGAAATCTTACGATAAGAAAGATGAAAATCCAATGATGAAAGAATTATTATGGAATAGAATATCACGAAGCGCTGCATTTATTTGTCAAATACTTTGGGATCGACCAACAATTATTAGTAATTATCATAAGTATCTCTACAAGGATAATATGAATAATATACTACATTACTAAAATCAAAGTGTAAAACTTGAGTAGGGATTTGTGATACATTTCTCTGCTCATAAATTTTCTTTATATTAATTTTATGGAAGAAATTCTAGTTAAGAAAAAAAGAAAAGGTCAAGTAGAGCCGTTTCAGAGTGAAAAGATACATAAAGCTATCAGGAAAAGTGCAGATAGAGTACTATTGTCATTAACAGATGAAGATTGTGATATAGTATCCGATCTGGTATTATCTAAGATAGAGGGGAATGAAATATCAGTGACTAAACTTCATAAACTAGTCGAAGTATGTCTTGATGAAGCAGGTTTCTCAAAAGTAGCTGAATCTTATCGACAATATCGAAACTATAAGTTAGATGCTCTCAAAATAATGGAAGCAGTCGATAAAAAAACTCTGGAACTCCAGTATAAAGCAGATAGATCTAATGCTAATACAGACTCCGCTTTAGTTAGTACCAAAAGAAGCATCTTATATAGTGAACAACAGAAGGAAAGATATAAAAGAACTTTCTTAAAACCAGATGAACTGGAAGCTATTGAAGATGGTTTTATTTATATTCATGATCTTGGTGCTAGATTAGACACCTATAATTGTTGTCTATTAGATGCTGGGAGAATCATGAAAGGAGGATTCACCCTATCAACTATTGATTATACAGAGCCTGGCTCAGTTGAAGCTGCGATTGCAGTACTTAGTGATATAATGAGTGTTGTGGCTGGTAATCAATATGGTGGACTTACAATTCCACAAGTAGACGAAGTGTTGAGTCCATATTGTGAGAAATCATATGAATTTTATATAAATCAATACAAAGAAATAGTCTCAGAGACTGATGGAACCTATGATCCTGATAAAGCTGATAAATATGCAGAGGAGAGAGTAAGAAGAGAAATTACTCAAGGTTATCAGGGAATAGAACACACATTCAACTCAGTCTCATCATGTCGAGGAGATTTCCCGTTAAATTTGGCGGCCTTTTTAAGTAATTAAAAAGTGAAGAAGATTGTGAACTTAGAAATCTAAGGTGTTGTATAATAAGTTAAATCATTTTTAGATTTCTATAAAAATTAAATTACTATGGAAAGAATTAAAAAATTAAATGATTTAACAAAAGATAGTTATGGTGTTATATATAAAATTACTAATACAGTAAATAATAAAATTTATATTGGGCAAACAATAAATTTTTCAGAAAGATATCGATCTCATTGTGAAGTTCCATTTAGAAAAAGCGATAGAGGATATAATCATCCCATATATAGAGCGATTAGAAAATATGGAATTAATAACTTTACTATTGAAATAATTGAATATTGTTCTTCTATTGAAGAATTAAATGATAAAGAAACCCACTATATTAAATTATATGATTGTTTAGTAGATTCTAATAAAGGATATAATTTACAAGAAGGAGGACAAAATGGTAAAAAATCTAAACAAACAAGAAAAAAGATGAGTAATTCACAAAAAGGAATGAAGAATCCATCTTTTGGTAAAAAAGGTTCTGATAGTTTTAGAGCAGTAAGATGTATATGTTTAGATACAGGAATAATTTATGGTTCTATGATTGATTGTGCAATGGATATTTTTCAAGATCCTAATGCGAAGAAATTTATTAGCAGAGTTGCAGATCCTAAATCAAATAGAATATCTTATAAAAATTATCATTTTGCTAAATTTGATGAAAATAATAATATAATATATAAACCAAAACAAATACAGCTAACGGTGAAACCTACAGAATTTAATTCCAAGGCAATACCGTGCCAAAACTCCTAACAGAGGAAGGTGTAACGACTATTCCGAGAGGAAGTACTAGGGAGGTGAAATTCCTTTCTAGGAAGCGCAATCTATCCTACATTAATGGTGAGGATAAAGAGATAGTCTGGTCTATTATGAAAATAATAGTTAACATATCGTTATAACATTTACTTTTGGCCATGGAACTGATCGATGGTCAAGAATAATTTCAGAAGATATTCTGAGAATAAGAAAAGAGGGTCAAGGAAAGCCTGGAGCTAAAGTACCAGTTGTTTTCCCTAAGCTCGTATTTCTATATGATTCTGAACTTCATGGTGAAGATAAAGAATTAGAGGATTTATTTAATCTGGCTATTGATTGTACTAAAGTTGCTCAATATCCTGATTATTTATCACTAGACGCTGGATATATTGGAGATGTATATCACAAGTGGGGTAAAATAATTTCTCCTATGGGTTAGTAAGACAGCTCATATAAAACTCTGTGAACCTAGAAATCTAGGGTGTTTATAGAAAACTCTATAAGCTAACGGTGAAAATTTTAGATAATTGCACAAATCTAAAATAATACCGTGCTAAGTAAAATTGTATTTTTGTTAAATTATGGAAAAGAAAGAAACAGTAACAGGTATAATTTATAAATATACTAGTAAAACAACTAAAAAATCATATATAGGAAAAACTCATTCAAATTCTCTAAAAAGAAGACAATATCGGCATAAAACAGATAAACATGATTGTCATTTTTATAGAGCTAGGGATAAATATGGTTTTGAAGATTTTGAATTTTCTATAATAGAAGATAATATACCATTAATTGGAACTACTAGGAAAGAAAAAGATAAATTTCTGAATGAAAGAGAGAAATATTGGATAAAATATTATGATTCATTTAAAAATGGATATAATTCTACAATAGGCGGTGATGGTGGTAATACTTATTCTGGAAAAACAGAAGAAGAATTATTAGAAATAAAGAAAAAACTATCACTAAGTTCTATGGGAAGTAAAAACGCGATGAGTAAAGAAGTTAAAATAACAAATATTTTAACCAAAGAAATAAAAATATTTGAATCTTTAACAGAAGCGGGTAGATTTTTCTCTGTTTCAAGAAGTTCTATTAGAAGATATATATTATCCTCAAAAATAATAAATGATTGGCAATTTTAAAAGTGTAACGACTATCGAACGGATAAAACATAATTTGTGTTTGAATAACCAAGTAGAGTACATTCTAGGTGAAATTCCTAGTTTGGAAGCGCAGAGCAGTATTTTTGAATTAAAATATTGAAGAGATAGTCTAAATGTTAGTAAAATACTAAATTTGTGTCGTGCGTTTTTAAGTCCTGTTTATAAAAATTCAGGAACTTATATTCCAAAATCAGAAGATGAGGAATTCTTGATATATCGTTGTAACTTGGGTGTAATTTCTATGAATTTACCTATGATATATCAAAAAGCTAGAGTAGAAGAAAAAACTTTTTGGGAAGTACTAGATTATTATATGGAAATGATCAGGGATATTTCTAAAAGAACTGTATCCTACCTAGGTAAATTAAAAGCATCATGTAGTCCTTTAGCTTTTTGTGAAGGAGGGTTTGATGGTGGTAATTTGAAACCAGATGAGTGTATTGCCCCAGTTCTGAAAAATTCAACTATATCCTATGGTTATGGTGCTCTTAATGAGTTAGGATTAATTCATAATGGAAAATCACTCTATGAAGATCAAGAATTTCCACAAAAAGTGATTAAATACATTTCAGATAGAGTTGATGAATATAAAAAGAGAGACGGTATTCTTTATGCACTCTATGGTACCCCCGGTGAATCATGGTTACCCTTGGCTTGTCAACAGATGATAAAGAAATATGGTGAAATACCTGGAGTAACAGATTCTGGTTATTTTAGCAACAGTTTTCATTGTCATGTAACGGAAGATATCACACCAATTGAAAAAATGATGTGTGAAGAAAAGTTTTGGGAATATCCGAAAGGTGGACGAATTATGTATTGTAAGGTCCCTGATACCAATAATACTAAAGGAATAATTGATATGGTCAGATTGGCCATGTCTAAGGGATTGTATTATGGTGTCAATCATTCTGAAAATCATTGTAGCTGTTGTGGTGCACATTGGGTTGGAAATGATCTAGAGGATACTGACGATACTCCATGTCCCGAATGCGGGTCTTCTGATGTTATTAAAATCCGTAGAATGAATGGTTATTTATCTTATACTAGAACTAAGGTTGGAAAATCCCGGTTTAATGAGTTAAAAGATAAAGAAATTCGTGAAAGAAAATCCATGTAATTAATAAATTATGAAATTAATAAAAACATATCACTCAGATCTCCTAAACGGAGATGGTCTAAGAGAAGTATTGTTTTTCTCAGGATGTATGAACAAATGTCCTGGTTGTTTTAATCCAGAAACTTGGGATCCAGATATGCCGGCTGCTAAAGAATGGACAGAACAAGATTGGGAGAATCTTAAGTCAGAATTGGAAAAACCTTGGATAACTGGGGTTACATTGACTGGTGGAGATCCGTTTTCAATATGGAATCGAGATGATATTCTTGAACTATGTAAACGAATAAAAACAGAAATCCAAGGTAAGGATATTTGGGTATATACAGGTTATCTTTGGGAAACTATATTGAAAGATAATGATAATCGAAAAAAATGTCTGGAATATATAGATATTCTTTGTGAAGGTCCATATCGAGAGGCAGAGAGATCTCCTAAGAAACTATGGGTTGGATCTGAAAATCAAAGAGTTATCGATGTACAAAAATCTTTAGAGACTGGAGAGATTGTTTTACATTGTGATTAAGTAAATAAAAAATAAGCAGGGGAATTAAGGAGACTTGATTCCTTTGCTTTTTTATCTAAGAAGAATGGACCAAAAACTTGATAGTCTTATATATGAAACAATAAATAATTATATATGAAAATAAAAAATAATAAAGTAATAGTACTTAATGAACCAAAGCATCTATGTTGCTCGGTTATATATTTTTCAGAAAAGTTTTTGTTCCCACTTAGTGATCAAGCTGCTAAAAACCTTGATAGATTAAAAGAGGAGACGGATGTATTCTTAGTATTTTCTAAAACTGCGCAGAAAAAAATAAAACCAAAAAAACTATCTAATCTTTTTGGAGCTATGGCTTATACTTTGGGAAATAGTGATTGTGAATGTGAAGTAATTAATCACTCACTAATGTATTCCAAAGAAATTTTATCAAGAAACCAAGGCTATTGTTATATCTCTGGTAGTAATCTAGGAAGACTGAAAGATGAAGACTTTGAGGCGATTACTAATATATCTCATAGTCAGGTTGCAATGTCAGTTTTTAAAATTCATCGAATTAAGTATTCTGATTTGGCGCAAATTTATGTTAGAGAGAAGAACAACATTTTATTTAAATTGAGAACCGGATTAAGTTGGGAAGATATTAGTGGAATGTATTCAACTCACACTTCTCACGATACAATATTATTCATAAAACCAAAATTAATTGATTTTATTTATGATTTTATTGGAGAAGAATATAAGGAGCAAATTCCAGTTAACATAGGAACATACATAGAATCTTTTGATGAATATCCGTATGAAACTTTTATATCAAGCCTATTAGCTAAATTAGAGAATAATACTTTACTATTAAATTTAAATATACGTGATGCAAAATCCTAAAGAAATACCAATGGTGCAACAAATTGGAGAAAATAAAAAATATCCCCAAAAAGCATTAGTTTGGGAATATGGAATGAAAGTTCCAGAATGGTTATCTGATCAGGCAAAAGTTAAATTTATTGACGGAGAGGGAAATATAACACTAGAGACTCAGATGTCAAATATTGGATCGATTGGTATACTAGATTGTAGTGGTAAAAAAACATTAGTTACTCTGAAAGATTCAGGTAGTGTATTGATTTATGAAAAATCTTATGGAATAATGTCATTAACCAAGAGACAACTGAATCTACTATATGAAAAGATCTAGAAGAAATGCTACTATTAAGTCTTATGAAAAGATTTTAAAAAATGACTTTGATTGGGATTGGCAGTATATGTTAGACTTGGAGAGACATAAATTAAAGAGAATGTATAAATATTTCACTGAACATGATTTTTCTGCAGCTGATTCCCGAGTTACAAAAGAACTAAATCTAGCAATAAAATTAATAGAAATAATTTGTGGAGATGATTCTCAACGATTACTAATTGATGGAAATTTTAAGAAATATGTAAATATAAAAAATTATAAAAGATTCGTTACTTATACTATTCCACAATTAAATGTATCTGCATATTTTAGATCAGAGTTAAGGGTGGAAAAAGCTTGGAATCTTTATCACAAACTTCGGCAAGATCGAATGAGGACCTGGTGGAACTAAAAAAAATTAGAAGAGAATTGAGAACTTAATCTCAAAACTCTTCTTTTTTTTATTTTTTCTTATTATGGATTAGGACTACAGCAACTTGTAACCCTCATCATCAGATTCAGTAACTACCTGAGGTACAATTCTAGATTCATTAGAATAAAACCATGATAATATTTCCTCAGAAACTGTTTTTATCATATCTTCCTGAATTTCATTAGGATTATACCAAATTTTCCATGGTCCCATATAAACTTTTTGAGGCATATATAAGAACATATCACTAGAATATTCTAATTCAATTATAAAATTTTCTAAGAACCCACGGCCTGTTACGAATCTATCTCTCCAAATTTTATACAAAGAATAATCTGGTGTATAACTTGTGCGATGAGTATCAGGGACCTCAGATACGCTTTTCCAAGTTATTTCAGTGCCAGGATCTAAATCCGAAAATAATAAATCAAATTCACATTTAATTTGTTCCTCATAAATTCTATCAAGTGCTAATGGCCCACTCTCAGATAAAAACAAGACTAAGGTATTTTCATCGTTGACTGCAATTACTTGTCCCTTATTTAGTAAGAAACAATCGCCTGGAACTAATTCTTGAGGACTACCTTCTGGAATCTTGCATAAATCCCATTCGATTATCATGTTTAGTCTAGGTAGTAAACCTGGAATTTCCAACTTGTTCACTCCTTTACCACAATTAATCGGATACTTTTGTGTTAATTTCTCTATTATCATCTTCTTTATTATTTAAAGTTTCTAATTCTTCTTTACTCAGAGGCCTAACTTTCCCAAATACAGTTTTAGTCCAACCATTCATATGTCCATGATTATTTCCAATTAGTAACCCACGTTTTTCATTTTTACCATGAACTAAATGAGTTACATAAGAACCACGAACTTTACAAAATACTATATCACCAATCTCACAATTTTCCCAAGATTCAACAGGACTTATCCAAGTTGGTTCTTTGGATTTTAATATTGGAGTCATAGAATTACCAGCTTCAGATGTTATAAAAGATTCTCCATTATGGAGTCTTTCTATTTTTATCTTTATTTTATAAGGTATCATATCTTTATATTAAAAACATTGGAAGAATAGAGAAACTAAAATCTCTATTATAGCAACAGTTAACGACATTGCTACCTAAGCGCAAGCCACAGACATACTCATCGTAGCCAGTGGACGAAGTCCCGAAAGTATCAGAAAAATCAATATTACTCTTAAGATTATATTTTTCTATAATAGTTTTGATTTTCTTTATATTTCTTTGTATTTCTAGATAATCTACTGATGAACCTAAAAAACTTTCATTAGGACATATTTGTTGGGCTGGAAATAATTCTAAGGAAGGAGATAACAGACTCATAGTTCTAAGATTTATGATTGCATCATCTAGTGTAGTCTGAATTTCTAAATTATTATCAGTACACCATTTATATCTATCAGATGATTGATGTAGTGACATACATATATAATTATTAGAAGTTCTATATCTTCTAATAGCAATTCCTATTATATTATTGCTATTAATTGTTATATCATTATCTTCTGGATTTACTAGATCTCTTTTTTTATCTACTAACCAAAAAGTCTTATCTATATTATTCTTTTTAAGCAATCCATAATATGGACATTTTCTTGAAGAATTACAATCCAAAGTTTTCTCATAGAATGGACATAATTCCTTACAATGATTTTCTATTATATATTCTTCTGTTATCATAAATTTTTGTTTATCATTCATTCAAAATTAAGGGTTTCACAGACATCAGGGAGGGATATACTTATTAATGTAAATGAATTAATTATGAGCAAAATTTCAAGATTAACACAAATTACTACCTGGCAGAGAGCATTAAATGCAGCCAGGAGAACAATAGGTAAAGAACCCTTAGAGAAAGAACCTTCTGAAGAGTGGGAAGCAAAAATGTTATTAGCAGAACATAGTCCTATTAGATTGGTTGAGTATGATTGGTCATGGGAACAAATTCAACAATGGGTGACTGCTCATCTAGTTAGACATCATGAAGGATGTGAGAAATTTGTCCATTCCCAAAGATCTGATCGAAGAGATTTAGGGATACCTAGAGATGAATTACCACAGGGAGCTTTAAATGATATGGATATGACTGCTAATGCACAAGCTATTATTAATATATCTAGAAAAAGATTGTGTTCTTGTGCATCGAAAGAAACAAGAGATGCTTGGAGGCAGGTTATAGAGGAGATTAAAAAAGTTGATCCTACCTTAGCATCTAAATGTGTCCCAGAATGTTTATATCGAGGATTTTGTCCTGAATTTATGAGTCCATGTAAATATTCTCAAACTCTTGATTATCAAAAAAGATTAGTTGAATACCGCCGAACTGATTGTAATCCAATTTGGAAACAATTACCAGAGAATAGCAAAATTGAGATATCTAATTTTGGAGATTTAAGAAATTTTAATGGGAAGGATATTTTAAAAACTGATCTGGATAAAGAAGGATATCTATATTATAATGATAATGGGATAGTATTATATCCTCATATATTAGTATATAGGTTATTCTCCTCTGAACCAGATGATACTATTTGTGGAATACATAATGTATATCATTTAGATTCTAATAAGATAAATAATAATATTAAAAATCTAAAAAAGAAAGAATAATGAAAATAGTAGTACCGAAGTATTTAGAGAAAGAAGATGGAGTAATTGAAATGACAATATCTCGATATTTACTTCCAAAATTTCTTGGGATTACTGGGAAAAATATTAATCTTAGTAATCTGTATGATCAGATAATTCAATCTTATAATGATGATATTGAATTTGTTATACCTAAATGGATTTTTGATCTAAAAGATGAAATTTCCAAAACAATTGATCCATTAACTGGAGAATATAGAAACTATTTAATTCCTCTAGATGGATCTGAACTAATAGAAACTATGATATGTATTGATAGAAGTGTTTCACTTTGGTATGATTCGTGTCTTATGTCTGAACAGAGTTATAAATCATTAGTTTTTGAGGATGAAATTGATCCAATTTTAGCTAGAGATGTTCTGGTTGGTTCAGAAGCAGTAAAAATAGAATTTCAAAGTGATTTAAGAATAGAAAATTTATGGAAAATGATAGAATAAAATTTGAACTAAGTGAACAAGAAACAATTAATGCCAAGAAGTTCTATGAAGAACATAAGGATTGTTGCAAAAAAGTTCTAAGAAAAGAGTTTTTCTCAACAACTGGTGGTGGATTTTCATATATAATAACACCAACTGGATTAGGCGATTGTGTGAAGATACAATGTAATTCTTGTGGTAAAATAGAAGATATAACAGATATTAGTTGTTGGTAATGATTGAAAATATATTTAAAACTTGGTGGAGTGCTAGAAAGGTATTTAAAAGACCTAAGATAGCATTCTACTTAGGTAAATGGGTAACTGGATTACCAGTATATCGAAAAAATATTTCATACCCTCTTGGGATATGTTCCTATGATATTATTTGGAAAGATAAATATAATACACCAAGATTTGAATATCCTCCTACTATTAATATTGTATTTTTTAGAAAATATCAAGTGTTAATTTGGTTAAAACAAGATGAATCCTATTGGGAACAACTATTATGGTTTTTATATTACTCAGATCATGATATAAAGAAAGCTAAGAAGACTTGGCCATGGATTAATTCTACAGATAGGTCTACTTGGGATGACATGTATATAAAATAAGAAAATGTTTAAATGTGTATTATGTGGTAAAGAGTTTGTATCAAATTCTCACTTAGAACTAGATATAGAAGAACATCTCAGAGAATTTCATTTTATGACTTATCAAGAGTATTATGAAATGATAAAAACTTCATACTCAGAAACTCTTTGTTGGAAATGTGGTATCTCAAGACAACAGTTATGTCCTTACATTAATTCCTACTATCTTCCATGTCGATCATGTATATCAGATAAGAAAAGTGATATACAAGAAGCAACTAATACTATAGTTGAGTATATTAAAGATTATCAGAAAGAAATAATGAAAAATAAATACTATCAATATCTCTTAGCCGATAATAATATACTAAAAGCAATGTTGCCTAAATCATTCTTAGATATTTCTAATTTATTAGAAAAACTACGAACTAGGGATAAATTAAAGATTGGAAAAGATAGTTCATTTTCAGTAACTAGGATACTTGGATCTCCTATAGAATTATCTGAAAGAAATTTACGAAACTTAAATATATCTGTTTCAGATAATATTTCAGTTATAAAAAATAAGATTGGATATGAGATTACCCTAGGAGATTGTTCATTTGATGTACTTCTTCCAGAAATATGTGAATATGATGTTAGACATCATTCTAGACATAGTATATTAAATCTAAATTCCAAAAGAAATACTAAAAAATTGAAAATGGAGAGTGGAGATTGTATAAAATTTTGGAATACTAAATTTCAAAATACAAAATCAATACTTCAGATAAGAAACAAATCTGGTGATATAATAGATCCAGATTCATTATCAGATGATTATTTTTTCTTGTTAAAAATTTCAATCCTCAGAAGTAAACCAATAATGAAAAGGGTTTTTGAGGTTTATAATGAAATTTGTAAATATATTGAAACTCTTAGGGATTCTGTATTTATAAAAAATACTATTTTCTTAGGAGTTAATAAAAATAATTCTTTAAGTTTAACTTGGAAACCAGAGTTATCAAATGAACCAGGTCAAATAAATATATCAATTTTATGAAAAATCTACATTTTGATTATATAACAAAGGATTTATTATTTGATTTTTCTAATCCAAGTTATGGACAATTAATTTTTAATGTTTCAGAAATAAAAACCCAAGCAGATCTTCAAGAATCTGATAATTTATTTCTGGAGTATAAGAATAACTTGAAATATATGATTAACCCTGGAAATATATTATGTCAACATAAAAAATTTTCAATTAAAGAAGAAGATATAATTTCTGGGTTAAAAAGAAATCCAAAATTCATGGAAACATTATTTAGTTTGTGTGGATTAATATTGAGATCAGTTAGACCAAATAATTTTATATTCTTAGGTGGAGAAAACATTCCATTAAGATGTGAATCTAGTATTAATACTTTTGTGCTGGATTGGAAAATAACTGATGAAAACAAAAAAGTAGACAATTTATATTATTATGTATTATGAATAAATTTTTAGTTGAAGATATATGTCTTGGAACAAAATATTTATCATCTCATTTTGGTGAAAGTATTTTACAACTAGGTGGTATCTCTTATGTTGAAACTTCTCTTGAATATAATAATGATTATATAATTGGTAAATATCTAAAAAAAGATCATAAGATAATTACTTCAATATCTAGTTTGGAAGAATATGATATTTATTTAGACTATCATTTAAATTTTTTAAAAAGAAAGAAAATAGATATTTTATTATTAGATCCTTCTGGTGATTGGGAGAACAATCTTAAATCATTAATGTCTGATAACTATGCAGACAAGATTGGGATACTCAATGGAGATATTAAAAATATTGAACGATTTAAACGAATCTCTGGTGAATATCCTAGTTATTGTTCTATTAGATTATCTCTTCTTTGGTTTAATAAAGAGTTGATTGATTATTGTAGAGAAAATAATATCAAAATTATTTCTTATGGAATTTTAGGGGGAAAATATAATTCCGCAGCAATGATTGAAACTTTTACGCTTCAATTTTTATGTGCTTTTGCCAGTGTTTATTCTGATATTATCTGTATCTCTTCTAGTACTCCAGAAAGAGCAATTAAAACAATTAGGGCAATAAAAGAATATATGGGTAAAGGTTTATCTGAATCTGATGAAAAGTTGTATTTGTTATCTAAGTCATCATTAAATACCGAAATGATTTCTGATAAAAAAACAAGAAAAATAAATTCGTTTATTAAATTGTCAAATGATGAAATCATAAGAATTGATGACCCAGAAGAAATAGTTTCTAAGAAAGAATTAATAGTATCTTTTAAAAACAATCTAGAAAATATTAGCAACACTGGAACTTCTAAGATAGAAGAAGATATTTATCAGAGTTTATCTGATCTTACTATACCAAGTGATATGAATAATATAGGTGAAATAAAATCAGTATATCGGTATTATACTATATCACTACTGATGAACATTTTTCAAACAAAATATTGGAAATATATTTATACACCAATAGGTGGAGATATAAAAATTACAGTAGTAAGTAAATTTCCATATAATCTCTTTGGTAAGAGAAGATATACATTCTTCTTATCAGTAGATCAAAATAGGGACAGAAAATTTTATTTCAGAAAAATAGATTAAATTACATCCCTAAGACCTTCAAATACTTATTGATGTATCATATAAAATGATATTTCTTGATCTACTCAGGTCAAGAATATATTTAATTTTTTAAATAATAAATAGATATGCGTATTTATAACGGTAAAAATTCGCAGGTGGACATGCCACTTGCTAATGGACAAAGAATTACAATAGCATCGAAATCAGTATCAGGTGATATAATGCCTAGCAATGAATTTCTAAGCTTATTGGTTACCTCTTATGATTATTCCGAAATTGCATTAATAGTATCTGGCCCATTTGAAATAAACATGTGTAGTCAGGTATCTTGTTGTGCAGGATTTGTAGTTAACTCCTTAGAAGAAGCTATCGAAAGATTTGCTCCTAAAGAGGAAACAGCTAAAGAAGAAGTTGTATCAAAAGAGGAAATTAATCCAGCAAAACTAGAACCAGTAGTTGAACCTGAAGTAATCAGTATGAAAGAAGAAGATCCAGTGGAAAAACCACAGGAACAAATTAATACTGACAATAACCAGGGGAAAAAGAAACCGGTGAAAAGTTTTTATGGAAAAAAGAAATAAATAAAGTTTAGGGAGAGGTATTTGATTATACTTCTCTCTTTATATTTTATTTTATGGTAGAATATCAAGAAATAGTAAAGAAAGATGGTCGTAGAATTGTATTTTGTCGATTCGAAGATCTTCTTAAAGAAGCATTTAATGCATCCTCTATGGAGGAAGTTCAAAGTCATCAAAATCCTAATGGACAATTTATTTGTCATTGTCCTTTCTGTAGATCAGAGGGTCATACAAAGAAAAAACTCTATATAAAAGATGACTTAAGTGTAGGACATTGTTTTGTATGTACTAGAGCATTTATAAATGTTGTTGATGATGTAGATGTATCTTACAAACTCCCAGGATTTATTAAACAATCTCAAGGATTAAATTTAGTAAGATTATCTGACCCTGAATGGTCATTAGATAGATATTATAATGAATTTGATGACTTTGACGAAAAAGGGTATGAATATCTGATAAAGAGGCATGGTTTTATGAAAGATCTATATAAATTATTAGAATTTAAATTTATAGATGGAAACATAGTAATGCCTTTTAAGTATCATCAAGAAATATTTTATTATCAGATTCGTTTTTCTGGTAAATCTAAAATAAAATACTATTTCCCACCAATAGCTCCAGGCGCAAAACCTCCATATATAATTGAAAATGGAGATAATAAAAAATTTATAATTTGTGAGGGAGTTTATGATGCGATATCATTATTGCTTCAAGCACCTGGCTATACTCCAATGGCAGTACTTGGTTCTTGTATAACTGACTATCAAATAGAATTTCTTAGGGAATATGTTCCAGATAAAATTTTAATATATATGGATGAGACTGCAATTTCAATTAGAATCGCAAATAAGCTAAAAAGTGTTATAGATTATTGTCCAATAGGTATTATTAAGAGTAATGGAACTGACCCTGAAGAGAATATGAAAATGAGAATGATGAAAGGGTATAACTTACAGTGGATAAATTAACATGATTAGAGCTGGTGTATTTGGTAATAAAATTATAATAGAAACCGATGACCCTAGTGTTAAAGGATTACTTGAGTATATGTACATCGAAAAGAAATATAATTTCTTTTTCAAACAGATGAGAGATACAAAAGTAAAGGGTAAAATTTATGATCGAACTAAAAAAGATCCAAAAACGGGAAATCAATATTATGAAATTGGAATTGGTTTTGTAGGATATATAGTTAATATTTTTAAAGATTATTTAATTATAGATGATTATAAAGAATTAACAGGAGCAGTACTACAAGATTCATATCGAATGTATCCATTTCCGGAACTTAGAGATTATCAAAACGATGATGTTCTTCATTTATTGAAATATAAGTTTGGACTATTTAGTTGTTATACATCATATGGAAAAACACAAACTATATCAGTTCTGGCTAAATATTTTTATCAAGATCTTGGAAAGAAAGTGCTTTTAATTACTCCGGGGATAAAAGCAAGAGATGAATTAATTAAAAGAATAAGATCATTATATGGGATCGATGTTTCAAAGAAATTTGGACATGGTAGAATACAATCAATCATCACAACTGGATTTATGAATAAAAAAGATCTCAAAGATCCATCTAAGGAATTAGAAATTAGAAAAGAATTAGGATCTTTTGATGTAGTCCTTAGTGATGAAGTAGAGTATTGTATCAATCCTGCTGGAATATATATGTTAGAGAATTGTGTAAATGCTCAGTATAGATATGGTTTTTCTGGGACAGCAGATAAATCAAATGCCGAGATGATAACCTTTATTGATGGTATAACTAGAAATGTAGCTGAAAATAGGGACTTGGTTAAATATTTTGGTCCTTCTTTGATATATAGACTCCCACTAGATATGAATATTGATTTGATTTCAATAAAAACAGATTCTCTCAACAGATTAAAATTTGCTGATCAGGAACTTAACAATAGTGGAAATATATATAATACAGTTATGACTAAAATATGGTCTCAACCAGAGGTGTGTAAGACTATAGTTAAAGTAGCAAAAGCTTATCCTATGTTATTTATACCTATTAATAATCTTCAGAATGTTATAAACAATTGGATAGAGAATTATTTTATTGGGGAATTAAGAGTATTATTAATATCAGGTGAAGGATATATTTATTATGACCTAGATGGTAATAGGATAAAATTAAGTCTACAAGAGGCGTGTGAATGTATCAAAAATGGAGAAGTTGATATAATTCCAAGTACATCTAGTGGATATAGAGCATTAGATTTTCCAGGACTTGAGAATATTTTCTTAATTCAAGGAGCAATTGCTGGGGTAGTTCTTCAATGTATCGGCAGGGTTGCCAGAGGAAAACACATGAATATAATTTCACTTGACCCACTTCATAAAACTAAAATTCCAATTTATTCCAATGGAAGAAATGATAGGAGAAAAATGATTCAAGAGTATTATAAATATTGTAAATTAACAGAATCAGAGATACAAGAGAAATATTTATAAAAGATTAAGAGAGGACATTGTTCCTCTTTCTTTTTCTAAGAGACCTTGAGATAAAATTTAATAATTCGATCTTATGTATTATAATTGGTACAAAGAAGTTTTATGTAGATTAGAAGATATTAATAGATCTCTTGAAACACAAAACAGAGGAAACAGGAGCAATGACATAGTAGATTCACTAGCAGAAGTTCAGTGTTCTTTAGATAATGTCAATTGTTCAATGAACGATGTAGCCGATGGACAGAATAAAGTTTATGCATCATTGGCTATGTATAATCCAATGTCAGTAGCTGCTGAATATCCTAGCAACACTGATAATAAACTAGTATATACTACTGGAAAAGTTAGATTTCTAGATATGTTAAATCCAAAATTAGTTGTCTTATTTAAAGGAACTTTGGATACTGAAAATCCTGTCTATTTTTCTGATACTAGTGGATATGAACATATAGTAACTACAGGTGATACATCTCACCCAACTAAGGGAAATGAGATAGTAAATAATATTCCTTATCAATCATTATATGTTGGGAATTATATTATACTAAATCCATCAGAAGATACGTTTACTTCATGGATGGCAGGTACAATTGTTTAATAAATTTAGAGGGAGTCTGAGAAGATTCTCTCTTTTTTCTGTTTTCTCTCTTCAATTCATTTAATTGTCTTATTAATGTATAATGTAACAAATTAATTAACATAATATGGAAAATATTGAATTAGCCTATTCGTTGTTCAATCAATACCTCTATCAAGAGGCAAAGAACAACATAGACTTAATAGATTACTATTTTCAAACATCACCCGGTACAATGGGTAATAAATTAATTGAATCATTAGTAGATTCAGTTAGAAAATATCCCCTAGAATCTTTGGATATGCCATTATTCCAAAGTATAATGATGAAAACTGGTAAATCCCCAGCCGAAAGTCAAAAAATAATAGGAGATATAGTTAGGTGGAAAAGTTTTGATAAAAATCAGATGGCTCCAGCTAAGCAATTCTTAAGAGATATCTGTGCATCCTCTTTAATTCAAAGAGCAAATGGAATGTATCAGAATAGTCCATCAGAATTCTTGAAGTATTTAAAACAGGTTGATTTAAAAACAGATACTTCTGATGTTATGTCTACTGCAGACTTTGATAAGATTGATATCAATTCAATGGTAGCTGATGGACTTGGTATTGGATATTCATCTAGGTATGATTGGATTAACTGTTCATTCCAACCACTCAATCAGTATGAAGCTGGACAAATGGTAATGGTTAGTATGCCTCCTGGAACAGGTAAAACATTGTTTATGATGGGAGAAGCATTAACTATGGCAGCAAATGGAGCAAGATGTCATTATCTAGCGATGGGGGATATGAAACCACGAGATTTTGTAGTTCGAATGGGGGCTATATTCTCCGGATTAAGTTTCTCTGAAACAGTAACTAACCTGGGACCCATCTATAATTCACTTAGACAGACAGTCGGTGACAGATTAGGGATTACAGTAGTTCCTAGTGCTAAAATAACAGCGGAACAATATATCGAATACATAAAAGAGAAAGATTATGATATACTCTTTATTGATTATGATTCTAACTTTCTCAGTAAAGCTGAAGATAATATGTATTCAGAATATGGAAAAATATATGATCAATTAACTGAATTAACTCAACTTGGTAAATTAGTTTTTGTAGCAGCACAACCAAAAATCAGTAGTTGGAATTTGGATACTATTCAATTAGATATGGTTGGTGAAAGTGCTAGAAAAATTCATACAGTTGATATATTGCTTACAGCAGGAAAAGCACAGACTCCGAATCATTTAGGGATATTTAAAATCTGTAAAAATCGACGGGGTGAAGAAGGTGTAGAGATGCCATATATCAGATTAGGAAATGGTAGATTTAAATTCATCCCACGAGGAATGTATAGTTCATTGATACAATATACTGAAAAACATAACTATACTGAAGCAGAGATAGATCAGATGTCACAACAATATCAAGCTCAAATGGCAGTGATTCAGTCTCAAAATTCTAATGTGATTAATTCAATGAAAACATCCAATCCATTTGCTAATAAACCTTAATATAAACTTCCTTATGTAACTAGATTTTCTAAATTACATAAGGTTTTATTTTGATAATATGAAACAAAAAAATTCAATTCAATTTATTTTAGGAACTAAAGGAATAATTCCAAGTGTTAACTCAATTTATAAAGCTAAATTAGTTTACAAATATGGACGACCAATCCCAACCTTATATAAAGATTCAGTTGCAACTAAGATTACTGAAGAAATCAATGAGCAATTGAGAATGATAGATTTTGAAGAACAAGCTCCATGGATATTTAAGAAAGATGCTGTCTTTAACTTAACTATTCAATTTATCTTCAAACAATCATTTTTTAAACGTGATCTAGACAATTTAATGAAGGTAGTACAAGATGCTATTTTTAGATATTTTAAAATAAATGATTCAAGGGTGATTGAACTTCATACATTTAAATCAATCCTTCCTAGTGCATCAGAAGAAAAAATTTGTGTGTCATTAAGTGAATCTACTTCTGAAATAAGATTTGATCATCTTGAAGATCTACCAATTCCGGACAAAATATTTTTAGGTGGTACTTGTGCTAATTCTACATGGAGAGATGAGTTAATTCCTGAGTTAGATAAATTAGGATATTCTTATTTTAATCCAATAGTCCCCGATTGGACGCCAGAGTGTCAAGAAATTGAAAAAAAAGAAAAAGATGAAAATTGTGATTGTCATCTTTATATATTGACCCCAGAAATGAAAGGAGTCTTTAGTATAGCCGAAATAATTGATTCAGCTTATACTGTTAGAGAGTCCAGTTTTGGATGTATGTTATTGGGAATCATGGGAGATGAATCTAATTGGGGGATTCCTCAATGGAAGTCATTAATGGCAGTATTAGATATGGTTAATCGAATTTCAGGTGGATCTAAAAGTATATCAGGAAAAGTGCTTAAAGAACCATGTGAAATTTTAGAATTTTTAGGAGTACCAAAGAAAAAGAAGGGCAAAAAATGAGAGGACATATGTCCTCTTTCTTTTCTCTTCATTTCCTTATTGATGTATGAATAAAAACAAAATAGTATGAAAAAACTTATTAACGAATGGATTGAAGAAAATCCAATATCAGAAGATCTATACTGGAAAGTACCAGCTAGAAACCAAATTAATTATGTAAGAGATGAAATAGCTTCTGGTTTATTAGAAGCACAATGCTATGTTATTTCTCAACATTGCAGTAAATCAGTAAGATTACCCGTTTATCAGATAAACTATAAAGGTTTGGAGATTATAATGAGAGATAATTTCTATGGATGGATTGTATCACTTAAAAGTGAACTCCCGCTACTCCTTGATCAGGATTTAATCTATTATGATTCTGGGATGGATGAAAAAGAAGAAAAAATTCCTAGTTGTTATTGTGAAGGTTTCGTAGAAGAATGGATTTATCCAAAATATACTGATCTTTGTACTGAATGTACATTTAGGGTAGGTGGAAAATATGAATTATGGACTCTATTGTATCTCTTAAGGAAATATTATGATAACAAAAAAAATTTTGGTAAATTACAATGACATACAATTATGATAGAAGATGAAATAAATTTTGGATGGAAAAGTTTGGGTGAAAATGGAATTTGGTTTAGTTATGAAACAATTCTAGTGGATCCAATCATTTCCGGAAATATTTTAATAGGAAATGAAACTTGTCTAGATAAATATAAAACAGTATATCTAGGTAAGTCTTGGAAAGAAGTTTTAATAAATTTACAAAATCCATTAATCAAGACCTACTTAAGGATAGCAAATATTAAATTTTCTATTGATTTAGATGATTATGATATGTGTGCAGATGGGTTTATGTGGTTCAATGCAAAAAATATAGAAGAAACAAATAAATCAATTAGTACTGATGTTTTTGGAACTTTTGTAACATTTTCACGAATAGAACATGAGTATATATCCAAAGCAATTAGTACAGGAAAATCAAAATGGAAATCAACAATCTATCAAAATGAAAAACTATAAACTTCCAGATTGGATTCTATCAGATGTAATAGATACATTAAGACAAGTTGAAAATTATAGATCAGAGGTGAGAGCTGGTAAAGAAACAGCACTAGATAGATCTATTAAGAACAGTAAAAAACTACTTGAGGGATTAGAAGAAGATAACCCTAATGATGAAGAAAATTAACTATCAGGTATAATGACTAAACAGGAATTAAAAGATTATCTCAAGAGTAGTAAACATACTGAAGAAGATTTAGATTTTATGTGGAATGCTTGTTCATCTTGGGGACACCCTAGAATCTCAAACTTATCTAAGAATGGACTAACTTGGAGAAATGTTACAATAAATGCCCTAAAAACATTACCTCTTGAATTTGAAAAAATGAGAGATAAAATATTTAACGAGGATGAGACAGACAACTAAATGCTTTTTAGGTCTCCATGAAATGGAAATCTTGGAGAAAGAAGAATATAGTGTAAATGCGGTATCTAATGATAGGGTGATTAGAGTAGTATATATTTATGTACTAAGATGTAAACATTGTGGAAAAATCAAATTTAAAACTATAAAAATAGATGGGGAGAGGTAAAATAACAGGTCGAAGGTTATATAAAGGAAAGAAATATAACCGATATTCAATAGATCAACAAAGATCTTCTGGTTTGGCTGAATCATGTGGATATCTGTATTTAGGAAATACAAATGAAAAAATATTTGACTTAGAACGACTAGAACAGAAAAATCCAAAAATAAAAGATGGAAAGAAAGGAATTCTTAAGAAAGTTCTAAAAAGAGATTCTGAAACATCCAGAATGAAACATAAAAGAAAAATCGGAATTAAAAAACTTAGAAATGCCCTAAAAAAGGAAACAATTAAAGAAATCACCGAAGATTTAGAAAACAATGAATAATAGATGGAAAAATATAATTAGTTTCTTAATAGCTTGTTTGTTGGCTTATCTGTGTGGAGTGTCGAAGACAAATTCATGGAGTATAATAAGTGATGCTCCAGCAAAAGATGTATACATTATCGGAGAAATGCTAATTGTCTTAATTAGTTCATTTGCCGCTTGTAGATTTTTTATAGGAATTTTTGATTCTGATTGAGTTTGATAAAATGAAAAAGAAGATACTTATTGCATGTTCTGTTCCAGTCTGTGGAATGCCAGAAGATATTAGAAGCAGATTTGATGAAAAAATAAAAGAGATAGAAGAAAAAGAAAATGTAGAAATTAAAATAGTACCAACTGAAGTCCTGAATGAAGAGATATCTTTAGATACCATCAAAGAAAATATTGATGAATTAGAAAAACAAAGAAAAATCTTAGAAGACGATACAAAAAGTTTAGAAAATAAACTCAAAGATAATAAACCATGGTACAATAAATTTCCTACTCATCCAAATAGAAAGAAGAAGTCATAGTGACTTCTCTTTTTTCTTCTCCTTTGATAACCTCATTAATGAAATGAATAAAATTAAAAATAATTATGAAAGAAATAATTAAAGTAATATTAAATTCCGATGATGGATATTTATATCAACTTTGTAATGATAAAATTGAAGTTGGTGATTGGGATTATTCGCCTTTAGGTTTGCCAAAAGTTCAAAAACAAACTTGTGAAGTAACACAAGATAATAGAGACTATGGCTGGAGAAAAATAATAGGAACAAATAATCCAAAACTAGAAACAATTAAAAAATTACCAAATGAAATAGATTTAGATGGAAGTTGGAAATATTCTGAATTAACTAAAAAATACCAAAAAATGTCGGTAGCTGAGGAATATTCTCATCAAAGATTAGTTGACATTATTGGAGGAAAAGAACCGAATTGGTTTGACTATGAAAATATGTTATACTTTACAGCATCTGATATAGAAGAAGCTTTTAAGTCTGGACAAATATCTAAAATTCCATTAGATCATAAAAATAGTAAGATAGAATTCGGAAAAAGTTGTGTAACTATTCCGTCAGATATATTTAATAAATTTGGTTGGTGTCTTCGAGTTGTGAATGGAAAAAGTTGTGTATGTATTCACGAAAAAGATAAAAATGGCTTAAGCACTTTTTCTAAAAACGACTTTATAACAGCTATTCCGATAGAAAACTTAACAAAATTATAATATGTTAGTAGATTTACAGATTAACTTTTCAGATTACTTTTATCCAAGAGAGATGAAAGAAATTCTTCAAAAATATGGAGATACTGATGGAAAAGAATGGGATAGCATCAAAGATTTAAGATTTTCTGATGTATCTGAAAAACTCCACAATGGTGTATATCAATTCTGGGATTTTAACGGAGAGTTTTTAATAGAACGAACTCCACAGAAGATAAAATCTAATTATCCATGGGAACCAGTTACTCTAAAAGATTATGTTAATTCTCCAGAAAATTATATAAGTTCTTATGGAGTTTGTGATAATTTTTGTCAAGTACTAGAAAAATATAAAAAATATTTAGAAGTACCAAATAGAAAGTTTGTAGTAATATTGCGGGTGATAAGAAAAGATTTAGAACCTGCCGATGGAGGATGGAGATGGCATAAATGGGGAGAATATATTGGTACTCAAAATCCCCAGATGGAGTACATTTATGATGAACCAGAGATTGAAAAAGTTTACGTGTATCATATTTATGAATTAGAGTAATGGAAATAAATAATTCTAAGAAAATAATTACAACAATAAATCTTTGCCAAGATTGTCCTAATTGCAAAATTCTTCCAGATCCAGATCCGGATGATTGGTTTTGTGATGATGATGTTAAGATATTTTGTACAAAGCTTAATAAAACAATAGCATCTTCACTTAGACCATATGAAGTTAAAGATATTAAAATTCCAGAAGAATGTCCATTAAATTAAATAAAATTATGATTAAACCAAGTATTCCTAAAGGAACTCGTGACTTTTCGCCGGTAGAAATGGCGAAGCGTAATTATATATTCAATACGATTCGTGACGTATATCATTTGTATGGATTCCAGCAGATAGAGACTCCTTCGATGGAGATGCTTTCTACGTTGATGGGGAAATATGGCGATGAGGGTGACAAACTTCTATTTAAGATTCAGAACTCCGGAGATTATTTTTCCGGCATCACGGATGAAGAGTTATTGAATCGTAATGCTGTTAAGCTGGCAAGCAAATTCTGTGAGAAAGGTTTGCGCTATGACTTGACGGTGCCTTTTGCCCGTTATGTGGTGATGCACCGTGATGAAATCACTTTTCCTTTCAAGCGTTATCAGATACAGCCGGTATGGCGTGCAGACCGTCCGCAGAAAGGACGTTACCGTGAGTTCTATCAATGCGACGCTGATGTTGTCGGCAGCGATTCACTGCTGAATGAAGTAGAACTGATGCAGATTGTCGATACAGTATTCAGCCGTTTCAACATCCGTGTGTGCATTAAGATCAATAACCGCAAGATTCTTTCCGGTATCGCTGAGATTATCGGTGAAGCGGATAAGATTGTAGATATCACAGTGGCTATTGACAAGCTGGATAAGATTGGTCTGGAGAACGTCAATGCGGAACTGAAAGAGAAAGGGATCAGTGATGAGGCGATTGCCAAATTGCAGCCGATCATTCTGCTGAGCGGAACCAATACTGAAAAGCTGGCTACACTAAAGAGCGTGCTGGCAGCCAGTGAGACAGGCATGAAAGGAGTCGAAGAAAGCGAATTTATTCTGGGCACATTGGAAACAATGGGCTTGAAAAATGAAATCGAACTTGACTTGACGCTGGCTCGCGGATTGAATTATTATACCGGTGCTATCTTCGAAGTGAAAGCGCTGGACGTGCAGATCGGCAGTATCACCGGTGGTGGTCGCTATGACAACCTGACAGGAGTATTCGGTATGGCCGGTGTGTCGGGAGTCGGCATTTCTTTTGGTGCAGACCGTATCTTCGACGTCTTGAATCAACTGGAACTTTATCCGAAAGAATCAACTGATAATTCTAAAGTATTGTTTGTTAATTTTGGAGAAAAGGAGGTAAAATATTCTTTGCCTTTGCTATTAAAAACAAGAGAAGCCGGAATTTGTGCTGAAATTTATCCAGAACCAGCTAAACTAGAGAAACAGATAAAATATGCTCTTAACAAAGATATAAATTATCTAGTAATAATTGGAGAAGAAGAAATAAATCAGAATATAATTTCTTTCAAAAATTTAGAAACTCGAAAGAAGATTCGATTTAGGGATATAAACGACATAATTAAATCCATACTATGGAATTGTTAGATTTAAAAGAATTTCAGGATGGATTAAGTAATGAAGATCATTTTGTATATTATAAATTACTTAATGATCTCAGGATATATCCATATAAGATATTAAATAAATGGAGTCATTCAATACTTAGAAACAAAAAAGATGAGCTAATCTATGAACATTATTCTTCACTGAAGATTGTATCAGAGAATAGTTTTTATAATCTTTATTGTAGGTTTTTTAATCCAATATATCTATCTATATCTTGCCTGATTGGTGGAAAAATAATTAAAAATAAAGATGGCAAAAAATTATATATATTTAGAGCAATGCTTTATTCAATTGATGACTCTGCTTATGGTACTGTGTTTGAAAATTTATCCTACCAAGAAATATATGATATAATTTATAAATTTTTAAATTGGATAGATTCAAAAGAAATATTAGATTTCGAAGAATTTATTAATTTTGGAAAATCTTTAGGAGGAAAGGATAATTCATGGTAAAAATAAAATTAACATTTCCAGATGGTTTTTCAGTAGAAGAACTTTGGGAAGAATCTAGAGCTCTAGAACTTGAAGGTGAAAATATAGATCCATACTCTGGATCAGATGAATTCTTTTATGTTGAAATACTAAGATGACTAGAATAAATTCAGGGATCTCCCCAAAGATTTTAACTGACGAACATTTGTTAGCTGAACATCGAGAAATAAAAAGATTACCTGCTCAATACCTGCTATCAGTGGCATCTGGATCTATTAATAAAATTCCAGATAAATTTTGTTTGGGAAAGGGACATGTTCTTTTCTTTATTAATAAACCATTGTATACACTAAATAGATATAAAGAAATAAGAGAGGAATGTTTGAGTCGAGGTTTTAATGTATCCGATTATTCAGAAAACTGGAAAGCATATCCGCCAGATATGTATATTGATAATTATTTTCCAAGTATAGAAGAAAATCAACTATTAGTGGATAGAATTTCTAGAAGAATTTTGGAGAGTTCAAAGAAACATTTTCACTATAAGTCTCAACCAATTACAAAAGATCAAGCTATAGATCTATTATATGATAGTACAAAAATTTAAAATTAATACAAAACATGGATATAGGAAGTGGTAATGGATGGCCAGAGTCTTCTTTATCTAATTTTTCTCCTCATCGATTTATTTTTAGAGGGGTTGAATGTAATTCTATGGAAGGACTTCTACAATCTCTTAAATTTCAATCAGTGGAGATGCAAAAAGAAGTTTGTAAATTAGTTGGAAAAACAGCTAAATTTAAAGGAAAGAAAAAGAAATGGTATAGAACACAAACCCTATGGTGGAATGGAGAACCAATCAAAAGAGATTCAGACAAATATCAAGAATTACTTGATGAGGCATTTCAAGAATTATCTAAAAATGATGGTTTCAGAAAAGCATTATTAGCTACTGGTAATTCTACATTATCTCACTCTATAGGGAAAATAAAAATTAACGAAACAGTCTTGACTAGATCAGAGTTTTGCAGCAGATTAACCAGAATCCGAGAAAACCTTAAGAATGAGAAAATAAATTATGAAAAAGATAAAAATAAAAGAAATAATAAGGAGAATTAAAAATGTGGAATGATACATTAGAAAAGAAAAGCAAGTATTATCAAGGGCTAAAAAATTATAAATTAGCACCAGGTTGTTATATAATACTTCATCTTGATGGTAGAGCTTTTTCTAGTTATACTAAAGGAATGAGAGTTCCTTTTGATGATGAATTTATTGATGCTATGAACCAAACTGCAATACACTTATGTAAAGAAGTTGGTAATTGTAAGTTTGCTTATACTCAATCCGATGAAATTTCTCTGATTCTATATGATTGGAATACAGAGAAAGATTGTATGTCAGACATGTGGTTACATAATAGAATATCCAAAATATGTTCTATAACAGCATCTCTGGCTAGTGTTAAATTCTATCACATTCTTTTAGAGAAATATTCTTCTAAAACAAAAAATCTAGAAGAACTTCTTAAGAAAATCAAAGAACCACAGTTTGACTGTAAGGCCTGGGATGTACCAACTTGGTGGGATGCTTATGCATGGCTTAGTTTTAGAAATATAGATTGTATTCGGAATTCTATAACCATGGTTGCTCAATCTGAATTTTCTCATCGACAACTAGAAAAACTTAATTCTGATCAAAGAAAAGAGAAATTACTCAAAGAAAAAGGAATCTCTTGGGAAAATGACTTTGATGATGGAAAGAAATATGGAAGATTTATTTGGAGAGAGGCAACTGAAGTAATTGGAAAAAATGGCCAGTCCACCATCAGAAGTAAATTCAATATACACCCAGGATTTCCACTAGTTGGAGAAGAAGGATTAAAGAATTTCGAAAAATTAAACTCAATACCTCGTCGAGAATGATAGATAATACTAAAGAGTATATAGCAATGCCAGCTATATATTTTAATGATGGGAGAAAACATCCTCTGCAAGAACCATATGGAATTAATGTTGGATATGTAGTTGCTGGATTTCGGCACCCCTACATCTTCGGAGCAATCGGGATACCAGAAAACGAAGAAGGAACTATTAATCCAGTATATGGTTTTGTAACATCTTATGGTCGATTTGTGGATAGACATAAAGCTGTGCCAATTGCAATTAGTTCTGGTCAATGTAAGGAAGAAGATATAAATCAATCTAGTGGTTTATTTTCTGAAGATATTTTTAAATATCAAGTATATTGTTCCGATAATGATGGAGAATTTTGAAATTAATCCCTCTGAAACTGGAAAATGTACATATTTATCAGAAATTCAAGAATACCTAAGAAATAAAGGATATATTGTAGTAGCAATACCTAATCTCTTAGGTGATTATTGGGATGGAATTTCAGATCTTAAATGGTGTTGGCATGTAATTTATAGTGATGAAGATACAATCCATGATATGTATGATCTTCGAGTCGATGAGAGTGAATTTAAATTTGAAACTTACGAAGAAGCTTTAGAAGAAGGAATAAATGAAGCTCTTAAAATTTACAAATAACAAATTAAAAAATATAAAAAAAATGACAGACAAATATTACATGACTTTTTTTGATGAACACGAAAAAGAAATTTTAGAGAAAATCAAAAGTGGGGAAAGTAATATGAAAATAAATTCATTACCCTGTATAATAAAAAATCCAAAAGAAGTTCTAAGAAAGAGAAGAAGACTGTGGACCAAAGAAGAAGATGAATTCTTACTAGATATGAAAAAGTATGGAATTCGAGTAGCTGTAATTTCAAAATCTATCCTCAGAACCGTTGCTTCAACTAATAATAGGTATAAACTATTATCTTTGTTAAACAATACCTATAATGAAGGACATCGAGAAGATAAATATAAATCAAATGAAGAATTTTGCAAAGTTTTAGGAAACGTTGATTCTATATTGGACGCATATAGTGGTATATCGTCCTATTGGAAACATCATTTAGAGTCCTCTGGGACATTTGTTGTAACTAATGATATCAATGAAAATATAAATGCAGCTTTTCATATTCCCGCGAAAACATTAGTAAAACGATTTAAAGGATTAGGAGCTAAATTTGATATAGTAGATCTTGATCCTTTTGGATCAGCTTATGAATGTTTTGACGATGCAATAGAAATCTGTAAGAAAGGATTAATTATGACTTTCGGTGATAAAATTGGAGTTAGAAGTAACAAAAATCTAGCATTAGAAAGATATAATTGTCCTAAGTATGATGAAGAAAAGATAATAAAATATTTTGTTTCTAGGGCTGAAAAGAAAGGAGTTAACTTGACAAAAGTTATTCATAAACATTGGAAACACACTTGGAGAGTTTATTTTAAAATCTGTAGTTAAATGGGATTAAGTACAATTATAATTATCAGTTCTGTTATTATTCTGTATGCTGTAGGGATGTATTGTCTTATTAAAGATAGAAATAAGGTTGCTAGGAAAAATAATAATATAATAGAATCTTTACATGAGAAAATTAAGAATATAAAGAAAGTAGAGGAATGTGATGAAATATTGGAAGAAATTGAGAAAAATTTTTATTCCTTAAATGATTTTGATAATAAAATTATAAAAGGCAAATATAGAGACATGTATTATTTTGTAAAAGGAATAAGATTTAATCTTTCTAAGGAGAATGATTTTTCAATTATTAATAATTAAATATATAAATTATGTTTAAAAATGGAATTGCATTAAACCAAAAATCTTGGTATTGTAAATTACTAAAAAAGATGTGGGGAACGGAGGCAAGTGATTTCAAAAACTTTTGCCCATTTTTCTGGCTATTAGTCGGATCTATTGTATTGTTACCAGTTTATATTATTATCAAACCATTGATATTTATACTTGGTAAACTATTTGGTATCAAATTAGTAACTATACCAAGAAAAGAAAAAGAGGCATTGGTTATAACTGTTGGTAAAATATCTAGTTATATATTTCAACTTGTGTTTACTCTTTTTATGAGTTTTATGATATCATTGATGTTAGTAATGGTTGTTCAAGTATTTATTGAAAAAATATTTTTAGGATTAGCGTTAGGAACTATAATCAAAATAATATTGTATACACTTGGAACATTAGCTATTATTGGGATTATGGTGTATTTCATCTGGTCTAATGAACTAGTTAAAGATTCTAAGAAAATTCCTTTAACTAATAAAGAACGAATAATAGTTGTTCCATATAAAATAATTTCTTCTCCAGTTCGTTTACCATATAACTGGTTAAAGAAAATAATGAAAGAGTTTTATAATAGAAGTTGTCCACTAATACATTGGAAATAATGATTACATTTATAATAGTTTTTATACTTGTCTATATTATAGTTTTATTATCAAAGAAAGTTAATAGTGATAATAAATTACTAATGACCGGTTTTATAACTACAATAGTAGTAATAGTGATTAATACAGGAACATATGTAGTTTCTTACAAAAACCTTTTTGGTGTAAACATTTACAATATTGAAAGATGTGATACATTAATGGTTAGAAAATACAAGAGCAAAGTTATTAAATTAAAAAATGGTGATGAATTGGAATATAAGGAAATAAATAAAACATTAGTAAATACTAGTGATAGCACAGATTATTGTATCAGACATTTCCTAGATGCTGATACATGTTTACAGCCAAAATGGATATTCTTATTTCCAAAAACATTAGATATAAATCTTTATAAAAAATAATGGGAAAACTTGTAGATAAATTAAAATCTTTCCTTGATACTGAAGAAGGGAAAGAGTGGGCAAGAAAATGGGGAGAGAAAAAGAAAAGAGATCAAGAAATTCGAGAAAAACAAATAGAAAGATTTCACAATCTCCCTAAACCAGTTCAACATAATTTTATTGAGAAATGTATTGAAAAATATTATTCAGATAAATATGTTGATAAGGAAATGTTCAAATGTGGGTGTGAACCAAGAGAAGAATTATTTTATCTAATATTGGATTACTCTAGAAAATATGGAATTGAAGTAGATATAAGTAAATTAAATGAAGATTTCTTAGCAGAAAGATATTTACTAGATTCTAAATATGAAATATCATTATACGTAGGACAGGGATCATTTGTTAGAATAAATATAATATGATTATGAAATATCTAGGAATTCATAAATTAATGTGGTTATTGATCGTAATTACATATACGACTATTGAGGGATTTTTATGGATAATTGGATGGATATTTTGTTTAATATGGAATTTTAAGCCATCATTTCCATGGTCATATATTCACTCAGCAGAGAATGATTTTGAGAATCACTGGGGTGGCTATTCATATTTAGACAAAACATATTTTGATACGATAGTGCGTAGATATTATAGAACATTTGAATAAATAAGAGAAGAGGGTTAATTCCCTCTTTTTTCTTTCTCTATAGCTTTAAGTTCTTATCTATGAGTAAAACGATTTCTCAGAGAGTTGCGATAGTGCACATCTAGGAATCATAAATTATATATAAAAATATGTGTAATACAACAAGAAGAATCGTCTTAGTGGATGATACTGAAATAAAAGATCCACTAAGATATTTTGGTGCTGGACTAGGAAGTGAAATATATACTCTTAGTCAGATTGATACATTTGATCCACAAAAAGTGGATACACTATTTAAAATCGGTCATGGTGATGCAGTGATGTTGATTGGTCCAAAAGCATTTGAGTTTTTAAGACAAAGATATCACTTCGGAATTCGTGGGGAGAACTATTATGATTGTTCTATTCTTAGACGATTGTCTATTGAGGGAGGAGCTTTTGTAAAAGTAATCCATGAATCCGAGTTTCCAGGACCTGATGTAATACAAGATTTTATGTCCCCCGACTTTTGTAAAGAAAGAGATTATTCTTACTTTATACAAAGAACAGTTAAGACCTATCAAGAATCTATTCCATATTTAGATTATTTCTATGCATTACCAATTGGAGAACAATTTGGTTTTGACTACGAAACTTCTGGGATGCCTATGGAAGTTAATTTTTGTATAACAGGTGCTTCAATTTGTACATCACTTAATGGTGCATTCTTATCATTCACTGATATTAGAAGAATGTGTACAGATCAAGAGTGGGAGGATTTTAAAACCAAGTTTAGAAATATAATTGAAAAACATCAAAGAAATATCTGGACTTTCAATATGCAATTTGAACAGCAAGTTACATGGAGAGAGTTTGGATTAGACTCTGAATTATGTGATGCTAGTGTTTATAATGTCTTAGATGGATTACATTCAAAAAATTATTCTCTTAAGTGGACTTCACAAAGATGTCTCCAAGCAACTGTTTGGGATACAGACTTTGATAGACTTGAAGAATTGTTTGATAAAATGTACTATACTATTGTTCAGGATCCTGCAATAAAAGGAAAAAAAGGACAAAAGAAAGTATTAAAATGTACTCCAACAGATTATCAAACTTCCCCAGAATGGCAGGAAATTTGCACTAGATATCCAAAATATGTAAAAGAATTTGAATTGCTTATTTCAGAACATTTTGGAAATCCATTCTTAAATATCCCATCAGATATCCTAGGATTTTACTGTAATCTTGATGCATTTTATACTTTACAAATTCATTTGGAAAATAAACATAAATATACTGATGAATGTAGAGAAACTTATCTAGATAATCTTCGGTTAGGAGCTAGACTTCATCAAGGTGGTATGTATAAAGATGAGGAATTTAGAAAAGCCTATGATTCAGAATGTTCAAGAATGATAGCTTATGGACTAACTTATGCAGCAACTGCTAGATGTAAGTATAAAATTGATAAACATAAAACATTGGCTAACACCTTAGATTCATATAATGAATTTTGTCGTATGTTACTTGACCGGTGTGAATTTCACAATGGAGATACAATCGAAATTGCAAAAGATATACTAGCTAAGAATATCGATTTAAATGATTCTTATGATACCGGAATTGATGAAGGAAAACTATTGCTAACATATGGTGAAAGTTTTGCTGAAGGTTTAGTAGATATAGTCAAAGAATCTATGGTTGAAGTAAAATTCAAAGGAAAAATTGATACCGGAATTCCAAGAAAGAAAAAAATACTAGGAGTGATTTCTGAAAAATTGAAAATATTCTTAGGACTAGATAAAATAGAACTTGGTGAAAAGCATACAGAACTAGAAAAACTATTATGGTATGAAAAAGCTTATGCAAATTTTCTATCAGTTTGGCCACAAATGCCTAGTATAGAATATATACCAGATGAAATATGTTTTGGGAAAATAAAATATAATCTTGATGAATATTCTGAAATGGTATTAAACACTTATTTTAAGTGTTCTAGTCCAATTGAAAGTGCTGAGATAACAAAAGAACTAACTGATTTATTTAAATTAGAGACTGTATTCTTGACTACAATATATTCAGGAATCAATAAACTACCTGATGGAAAGAATTTCTATAAAAATTTAGGAATTACATCAGTCGAGGAAGGATTCGAACATTTTTGTACTGAATATAAGATCTTTTGCGAAAACTTAGATAAAAGAGGAATATGTCATTGGCCAACAGGTTATCAGTGTCAATATCCTTTTGAACTATGGATAAGTGCAAGTGAGTTTTGGAGAGATCCCAGTGCTGATGATATGACAACTACCTGGGATAATTTTGATGGATTTACCAAACAGGCTACTTATTTTCCAGAAGTAGAGAAAAACTGGGAAGGAATGGCTACACCATATAATGAAGCAGATTTCCTTGATAGATTCTATTTTATGAGAAAAATGTTACTTCATATAATGTTAGCTAAAAAATATATGAAAGTAAAATCTACTTATATGAATGGATTATTCCTAGATAATGATAGATTAGAAATCGATACTAATATATTTATACCAACTCGTTATGCATCTACTCCTGAAGAACCCGGGGCAGTATTAAAGATGCACCCAAGATATGAAGTATTAAAAAAAGAAACAAAACGATGGTCCAGCCCGTATCATACCATTATCAGTCACTCTGATATTAAAAGTGTGATTAATTCTCCAAGAGGATATATGTTGAGTTACTTTGATATTTCATCAGCTGAAGTTAGAACTTGTGCATATATGTCCAAAGATCCTGTTATGATTCACTTATTCGAAACAAAACAAGATTTGTATATTCATGTGGCAAAAATCTATTTTGGAGAAGAGAGATGGAATAGTACTGATAAAGCATTTAAAAAACTATGGAGAGGTAGATTTAAAACTATCCTACTCGGTGTGATGTATGGAATGGGTGTTAAAGCCTTGGCTGGTAGATTAGGAGTAACACCACAGGAAGCTCAAGAACTAATTGATACTCTGTTTGGTCAGTTTAAAGTTCTGAAAAAATATATTGAAGAGAATATGGCATATCCAGAACAACATGATGGATATCTCAATACTCTTATGGGTGATACATTAAGAAGTAATGCTTGGAGATTTGTCAAAAGACCAGATGGTAGTATCGATAGATTTACTTTATCCAAAGTATCTAGACATGGAATTAATTATATAATTCAATCAGCATCGGCAGTATCACTAGCTCGTGGATTTTGGAATAATATTCGACAAGCCAGAAAAGAAGGGTTTGTACTTGAACCAATTATTGTAGTTCATGACTCAAACACAAATTATTTTCCAATAGAAAAATTGTTTGATATCAAATCGTTCTATGATAGAAACTTTACAGATTTTTGTGAACATCAGCTTCATGTTCCATTTCTGTTTGACCTATTAATTGGAGAAAACTATAATGATGCAGTAACTCTTAATCAGATAGATCAAAATACTATTAAATTAACAGGTAATGCACATAGTATTAATAAGATAATTTGGAAAATTGATAATGAAAGTTCTTTAAATATAGAATTGGATACTCCTAGAGAAAATATAATTCCAAATTATATAACTAATCCTATGCAAAGATTTATCTTAGAGAAAGGAACTTCCTTGGTTATGGATAAATCAGAATATACAGTTACTCTAAAAAGAATAGCATAAACAAAAAACTAGGGATTATAGTGAGAATTATAGTCTCTAGTTTTATACTTTTTTCGTTTCTGATCAAGATATATTCTTATATATGATGTATAATATAATTTTAAATTATGAAAAAAGAAATAATTCAAAACAATGGTGATATACCTGATTTAGATGTTTCAGATAAATATCTAGAACTTAGATTAAAATTTGATTATGTAAATTTAAAAACTGAAGAAGGTGTTCCAACAAACGATTATCCGTTAAATCTAAGTAGAGAAATCTATACTTTATGGGTAACATATCCTCTTGGGGTTTTAGTTAAAATAAGATTGGATAAGAATTTAATTAATACCAAGATTGATTTAATTAAGATAATTTGTAAAGCTTATCAAGAGATATATGAAGAAGAAATGAGTGATGGATTATACTCTATCTGGGGACATGGATTGGGAGATTTAGGTCTTAATAGGATTTATATAAGAAAAGATGGTACTATTAAATTAGGAGTTGACTCTTAATATAACAAAATTAACTAAATTTAAATAAAATTATGGTAGTAGACAGTATTAAACCTTTAATTAAAGGAACTGCTAAGGTATCCCATATCATTGGTGGGGTAGTATGGTATATATGCACAACTGATGATGGCAGAATGTATCAATTTCCTGTTGATATGAACAACAAAGAAGATGTTGGTGAAAATGCAACATTCTTAGGGGAATATGATAAACCAATCTATCTTATGAGATGGATACGTCGTGCTAATGAAAACAATACTTTGGAGGAAATAAAATAAATCACTATATTAAATAATTATGGAAAAGAAAAAATCATCTCAAGAAATTCTTGAAAATTATGCTTTGGGAAAAACTTCATTAAAATGGGTACCTGAAGGAGCTGAAATTTTAAAATCGATAGGATCTGAAGTAGTATTTGTAAGATTTACTAGAGAGAATTCAGAATCTAACTGGATTACTAATACATCTAGAGTATTCATAATATCAATTAGAGATTTTGATCCAATGACTGGAACATATCAAATCGTTTATAGAAGAACAGACGATGAATCTAAGGAAGCTATTGAAGAAAGGATTATCCCTGAAGGATTTAGTTTTAATAATCCTGAAAAAGATAATTGGATGAATAGATTTATACCCATGTCTCTTCATTTTAAATTAACTGAAGAAGAAATTTATTATCACCGTCTAAAAAATCTATATAATTCTAGACCTGGTCTACCTATTCAGAAAATTCAAGAATTGAAGAATACCAAACAAGAAGAATCTTTAGGATATCATAATTATATAGCTGCAGTTATTGATTCTGATGTCTCAGGTGGTCTTGGTTTGGGTATAATCTCTTTTAGAATCTATGAAATTACTACAATCCAGATGTTATCCAAAGCATGGAGTTTTGGGATAAAAGATAAAGATGGAAATTATTTCCCCATTAAATTTGAAAATAATCAAAATTCTGATGGAGTAGTAAAAAATTTCTCCGTTAATGGAGTAATAATTGGTGACTTAAAAATCATGGATATTGAGGATGAAAAAGTGGATGTAGATACCACTTCTGAGACTGTTGAAAATCCGGATAAAAAAGCTTAAAAACCTTATATGTGTAGACATAATAGATGAATTATAATTTATCATCTATGAAAAAAGCGTGTGATATAAGCGAAACTTTTAACCAGGGCAGTGGCCCTGGTTTTTTTATTTTTGAAAAAACCTTATGAGACATTAACAAATAAAAAATTATGAAAAAAGGAACAAAAATTTTATTAAAAACATTAGTTGGAATTGGCGGGGTTAGTACTCTAGTAATATTTCATAAAACTATTAGAACTATTTTGTCAGAGAGGTCTTACGAAGAAGATTTAAAAAGAATGGGTTTGATGAGACTTAAGACTGTACAAGAAAAAATTAAGTTTCTTGAGGATGAAATTGAATATTTAGGTGGATACACTTATTCATTTAGTTTTAAAAGTTTTTTTAGTGATCTGGAATTATACTTTAAAAAGGGATTTATAGTGGATATATTAGAAAATTTAGATAGTAAAAAGAGGGAATTAAAACTTATTGATCCTGCCGAAGAAGCTAAAAAATAAAGAGAGCTTTGGCTCTCTTTTTTTCTTCAAAACTCTGATGAAAACACTTCATAACCATATAGATGAAAGAGTATTAACTTAAACTTATAGCTATGAAATACCAAGTTAAACGATTTTCTGCTACTGGTAAATGTCCAGCTAGTGGATGTATTGAACAAGACACTAATGGGAAATGGAGGATAATTTCTAATAAAACTGGAAAATATTGGCCTGCACATTATACAAGTAAGGAAAAAGCTGAGTCAGCTCTTGCTGCATATCATGCTAGCCGTTAATGTCTATGAATTTACCTCGCTGTAATATATTATATTATAGTGGGGAATTTTCTTTTTGAAATTTAATAAAACTCATTCTACATAACCGGATAGCCTTGTTTGTGAATAATTAAAATAAATTCTATTATGAGAATAAATGAAGATGAAAATTTTCAACCCACTGGAGAAGAAAATTCTGGTGAGTTGAATAATGAAAAATTACAAAATCAAAATAGTAGTGATTTAACTGATGATCCTTATTTTTCCGAAGAAGATGATGAAGAGGATGAAGAAGACTATAGCGAATCTTGTCCTATAGTTGGATTCATGGAAGATCTAGTGATGATTTCACAAGAATCTAAGCCCTTCGGAATTACTTGGAATTTAGAAGATATGAAAGATTTTCTAGAAAAACGAGGATATAAAATTCTAAAGAGATATGACAAGGAAACTGATATCTCTTATGAGTTGGCTCTTAAACCAGATGATGAGATACCTGAACATTCTGATCCTGATAAATATAAATTTATACCTCAATCAGTTTTTGATAGAGAGTGTAGAGAATTATCCAAGAAACTTATGTTAAAATTATCAAATTGGATTGATAAAGATGACGAAAAAAACGGATAAGTATACAGTACCAGAAGAAATTCTTGAAAAACACAAGTTCGGAATTGAACTAGCAAGAAACTATTGGGTATTAAATCTTCCAACTGGAATAAGTGATGAAGATTTTGATAAAATTGAAAAAGCAGCTAGAGAAGATGGACTTGAATTGAGAGATTATGTATATCAGGAAATTCAAGGAACAAGATATCCAAATGCTCCATATATTACTAAAATTGAAAAAACTCAAGTACAAGGTAGTATGATGGAAGCAGTCAGAGAATTTACTGAACAATATCGTCAAACTTATGGAGAAGATATTTTTTGGATACCTAAATATGACGGATCTAGTTTAGCTGGATACTATGATATTACAACTGGTAGATGTATTAGAGTAATCACTGTTGGTGGTAGTAATCTTGGTTCAGACGGAATTGATCAAACTAAGAAATTCTCTAGATATTTTCCAGAATTACCTAATACCGGAATTTGTGCTATTCAGGCAGAATGTTTGATAGCTTTAGAACATGGTTTTGGTGAATCTAGTAGACAAAAAGCAAATGGACTTGTTAATTCCAAATATATGGAAGATCAAGTAGATTGTTTAGCAGGAATTAGAGGATTCAGATATTTCCTTGATCCATCCTGCCCAATGTCAATAGAAACTGCGAAATTATCCTATCGAGATATTATGTGTGGACTAGTTAGAAGAACATATAATATGTCTGGGGATTGTAAATTTTCCGGTGGATATGTAATGACTGTGGAAGATTTAGAAAATCTAGGGGAAGAAGTAGTTAATAAAGATATTTGGAAAACAGATACAGGAACTTTCTTAGTAGATGGTTTAGTAGCATATACTTATGGAGGAGTTTGTTTACAAGCACTAAAATATAAAGATGCAGGTAGAGGGGAAGCCTCAGAAGTACTTAGTATTAAATGGAATAATCAAATTACTAAAGGAAAAGATTCGTGGTCAGCCAATGCAATCATAAATCCTGTAGTAGTTAGAGGTTCCAAGTGTACTAAACCAACAGTTGGAAGTATTAAGAAAATGGTAGATACTGGTCTATCTAAAGGAGCTAAAGTAACTATTATTTTAGCTAATTCTACTATTCCACAAGTTTCTAATGTAATTGAAAAAGGAAACCTAGATTATGAATGGCCAACATGTAGCTGTGGTCATAAAATGGGACCTGATGATATATTTGGAGCATTATTAAAATGTGGAAATCCAGATTGTTCTGAAAGATTTGGTAGAATGATATCTTATTTGGGAACTTGTCAAACTTTCTATGACATTGATCTTAATAAATTATTAATAATTGATAGATTTAAATGGGAAGAAAAGACAGATCTTAGTGTAGTTATGCCAGATTTAGAAAAAATTATCCAGAATAATCTAGGAGCAGAAGAATTTAACAATTATCTTAAACAATATCTAAAAACTGATCTTCAAAAAAGAAATTTAGATTTAATAACCCTACCAGCATATAAATCATTATTACAATATGTTACAGGAAATAATCAAGGAATCATACAGTAATTCTATTTTAAAACAATATTTCCCAAAGGAATTTGAATATGAGCCTTGGGATAATGTATTCAAAAAAGTTCTGGAGGAATATAATATAACTCAAGAACAATTACCAACAATTTTAGATAATTATAATTTTATTTCAGGTGAATGTCCATCTAAAAGTATATTAGAGTATTTGATAAAAAGTCAATTACCTGATAGCCCACTATGGATTAATATATTTGAAATAGATTGTATATCAAAACCAGTTGGTTATCATGGATCTTTAGAAGGGTCCATAGAAAAAACTTATTCACTAAAATTACAATCAAAGGAAGTTCAATTAGATCTTGTATCATCTAGGTGGATTTTTAATAATCATGATGAAGTAGAAAAATTCATGGATCAATATAATAAAGATTATATGAAACTAGTCAATATAAGACAAGAATTTCCTATATCTTATATATCATGATAAAAAAAAGACCAGAAACTTATATTATAAATAAAAATATAACAGAAATTCCTGAGATAACTAAAGTATGTTTTAACATCCTAAAAAATAAATATGGATTTACTGCTAGAATGTCTGATTTCATTCAATTACTAGAAACAACTTTTTCTACAAAATTTGAATTGTTTGATCCTAGAACTTGGAATTCTCAGGAGTTCTTAAGTTACCTATTAGATAGACAAATTGATTTTATTAATGGGAAAGATATAGATTTAGCAGTTTTACATACTGATATATTAAATGTCTATCAATGGACTGGACCTGAACGGAAAAACTTCATTGAAGGCAATTTAGAAGAAAGAATTTGGGCAGTATTCTTAATAATTACAGATCCTGCTCATGAATTATATAACATATATACTAATAATCAATAAACTTAAAGAAGAATGATTGAAGTTAATTTATTTTCAGTACCTAGTACTGATTCCTCAGCTATGGTAGGTCGTTGTGTGGCTAGAAACCGTTTTAATAAAGATACCATGGGTGTTAGTGTTATGGAATTTGTAAAAGGATTCCTCAAAGAGAATCTAGATACTCTAGAAACCGCTATTGGTAATTCTGATCTAGTATCACTAATTAATTCAGATACTATTGGAATTTCTACCAAAGATTTTATGTCAATCCAGTATTGTCTAAATCAGATAGGTTATAAAGTATCCATTTGGAATGTAGCCGATGATGAAGAAAATTCTTTGGGAGTTCCGACTGGTGATGTAATTGAATGGAATGTAATTGATCATACATTTATCCAGAACGACTATCCAACAACAACTAAATTAATGCCAGCAACTGATCAAAACATTGCAGAAATTTTAAGACAAGTAGTAGAACAGAGTGGACTATTTAATCCAGAAAAATTTGATGGAATTAAAAATCCTTTCTCAGTATTACTTGGAAACCTAGATAAAGAGAGAGCTGCTTCTGGTAGAATTAACTCTTCTTTAGTAACTCAGATATACTCTTTGTTATCACAAATGGGTATTGAGATTTTCTGCGCAACATCTGAAGATTAATGACTAAATTACAAGACGATTTTTTAAATATTTATAATTCCCTCGTAGAGTTTTCTGAGATTACTCTCGGGGGAGCTCTTTCGATACCTATCTGTGTATCTTATGATATATCAATGAATTCTTTATTTTTTGAACAAAGAGGAAAAAAGGTAGGTTTAACAGTTCCAAATTATTATTCAGGATACTTAAGAAATATTAAAAATTCTTATTTATTGCCGAGAGATTATGATTATTTAATGGCAACATTATCTACTCTAATTGAATCTGGGGCATTACTTAGGGAAAGAGTTTGTGTATCTCCTGAACTGTTTGGTTTTGATGTTTATGAAACGAATTTAAAGGATATAAAAAATGGTCCCAAATTATTAGGTCAGATTCGATTTATATCCGGAAATTCCTGGATTTTTAAAATTATAACAAAATTAAAATATAAAAAGGTATTATGAAAAACTTTAACGGCACAATAATAATAACAGATCCGTGTTATATTTCTAAAAAGAATGGAGATTGGGGAAATTCTTTTAATTTTTATAATAAAACAATAAATAATGAGCTCGGATTCTCAGAATATTTTTTCGAAGATACTGAAGTAGGTGATTGGACATGTTCAACTTATCAAACTCCAGGATATATTTCAGATATCCCTAAATACATTAATGATATTGAAGATGCATTCTGGAAATACTTTAAGAATCCAACAATAGAGAATGAACTAAGATGTAATGATATATTGGAAGATTCTAATATTTTGGGAAAATTTTGTGCTGATTCAGGAATGACTGGAGTTTTCTATGAAAGTGAGATTCTTTCATATAATCCAAAGTTTTTTAAAAATATCGGAAATTGGTGTTATACCAAGATAGAAAATTTTCAAGGGCAAATAGATTTTATTTCTGACTCATATGGAAATAAACATTTTTATGGAGTTGGAAATATAAATTTTTTAACTATTTCAAATGATATTTAACATGATTAATGTAGGAATTAAAAATACGTCTAAAAATGAATTACCTAAGTATGCAACTCCTGGATCTAGTGGTATGGATATACGTGCTGATTTACCAGGACCTTATGTCTTGTTACCCTATGCTAGAACACTTATACCAACGGGCCTGTATTTTGATATCCCAGAAGGTTATGAAATTCAAGTCCGCCCTAGGTCTGGGTTGGCATTCAAGAAAGGAATAACAGTTTTAAATTCACCTGGTACTATCGATGAAGATTATAAGGATGAATTAAAAATTATCTTAATCAATACATCTAAAGAACCATTTACAATAGAACCTGGTGAAAGAATAGCTCAAATTGTTTTTGCGCCGGTTACTAAAGTAGAATTTACTGAAGTATCAGAATTAAACAAGACCAACGATAGAGGTGGTGGATTTGGACATACAGGAACTAAATAAAATTATTAAAAATGGAAAAGAAATACAATGTAATTGGAATTTACTCTCGAATTAATGAAATTATCACTGAAATTTTTAAAGAAAATGAAGATATTTCATTTGATAAAGATCTATTTGGGATAACTGATGGAAAATTTATAATAAGAGTAGATTTCTTTATTGAAGATGCTAATGTATCAGGTAAATTCTTCGAATGTGCAATAAACTCTTTCAGTAATAAGTATGAATTATTTATGGAATTAACCGAAGATGGAAAAGAAGATATAAAATGTTTCAACAATTCTGATGAGTTTTTAGATGGTATCGAAGCATATATAAAATCTCCTTTTGTTACTTACATCTTTGAAGAAGGAACAGAAATATCCAATTATAATAAAAGTTTAAAACATAATGAATAATTGGCCAGAAAAAATTTCTGAATTTATTGAATATCAAGATTCGAACTCAGGACAATTATTTCTTAGATATGGTAATTCTAATAGAGGAATGTCAGTTAAACTGGTTAATTCCCTCTTGGATGATCATAGTATACCTAGTGGAATTCAATTTGTTGGATGCATTACTAGAGAATTAAATCTTTGGACTGAACATAGGATATTATATAAAATTGAAAAACTATCTGATTCAGCTGAATATTTAGGAGAAATGATTACATCACTTGGTAAGATGATATCAAGATTGTCTAGAGCTGGTAATGAATTTGACATAGGTATTCAAGAATTAGATCCTACTAGATCAGACGGATATTATATATTAATATATGCCCTCGAAGAAATCTAAAAAGATAGAAGAAACAAAGAAAATTCTAGAACCTAAAGAAATAAGAAATATCTATGGGTGGTCTTGTATTGAAGAGGTCGCCCAAGATATTTGGTCTGGAATTCATAGTTACTTACTTAATGGAAATTTTGTTTTTGCTTACAGAGGAGTTGGTGATATTATGCAACTAGTCATAACTAAGAGATTACATGATCAATCTTATATGATTGGAATGATAACTCCTGGGTGGACTATGTTATTACCTAGTGTCCCAAAAGAATACTTACTGGATACAACAGTAACTGATATGAAAACAAAGAAAATTCCTGAGGAAGTAATTCAAAATTTTATAGAAATACTTAATATAACTTAGAATGAATATTTTAGCAATTGATCTCGGATTTGGAAGTGTAAAAGTAGCTTTTATTTCTCCAGAATCAGGGGAACTTATTTTAGATAAATATATAAGTGCAACAGCAAAATTAGAAGAGAAACCAGATGATTTAGATCAGGACAATGCTTTTCAATTAGCTGAAAATTATTATGTACTAGGAGCACAAGCATTAAAATTGCCAAGACAATATCTGATGCCATTATGTGACTATGAGACATTAAAGGTAGTTACTCCAATTTGGATTAATTTTCTAGTAAATAAATATCAAAGAAATCTTGGAATAACTTTTGAAAAAGTATGTATAGGATTAAGTTTAGCATATAAAGATAAAGCTGATGATTTACTTGAATATCTTGGTGAAGTTCTGATGCTCCCAAAAGAAACTTTTTTCTGTTTACCACAAGGAACTGCAGCAAAAGTAGCTTTAGAGGAGTATGGATTATCCTTAGATCCTGCAAAAAGAACCCAATTTAAGTTTGATTCATTTGTATTAGAAGATATTGGATCAAATACTATTGATATAGCATTAATAACTGGATCTATGTCATCAACAGCTTCTTCTATAGGTCTAGAAAATCAAGGAGTTTGTAAAATTTTATTTGATATAATTGATTATATATACAAATCTGCTGGTGTTCAAATAACTCCTGATGAAGCAAAGGTAGTTTTGGATACTGGAATTTTTAGAAGAAGAGGAAGAAACTATGATCTATCTGAGCAAGTAAAATTATTTTCAATTAAATATTTAATTGGAATTTTAGATTTAGTAGATACTAATCAAAAAATTTCAGAATTAATTGATAATGTACAGAGAATAATTCTAATTGGAGGTGGTGCACAACTTTGGAAAAAGTATTACCAAGAATTAATTCCAGAGATTGAGAAAAGAGGTTATCCTACTAATTTTTGGGTTACACCAGAAAAAGATGCTGAATATTTTAATGCAATAAGTTATCTTTTAATTGGAAAGAAAATTATAGGTTAATACAAAAGAGAAAATATTAAAATTTATATCTTAGGATGTAATTCTGATATTTTCTCTATTATTTTTTAATATAAAATTAATGTTGTCACGATGGGATAATATAAATACTTTGGAAGAATTTCAAAGATTTATAGATGATAATAATATTAAAAATCCTGCAGAATTTAAAAAACAATTTTCAGGATTGTGGTGCAAAGCTCAGAAATTGAAAATTTTAAAAACTATAAAATATCCTAATAAACTAAATAATTGGGATAATATAAATACTTTGGAAGAATTTCAAAGATTTATAGATGATAATAATATTACGTCAAAAACAAAATTTCAAAAAGAATTTGGCGGAGCTTATAATAAATCTACCAGATTAAACATTCTGAATAAATTATATTTTATAGAAACAGAAAATTATTATAAATGGAAAAATTATGAAGTTTCTGATATACAAAATATAATAAACTTGGAAAATCTCAGTTACACAGAATTTAGTAAAAAATATTCTGGATTAATGGATAAAATAAAGACTAAAAAATTAAAGAAATTTTTAGTTTTTCCATTAAAAGGACATTCTTGGTATGAATATAATATAAATACTTTGGAAGAATTTCAAAGATTTATAGATGATAATAATATTAAAAATCCAAGAGATTTTTCTAAAAGATTTTCAGGGTTATATAGTAGATTAAGTAAAAAACGATTCTGTAAAAAGATTAAATATACTGTAGATAATAAATTTGGTTCTTCTTGGGAAAATGAATTAATTTTATATCTTAAAAATAATATTTGTGATTTAATTTTTAAAGAACAGAAAACATATCCAGATTTGATTGGATCTTCTAATAAACCACTAAGATTTGATTTTCTATTAGAATATAATCAAAAACAAATTTTATTAGAAATTCAAGGACCACATCATTTCTATCCTATAAATTATAAAAGAATAAAAAATTCTTCTGAGTATTTTAAATTAGTTAGGAAATATGATATAAAGAAAAATAGGTTTGCTAGAAAGAATAATATTTCTCTTTTATATTTTACATATGAACCTAAATTATTAAAATATGGATATCCATATTATATATTTTCTTCAGAAAAACTAATTCTGAATGAAATTAAAAAATTATTAAATATAATATAACAATGGCAACAGTACAAACTAGGACTATAAAAGGTCAACTAAGTATAATTGGTAACTCTTTAGCTCAAGACCAAATATTACTATACACAACCGATGGAAAAACAGTTTCACAGACAGATGGTATGGTAACTCTTATTCAAGACATATGGGAAGAACTAAAAAATCCAGCAGGTACTTGTAAAACAAATAAAAAAGGATATTGGTATTGGGAATTTAATGTTACTGATACTGAAACAGAAAAGGATATCAAGATTAAATTTGAATGTCCTCGCCCAGAACCTGAAGTTTTTTGGGATGAAACTAAAAAAGATTTTGATTTCAAGGAAGGAAAGAACGATTCAGATTGGACAAAATATTGGAAAACAATCATGAGAAGATCAGAAGAATCCAAATATAATTCTACTAATGGTCTCCAATCCAAAGAAATAATCTTCCCGGGTTCAAAATACATCGATCAGGATGGGAATGAAGTAGAAATTCCTGAAACTACTATTACCAGAAGTGACCTAGGTGATATTAGTAATTTATTAGATGTAATTTACTAAAACAGAATTATAACCCCTGATTAACCTTATATGTGTAACAAAATTATATAAAGAAATATGATAAATACAAAAATGTTATACACATTAGGTGATATCACAATAATCCCTTCTGAGATTAGTTTAATCACAAGTAGATCACAATGTATTCCATTCATTGGAAAACTAGAAAATCCACAAGAAGGTTTTTATCCAATTATAGTAGCACCGATGTCATCTGTGACTGATGATAAAAATTATAAAACTTTTTGGGATAACAAAATCTCTTGTATAATTCCAAGAAATATTCCAGTAGAAAAAAGATTAGAATTGTGTAAAGAAGTTTTTTGTGCTTTCGGGATATCTGAGATAGAAGATAATTTTATAGATAATCAAAAATCTATTTCTGGGAAAATACACATCCTGATTGATATAGCCAATGGACACATGGACAAACAGATTAAGATTGGAAAGAAACTTAAGGATTTATATCAAGATAATATCTCATTAATGGGTGGAAATATAGCTAACCCAGAAACTTATTCATACTATAATTCAGCTGGTTTTGATTACCTACGTGTAGGAATAGCTGGGGGCAGTCAATGTTTAACTGGTACTCACACTGGTATTTATTACCCAATGGCATCATTGATATCAGATACATATGAAGTAAAAAGAAAAATTCCAGGAGCAACAACAAAAATTATAGCGGATGGTGGAATAGGTAGCTATTCTGATGCTATAAAATGTCTAGCACTTGGAGCGGATTATGTAATGATGGGAAAAGTGTTTGCTAAAGCACTAGAGGCTTGTGGCAGTATTTATGAACGACAGGCTCCAAATCCTGAAAAGTATGGAATAGATGATTATATAAACGTGCCTATCACACTAGATAGAGATGATTTAGGTTATGCTGAAATTCCAAAACCAGAAAAGGATGGCACCTGGGGATGGTATCGATCATACTATGGGATGTCCACAAAATTAGCACAAGCGGAAATGTTAGGATATACGGCAGATGAATTAAGTGATGCAAAGAAGATGCATAAATTTAAAACAGCTGAAGGTAGGTCTGAGGAAGTTTTAATTGAATATACTATATCTGGTTGGATAGAGAATATGGATTCTTATCTTAGATCATCTATGTCTTATTGCAATAGTTTGACATTAGATCAATTTAAAACAAAAGCTATATGTCAGTTAATATCTACTACATCTAGTAAAGGGATTAACGAAAAATAAGTTCAACATAAATAACTATTTATGGGAAAAAAGAAATGCAGAGGGATCGAGGATGAAGTTAATGAAATTCTCTCCCAGAGTGATAAGTTGTTAAATTTTAGACTTAATGTTAAGTGTAAAACTCCCAAACAAAAAGAACTTCTCAAAAATATTAATGAGAAAGAGATAACATTTATAACAGGATGTGCTGGAACTGGAAAGTCATTTATTTCCTTATATGCTGCAGCTAACTTGTTAAAGGAAGATAATGAATTTAAAAAGCTTATCTTAATATATCCAGTTGAAATAGCTGAAGGTGAAGATATTGGTTTTCTTAAAGGAACCTTGGAAGAAAAACTAAGTCCTTGGGCAGAACCCGATCTTTATACTCTTGAAAAAATATTTAATGCTTCTGGAAAAAATGGAAAAGAAATAGTCCGAAAATTACTAGAAACTGGGATGATAGAAATAAAAACTGCATCATTTCTTAGAGGATGTACTCTAGATAATTCGATTGTAGTTGTATCAGAAAGCCAGAATTTTGGAAAAGATACTTTCTTAAAAATTCTTACTAGAATTGGAACTAATTCTAAGTATATTTTTAATGGTGATGAAGCACAAGAGGATTCTGTTAGTATTAAAAAGGGAAAAAAAGTTAGGGGTCTAAGATATGCAATAGATCGCTTAAAAAGCATTCAAGAAGTGGGAATAGTAGAATTTGGGATAGATGATATTGTCAGAAATCCACTTATCTCCAAAATTTTAAATTCTTGGGATGATTCACAAAATCCTCCAGAGAAAAAATAATAAAAACTACATATATGAGACCTTGAAAATCTTATATATGTAGAAAAGCCCTCATGGTGAAATGGTAGACACGTTAGATTTAGGATCTAATATCGAAAGGTGTGAAAGTTCGACTCTTTCTGGGGGCACATTGATGAAATATAATGAAAAGAATATTAAAAATTTTATTGTTCTTAAATTAAAAATAATGAAAATGGCTCGATGGCGAAACTGGTAGACGCAAGGGACTTAAAATCCCTCGGGAAGAAATTCCCATACGGGTTCGACTCCCGTTCGAGCTACTCTTATTGATTTAAAATTACTATTGTGAGAAACAGTAGTAATTTCTTTTTTTTTCTTCATGATCCCCTTTATTAACCTTATATATGTGAAATATATATTAAAGATATGAAACTAATTAAAATTAAAAATTTTAAAATAGGTGAAGAAATTATAACAGATTCTGGAAGAAAAGGAATAATAGTAGACGACAATTGTCCAGATTTCTTTTCAATAATGGCTCTATTTGAGGATACTGATGTATTATTCTTTGATAAAAATGGAAAATCAGAAAATAATGATATCTCAATTAGTTCTACCTTTGAAGAAACTGACTTTAATAGGTTTGCTGAAATTATAGAAGAATCTTTTGAATTAGGAGATATCCTTTGTATCATGGAAAGTAGAAGCTCTTTAGAATTATACAATAAAACTGATAATTATATGTGGATTATCATTTATGGAGGTTTGCAGCGGATTGATATGGAGGCAGAAAAAATTAGAATATTGAGCACTTCAGGATACTGTATTGAAAGTGATCATACTTATTGTAATGCTTTTAATGTAGTCTGGGGAGATATTAAAGATACTTCTTTAATTAGAATGGCAACTGAATCTGAAATTAAGTTATTGCAACAACGATTAAAATTATGAAATTATTAGTATTTAAAAAATTAGCTAGTAAGTGGTATATAGATTTACCAGAGTGGAGCGGATGTGTGGATGAACTAGAGATGGTCTCTGGTGCTGATTTATTATTAGAATCCATTAGTCCAGTTACACTAGAAACTAAAGCAATTAAGCTCTACGAACCTGGTGAAGATCCTGAAATATATGGAGAATATAATTGTTATACCCTGACTAAATTAAAGGAAGATGATTGTGGTGGAACTTATATGGCAAATACTCCTGGCTATAAAGGAGAAGTTTGGTTATGTAATGTTACTAAAATTGTGCTTGGTGGATTTCCAGATAAAATATTATTTACATCTAATTTTGATAAAAAAGAAGGAATCCAACCAGATACTACTAAGGCAGATTATTTATTAGAAATAGAAAAATTTGCAAAGAAACTGGAAGGTAAGGAAATTATTTACAAGAATCATATACTTGCAACTGTAGCTGGTTATCAGGGATCTTGGATTATTCTTGGATTTAATGATCTATCTGGTTGTATAAAAGAATTTTCTCCACATATAAAATATGTTAGAGGATTCAAATCTTATCGGTTTGCTAGGATGGAAGATATATTAATAAAAAAATAAATTATAATGAGAATAGCATCATTAAACATTTCAGAGAAAATTAAGAAACTTGGTTTTATTAATATACCCTGTCAATATTTCTATAAAAACTCTGAATTGAGACCTGTTGGTTCTTCATATCCAACTCAACCAATAACAGATATTTGGATAGATACAAATTGTTTAGAACAAGATAATCTATGTGATGCTCCATACCTAGAACAAGTTAGAGAATGGATATATACAGAGTATAAATTAAGTGTAGAACCATATTCTATCTGGGATGACTCTGAGAGAGAATATATTGGATATAATTATAATATACGAAATAATTCTCCAAATAATAGTCTTAAATGGTATTGGGATTGGAGAGTAGTTGATAATAATATATTTAATTCTTATGAGGATGCTATGGAAGCTGGTCTAAACTATGTTATTACTATATTAACCACTAAATTTAAAAACGATGATAATAAATAATAATAATATCTTCTTAAATGCAGAACAAATAAAGAAACTAATTTCACTTGGCTTATTATTAGAAGACTGTGAATTTTATTTGTACAAATTTACTAATAATAAATTTAACGAGAATGGAGATCTGATAAAAATTGATGATGATTTTTATTATGAAGTAGAAGAACGAGGACGATTTGTCATAGGTCAAGAAAAGAGTCAGTCGAGTTGGTATGAATGCACAGAAATTATTCCAACCTTAGATTTACAGGGAGTTCTTAAAGAAATTTCTAAGATTAAATATAGTTCCTTTGGATTTCCAATAGTACAATTATATTATGGATATAATGACGGTCTTTGGAGAATATCATTCAGAAATCCAGAAAAATTTGAAAATCCTGGAATAAAAAATAAATCACCACTACAGGTTGCTTATGAAACTTTAATATTTTTATTAGAAAAGAATGGAAAAATTTGAAATATTTTGTGCAGGAGATGTATGTCCTCTTAAGGAAAATTGTAGATTAAACATTGAGAATATTCAAGAAAATCAAATAGAAAAGTTTACAGGTACTCTCCCCAGTCAGTATGATCAAGATCAGAAGACTTGTTGTAAATTCAAACCAATTATTTATCCTAAATTATATGGGTGGCTACAAAAAGAATTTTATTATTCTAACCACCCTAAATACAAAAAATATTTTGAGGAATGGATCTCAAACATAACCATAGATCAAGTGGATGGGTTTGAGAAACAAATGATTGGACAAATAGAAAAATCTAAAGTATATAATGGATAAATTAAATAGATTAGAAAGATTATACCCAAATAAATTAATAAAAGATTTTGATGAAATTATTGGAAACGTATTTGGCTTTCTAGGAAGTTGCATTAAAGTTCATGGAACATTATGTTTTGAAGAATCTGATAATACTGAGATGTTAATTATTGATAAATCTAATCTTAAATTAGAGAAATTTAAATTAATCAAAGTAGAATCTGATACTTCAAAAAATATTAGTATAACTTTACGAAGATTAGAAACAAGTGAAGAAATAACACTTTTTCTCTATCTCGATGAACAATATAAATTATCATCAGATAATATAATACAAATTGTACAATTTATAATAAAATATAAAAAATAATGAACATAATTGAAAAATTTAAGAATGATATTGTTGTATCTAGAATAGATAATCTAACTAAATCATCTACCTATGAGATAGTAATTGAATGTGATGCTAATGATGGAGATTACATAACAGATTCATTCACTATGAAAAAAGATGAATATGAAAATGATATTCTTTTTCAATTAGTTATAGCTTATGTATCTAGTTCAGGTAGAAAATTCAGAGGAAATATATGGGAGGCATCATATGGTAATCATATTTGGGAAAATAAAGATTTACCTTGGTTGAAAAATTATGTCTCAGATAAAAATCTATTAATTTATTGTGGTGCAATAGATGATAGATGCCATTCTATTGTAGACATAGAAGTATCTTATTTTGATGAAAATGGAATAGAATATAATGTTGAATTACCAGACTTAGATACTTATTTTGATACTAAAAAAGAGATGATTTATTATTTAAACAATCTGTATGAAAATAGAACATAAATCTATTTATGAAGAAAGAAGATTTAAGGATCGTTTATATGGGTACTCCCGATTTTGCGGTGGAGGCCCTGCGTCAGTTGGTAGAGGGTGGTTATAACGTGGTAGGCGTGATAACGATGCCCGATAAACCGGCCGGACGTGGACACAAAATTCAATATTCTCCTGTCAAGCAATATGTACTCGAACAGAACTTGCCGTTGCTTCAGCCGGAGAAACTGAAGGATGAGGCTTTTGTGCAGGCACTTCGTGAGTGGAAAGCTGATCTTCAGATTGTGGTTGCTTTCCGTATGTTGCCGGAGGTGGTCTGGAATATGCCGCGGTTGGGTACTTTCAACCTGCACGCTTCGCTGCTTCCTCAGTATCGGGGTGCTGCTCCTATCAATTGGGCGGTTATCAACGGCGATACGGAGACTGGTATCACTACCTTCTTCCTGCAACACGAGATTGATACCGGAAAAGTGATTCAGCAAGTACGTGTCCCCATTGCCGACACGGATAATGTGGAAGTGGTGCACGATAAACTGATGATCCTCGGTGGTAAGCTGGTGCTCGAAACCGTGGATGCGATCTTGAATGATACGGTGAAACCAATTGCTCAGGAAGATATGGCAGTGGTGGGCGAACTACGTCCCGCTCCGAAGATCTTTAAAGAGACTTGCCGGATTGACTGGAATTCTCCGGTGAAAAAGGTGTATGATTTCATTCGTGGTCTGTCGCCTTATCCTGCTGCATGGAGTGAGTTAGTCAGTCCGGAAGGAGAAGCGGTGGTGATGAAGATTTTTGAGAGTGAGAAGATTTATGAGGCACATCAGCTGCCTGTCGGAACAGTTGTGACAGATGGCAAGAAATATATAAAGGTGGCTGTGCCCGATGGATTTGTTTCTGTCCTGTCTTTGCAGCTTCCCGGCAAGAAACGTCTGAAGACCGATGAATTGCTTCGTGGATTCCGCTTGTCGGATGGGAAAAATTACAGATTTTCTCCTTTTAAAACCCCTTAAATTCTAATATATGGATAAATATATTCGGGATGTAGTTCAGTTGGTAGAATGCGTGCTTTGGGAGCATGTGGTCGCAAGTTCGAATCTTGTCATCCCGACAACTTAAATAATTTTTTGGTTCCGTAGCTCAGTTGGATAGAGCAACGCCCTTCTAAGGCGTGGGTCTTGCGTTCGAATCGCAACGGAATCACGACATTTATTAACTAAAAGATCAATTGGGACGGTACCAGAGTGGTCAAATGGGCTTGACTGTAAATCAAGTGTTTCGGCTTCGGAGGTTCGAATCCTCCCCGTCCCACAAGGCTTGATAACCTAATAAATGGAGATAAATAAAAGTTTAGGTGATATCGGCTATAAACGTTTGTGAGGAAAGTGAGATATCGTATGACTTGACTGAGAGTAAAATCTTGGAGAATGGTTGAAACCCTTCGCAATTAAATTAAGTATGAAATATGACTTAGCGTTTATAATTTATCTTCAAAAAAAAACAAACTTGACACACAAGGGCCCATAGCTCAGTAGGTTAGAGCAGCAGACTCATAATCTGAAGGTCGGGGGATCATACCCCTCTGGGCCCACAAATTTAACACATAGCGCTTCGGCGCTTTTTTTTATTTCTTCTTTGAGATAAAAAAGAAAAAAAGAAGAGCACATGCTCTTCTAATTTATAGTAATATCATACTGAACTTTTAAGTATTTCTTGATAAAATCATAAGCTAACATATATCCTTCTAATCCAAAGTTACAATATCGTCTAATAGTTGAATATGTATATCCAGACTGTTCGGCAGCTTCCTTAATTGAATCAAATTTCTTCCAGCCAGAAATATATTTCCCATAACCTGATTTCCAAGAATAATTAATCTTAATAATAGATTTAGTTCGTGTATCATAAGTATTAGTACTATCTCTATTTAGACAACATCTAATTTTAGATAATTCCAATAACTCATTATAATCTTTCTCAGAAAAATATCTATAATTTCCAGGAATATCAGTTCTATTCTCTATCGAATCTTTAATTTCATCTCTAGATTCTAATGGAATATCTGATAGTGTTATTTTTTCAAATACTTTCTTCTCTGCATCCCAACTTCTCCAATGAGACCAACCAAAGAATTTAATAAAATTAATAATATTTATTTTATAAATAGTTACTTTTGAATCTGGATCTTCTTCTTTTGGAAGTTCTTGTTTAGGGGATTTAATTATTTCAGTAGATACATTTCTATAATACTTTCCCCCACCTGGTTGAGTATTAAATCCTTTTTCTATTGTATCGTATTGTTTTATATAATATACTTCCCATCTACTTATCTGATCTTGAAGTTTAGTTAAATCTTCTTCCTCAATTTCCCTTAGGACTTCTCGTTTGAAACCCTCAGGTCCATATTTTTGTCTAGAATCTTCTAACTTGACACCAGCATATTGACGTGACAAATTGAAAAATGCAGAATATCTTTGTTTCTCATTTCTTGTTTGACCAATATATTTTTTTCCAAAATCCTTTCCTGGAACTACACAAGTCCAGGAATATATAATAGCATGATAGGAGTACATATAATTAAATATTTAGTTAATTATTATTTCGAATATTTGCATATTCTAGTACATTAATTAAGCGTTTAGCGGATAAGGACAGAGTTTTATCGATTTTTGAGAAAACTAGGTCTCCGCCTATAATCATCTCAAAGCCTAATATATGAAAGAAAAGATGAGTGTTAGTGTGCAGGTGCTACTGGTGATGAAGCTACAGTAGATGGTTCGATTCCATCCCACAGCATTAATCCTGGAGATATTAGAATAAAATTCTAGTATTTCCAATTTTCTTTTTCTTGTAATTATTGGGATATTACAGGAACCTTAGACATATTAACAAATAAAAAAAATTAAAATTATGAAAGATTTAGAATTAATAAAATTAATCGAAAGATTAAATGACTTAAGTATACAATATTCAAAAAATAAATCAAAATTATCTATTTTTGAACAAACTATTGAAATAGAATTACTTAAATGCAACTTGGTAGGAGATCTAAAAAAGAAAGAAAAATTACTTAACCAAAAATCTAATAACTATAAAAAGTTTATAGAGTTAGGAGAAAAAGTAATGATCCTAATGGAGGAAGTAATCGCAAAAATTCACAATGAATTTGGCACTGAACTTGGAAACAAGAGCTATGAAGTATTAGAAGTTATAGGTAATTCCTTAGAAGAGATAAAAGATGAGTATACTAAAGTCAATGTGGAATTAGTAGATTTTATACAAGTATAACAACTATAGTGGGAGAATAAATACTAAATTCTCCTAGACATATTAACAAAAAATAAAATAACAAATTATGAAAACAATTAAAGTAACCAGATTTACTTATTATAGTAAAATAGGAAAAGAAATTGCAAGAGATGTGGTAATGGACTTATCAGAAATATTTCCTAAAACAATACAATCTTGTATTGCAATTGGAGAAAACGAATTTATGGTAGTAATAACTACTGGAAAAGAAGAAAAATATTATAGTAATATTAACATCAACAAAATTATTAACCTCCTAAAACAAAAAATTAAAGTAGGAAGAGGACAAAAAATCGAAAAACTAAATTTCATTCAAAATTTATCAAATGAAGAGATTGGTATACTCGATGTAAGATTTGGTATAGCAAAACCTATTCTTTATGGACAGGGAATATCAGTACAATTTAAGAAGGGAACTAGAACTAAAGATAAAATAAAATCTTTAGAGATTATTCACAGAAAAATTGAAAAAATTATCTATACTGATTTACAGCGAGGTAAAATTACTGTTCATTTAAGAAAAATTTTAGATTTTGAATCTAAAAGAAATCTTAGAATTAATATTCTTCATTCTCACAGATTTTTAGGTTTAGGTTTGGGAAAATTTCGCGGGATGTTCTCCTTATTGGCTATGGAGGCACAATTATTATTAAATGAATTAAAGAAAATGGAATTAAAAGTACCAGAACCAAAAGAACAATCGGAGGAGTAAAATCCTCCTGACATATTAACAAGATATAAATAACAAAATGAAAGAATTAATGAAACACACAACAAGTAATCAAGAAATTAAAATTGAATATAACGAAGATAATATCCTTAAATTTCAATACTTAGATAAAGTATACAAAAATGAGATTAAAGAAATCTTTGGAAATTCAATAGAACCAAGAGTAGAAAATATTCATGGTAAGAAAATAATAATCATTAATCTCCTAAAACAAGGAGATTTTATATTTCCACTACATTGGTCACCAATTAAATTTAAAAGTTGGTTAAATGAAAAAACAGGTGGGCGGAATATTGGATTATTAAGAAATAAAGTTGAAATAGAGAAAAAATATTTTAAAGAGTATCTTCAATCTTTATTTTAAATATAAACAATCCCAGGAGAAATCCTGGTGACACAGGGAAATATTTCCCAAATAACAAATTAACAAAGAACAAAATTATGAAAGAATTAGAATTATTTAAAGAACTAATTATTCCAAGAGGATATGAATTTTATTCTGTTAGGAATGGCAGAATAATTATTATGAGAGTAGAAGAACCAGAGGAGGAAATTAAAACAATCCACGGTAATATTATTGGTGAAGCATTGGTTTGGGATCAGTGGGGAGAAGAATATCATAAAAACAAAGTTGGTGAGGCATCTCTTAGAAGAGGGGATTATATAATCTATCTCGGACAAATTATCAACACAGATGATCCTAATACCAGAGGAACTGGTGATAAATACAGAGACGTCAAAGTAGGAGATATTGTGAAGATAAATAGACTTGATCCTTATGCTCACGCTATTACTAAAATGATTAGTAAAAAAACTGGAAAAATAGTAGATAGGTATCTACCAGATAAATTTAAGTACTTAATACTTAATGAAAAAACACTCGAGGAATATAAACAGAAGGGTTATAAAGTGGTAAGCTTAGAATAACAACTTGAGGGGATAATATCCCCTTGACATATTAACAAATAAAAAATTAAATAAAATGAAAAATTTAAAATTAGTAAAAAGAACAGAACTAGCAGAATGGTTCGGTGTTACCCCAGAAACAATTACTAACTGGGGGAAAGAAGGAGTATTAACTGAGATAAATATAAAAGATAAAAAAACAAATATAGCTTATTATACAGAAGAATCAGTTAATAAATTAATCGAAAAATTTCCATGTATTGTGGAAGTTGAGAGAGAAATTGAAAGGTACAAAGATAAGTGCCTTTACATTAGTGCCCTAGAAGCAGCAGAAATGCTTGGGACTGATGAGGATGGAGTAAAGTATCTAATTGATTGTGGAATACTGGTTGAATCACAGGAAAATCACATGATCTTTAGAGAAACAGTAATTGAATACTTGAAGTATAATGAGAAAGATCTGGAAAGAAACAGAATAACTTCTCTACTAGAACTTCGGGATATAGTCAATAAAGAGAAAAGTGAACTAAGAGAATATCAATGGTGGTATAAAAAAGAGATCTCCAGTAACTCAGTTGTAATGAAAAAATTACTTAAGTTATTAGAGATCTGCAAAACTAGCCCAAGTTGTTCGAAAACACATGGAATAACAAATCTTTGGAAAAAAGATAATATCGAAGATTTACTCGATGACGTTAGTCAATTGATCAAAGAAATTCCAGAAGAAAACAAAAAGATCGAAAAACTTGAAAAAGAACTTCAGGAAACTAAAGACTTTTTAAGAACAGAACAATTAGAAGTTTCTAAATTAGAAAGAAAACTGAAGAATTACGAAGAACTTAAAAAAGAAAAAGAAAGGCTAAGAAAAATATTAGCCACAAGAACTGAAGCGCAGGAAGATATTGATTTTTATCGTATCATAGCTGAAAAATATGAGAAAGAAAATAAAAATCTTTCTGATCAAATTCAGCTAATCCTAGAAAATTCAAAACCATTAAATGAAGTAAAAACATTAGAAAACAAAATCAAAACACAGGAAAAGACTATTAAAGAACTTTCCAAAGAATTAAATTTGATTGTAGAAGAAAATGCTATACTTCGGGATGAGAATGGAAACAGTTCAAGAAATTTAAATGAAAAAACTATTAATCATTATAATAACCCCAAGAAAATAAAGGGGAAATTAGGTGATAATAATCTTTCACTAAATTTCAAAATCAGAGAACTCGAGTCTAATAATCAAGCATTAAACAGAAATGCTAAAATATTAGCTGTCGAAAATAAATCTTTGAGAATAAAATTAGGTAGGTTGACAGGGAAGCTGAAAAAATTCAGTGAATACTATCAATCTATGGATGAAAAAGAAAAAAGTTATTGTGCTGATAATCAAGAATTGAGAAAAATCAATTCTAAATTAGTGAATTCTAATAAAAATCTGAGAAAAGAAAACGAATATCTCAGAGAACATAGGGGTTCAAATAAACAATCAGAACAAAACCAAAGTGAATCAAAAAATGACGAAGAGTGTGGTGGTAGACGGAAGTTTTTCAAACCTCCTAAACTTGAAAACACAAAGAAAAAACTTTTTGAATTCAAAAAACCAAACGGAAACAGAATGGCAGTGTTAGAAAGTACATTAAAGATGGCTCAAGGAGCAACTTTAATGTGTGCTGGAACTGCATTAGTGGCAGGCTATGCTGCTTTGTTTCTTGATTTAAATTTAAAAAAGAAAGGGGAGTAATATCCCTTTTTCTTTTTTTTTCTTGCTGTAAATGGAATCAATAGAGATAAGAAGAGGCTCCCGCCTTCGTTCGTCATTCTTCCTCACTACCCCACCATCACTCCACTTCGTTTCGTTATCCAAAGCCTCTTCTCTCGGAGCAACGTTCACCCACGTTCCCTTCTCCGTTACTCCTTCGTCGTAATCGGGAACTCTTCGGGGATTCACTCAAGGCTCCGCTAATAGAAAATTCCATCTATCTTTGAGAACAAAAAAAGTATCAGTATTGTTTTATTTAGCAATATCCTAAGTTTCACAGAAAAAAGTATCAAAACTCTCCTCTTTTCCCTCTAAAACCTGAATAATGAAAATAACAATTGATTCCATTTACACCCAACCGTTGGGTGTAAATTAAACTGGAATCTGTATTGTATATATGAATAAAATAATATAGTATGAATAAAATAATTATTGAAGTCCCTGATTATGTAGAATACATATCTCAATGGGCAGAATATCAATGTCCTCTCGGACATTGTATAATAGATAAAACAGTAACAGGCTGTGGATTTACAGAGTTTTGTTTAAGGAATAATGAAAATGTAATCCTCTGTTCTCCCCGTAAAGTTCTTTTAGAAAATAAAGAAGGACAACATCATAAGAAAGGAAATTTTAACATTCTTTATTTAAGAAATGACAGTGAAAAGATAATAGAGTTTGATAAAAGCAGTGATGATAGATGTAGTGATGATAAGGATGATGTTTCTAATAATTATTCTGCAGTTTTAGATCTTAAAGAAAGAACTTTATCTCATTATACTAATTGCTTAATGAATCTTCAGAAACCATGTAAGATTCTAGTAACTTATGATTCTCTTAAATATATTTTAGATGCATTAGGATCATCAATAAATAATTTTAGGGTAGTTGTAGATGAATTTCAAAGTATATTTTTAGATTCATATTTTAAAAGTGATGTGGAATTAGATTTTGTAGAGTATCTTAAAGATTGTCATAATGTTTTATATTTATCTGCCACTCCGATGTTGGATAGATACTTAGATCAGTTAGATTATTTCCGAGATCTTCCCTATTATGAATTACAGTGGTCTCCTAATTATGTAGAGAAAATTAAGGTGCAAAGAAAACAAGTTAAATCGTTGGTTACTGATACGGGTAAGATAATACAAGATTATAAAAATGGTAAATTCCCTCAAAAGATAGATAATGAAGGAAATATCTACCTGAGTAAGGAATTAGTAATCTTTTGTAATAGTGTTTCTATGATTACTCAATTAATTAAGAGAAATAATTTAAATTCTAATGAAGTAAATATAATATGTTCTAAGACTCCTAAAAATGAAAGAAAACTTAAAAAAATAAAACACACAATAGGAACTATACCGCTTGAAGGACAGTCTCATAAAATGTTTACCTTCTGTACCAGAACAACATATTTAGGAGCTGATTTCTATTCTCCTTGTGCTAGTACTATAATTCTTAGTGATGCTAATATAGAGTCAATGGCTCTTGATATCTCTCTTGATCTCCCTCAAATCATTGGTAGACAGAGGTTAAAGGAAAATGTATTTAAGAATGATATAATTATTTTCTATAAAACACTTCGAGATATTAGCAAGATAACAAGAGAGGATTTTGAGAAGTATGTTTTAGAGAAGAGAAGAAAAACTTCAGTATTATTAGAAGAATATCAGAAAATGTCAGAAAGAGGAAAAATAGAGTATTCTGAAAAACTTATTAGAGATTCTAAATTATATCAATATGATTTGGTAGCAGTATCTAGAAAAACTGGTTATGCAATACTTAATTACTTAGTTGAAGTTAGTGATTGGAGAGCATGGGAAGTTGCACAAATAGATTATCAGGATAATCTTAGTGTTACTAGAAGTATATATAAAATACTTAATGGAGAAATTTGTGAGTATAAGGATGAAAATACTCAAGTAGTAGATAATTTTCTTCAAGAATTTTATAGTATAGGAGATTTTAGGTTAAAGATGAGATTATATTGTGAGTTCAGAGATATTTATTCTAGTAATAAAGAAATATCGTTATCCCTTCATTATAAAATTTCTGATCAAAGATTTGAAAATTATTATAATTATTATGGGACAGATAGGATAAAATCATTAAGATATGAGGATAAACCACTCAGAGAAGGTATACAAAATAAATTAAAACAAGATCCTTTGTCTTCTATGATATATCAGATATTTCATATTTCGCAGAAATATACCCTTAAAGAAATAAAAGAGAGATTAGGAGAAATCTATATTTCATTAGGAATAACTAAAAACCCTAAGGCTTCTGATTTAGAAGAATATTATGAGGTTAAGAGTATTTTGATTTCTGAAAATAATGGAAAGAGACAAAAAGGTTATGAATTACTTAGATTTAAATAATATGTTGTATATAATAAAATCATTTGGAAATAAAGGAAAAGAAATAATTAAAGTAGGTTTTGCTAGTGATATTAAGAAAAGAGTATATCAGTATACTTCTCATAATCCTCTTTGTGAATTAATATCCATTAGGGAGGGTGAAATTCTAGAAGAAACTCTACTTCATCTCTATTTGTCTCATAAGTACCATAGATATAAATCATTAGATGAATGGTACGTATATGATGATGGAATATTAAGAGATTTTCATCAAGATCTCAGGAGAATAAAGAAATATTTATGGAAATATCGAGATAATATATTTAAGAAAGAAGATTTTAAGAAGACTTCTAAAAATGAATTTCCATTAAATAAAATTATTTATGAAAAATTACTTAAAGAGTATGGAAAAGATCTCAGGTTCCATGACATAATAGATTATGATAAAAATATTATTTTGGGAAATGCGCAAGTGATAGATAAGATATATTATAGTGAAATTATCATTAAATCACAAGACACTACTAACATTTTAAATCCTATTATAGATAATTTTCTTAGTGAATTCTTTAAAATAACAAGATTTAGAGATAAGATGAAGTTATACTGTGAATTCCGAGATAAGTACTTAGATAATAAAGAAATATCATTATCTCTTCATTATAAAATAGAAGATCCTAGATTTGAAAATTATTATAATTACTATGGAACTGATAGATGCAGATCTGTTGGATATGAAGATAAACCATTACGTGATGGAATTTCAGATAAATTGCTTCAGGATCCACTTAGTATTTCTATTTATTCTAATTTTAAAGAATCTCAGAGATATACCCTCAAAGAAATTAAAGAGAAATTAGGAGAAATATATACTACTCTGGGAATAACTAAAACTCCAAAAGCTTCAAATCTTTCTGAATATTTTGAAGTTAGTAAAACACGAATAACTACTTCAGATGGAGTAAGAGATGGATATAAATTAATAAAAATAAAATAAGAATAATGAAAAAACCAGATATTACTAATATTATTTTTGAAACGTTTCAACTTATCTATGATGTTTCAACACCCTCCGCTAACTTTCAAGTACTCTACGATGAAGCTGAGAAAGATTCAAGTGGTCGTCGAATAATTCCTTTTGATGATTATGAAATTCAACAAACACTTTGTGATGAGATAATTGAAAATCAAATTAAGAAGTATAAGATGAATCAAACTATAGCAGCAAGATTTAGAACTTCTATTTATTTAGGTCCGTCACCTAAATTTATTCCTTAAAAATACCTAAAACTCGCCTTTGGAGACTTGATGCTCTGAAGTATGAGAGATAAGAATACATATGCAAAATTTAAAATTATAAAAAAATAAGAGTATGTGTATTCTTATTTTATTTTTCTGTGTTTATTAACTTTAATAATAATTATAATAATATGAATGATGATTTTTTATTAGATGAGGATGAAGACCTTGAAGGTGGGGAATTTATAATTGATCCCGAAGCAGAGACTACCACTGATGAAGATGAATCGAGTGAGTCTCAAGACGAGGATGGTAAAAAATTAGACGTATCCATCTATGAAGGAAAACTCTCAAAAGATGAAATTTGGTTAATCGGGGCATACGACGATATAACTAAAGCTCAAGATATAGAAGAAGCTGCTACAATAATTGTTATGGCAAACCCACAACATACATCAACTAATACAGTTTCTAATATCATCAAAGACCTTTTTCATAAACAAGGTCACTCTCGTATGCAAAACCTAAGATATGCTCCAGATTCACCATTACGAGGTGAGGAAGTGGATGCTGAAATTGAAGAAGATGATGACGGATCTTTTAATGCAACTTATGCACAAGAGGCTCGTGAACAGATTAATCGATTTATTGGATACTTAGCTACTCGAGATTTATCTCAAGATTCTGTTGTATCTCGTCGCCGTAAGCAGAGACAAATTCCTGCATTTATTATTTTCTTGTTTTCTAGTGGTATGTTTGATTTAATTCTTAATTGTCCAAATATGCCAAAAGATTATCAGGATCAAATTCAGGATGCTCTTAAGAAAATTACTCAGGCAAAATATGATATAGTAGAAGCACTGGCGAAACGATATGAAGAAGCTGGTCGTCCGAAGGTAGCTGAACGTGTTAGAGATTTAGGACTTGGTTGGTTTTATAAAGAACCTGCTGAAATTAAGTATGCTGCAGAATATAGAGACTTAGAATTAACTTCTGAGGATGTAGCAATTTATCGTGAGTATCGAGGTAAGTTTACCAATACATCTAGCGCAATCACACAAGATGTAATTAGTGATCTTATTGAGGTAGTGGTTGATCCAGAGAAGGGTATTTTTGAGAAGCTAAAAGATAAAACTAGAACTGAGGCCATAAACGATGTTAAGAAAGAATATAAGAAATTTGTAGAAACTGAAGATCCACAACATTCTGAATTAGCTAGTAAGGTTATATTTAAAGAATTAAATAAATAAAAAAACAAATGAGTACAAGATCTAGAATTGCCTGTGAAATTCCAAGTGAATTTTTAGGAAAAGAAATTAAATTGAGTCTATCTGGATTATGGTGTGGTATTGAGGATCAGGGTTTAAAGGATAAAGTAGCAACTTATACTATCCCTGATAACACTAAGTATATATCATGTTATGTTCATTTTGATGGATACCCTGATGGGGTGGGTAATGTGTTTAGTAAGTATTCACTAGCAAGTGCCTTTGAAACTATCAAATGGGGTGATCGTAGTGAACTATCCGAAGATGAATTTTTAGATGAACCAGAAAGTTGTTATATCAACAGAGAAGGAGAGAATACTATAGGATGTTTTCCAAGGTTTCATGAAACTCTTGAAGATTATCTTAAATATCTTGATGGTGTGGATTACTTGTACTTAATGGATGCTTCTGGGAAAGTACATATTTATGGATAAATGGGAAAAAGAATAACTAGTCACAATAAAGAAGAGTTTATAAAATTATATTCTGCAAAAGTTAAAGAAATTTGCAAATTATTAGATAATTGTGAATTAGTAGATATTTTTAGTGGTGAAGATGATGGATCTTTAAAAAGACATACAGCTAGACTAAATATGAGATGTTTAGGATGTGGAGAAATCAAAATAATAAAACTTCATAATTTTTTATCATCTCAACCATTAGATTCAAAATATAAAGGATTATGTTCCAAGTGCTCGAGTAGACTCTCATTAGGAATATCAGAAGCAGAGGCATTAGAAAATATAAATTCACGATGTAATGAATTAGGATATAAGTTTTTAGGATTTGAAACAAAATGGGAAAATAACCTATCTAGAATAAATTTATGTTGTGATAATAATCATAATATAAACATAGATTATTCTAATTTTTGTAACAGATCTGAATATAGATGTCCTAAATGTCTTTTTAATTGGAAAATGGAAGACTTAGTGATAAGTATACTTAATAAAAATAATTTTGAGTACATATCTCAATGGACTGATTCTTGGATGAGATATAAAAGTAATTTAAAGCTGGATTTTATTATTCCAAATTTAAATATAGCAATTGAATGCCAAGGAGAGCAACATTTTAGACCTATCAATTATTTTGGTGGAGAAGAGAAATATAAGATACAATGTGAACGGGATTTATTAAAATATAATCTTTGTAAGGAACATGGAATTACTATTTTATATTACACCGATGTTCCTAAATCAAAAATAAATTTCTTTGCACCAGTTTATACTGATATAAATGAATTACTAAATGAAATTAAAAAATATATTAACTAAAAAATTATTTCTATGGCACAATTAGAAATACTAAGTGATGAAAGTATTATAGATTACACCTCTGATCCCGGTGGGAGGCAGCGTGTACTTTATGATCATCGAGATCTTAATATGAAATTCCGTTTTTAAAAGGGCGGCTTAGATAAATTAAATCTAAGAAAATTAGGAGAATTGCTGGAATAGAAGAAATTCTTAATCAGCAGGAGGGATAATATAAGTCTCTCTTCAACGACTATGTACCTAAATCTTTAAACTATTTTAAAGAGTGATATAGTCTGGATCTATAGAATTACTATAGAAAATATTTGGCTAGCCTTTTAAGCCATATGCCGGAGGAGTTTATGATGTTTCTATTTTTGGTAGTCCAATGGAAGACCGATGTATTTGCGGAAAAATACGAACAATCTCAAATGAACCTTAAAATTTATTGAGGCTATATGAAGAAATTTATATAGAAAATACTTTTAATTGCTGGAAAGGATAATATCCCAATCAGCAGTCTAGTAAAAATAATACTAGATTCAACGACTACAGTAAGTACTTCCTAAGAAGAGGGAGATAATATAGTCTACTGTTAAGTGAATAACTTAAATATTAAAGGGCCCACAATGCGAGGCTAGAGTATATTCCGTAGAAGATGGTCTTAGACGATTCGCTAGAATTGAACTTCCATTCTATTACTTAAATGAACTTAGATTTGACATTTTTAAAGAATTATTTGATGATATTTTTAGAGATTCTAAGATTACCTTAAATTTTGCTGCTACCGATTTAAGAACTGGTGGTTATAGTTCAAGGGGCTCGAAGAAACTAGGAATTAAAGTTTTTGATTCATGTCAATTCGACTATAATCCAGTTATGAAAGAACTAACTGTATCTGAATTTATTGATGATATGGATAAATGTTCTTATGAAGGATTAATTAAAATTATTGAAGAACACTTCCCAAGTAGACTTGTTGAATTTAAAAGATTGGTTAACCGTCTTTACCTAGTTCAACCAGCTATGATGAGACCATTTACTTTTACTGTTAAGAATGGTAAAAAAATTCTTGGTTCACATAAATTAAGTATTTGGTATAGTGTTATAATTCGTTTATGTTGTGTTCAGGATAGAGCAGCCAATGAATTGAATTATCAAGTAGTAATCGATAAATTTCAAACCCCAGGTGAGAAAGTAAGATATACTGCCCTCTTAAGAGCTATGCTTAATGTTGGTAAAAAAGAAGCTACAGAACTTCTTAATACTTCCAAAGAGAATTTAGCTAGAGGATTGTATTCAGTTCGTACTAAAAATTCAGCTCGTTGTCCTATTGTTCCTAGTACTACATTGGCAATTGATGAAGTATCAATACCTCGTCATATAGCATATGAAATGTGTAGATCTGGTTTTTGTGATTACTTGGTAAGAGAATTAAATTTTACCAAAGAAGAAGCAGCTAGATCGACTAGGGAGGAGTATGATAATCCTGAAATACAAAAACTGTTTAAAGAGTATGCTGAAAAGCAGATCGTGATAGATATAGTTTCTCAAAACTGTCACGTTAGGTGTAAATCCTACTAGTTGTCAAAGTAATACTGATGACTTAGAACTTTGTGAATTGCTGGAACCTAAAAAGGAATCAGCAGTCTTATTATCGATAAGTTAGTTATATTAATCTGGGATAAATTAGTTCCCGGGCGAAAGGAGATTTATGAAATACATAATAAAACGTAAACTCTTTTCCTCTGATTTTAATAGATCACAACATATGAGAGAACTACATGCTCAAGGAAGATATGTAGGGACATCTAAGATTGGTCTATGGAATATCTCAGAGGATAAAAGAGAAAGAATGGCAGAGCTCAGATCTAAAAATGCTCTGGATAAATCATCTAGAGGTTATGGTTCTGAGTATCATATGAGAGTATCAAATAGAGAACTCTTACATAATAAATTCCAAGGAGAATCTGGTTATTTCTATTTTCTAGACTTTCCAGAGTCAATTAAAGTTGGCTTTTCGAAGGATTGGGAGAGAAGAACTACAAAACAGATACTTGGCGGGAGAACTATAATGATTATATCTGGCCCAACTAATGATCTAGCCGATTTAGAATTTGATGTTTTCATGAAATTTATGAATTGGACTAAATTAAACCAGGAGGGAACTAGATATACTGAATTCATGGATCGGCAGATTAGATCTAAAGTATATAAATATATTGAAGATTATGTCCGCCAACATCCTACCTTAAAGTTTGAAATCAAAAATCGATAATGAGATTCAACGACTATGGACAAAGACTTACCTAGAGTAAGGAAAGATATAGTCTAGTTTTAAGCTAAATGCTTAAATATCAACGAGTTAATCGTCAACCGTCATTGCACGAGTATAGCATGTTGGCAATTTTATAATAGAGCCAAAATTTGGTTGCCAACTAAAAAAATCTTGCGAATTGCTGGAAAGGATATTATCTCAATCAGCAGTATTTTAGCTAAAATATTCAACGACTATGTGCAAGAGTTACAAGAAACTGTAATAAGATATAGTCTGACTCATGAAGAGATTTATGAGAATTGTTCGGAAATTGCGGCTTAACGACGAACAACCAGTAGATTCGGTGACTGGTAAAGAAACAACCGGAAATGTATATACAATAGCATTACCTATTGCAGTATGTTCACCCTTAAATGCTGACTTTGATGGAGACACCATGTCAATGCATCTGGTGCCACCTGAAGCAGCTGAGGAAACATACGAAAGAATGTCACCAAGGTACATGAATGTTTATAAAAAAACTAACGAACCTATCTACACTCCAAATCATGAAACTCTTAATGGCTTGGCAGTTGCATCGGAAGTTATTTATTCAGATCCCTCTGAATTAGAAGATCCTAAGGAGTACTATACTTCTTATACTGATCTATTGAAGGATGTGGAGATAAACAAAACATTACCTCTTGGTAAACCTATTGTATTTACTGGAAAAATAGGATCAGAGGACTATCAGAGTAAGGTAACAACTTATGGTAGACTTCGATTAAGTAAAATAATTGATGCTGATATAGATAAGATTGGAATATTTTCTAAACCATTCGAACGTATATCAGCTAAGAGTGGAGCTAAACTCTATCAGTATCTTTATCAATTTCCTGATGGTGTTGAAAAGATTAGAGATCTCCAGAAATATGCCCTAATGGTAGTATCTAAAGCAGGAGTAGTAACTTTTGACTTTAAAACATTATGGGCTAACTCAGATACTGATACTTACAAAGAGATTTGTAGAATAGCAGATTCTCCAGATTTGACTGATAAACAGAAACTTCTAATGATGAATGAACTGTATAAACAGTATCTTAAAGAAATGGAAGGTTCATTTAGTTCAGACTTGAAGGATGAATTAGCTAGAGCAAATCGTGTAAAATTAGCGTCTATTGTTGAAATGGTAGCACCGGCCTTGATAGTTAGTGGTGTTGATGAAAAACCAGTTATCAATAGACATACACTTGTCTCTGGATTGACAGAAAAGGATTACAATTTTCATGCTATCGAAAATAGATCACTACAATCAATCAAAGTGATGGGTGTGCCATCAAGTGGATATGTAGAGATGTGTGAGTGATTACACATTAGTGTTCACATTAAACTACACCAAATGCTGGAATTTTCTCGTGCCTTGCCTTGGGGACGAAGAAGAATCAGCAACTTTATGTTTAACCGGGAGAGATCCCACAAAGATTATGTATATGAAAGATACAATTAATCTAATTCTAGCTGTTGGAGCATTAATTACAGCAGTTACTGAATTGTACAAAGAATACGGTTCACAACGAATCGTTCGTCAACTTCCAGATAAATTGGGAGAGACTAAGAAACAATAAGTCCAACGACTATGTGTGTAGCTTAGGGCAGTATCCCTAAGAAGATATAGTCTAGTCTTATATGAATAATATAAGTCCGTATGGGAAATAGAAGTCCAAGACTCTATTCTATATTCCCTACATACGATCTAACAAGGCAATTATCATTCTTGATGAATAACTATCGTTACGAACTTGGTGAGGATCCAGATAACAGATGCATCCTTATACCCAGATATAAAGCACTTGGTAGAGTAGCTCCTAATGGAAAAAGATATCCAGACAAAGAAATCTCTAAACCAGATGAAGAAGACTTGGTACCAGTTCGTAGTATAATTACAAAATTTAAAAATAAAGATATAGTCACATCAGACCTGATTGGAACTAAATATAAAGATTTGGTACCAGGCTCAGCTATTGGACTATCATTCGGTACTTCGTTGACCGAGTCTATAACTCAAAGCGCCTTAGGATTAAAACACGGAGGTCATGAACGTGTTATAGATGAAAGTGGGTATCTAAGAGCCCCTAAAGCATGTAAAGTCCGTGAGGATGGAAAATGGTTAATCTTAGAAAGTCGTGGAGGAGACTTGAAATATCCTCGTCCTGATAATTTTGTATTCACAGGTCAACCAAAATATGCAGCTGGTGAATTAATCGGCACTGCTTATTCTACTACTTCACCTATCTATAAACTTAATGCTTTAATTAAGCTTATGCGGGCAAAAGGGTCGGATGGCACACGTTATTTTGAAAAAGATAATGTGATTGTTTCTGATTGTTACGCTTATGAATCTGGTAAGATTACTTACACAGAAAATATGGATGGTGAAATTGAGGTTAGAATTGGAACACGTCGTTATGATTATAACCCAGAATGTATATATTATTACCCAGATGGAACTGAGATTAAAAAACATCAAAGATTCTGTTCTGGGGTAGTTAATATGGGACATGTGATATCAGAATTAAAAACTGATTTACAGAGTATATATTTGATTTTTAGAAAACAATTCTATTCACTAACTGATGCAGGTTATCTGAAAACTGGAATTTCTAGTTTACATACTAGTCAGGAAGAGTTGGTAGAAATGTTGTTTATTTCTTTATCAAAAGTAACTCTAGACTCTAAGACTGCTGCTATTGATCATATTGAATTCCAAGGAACACAAACTGGAGTTATGGATAATGATTCCTTCTATACAATTCTTTCTTATGGTTATTCTAGTAAAGTTATTTCTAGAGCACTTAAGGGAGAAGTAGGATTGAAGGGTGATGTTATGACAGAAACAGTCTTAGGATTACTTCTTAATAATCAATTAGATGCAGATCAATAATGGGAAGAAATATAAAAATAGAACTTGAATTACCAGAATTTGAGAAAGAATTAAATATTTCAGTAACACTTCGTAAGGATGGTGAGGTACTATGTACTTCATCTACTCCTACGGAGATTAAAACAAATATTAATGAAAGTCCAACTTCATTACCGTTCCCTGGTCAACCAGATAATAGTCCAGTATGGAAACAAAATCCAATATGTGGAGGACCTGGTTCAAGAGTTAATCTTGGTAATGAAAAATCACCCAGCAATAATGTTGGTGGGAATATGATGGATATTAATTTTTAAACAGTATGGAACAAACTAATGATACATACTATCGAATACATGTATCCTATGAGATACCATATAATGTTTTAGATAGCACTGAACCAGATATAGTAAAAGCTAGAGAGATACTATATGAAAGGTTAAAATCAAATATACCAGAAAAATATGAAAGATTTTCTGTAAAATTAGTTCTATATCAACTAAAAGATACCTTTAATTATTTAGTAACTTATAGTTCATTCTTCAGATCTCTAGATGGTTTACCCATGGAAGAATACGTAAGTGCTAGAGAAATAAAAGAAGGTGTTCAAAAAGAACTTGAAGAATTTTTTGAATCAGTTGATTGTGAATATAGACAAGTAAATATAAAAACATTTATCTAATGAGTAACTTTAACGATTATTTTAGGAATACTGGAATGAAGGTTATAGTAGATAGATTCTTCGGAACTGCTGACTCCTATAACCCTGACTATAAAATAACAAAACTTGATTATGAAATAGTTGAAGAACCTCCGTATCCTGCAAGTTATTACATAGAAAACGGTCTGACTGCTACAAACAAAGTAAAAATTACTTATGAACTTAATAATGATTCTAGTGATCCAAAATACACTGAATTTGAAGTACCAAAGGAAATAGATGGGACCTTTATAATTGAAGGGGCTTATCGTATTTCAACTAATAAACTTGGAACGGATTATGATTGTAGAATTAAAACACTTGGATCAGGAGAACATAAAGTAAATTTTGACTATGATCGTGTCTATGATATAGATAAAGGAGTTCTTAAAATAAAAAGAATAAATCCAGATCTAGGAATCCCTGATCATCCAATGGATATTAGATTAGACAAAATTCAAGGAGTCCTAGATGATCCTAGTAAAAAGGAGTTGCTAAGATTAACTGAACGACAGTCTAAGAAATTGATGATTAAGTTGGACCTGGATTACAAACCTGAATTTATTACTAAGACTCTTATTGAACAATGTATTGCATTTGGTGATGACCGAGTTAGGGATTTAATCATAGATAAATCTATTGATTCTGTTCCGACTAGTTTTATGCAATTTTTGTTTAAAGAAAATAATGGTAGAAACTTTTTTATGGCACGTCGTAGAATTGTTTCCTACTTTACTAAATGGAATAAACTACAGGAGCAGACGACTGCTATTACAACTTTGTGTGCTAGATTTTGGAGATTAGGATCAACCGAACTTCAGATACCACCAGGTGTTAATGCAGTTAACTTAGAATCTTTTAAAACTAAGATTCAAATTTCTCCAAGTGTAGCTTATAATATGACAATGTCAGATCTCATCGACCTGGCAGATACTCCCATAAATTATTTGTGGCCCTAAACTTTGTATTTAGGGAACAATTTCACTAATTGCTGGAAAAGAATAAAATCTCAATCAGCAGTACTAAATTTTTTGAATAGCTTCCATTAAGAATTAATAAAATGGAAGAAAATATAAAATCTCATAATATCAATTGGTATAAAAATACTTATAATGCTTTAATAAATAAAGCAATTCTTTCGTCTACGAATAATGATGATATTTATAAAGAAAAACATCACATTATCCCAAAATGCATGGGAGGGACAGATGATCAATCTAATATTGTATTATTAGATGCTAGGTCTCATGTCATAGCTCATATGCTTCTTTCTTGTATTTATCCAGAAAATTATTTACTAAATCAGGCAGTTATTGCAATGTTAATGGTAAGTAAATTTACAGAAGGAAGAGAAGAATCTGTAAGAATATCAACTAGATTATTCGCAAAATTTCGAGAAGAAAATTCTAGATTACAGAAAGGAAAAGTATTTTCAAAAGAACATAAAGAGAAAATATCTAAAGCAAAATTAGGTAAAAAAAGAAAAAAGTTTACTCAAGAAACGTGTAATAAAATTTCTATAGGAAAATCTGGAAAAAAGTATGGAACTAAGGTTCTAGACGAAAATTCTGGAATCATTTATAGCACTATACAACAATGCTCTAAAGTCTATAAAGTTTCTGCAAGTACAATAAAATATTGGATTACCAATATTCCTGAAAAAGGATTAAAGTTGTATGCAGGAAATGATCATAATATAGAATTTCATAGATCAGTTAGAGTTATTGGTCCAGATGGTACAATTTATAAATCTATCACTGACTGCGGAATTAAAACCAAACATGATAGACATACTATAGCTAGATGGATAAAAGAAAATCCAGAGAAAGGTTTTAAATACGAATGAGGAAGCTATTCAAAAAATTTAGTATTCAACGACTACATGTGAAAGTTACATATAAATATGTAATATGATATAGTCTAACTTAGTATTAAAAATACTGAGAGAAATTGAAATAATAATACAAACTTACAGAATTCTTTAACTGTATCTGCTCATATTACTGATACTGGTGTTCTTTTTGATGTCTACACAAAAGATTTTCAAAAAGTAACTATCGATTACTTGGATTATTTAAATTCTAAGGTAGTTACATCAGAATATGTTGACTATGAGAATAAAACTTTGAAACCAAATGATGCAAATCAAGTAGAGGTTAAGTATAGAATGAAGAGAAAAATGATTTCACTTGATGATATAGATTTCATTGATCTTCATCCTGACTATAGACTAAGTACAACAACAAGACGTATACCATTTGTTAATTATACTGACTCAGTTCGTATATCTATGGGTACTTCTATGTTGAAGCAGTCTATACCTCTAGTTAATGCTCAGAGGCCTTTGGTTGATACTGGAAATTATGATGACTTAGATCGAAATGTTCTTAATGAGAAATTTAAATACCCAGAAGGAGTTGTTAAAGACATTACTCCAGATGATATAGTAATTGAACTACCAGATGGTGGTATTACTAAGGTAGCTCGAAGAACAGCAATTCAAAGTATTAATGATGTATCAGTTTATACTGAGCCTAAGGTTAAAGTAGGAGATAAAGTTAAAGAAGGTGATATTATAACAGGAGCAGTAGGTCTTGAAAAAGATACAGTCAAGGCTGGTCTAAATACTAATGTTCTATTCCATGCTTATCATGGTTTGGTTAATGAAGATGCAGTAGTTATTAGTGAATCTTATGCTGATCGTATTGCATCCTATAGTATTATAGACTTAAGTATCGATGTTAAAACTTCTAGTGCTCTTAAATGGATTGCTCCTATTGGGACTAGAGTAAAATCTAAAGATTCAGTCGTATCTACTTACAAAGCCGTAAGGTTAGATGAAGTAAATAGATTGATTAATGAAAAATTAGGATCTCTTTTGAAAGATGAAGAAGGTCATGATATATCTGAGTATACTATTGAGAATAACTTGATTGTTCCTAATAATATTGATGATGCGGTGGTATCCGATGTTTTGATTCAAGAGAATATAAAACCAAAAATACCAAAAAATGTCAAGGAACCTGATTATACTTTCTCAAAAACTTCACAAGGGATTATTGATGAATATATAAAAACTAAGGATAGAAAAATTATTTATGATAAATATCCAGAATATATTGCATCAGATACTTTAGATCCAATTAACTTAGATAGTAAGTCCTATAAGGTAGTTTATACTATCAGAGTAAGACTTATTAAATACTCTCGTGCTGTTGTTGGAGAAAAAATTACTTCACGGTACGGAGGTAAGGGCGTTGTGAGTAAAATTGTACCAGATGAGCAGATGCCAATTGTTAATGGAAGAAAGATTGAAGTTGTCTTAAATCCATATTCGACAATTAACCGTAAAATTCCATCAGTAAAATATTGCTGCCTATAGAGGAAACTTTATAGTGAATAAGTAAGTAAATTCGGTGAAACTATTTAATATAAAATACCGAGCTGAGATAAAATCTTAGTGTAACGCATAGGAGAAATCCCAAGAGTACTTACCAGAAGAAATTCTGAAAATATATGCTGAACATCTAAGGAAACTTAGAGAACCTAAGGATAAAAAACCATAGGGATAACAATAATTGAATAATGGAAACAGCACTAGGTAACTGCGCAATTAAAATACATGATGAAGTAGAAAAATTAAAAAAGACAGCGGCAGGTCGAAAAAAGATTATGCCAATGGTAAACAAATATTACGACAATCGATATAAAGATATGTCAGTGGAAGATTTCATTGATCTTCATAATAAATCCAAAATAGAAGAAGTTTATGGATTTAAAGTAGGGTGCTTCTCCAAGTTCACTCCATCACTTATCCAAGAGTGGATGGATGAATTAGGTGTTTCAACTCAATCAGAGGTATTAATGCCAGAGTCTGAGTTGACTGATCTTGAAGAGCTACGAGCAAATCTTACTCAAGAAGAATATGATAAAGTTGTTAAGAGTATGGCTGGAAAATTTATTAAAGTTGAAAAGCCACTTATGACTGGTTATATGACAATGGAGAGATTATATCATATGCCGATGTACAGTAACAAAGTAACAACGGATATGGTGGATAATCGTAAGAATGAGCCAATAGCTGGTAGAGGTAGATATAGAAAAGAAGGACAGAAGATTGGTGAAATGGAATTGTCAGTTTTGTTATCTAGAAATGCCAAGAAGTTTATTGAAGTTTCTAGAAAAGATACAGAACGTGAATCTAATCAGAGATTCCTTGATAACCTACTTGGTTTAGGTATGATGGTTGTCGATGAGAAGGGCTATGGACAGGGTGGATCTAATTTGAAAGACTCACTATCTAAGATGAAAACTAAATATCGATTAAAAGGAGGAAATAATTAATGGAAAGCAATAACTTAAACAGTTGTATGATGCTTGCTATGAGTTTTCACACTGCAATCGATCTTGATAGTGTTATCTTAGAGCAAGATCTAACAGATTATGGAATAGAATTTGATTCACATGTAACAATATTCTATGCAAAAGAGAAGGTGATCCCTAAAGATAATCTACTGAGTGATGTAGAGATTCTATTGGGGGATGAAGATTATGAGGTATTCCTAGAACTTCTCAAATCAGAGAGAAAATTCCCAATTTTAGATATATTTGATTTAAGTAAATTTAATGGAGCAACTTCAGACTATCTAGTTATGAAGATGAAACCAGATAATGAGATTTACAGAATTTTAAATATCTTGAACAAAGGATTATCTAGGAAGTATGATATTGTATCTGATTTTGATGCTTATCGACCTCATATGACCCTAGCCGAGTTACGACCTGGCACTTCAGAAAAATATCTTAATTCTGAAAAATTAGAATTAGTTCTTAAATCAGCTAAAATAGGTTTTGAGGATTTGATTATATCTTATGGTTCATATTCAGATAAAAATGATCGTGAACAATTAAGTATAACTAATTTTCATACTTTAGAAAGATATTTTAGAAACGAGAGATATAAAAAGTCCAAATAAATGTTAAGAGGAGTAGGAGAGATTCTATTCCTCTTTCTTTTTTATCTCAGAGAAATAAAGTTTGTACAGAAATTAATTAAATATGAAAAGAATATATCATGATATAATTATTAGGGATGATATTTCTTTTAGTTCTCAAGAAACTTTAGAGATTTTATCTTCTGATTTTTCTAGGTATGGTGAAGAAGTTGAGAAATTGATCTCAGAATTCTATGAAAAACTTCATGAGTTATCTTGGTCTACAGAATCCCCTGAATTAGGATTATTTATTTCTCAGTTATGTATATCATTACATAATGCAGGTATTAATTCATTAGGTCAGAAGATAGTTATTGAAAATAATAAGTCAAAGAAACTAATAGAATATACAAAATTTAGATTTGATTTAATATGCAATCTACCCAAGTCTACACTTGATTCCCTAAATACTGAATTATCAAGTAAGTTTTTATTTACTAATCAGTAACAAATAAATTATGAAAATAGAAGGGTATGATTCCGTGTATGTTGTGGGTGATATACACGGAGAATTTAGAAAATTAGTATTTGATATTACATACAAATATAAAATAAAAAATTCAGTTATAATTATTGCTGGTGATTGTGGATTTGGATTTAATAAGCCAAAATATTATAATTTGATATACCAGAAAATACATAAAAGATTAGATATTATGAATAATTTAATTTTATGTGTTAGAGGTAATCATGATGATCCAAGTTATTTTAATCCAACAGATCGATTTGATTTTCCCAAGTTAAAATTACTTAGTGATTATACTGTTCTAGAAGCTTGTAATAAAACAATTTTATGTATTGGTGGAGCAACAAGCATAGATAAATCTTATAGAATAGATTACAATAATAAAATGTGGAAATATAATTCCTCAAAAAGAGTATGGTGGAAAGAAGAAAGACCAGTTAAAATTGGGATGAAACATTTACCAAATAAAATAGATATTATAGTTTCTCATGAAAGCCCAATTCAATTTGAACCTGTTGTGATGAGAAATCCTGATATGAATTATGAAACTTATTTACATATTTGTGAAGATAGGGAGTATTTAGGACAAGTATTTTTAGAACTACATCCAAAGTATTGGTTTTATGGACATCATCATAAAACATTTTCTGGTAGTTTTGGAGATACTTTATATCGAGGATTAGATATAGAAGAATTTCTCCAGGTCCGATAATCTAATACTCTTATATATGATAGAAAATTTTAAAATATCATGAATTATGGAAAATCAGGAAATTAAATCAGAAATTAAATTGAGTTTTGGTGAAGGTGCAGCTTTCTTTGTAAACGAAGAAAAGAAAACAGTTGTATGTGTTTTGAATTGTAGATTGAAGAATGTAAGAAGAGGTCTTAAACGTTCACAAGACTTCAAAGTCAAAGGCATTGCTAAATGTTCTGATGGTGATGAATTTAGTGAAAAACTTGGAAAAATGATTTCCGAATCAAAAGCTAAAAAGAAAGCCTATAACAAAGCAAGTCGGATTATGCAGAAACGTAATGAATTCCATTCAAAAAAGGCTGCTGAAACTTCGTTTGTAACAGAAAAGTTTGAGTATCTTGAAGAAAAAGAGAAGGTACACCTTCAGCTATTGATGGATAGTCTTGATTGAGAATTAAACAAAAAAGAAGAGAGAGAGAGGACATTGTTCCTCTTTTTCTTTCTTTTCCTTTATAAATAATTTATTAAAACTCTTGTAAGTTCCCGTTAGATACTAAATAATGGAATTAAAATGAATACAAACTCGATAGTTGGGTTGTGTATTCTTATTTTTCTTTAAAAGAATTTTATTTTAACTTAATTGCCTTAATATTGATAGAGGATGTACTTAACCATTCTCTATATATTTCGTTTATGAAAAAATATTTAATAACTAAATTATAAATAATGATTGATTCAGAAATTGAAATTAAATTATTAGATTATCCAGAAAATGTACGCACAAGAAGTGGTATGTATGTAGGTGGGTTAGAAGATTCTAGTGTTATTTTTAGAGAAATAATAGATAATGCTTTTGATGAATCTTATAGCTGTTCATTTTGTAATCAGATCTTTATAGATCAGAATTATAATGGATATCACCTAGTAATGGATAATGGTAGGGGATTACCAATTATAATGTCCCCAGATAAACCAGAACAAACAATGGCTGATTTGGCTGTATCTTGTCTTCATAGTGGATCTAAGTTTGATTCTTCAGATTCGTCTAGGGTTGGACAAAATGGAGTTGGATCAGCTGTATGTAATGCTTTATCAGAGTCTTTTATAGTATTATCTAAAATTACTCAAGAAAACTTTGATAAATCAATACCACCAGTTTATGAATTATGGAATAGTATGGGGCCACGTAGTAAAAAGGAACTATACTATATAGTGGCCTATGAGAAAGGATATAAAGTATATGAGGGAGCTCATAGAAAAAAAGATATTGAAGATATGATCTTCTCGGCTGGCTGTCCAAAAGGATATTCTGAATTACCTAGTGGATATTCAACTATAATCTTGTTTAAACCGGATTCAACTTTATTTGAAAGTACTAAATCTAAAGTACCAACCAGAAATATACAATATTTTCTCTTAATTCAAGAGAAATTTTATAAGAGAAAAGTAAATGTTGTAGTTAATGGAGAATCTCTAGTTGGTACATTTCAACCGTATCAGTATGAAGTACTAAGAACAATTACTCCAGCTGATACTAGTAAGAATAAATTTGTATCAATGTATTTAACTTTTGAAGTTGATCCAGGTCTTTCTGGTAGAGTAACTGAAGGTTCTGTTGGTGGCTTAGTCACTGATTCTGGTCATCATATTCAAATAGCTGAGTGTTGTTATGAAGAAGCTCTAAGAAGTGAATTCAAAATAAAACATAAATGTATTTTCAATGGATTGAGAATGTGTGTAGTAGTTCTGGCATCAGAAACTATATTTGATTCACAAACTAAGACTAGACTTAAATCAATTACAAAAGTTAAAGTAGCTGATTTTGGAGATATAGTTAGAGATATTATTAAGATCTTTCGAGCTAATCCAGAATATTGGGCAGAACATGTTGAAAAGTTGAATTATCTAGCAGAATCAATGAAATCTCTATCGGCTGTAGAAAAAGCTGAAAAATTGAAGACAGGAAATTCTGTATCAGCATCATATAAACTTAAAAATGAATTTAAAGATAAATTTATTGATGCAACAGCTGGGATAGATGAGAGATGGAAATGTGAATTATTTGTTTGTGAAGGAGATTCCCCTGGTGGTTCTCTAACGAACGGTAGACATTCACCAAAATATCATGCAGTTTTACCTCTTAAAGGAAGAGTTTTAAACACTGCTGGTATGGATGAAGAAAGAATGTTAGAGAATAAAGAATTGTATACATTATTTAAATGTCTTGGTTGTGGAATATCACTAAACTCTGAGGTATCAAATGCATCTACTAGAGAAGAAGCTATGGAGATATTAAAAAGAATATGTAGATATGGTAAGATAGTTATAAGCACTGATGCTGATGAGGATGGTAGTATTATTGCTGCTCAAGTGTTATATTCAATTCAAAGATATGCACCGTTCTTGATTGATCTTGGTTATGTATATCTTTCAGACTCTCCAATTTTCTCTCAAAATGGAAAATATTTCTATCCAACTGATCCAATAGATTCAAAAACTGGATTTCCTGTAGGATTAGATCCTAGAAAGTTCTTTAAGAGATATAAAGGGTTGGGTAGTTTAGATCCAGAAGATGTTTATGATGTATTTTATAATCCAAGTACTAGACATTTCTATCAAGTAACTCTTGAAGGAATTGATTATGCAGTGTCATTAGTTGAGGAATTACAAACAAGAAAAGATTTATTAACAGCTAAAGGAATACTTGGAAATCCGTATGGTTTATTTGACTAAATATTATAAGGTGTTAGACATAGCACCTTATAAAAAAGAAGATACCCCAGAATTTATATGGAGTATAGAAAAATCTGATGTGTTAGAAATTGTAGATGATCTATTGTTTGGTGATTGTTTAATGGCACATAGATTTAGAATTAAAAATATGAGAACTGGAGAATTTGTTTTTATAATTAATTCTCTAGATCAATATTTATTACCAATAACTTATGAACAATTGTATGGATGGAATTAAAAAATTCTCTGTTCCCACTATGAGAATAGTTTTGAAAGTTCTAGAAATAGAGCCTGACCCTAAGAACTGGCCAGCGAGAGTAGGTAAATCTTTTTGTAAAACTATTGAAGAAGGTTCATTGATTATGATTGAATTTCCTCTTCTGTTTTTTCGAACAAGACGAAGTGGACTAAGCAGTTTTGATATAAAACTTACTAATTTAGACACCAAAGATACTTATATTAGTACAGCAGGCATGATTGATAAATTGTGGTCTGTTATACTTGATTATGAAGAAATTTATATTTAATTTAATATGGCAAAAAAGAAAAAAGAAGAAAATATAAATAAAGTAGAAGAATATTCAGAATATCCTATTTATTCTAAATCAATTGGTGAAATAACTGAAGAAGCATATATTCGTTTTGGTGGATATATTAGTACTTCAAGAGCTCTTCCAAGAGTAGCTGATGGATTGAAAATATCATATCTTAGACTATTTCATCATGCTTTAACGTTTCCACTTGGAAAATTAATCCCAACAAACTCGTTATTGGGAAAAATTTCTGAAACACATCCACACTCAACTGATGGATTAGTTGGAACAGTTAGTATGTTTGTGAATAGTGGAATTTTTAAAGGTTATGGTTCTTTTGGTAAGACTTATATTGATGGTAAATCAGCACCTCCGGCAGCTCCTCGTTACACTAAAGTTTCTATATCAGATGTGTATATTAAACTTTTAGGAGAGTTGTATAAAGAAGTACCTTGGAAACCATCACCAAATGAAGCACTTGAGCCATCATACATCCCGGTTCCTCTTCCATTATGTTTAATGATGTCAGAGAGAGTTCAGGGTTTGGCTGTAGCAATAAAATGTGATATGCCAAATTTTTCAGCTAAATCTATGTATGAAGCTTATATAAATAATAATCCACAACTCTTAGAACCAAACATGGATCTTATCTTGGATAAATCTAGATCTGATCTTAATGATTTGTGGACCAAGGGTAAAGGAAAAGTAACTTATTCTTATCATCTAGCCAGACAAAGATCAGATGATGGAAAAACAGAAGGAGTTTTATTCTATGGTGATACCGGAATGTTTACTATTTCAATGAAGAAATTACAGAAATGGATTGATGAAGGAAAAGTAACTGTGGATAATGTATCTGATCAGAATGGAACAAAACTGTTAGTATCCAGAGTACCTGGTGCTAGAGGAATCACTATAGAAGACATCGAAAAGGTTTGTGAAAAAATCTGTTATGATTCTACAGTTTATTCTTTAAATGTTACTGATGGTCATAGTGCTTTCAGAATACCATTATATGCATGGTTAGATTATACATATAAAAATTATATATCTTTAATTACTTCTGTTAATAATAAGAAAATTCTACAGGTAGAACATGAAATCAGAATTCAAGAAGCACTGCCTTATGTGGTTGATTATATATTGACAAAAAATCCAAAAGCTGATAATGATGAAATTTCAAAAGCTCTTGGACTTGATAAAGAAGTAGTATCAGGTGTTATGTCTAAACCAATTGGATATCTTAGAAAAAATAAAGATACTTCTGAAAGAGTAAAAGAATTAAAAAAGAGATTAACCGAACTTGGAAAATTTGATCCAATCTTATTTACTCATAATGTTATTCAAGAATTATGATAAAATACTATAAGATAATTAAAGATGAAAATTTTATGCCCAGAGAACCAAATGATTATTATTCAGTATCTTGGGCAAAGATTCCATCAAAAGTTTTAGAAGAAAATCCAGAAATAATAAGAACAGCCAAATCTGTTAGTAAATCTGGAATTATAAAAAATCAAAGTGTTGTATATCTGGAAGAATTATCAGAAAAAGATACAAATGATTTAGGAGAAAATTGTTTTTATATCTCTGATTTTTCTGAAGATGTAGTATTTATAATCTATTAAAATGATTTTATTAACAAATCTAGATTCTGTTATTGAAAGTTTATATTTGGATATTCCATTAACTAATAAATTTAGAGATTCTAAGATAATTGTTAATCCAGAAAATATAACTTATCTTGTTGGAAAAACAATAGTAATAAATAAATTTAATTATTCTAGTTCAGACATTGAAATCTTAATCAAGAATAATAATAAAATTGTATCTAGATTGTTTTCTAACGATTCAAGAGTAAACTATATTCCATATTTTCCAAGATTATGTCCAAACATAAAATGGAATGGAGAATATGTAAGATTTTTGAATGAAGATATATATGAAAATATAGATTATCTTTTTGATGGGACATCATTATATTATCCAAAATGTAGAGAATATTTAAATATTCTAGGACAACATAATGAATGTAATGCTTTAGGATACTTGTTATATCAATTAGGAGAAAATATTTATCAAGAAACTCCTTTCATAGACCTTGATATCGTAAAGATTGGGAAGGGATTCTTTCCATAAAAAAAAGAAGAAAAGTAGGGTGTAAAGATCCTATATTCTTATATATGATAGAAAATCCATGTTGGATTTAAAATATCCTCAGTTAGAATTAGCTGGGGATTTCTATAAAAATTTAAATTAATAACTTTTTTTAATTCAATTTTATGAATAACTTTAATGTTAACGGTTTTTTGCAAACATTAGAACAAAATCAACCAAAGCCAAAAGAAATGGTACAGAAAGCAAGATCATTGGAAAAACTTTATCTAAGTTTTCCTGGAAATTATGGAAAATATCAAGTATTCCCAATGAATAGTACTGTTACTGGCTATCCATTTGCATATCTTAACGGTACTAGAGAAATTAAAGTTCCTAGAAAGAACATTATGCCAGATGGAACTGAAAATGTTTTTGATGCATGGATTAAAATTCTTCCAGACGATGCATATAGAATGCTCGATTCAACTGGACGAATTGTATCCTCATTGACTACTGAAGATGAGAATCTTTTAATTCAGGCCAGAACTACTTTCGATGCTTTATATGAAGCTTTGGGTGGTAATCAAAAAGATCAAAATTTAAATAAAGCTGTTGGATATCTTCGTCGTCGAAATTATACCGTATTTCATGGAAAATGTCTAAATAAATGGAGTTTAAGTGATCCAAGAACTCCAGAACGTCAGAACTTTGCAGCTCTGTTCGTTTGTACAGCTAAAGGATTCTCCCAAGCAATCAGTGATAATATCTCCGATGGAACGATTTCCCACGGTGGGGATAATCAGTGGTTGGAACAAATTTATAACAGACAACTCGAAGGAAGAGGGGGTTATCTAATCTTCTCTATAGCTATGGGTGTTGGTGGTAAAGTAGGATATACTATTACAGCAACTCATGAATCAGATAGAGCTCAGTATTTAAATCAGTATAATATTACTGAAGAAGAAGCTGATATGATGCAAGATCCAGTAGAGAGTTTCTTAGGATGGCAAGCTGGTAAGGAACCAGGGAAACTATTTAATAAGGCTTTACTTCAGGAAACTATTGCATTTATGTCTGAACAATTAGCTGCAGTTAGAATGGCTCAAAGTACAGGTGTCGATGTTATTAAAGCAATGGAAGCTACAACTGCTGAGGCTTTGAAAAGACAAACTCCTACGATGCCTACTAACGATCCGATGTTAGCTCAACAGCAAATGGCACAAGGTAATCAGGATTTGGCTAATCCGGGAGCTATTTATACGAATAATACTAATCCGTATAGTACTCCTCCGGCAGCTCAGATTGATCCTGTGACTCAAAATCCAGTTGCTCCACAGGGAGGTGGACAGCAAGCTCCTTATACTCAACCTGGTTTTGCTAAACCAGCATTTGGAAATTTTAATCCAGGAGCAACAACAAATCCGTTTGGTGGAGAAGGTCAACCTCAAAGACCTATAAATAATCCATTCCAACAATAATAAAAATTTAAATTGAAACTTAGATAGGGAGAAACTTAGGTAATAGGTATTTCCCTATCTATTATTTTTTATTATATTATCAATAATAATTTTATAAAATTTATAATAAACAAAAATAGAAATGATAGGAAATAAATACAAATATGGTTTGATAGATTTATCTTATGTATTAACAAGAAATGTCTTTGCAGTAGCTCGTGGAAAAAAACCAGGAGAATTTACTGCAGGTGATGTCATAAGGATGACTATCCAAACACTCAACAAAATTCCGAGAGATTATGGAATTACTGTAGATAAATATGTTTTGGTTAGAGATACCTGGGCAAAAGCTTATGGTGGATATTATAGAACATATCTTTTAAGTGGTTTATATAAAACAACTCGAGAATATATAACAGAGGAAAAGGTAGAAGAAATGAGAAATGATCCTACCAAGACTCAAGAAGAAATAGAAGAAGCTGAATTGAAGGCTTATATTAATAAAGTGAAGACTGAAGCTAAGTGGGGATTAATCAAAGAAATGAAAAACTTTGGAGTACCATGTATTAGTGTAGAAGGTTGGGAATTTGATGATTTAGCTTATTTAGCGTCTTGTATGTTATATGGGTGTGGAAATAAACCTAGTATAATTATTACTAAAGATAGTGACCTAAAATATTCATTAACACCAATGATGGATTATTTTAGAATACCAACTGGTGGATCAGAACCACAAGTAATTACTTATGATGAAGTATATCAAGAAATTCCAGATTCTCTGAAAGGAAAGGTTTCAGTATATCAATATAAAGCTCTCTTGGATTCTATTGGTGAAGGTCATAACGATATGACCAAGACTAGACAAGATAGAGTTGATCCAGAAGAAACTATTATTAAAATACTAAATGAAGATTATTCTAATTTAGCTGATTATGATACGTTTATAAAGCAATATAATTCGTTTAATATTGAGCAATTTCCTAGATTTCAGGAAGCTCAGAAAATTATAGCAGAGCAATTAGATAAAATAGGAAAACTAGGTGATGTTACAGAATTTAAGAATTTCTGTAATCAATATGGAGTAACTGGTATATCTGATAGATATTTTAGTGAATTTATAGGAAGATTTGATCCAAAATTATTTAGTGAATAATGGATAAAATAAAGATTAATGGTGTAGATGGAAATCTATACGAATATGATAAAGAAACAGAACTTATCTCTCTTAACGGGGAGATAGTTTCTGGTGAAGATTATGAAGCAGCGTTCATAAATTCAAATGATCAAAGTATCCCACCAATGTTTTCTGGGATATTTATGAAAAAATCAAAAAAGATAGTTGGACTAAGTGGTAATATTAATCCAATTATTGATTCTAAACTAATAGATCTGTAAATTATGGTTAGTATATTGTCATCTATATTCAAAAAATATTGGACAATAAAAGATTTAATGAATATAGATCAGGGTAGACAGACTAAATCTCTTAGCTGTAAAGTTAGTTTGGTTAAGACTTATCATGAGTTGAAAAAAGAAACCATACTAGAAAAATTTAAGAAGTTTTTTACCCGTCGAAAAGATGTAATGAATGTTTATTATATTATTTTTAAATTTAGTGTTTTATCAGACAGTGGAAATACTAGTACAATATTTATTAGAACTCAACCAGATTATAATAATATTGAATTTTTAAATAATAGAGTGCAGATTTATTGTTCTTGTAAGGATTTTATGTATAGATCTGCTTGGGTACTTGATCAACATAACTCATTGTTTAGATCACAAAAGACTGATATGGCCTTAGGAACTAGTATTCAAGATGCTCCAAAAGAAAAGACAAAAACATCTACTCTTTGCAAACATTCATATGCAGCATTGATGTATTTAGCTAATAACTATACATCAATAATGAAATCTCTCTAGATTATGAATAGAATTGACTGGGAAAAGATAACTGATTGGGAAGAATTTTTTAATACATTAGTAGATTATATTGATATTCCTGGACCAAATGTTATGATATACTATTTTGAACCATCAATAGCTCCAGGTTCTACCTATACCTTAAAAAATAAATTTACAGAGGTTAATGATATACTTGAAGTGTATCGGAATAAGAAAGATAAAAGACTAGTGTTAATAAATTATATTCCACCATTGGAGGTAGATAAAAAATATAATAATAATATTTTTCCATTTATCATCAAAAAATCCTACAGTAATTTTATAATAACGACGGATATACAATTTGATTATGAGGGTAAAGATAACTAAGTTCGATCAAGAAGATATTTATAATGTATACAACTCTTTTAATATAATTTCGAAATTTACTAGTATTTGCCAAATGGTATTTAGTACTATCGTATTTTCTAATAAATTTTATAATGGTTATGCAACTATATTTTTTTCGATTGATGATTTTGTAGTATCTAGAGGAATTAATGGAAAAACAAAGATTAATTTTCTTCTTCCAGAGAAATGTAACTTTTTAGAGCCATATAAATATGGATTTCCTTTTGTATTAACTATTCCAGAAACTGAAGATGTAGAATTTTTAGTAAATGGAAAACTATATAATAAAAAGTAATATGCCAAAAATTTTAGCAATTGCCGATTTACACTGTCATGACTATCCTCAACGAAATCCAAGTGAAAATTTTAGACTATATCAAACTAGATTGGTCGCACAAAATATAATTGAAGTTGGGAAAAATTATGGAGCAGATATAATAGTAATGGCTGGTGACATATTAGAAAAATCAGTGATTCGACCTTATATTCAAGCTGAAGCGAAGTTATTTCTTGATACAGTAATGGCTTATTTTCGGAGTGGATTTATATTCTGGGGAAATCATGATGAAGATAATAGACAACAAGCTCAGTTGTTTACTGATGCATGTCTTTCTGTTATGTTACCACCAAATTTATTTTATGCAGACTGTCAACAATGTCAAATAGGATCTAGTATGATAGGGTTTTCTAATTGGAAACCTAAATTTGATCTTAGTTGGGTAAAAGGAAAACTAGATGTTTTATTTACTCATGCAACTATATCTTATTCAGCTAGTGATAAATATAAATCTCAAGTTTTAGATGAATCTAAATTTGATTTAGCTATTTGTGGAGATATTCACAAGCCAGCATCAATAGGAAAATTTGTTTCAATCGGTATTCCTCAGAGATGTAAGATGGGAGATTCTGAAAAACAAACTGGAGTTCTATATGATACTGAAACAAAAACTTGGCAGTGGGTAGATTTAAATCCACATGATAATCTATTAAAATTTCAATACACACCAATTCAATCACAAGAAGGATACCAGGCTGATATTAATACATGGTTTGTATATAAACCTGATAATATTAATAAACTAAGCTCTGGTGTGTCTGAAATAAAGATACCAGCTTGGGAAGAAGTTGGAAATCTGATTGATGGAATAATTATACAGAATAACCTAGAAGTGATTCATTCTGAAGTATTAAAAAACTGCAAAGATATGGAATCTTATGAGGTTGATTTTGACTTTAGACTATCTAGATTTTATTGTAAAAATTGGAGATCAATTGAGGAAATAGAATTATTCTTTGAAGATTCTGATAAGATTCTAATCAAGGGAAAAAATGGTTCTGGAAAGAGCAGTTTATTGAGTGCTATTAAGTATGCATTTACTGAAAACAGATTCATTAAGGACTTTATTCAATTTGATCAGAAGGAATGTGTAACTGAAATAGATTTCTTATACCAAGGAAAATTATGTAGGATTCAGAGAGGATCTAAAAGATGGGGATTATGGGTTGATTCTGAACCAATCAAATATGGTTCTAAGAAAGAATTTGAAGAAGATATGCATAGAAGATTTCCATTTATTGATTATATGGATGTATTCTTCTTCGATGAAGATCATCTTAAATTGATTGGGGATATATCACCAGAACGAAAATCAGAATTAATTTCTAAATTTTTTAGATTAGATAGAATTGATTATTTTAATTCAGTAGCAACAGATCTTATGGGTCAACTGAAGAAAACAGTTCAAATTTATATAGAAAAATATGATAATTCACAAAGACTGATTGAATTTATTGATCAAAAACTTAATTCTATAGTTCTCCCTACTAAGACTCTAGATGTACTAATTCAAGAAAAACAAGAAGGAATACAACTACAAGAGAAATATCAAAAGTATGCTAAGTATATGTCTGAATCTTCATCAAAGATGGGAAGATTAGAAATGCTTAGAGTGGAATTAGCTAGGGCAACTGGTGAAATTGAACAATTACCTCAGAGAGGAGTTTTGGAAATAGAGTTAACTGAAATAGAAAATTCTATTGAGGATCTAAGAGGACAGGAATCTATGTTGAAGTCAGCTAGAGATGGATTTTTGAGAATGAAACAAGAATTAGATCGTATTGAAAAAGATGGATCTGAACTTTATGAAACATATTCAAAAATTAAATCAGATATCTGTCCCACCTGTGGTCAAGAAGTTCATTCTGATACTATAGAAGTTTATAAAAAAGATCTTTGGAAAAAAATAGAAGATCTATTACAGAGAAAAAATTCTTTGATTGAGGAAATGACCTCTACTAAGAATATGACTACTGATTTGAATCGAGTAACTGGCGAAATAAGAAATTTATCTGATAAAAGAGATCAAATTTTTAGAACTATTCAGGAAAGAAATAATCTAGATAGAGTTATATCTGAAGCTAAGATTGGAATAGATAGAATTGAAAAAGATCTTAATGAAGCTGTAACTGTAGAAGCAGTAGAATTACCTGATAATTTTTTAGAAATTATGGCGAATATCGAAACTTCAATACAAATATGGAATTCTTATAATAGTTTTGTTAATGATAAAAACCAGGCAACTCAAGAACTTCTTAATTCAAAAGCTGAATTGGATAAAGTCTCGGTTGGAATAGATCTTTTTGAAAAATATATTAAATTAACTTCAACAACTGGAAAAATTTATGAGGAAATTATGACTAGATTAAGTACAGAATTTTCTGATAATCAAGTAAAATATGAAGTTGTTACTTATAATTTTAGGAAAAAAGATCATCTGGACTTAGCTTCATTCTATAATAAATCAGGTCAATGGGTATCATATCAGGCTGCTAGTTCTGGACAAAAAACTATTCTAGATGTAAATTTTTTATCCAAAATAGTTACTAGACTAGGATTATTAGTTATGGATGAATTCTTAAAATCTCTTGATCCTGAAAATCATGATATATGTATTGATATGATATCTGGAATGAATGTTGGTTGTATCTTATTATCTAGTCATATGGAATCAATCGCAGCATTTAATAATAAATCATTGAATCTTAGTCTTAATGGTTCTGGTTCAACCATAATAAAATTAGAGTAGTATGGGAGAATCTATTAATACTCTCTTGAGTGGTTCAAATGGATTGTTTGCCAGATATGATAATCCTATTAATGATGATAAGATTAATATAGATGTGGATGATACATTAGTTAATGACATAATCGAAAATAGTTGTTTAACTCCAATACCAATAGATTATGATAAAATTAATTCAATGATATTGCCTGAGTGGAGTATTTTAGATCTATATAAATTCCCAGGTAATAAAGAAAAAATAGATTCATTAATTAAAGTATGTAACGGATTTATTGATTTTGGAGGAGCAAATGCTTATATTCTGCTTGAAACTAATATGTTAGGATTTTTAAGTTCATTTAAAATTTTAATCCAATTACCATATATTGGAGGACTTGGATTAATCTTAGTTTCTCCGGATACTCCAGAAATTTATAAAATAAATAAGGAAGAAATATTAGATATAATAACCAAAATTTTTAAAATATGAATGAAGATAATAACACACCCTACACTATCGGATATTGTTCCACTCAGGATATAAATGGAACTGATACAGCAATTTCTTCTAATAGTATAACTGTACCTTATGGAGGACCATATGGTGGATATGTAACGACTACTGGTAGTAGTATATATAAATATGGATATACTCCACGATATTATGATATAGATTCAATAACTGGAATGGATTTCGGATATAATATAATTATAGATGGTAAACCAAAAAGAGTTGAATATAAAACACTAGAAGAGTGTAAGAAATCTTTTGATCAGGAGGGATTTGATATTCTTCCACTAAATCAAAATTTAGATGTTTCTATGTGGACATCATTAGGAATTATTGAACTATCAACAACTATTCCACCATTATATAATTTATTTGCAACATTATATAGTGATAAGTCCGATGAATCTGTTAAATTGTTTACATCTACAGAATCTCATAAAACAATGTTTCATCTAAAAACAAATTCATCTGTATATCTTAGTGAGTTTAATTTAGTAATTATTTCACTATGTCGAAAAACAGACAGAGATGAAGTGTTGATTTTAGCTGATGAAAATATCCCTGAAATATATAAAATAAATAAAGAAGAGATTTTAGAACATATCCATTCAGCTATAAATAATTCTAGTTATACTACTGAAATTATGCAACAAGAAAATGATCCAAGAAACTTATTAAACAAAGTTTGGTATCAAAATCAAGGAACCTCTTCTTCTGCCAGTATCTCTAATTACTCTTCAGCTATTACATCTACAACTAGTAGCAACATAACCCCAGATGCTTTGCTTAAAACATATAAAGATATGCTTTCTAATAGTTTGTTTAGTTTTAATAATTGTAATGAACTAGGTAACTTAGATCACGATACTTCTACTAGCAATGATTAATACTGATTATCTTAAACTTCAAGTTTATCCTGTTAAAGATAAAAATGATTTTTTCAAATCTGGGATTAAAGAAGCAACTACTCTTAGAAATTTATGCTCAGTGTGTAGACGAATATTTGTAGTACCAGATACTGGGATAAAGCTATCAGTAATTGGAGAAGCTGGAATATATCGAATAGATATTTATGATGGTAGTATTAGAAAATCTATTATTGGCAGAATCTATTATATACCAAGTAGTCGAAGATTAGATATTTATAATAATAATGAAGAAATTCCCCTAGTTGCTTGGAAATCTAAAAAATGTATTTGGAAGAATTATTCAACTCTGTTGCAAAAAGTAAATTTAGAAAACTTGTTTCTCCCATTAGTTTCATTAATCTAAAAACTTACGGTTGAGAAGGTATGAAATTCTAAATAATGTGAAAAGAGAAAATATAAATAATGATCTTTCATTATAATTAAAATAAATTCTGGCTATGAATGATGTTACTTCTAATATAATTATGGGTAAATTTACACATTCGCTTTCCAGAATACCTAACTTAAACTCAACAATTGGCTATGCTTTTAGCTACTTCTAAACAGATACCTTTTAAGCATCAACCGTTATGCTTAAGCAATTACTAATTGTTGAGATCTTTAAAACCAATTCCTGTATGGGTTTTGGTTTTTTTATTTCTTCCCTGATAGCCTAAAGATTGTAATAAAAAAGAAAATTTATGGTTGAAAAACAAGAAGCAATTAAATTTATAAAAGCATCATTGATGTATTTACAAGGAAAATTTACTTGTACATTTAAATGTGAATTTAATCCAATAACATATACATTCTTAATTGAAGATGTTATGTCATCGGATACAGAAGAAAATAAAATACTATACAAGAAAGAAACACAGAAAATAGTAGAAGATTTTGAAAGAATTTTCCCTGTTATGTTAGAATTTATAGGAAACGAGTATAAATTAAAAAATCCAATATTTGAATTATGATTAATAAAAACATTATTGCTTTCATTAAAGGAGGAATTTTAGTAAATTCAAAAGTTACTACTTGTCCAAAAGATTTTTCTCTACTAGATAGACCAATTTTAGGCAGTATAATAAAAGAACTACAATCTATTGGATATTCACTTTGTCCAGAAGTTATTTGGAGTATTAGTGATGATGAGATGATATCTGTCTGGGAAGATATAAAACCAGAAATTAGCAATCTATTGGGGATATCGGATTGGTCTCCCTTATTCCCTGGTTTCCCAGATCAAGTAATTAACTTATCAGAAAAAGAATTCTTAACTGAACAATTACGTGTTTATTTTGATTCTTCATATATTGATAAGTTGCAAGAAAAATATAAAATAGACAAGATCATCCATAATGAGTCACCTACCCCAACTCTTACTCCACTCAAGGCTATAACAGAAAAAGAATTTTCTAGCATCTTTACTAGGATTATTGGAGTAAATGATTCAATAACTGGTCAAGATAAAGATATCTTAGATTGGTATTTAGATAATTATTCTGACCTAATTCTTCCAGAGAAGATCTCGTTCAAGGAAAATTTAGCGATTGTACTATCGAAGAGACCGGAAGCAATCTCTGTTGTCTCTAGTATAAATGATATATTAAGAGTAGCTGTTTGGAAATCCGGTGGTGATCCAAGTTTACCAAAAGTTCCATCTAAGATGATAAGAGAATCATCTTGGACTACCAGGAGAATAGAAAATCCTGAAAGAGAGAAATTTAAGTTTTCTAATTTTCCTAGAAAGGATAGAGATTATATTTTAGGGTTAATAAATAGATATGTATCTACTAAGGGTATGTATCCTTGTATTTGTGATGCTAAAACTTATTCAGGACGTTGGCTAAGACTTGGAGAAATACTTCACCCAGGAGAATATAAAAAATATCCAGATAGTATGAAATTCTTTGATGAATTAAGAAATAATGCGAAAGCTTATCAAACCTGGTGGAGTAAAATTCATGAAGAATATAAATCATCTAATCAAAATAGTGGATCATTAAGTAAAGTTATTGAACTAATTTCTCAAAGACCTGGTGTACTAATAAGAAGATTTGATTCTCTTCTTCGAAAGACATGGAAAAATAACGTAGAAGGGGATATTGATCTGTTATTGGATAAATTTATATCCTCAGGAGAAATGAATAATAAAACTCTATTGGAATTTTATAATTATCTAGATAGAAGAACAGAAACTTCTAGTTCTCCTAGAATGATTAAAATAAAAGGAACAAGAAAAAGAATAAATTTGCCCCGTCTTGAGCCACTTGATGAAGTAATAGTTGGAACTGTTAAAGATCTAGTTAAAAAGAAAATCTTTAATAACTATCAGACTAAGGAATCTTTAGAAGGAAAAAATATTGTTATAGATGATAATATTAAATATCTTCGAATTCCAAAAGATATGAGAACTCTTAGTGAATCAAAAGTGGTTATCCCAAAAGGTTCTAAATTTAAATTTGATCTTAAAGATAGAAAAACTACTCTAAGATTTTTCTCTCATTGGATTCAAGAGGATCGAGATGAAGATCTAGATCTAACTGCTGCCCTATTAAGTGAGGACATGACCAATGAGTGTAATATTGGTTGGAATTCCCAAGCAACTAATTCTGGAGAGATATATGCTGTCTTCAGTGGAGATGTTTTAAATACACCAGGTAACTGTGCAGAATATATTGATATTCGTCCAAAAATTGCAGTGGAAAGTGGTTATAGATGGTGCATCATTAATGTTCATAATTTTAAAGGGAGAGGGTTTAATACCTTGAAAAATTGGATAGGATATTGTGAGGTTCCTAATCCAGTCGATGATGATAAACAGTGGTACCCTAAAGATGTTATACAATCAACTCAACCAAATACCACTTCATCTGGAATGGCTGCATTTTTAATTGATTTGAAAGAGCAAACAGTTCAATTTTTAGATGAAGATATATCATCTATTCCAATTAATACTGAATGTAAGTCAAGTTGGCAAGCGATAATTTATTGGTATGCACATACTCCAGAATTAGGAGTTTATGAGTTATTGAAATTAAATACCTTAGCTAGAAAAGGTGAAATTAAAACTCAATCAGAGTATGAAGAAGCACAATTTCTAGATGAATTTAAATCGTCAGATTGGATTGTCTATAAATATCAAGATTTTATAGGTGATTATACTAAAATACTAGAACTATTAGTATAATAGATATTAGGAGCTCAGGCTCCTTTTATTTTTCTTTATTTTACTTCTCATAGGCTCTGATAATCTTATAAATGAAGATAAAAAGTATATCTAATTGTAATCTGCGGAAGATATTTTGGGAATAATAAAAATTCTGAAGTTATATAAAAGAAGAAATATAAAAAAGTATATAATAAATATAATAGGGATTTTTAAAATGATTAATAAATAGAATATTATAGAATAATGCCCCAAAAGAAAGATAGGTTCGATTCCTTTCAATATAGATATATGATCTTCAACATAATAGATAGATATAGAGACTGCCCGGCCGGAGTCTCTATTTATTTTTTTATCTATTACATTCCTTTATTGTTCTTATTAATGTAACATAATCTATATAAATATGACAATAAAAGATAAATTAATGTATATATCAGAAAAATTAGAAAAATATAGAGAAAGTGTGATTTCTAATTCATTAGCTAAGATGGAATCATATTATTATATGAAAGCAGAAGAGTTGAAGTGGATTAAGAAATCAATCTTGGAGTTATCACTTTACGAAGCTATAGTGGAGTATGATTATTTTTCTAAATACATTATCGATTTACATATGTTGGTTGGAAAGTTTAATAAAACCAGAGCAGCGTTAATTACAGTCATAGAATCTGATCGGAAGAGTCATAAAGTCTGCTTTGAATCTTTTGCTAGTATGAAAGATTCAATTCCTAAAAAGATTAATCATTTTCAAAAACCAAATAGATATGATTTTATTAGATACATTAGGAGTAATAGACTATTTTTGATATATGATAACTTTCTTGAAATAAAAGATTTTATTCTTGGATGTCTTTCTAGTCAAACTGATTTCGACTTTATTCAGAATTTTCCAAATAGAATCCATGGATTTTTATTAGTGAACGGAGAAGAAATCATGAAGATATGGTTATATTTTTCGATTAACTATCTTTGCGCTAACTCTCAATCTGATCTAATTATAGTTAATAGCTATAAAGGAACTCCTATCCTTACAAATTATATACGGATATTAGCAAGCTTGATAGATGTAATATCAGATAAGAATAACTTAGATATAACTGATAAATATATATTACAGAATAAAAGAATAATGAGATTATTCAATTTTCTATTAGAAAATTGTAGATATACATCATATTCGTTGAATCAAGAAATATTTCAGATAATGGATAGAGAGTTATCTACTAAACTATCTGTAGATAATCTAAATAAATTATTAATGCAAACGAGATCATTATTAAAAAAAACAAAAAGAAAAAAGAGGAAATTAATCCTCTTTTTTTATTCTTCTATACAAGTATCTGAAATTGTTCCTAATATTTCTATATCATCTGGCTCCCATGACTCCCATACTTCATGATTTCCTTGACAATAGAATGTTCTAAATCCATCTTTAGATATACTTTCAAAATATCTAACTAAAATTCTTTTACTATTTTTTATTCTAAATATAATAAAAGGATGATCTCTATCTTCTTGTGAATAGATATCTTGTAGTTCCTTTCTTTCTAAGAAAACAGTAGAATTATTTGGTAATTCCCCAATTCCATTACCTACAATAGACATGCATTCTAAATTTCTTCTTTTAATGATTCCAATTAAGTATGAGTCTAAATATTTCCAGTGACTCCATCTCCCTCCACTCCAAGAATTATCTGAATACAGATAAGAAACTTTTCTTATTCTTTCTAAAAGAAATTTTCTAATTAGAAGAATAACTTCAATGATTATACCAATGATGGATAATCCTACAACCAATAAAATGATTTCAAGTGTTGCCATAATCTATTATTTTAATACACATATAAGAGTATCATGTACAAATAACCTACCAAATTAACAAAAATATAAATAAGTGGGTTACTTTTGATGAAATTTGAAGATTTTTGAGTAAAATATTGCAAAAAACACCCACTTTTTAACCACTTTTTTGCGCATACTCTTATATGTGTAAGAACTTTTGTATTTCCGGGTCTTACCGAGAGACTTTATTCCTATCCTTATTCTATCTTTCATGGATTATGTAACACTTCCTTTCTTTTCTCGACTTTATTTATTCCATATATTTACGGTAAGACCCGGATTTAAAGAAATAAAATGATATCCCCTTAGTGTCAGAGGCGTCGCGTGGTGATCACCAATTCACTCTCACTTTGGGGAATCTTCTTAGATATAGATTATTAAATTTAATTTGTTCCAAATTATGAACACTATAAAGTTAGGTTCACATGAACCAGACGTAATTTTATTACAAACTTATCTGGAGGTTAATCCAGATTCTGATTTTGGTCCAAAAACGGATGATGCTTTAAGAAAATTTCAATCATTATCTGGTTTAGTTGCGGATGGTATCTGTGGTCCTAAATCTTGGGAAGCTCTTAGTGAAGCATTTGATATAGATGGAATTACTGATGAAGATTATATCAAAGCTGCATCAATTTTAGGAGTGCCAGTTGCTACTGTAAAGGCTGTGGCAGAAGTTGAAAGTGGTAGTGCTGGAGCATTTAGAAAATCTAGACGACCAGTTTGTTTATTTGAAGGACATATCTTTTGGAGTGAATTGAAAAAACGAGGAATTGATTCTAATAAAATAACAGGTCATTCTGGAATACTTTATCCAAAGTGGGATAAGTCTAAATATTCTGGTGGTGAAAAAGAATGGGATAGATTAGAAGAAGCTTTTAAAATAAATCCAGATGCAGCATTATCTTCAGCATCACTTGGGTTATTTCAAATAATGGGATTTAATTGGAAAGCAACTGGTTGTAATAGTATTTATGATTATTACTCTAAATCTTTTATATCCGAAGGATCACAATTAGAACTATTTTGTGGATTTATTAATTCACAAGGACTAGGAAAATATCTTAAGAATCTTGACTGGGCTAATTTTGCAAAAAGATATAATGGTCCAGAATACAAGAAAAATCAGTATGATACTAAATTAGCGAAAGCTTATCAAAAATATAATTATTAATCAGAACTACATATTGTAGATACTCTGGTTATTTTTTAATTGGCTTCTGTATCTATATATGTTCTTCACAAAACTCCAAGCCATGAAACCAAATGTTAAACGAATGAGAAATGGTCGTGATAAATTTACAGGTCTTAAGTATGCTAAAACTTCTAGAAGAACTCTTAAAGTAAGAGGAAATAGGATAATACAAGAAGATCTATTCTGGAGAGAACTGGATGAAGAACTAAAAGATTAAAAATATAAAATTCAGGATTGTCAAAAATGTGACTACCTTTCGATAGGAATCCTGAAACTATTAAATTAAATTAAGAATATATGAAAAATGAAAATATATTTCAAAAAATATTTGGAACATTTGGTTGGGCATCAGGCTCAAGAATCCCACTAAGATCTAACGTTTTTGGGAGAGGAGGTAGAGGTTCATATAATCCAATTGGAACTACAGGATCTCGTATATTCGATATGGATCGGCAAAGTCCTTTACTTGGTAATGCACAACCAACTAAACGAATATCTGGTTGGTATGAAAGAATGTCTGAAATAAAACAATATGAACTTCTTGACATTACTAAATTAGCTGTATCATTTTTTAGAGATTATGTAAATAACTTCTTGAATACTTCTACTACACAGATGGTAACTATTCAAGATGAAGAAGGAAATAATGATGAAGCTAAAACAGATAGAATAAATGAAATATTGTCAAAAGATATAAAACTATTTGATTATATTCGAGATCACCTTGATGAATCTATCTATTATGGAGCATATTATAGTATGTTACAAACTAAACGGGATGAATTAGGGCATCTTAGATTTCATATTTATGGACTGTATGATCCAGTTAGTGTTATAATCAAAAGAACACTAGGTGATAATGATGAGTTAATTGAAGAATTTGTTGCTAAAGGAGAAGATGGAAATACTTACATAATTCCAAGTACTGAATGTTTCTACCTTGGTTCACCGAATATGAGATTAATTAATGATTTAAAAGAAGATTATAGAGATTATAATAAAACTGATAATAAACCAAAACCTGGTAAACAAGAAAATAGAGATAAAGTAATACAGAAAGAATACTATACAACAGGTGAACCATTATTTTATTCTAATATATTAAAAGTTAAAGAACTGGTAGTCAAAGAATTATTAGTTAGTCTTTTAAGCCTTAGAGATCTATGTACTCCTAGTATTTTAGCACTAATGTTTGATAAAGGTGTACCTATGGAGAATGCAGAAGATCTATGTAATAAGGTTCAAAGAATGTTAAATTCATACAATGATTTATCTAGTTTTCTAAGTGCACAATTTGATGTAACATCCCTTATTGAAAATATTTTATCACAAAGTACTAAGGTAATACCAGATTTTAATGCAACCATTCAGAATAAAGGTCTAATATCAACAGATAAACTGGGGGATAGATTATTAGAATTAATGCAGTCATTAGATCAATCTAGACAGAATGTTCTTAGTCCTCTAGGTATTCCTGCGTCGATATTAGATTCTACTATTGGAAATAAATGGGCAATTCTACAGGGTTCTGAACGAGCTAACTCTAGAGTTAATGCAATAATGACAGGAATTAAAGAATCTGTTACAGAATTAGTTAGAACTATTTATCAAGTAATTTATCAAGAAACACTTGACCCAGCTCAAATTAAACTACATATTCTAGAAAAATCTACTGTAGAATATAATAATACTTTAAATACACTAGAGAATATATCTAGTTTGGTAAATGGTATTTCTGGAATTATAACAACTTCACTACAAACTTTAGAAGCTTCATCCCCATTGATTGATACGAAAAGTTTTGTATCTTATATTCAAAATATGATAAAAGATGCAGATCCATCAGCTGGTGATTTAATAACTGAAGAAACTATTGAAAACTATATTAATCTTTTAGAACTTAAATATAAAGCTCAATTAGAACAATTAGGTGCTGGTGGTGTTGAATAATATTATCCTATGATTTATTGGGTTAGATCATAGGAACAATTTAAATAAAATCTATTTATGAAGTATAGTATAAAAAGAATTAATAATTGGGATTTTGCAAAATATGGAGGTAAAGACATGTATGATAGTTTTGTACCAAGTTCCGTTAAATCCTTAGATAAGATTCCTAGTAATAAGTTAAATCTCAGTTTATTAAAAAATTCTATTAAAAATACTTCAATTATATTTCCTTACAATGAAAGAGAATATAAATCATCTGATTTTATTTGTATAGGTAAAGAGTTATTAGATGATGGACTTAATATTAAAATTACAAAGGATCGATTTATAATTGAACCTCTATTATGGAGTAAATTTGGGGTACTTGGATGTATTCTTCCAAAATATAGAACTTCTGATTTTGATTATTACTTAGATATTTTCCCTCATCCAAATTCTGGGAAGCCGTGGTTTTTAACACACATAAGTTTTCCTAAAACTAAAGAAGGATATGAAGCATTAGTAAAAATATTAACTGAGTTTATTGTTTATATCAAAAATCTAATAGGTATTATTGTAAAAGCTAATATAGTAGAAATAACAGAAGATAAGAAAAAGGAGAAGACTTTTTCTATGCCCATTTCTCCTTTTAGTATTCTGGCTGGTGGATATTTATTGTTTTCTTCAAAAATCAGTGAATACATCAATAATCAGTTGTTATCTTCATCAAAACTATATTCACCAAATATAATGAATAAATTGGTGAATTACATTAATAAAGATGGAGGAGTTATTTTGTTTAATGGTGGTCCAAGATCTTTTTATATTAAATCTAATTATTATAAAAAAGCAGAGAAACAAAGGATTATAAAACTTGGAAATTCAGATAAACCAAAATCCTGGATTGATTATGCCAAAATAGCTTTATTGGAACATAAAGATTTAATTTGTTATTCTGATTTACATCCTACTGTTGCATTAGCTCATGAATTTGGTCATTACTTAGTATCTAAACATTGGTTTTTTGGGAAAATACAAAATACAATGATATTAAAGAAAATGTCCAGAAATTCTTCATTAATTACATTTATTTCATTCTTATTTGGAATATCAGGAAAAGTAGCAGCTGGTTTCTTATCTGCAATGGTGATGCAAATGCCAATGTTAATACCAGAATTTGCAGCTTCTTGGTATGGATTGAGGGTAATGAAAGAAATTGGATGTACAAAAGAAGAGTTGGATATAGCTAGGAAGGATTTGAAAAATGCATTTCTATCTTATCTACATTCGGCTACTGCTATATCTGTTACTGGAGTAGGAACAGGAGACACTATTAGACAAGGAATTTTGAAATATAAAAATTTCTCAATAAAAATCCCTAGAAAAATATTGGGTTTAGAATCACTTAAAGATCCAAGAATCCCAAAATCCAAACCAGATCTTAGAATGAATGTTTGGAAAAGAGTTGTTAAAATAAAATAATATAATGTATTATGCTAATAAAAAGAAAACGGTTCTCTGAAGATGAACAAAAAGAGTTTGGTGCTCGGGAGAGAAAACAGAGAAGAAAAGTAGCTAGAGCAGAACAAAATGCTGAAATGCACGCAAATAAGGCTGCTAAAAGAGCGGTTGTTGCTGCAGAAAAACAAGTACCAGCTAATGTAGTAAATCAAAAACCGGCAGTAGCTGAAGTAGTTAATTCTATTAAAAATACAACTAAAGAAGGTGTAAAGAATGCTGGTAAACTTCTTAGAAAGAATAAAAAAGCTGTTGCTATTGGGGCAGGAGTTGCAGCAACCGGAGCTGGTTTAGCTGCTATGATAAAGAAGAATAAAGACTAAGATAAATTCAGGATTGTCCATTGAGACTACTCTTTAATGAGGATCCTGAAACATTAATACTAATAAATATATTATGGCTATATACAGAATAAAAAGATTCGCACAAGTTGACTCAGATGACCTCAATGTATATGGTCAAAAAAGAGTAGACCAATTGGAGAATAATATTCTTGAAGCTCAAAAAACTTCTAAAGATCTTCAGATTGAACAAATGAAGATGCAAAGAGCTATGATGGCAAATCAGCGATCAAGACAAAAACTCCAAGAACAAGAGAGACAAGATAGATTAAAACAACAGTTGCAGGCTCAAAAATTAGATCAGAAGAAGGATGAACAGTCTCAAAAGTCTCAAGTTCAGACTAAAAAACTTCAGAGTAATGAGGATTCTGCTACCAGAAATTGGAGTTTAGTCAAAAAGAATACTACAGCTAAGCCACCAATACCAATGAAATAGGAGAAAATATTATGGGAAATGAAACTATTAAAACAAAGCTTTGTACTGAGGGTGTAATAGAAGTATCACAGGAGGAAAAAGAATTTATGGAAAAGTTTATGTCTCTTGGAGAAAATAATATTCCATATAATCCAGTACATGATAATCAAGAACCTGATTATACAAATGGCAACATATTCAATTAGGAGATTTTCGTACTCAGAAACTCCTGTTAAAAGCAGTTCTTATATAAATTCACAAGTAATGCAAGATGCTACTGAGAGTTACATAATTAATCCAATTGATAATGTAGTATCTTATGTAGAATCAAGTAAAATTGGAAAAATGGAGCCGGTTAAGAGAAAAACTGGTATGATTAAGAGAGTAACAACTCCAGTCAAAAAATATATTTCGTATAAACGAAAAAAGAAAAAGTAAAATAATCATGATAGATTCAACGAGTAAAATTGATTTTAATCAGATTGATCTATCCACTGAATACTCAAAATTAACTGAAGAAGAAAAAATTCTTGTATTTTGTAAGTTAAAAGGAATGAACCACGTTCCCCCGGGGATAGAACAATTTTTATGTGATGACTATTATCTTGGTCTAATCACAAATGGGGGTTCTGGTATATATCAATATTGGCATGATAAGTTAAAAGAGATATATCCCAGTCCAGTAATAAATAAATATCCTTATATATCATTAGGTGGGGCTATTGGTATAGGTAAATCAACATTATCTAAAGTATGTGCACTATATACACACTGTAAATTAGATTGTATGATTAATCCTTGGAAAACTTTCGGATTAACTGAGGGTAAACCTATTACATTCATGTTTGCTCATGTAGCTGCAGCTGTAGTAGAGCGAGAGTTTTTGGACTGGTTCGATAATACAATGAAGAAAAGTCCCTATTTTCAGAATTTATACAACAAACACAATATTGCCTATATAGCATCAGGACTTAGAGATCAGGTCTCACTTGGTAGTGACTTGTTATTTTCTGTAATTTCTGAAGCAAATTTTTACCCAAAACCAGAACAAGCAATCGGGAAAATAAATACAGCTGTAATTCGTTTTAAATCTCGTTTTCAAAAATCTAGATTCCTGATTGGAAATATAATTGTAGATACATCAGCAAAAGGTGATAATGGCCCTTCTGAAATTTTTGAGTATGAAAGACCTAAAAATGAACTGATGATTTGTAAAGCTTCTCACTGGGAGGTTAAAACAAAGGACTATATAGAATCTAATAATCAAACATTTAGAGTCTATAAAGGAGATTCAAAAACATTTCCATATGTCCTAGATGAAGATCAAAAATTACCACTAGATCAAGATCCAGGTAGAGTACTAGAAGTTCCTATTCAATTATATACTGATTTTAAGAGTGATATAATTAAATCTCTGCAAGACTTAGCTGGTGTTACTACATCAAGTGGAAATGCATTTTTCGATGGAAATATATCGCATCTTATTAAATGTTGTTCAGTTAGAAATTTAATTCCAGATACTATTCATGTAGATTTCTATGATAAAAATCAAAATTTATATGAACAGATTTATCCAATGTTGCAAAGAATTCCTAAAGGAACTTTCTTATTCTGTCATTTAGACTTAGGTCTTGTAACTGACCATACTGGATTTTCTATAGTTTATTTCTCACACTGGGAATCCCCTGATGGAGTGACCAAAGAACCTGTTTATAATTGTCCATTGACAGTATCAATAGATAGATTAAAAGGACAACAGACTAGTTTATGGCATATCTATCAGATGTTATCATTATTATCTAAAGATTTTAGTATTCTAGTATCAGCGGATACTGCTTATTCACAACAAATTCTTCAAGACTTAGAGAGAGACGGGGTACCAGTAAGAAATATATCTTTGGATAGAACAGATACTGCTGCTATATATTTTAAAAATGTAGTTAATCGGGAAAGAATTTTTATTCCAGAAAATAAAAGGTTACTTAGAGAAGTATCTGATCTGGTAGTTACTCCAAAGGGAAAAATAGATCACCCTAAAACCGCATCACCGATTTTTGATAATACTGATGGAACCAGAATAGGATCTAAAGACGTATTTGATTCATTGGCAGGAGCATTATGGTCATGTCACATAAGTATATCTGAGGGAGAAGAAAATGGTGTAAATGCATCTTATGTTAAACAATTGGATATCTTAGGAAAGATGACTAGATCAGCTCAAGAAGAAGCTCAGGAAACTTTCCAAGGATTTGTAGAAGGTATTTTTTAGTTATGGAATATAAAGTTAAACGATTTTCAACAAGTCGTAAAGCAGTGTCACAGATAGCACAAGAAGCTAAATCTTTGTTATCTAAAGGATTGGGACCATCTTCATCAGAAGGAAAAAAGTTCCTACTTCGATCAGGTCATCTAAGTAATTCTTATGGAAAGATTGCCTCTAAAGGGAAAATCTTAAATCCAGGGACTTGGAAAAAGACTTCTGAGGCTGGGAAAGCACAGAAAGAAGTAGGAAAAATTATAAACGATTTCTATAAAGGAAATTAAATAATATATCCTCATTATCTTTGGTTAGGTAATGGGGAACAAAATAGAATTAGTATGAAATATCAAGTTAAAAGATTCTCTAGTATCTATAGAGTTATTCCACAAGAATATCTTCAATCTTTAAAATTAATCGAGGATAAAGAAATAAGAAAACACTCAATTCAAGGAAAAGATGGTTTTCGAGATATCCCTGGTATTTTATGGCCAGTTCCACAAGATCAGTTACAGGATATAGATTTAGGTGATAAAATTGGAGTAGTCACTATATATTTTCAAGAAGTGCAACCTGGTGAAAGTTTAGGATATAGTTCTTCCACAAATTCCTGGATTTTATTGAATAAAAAACTGAAAGTGGAGGGTGTGATAGAGGATCTTCCTAGATATTTTCTACAGAGATCTGTTATGTTAAAAGAACAGGCTGATCTTAAACAATTAACTGGTGGGCCAGATGATTTAATAATTTCTAAATGGTTAAGTTTTTATTATAGTTTGGTAGAAAAATATTTATAACCAACTAAGAGAATTGAGTTATCCTTAATAAAATCTAACAAAATGGATGATTCTCAATTTAAAGAAATTATAGATAGATTAGATAAAATAGAAGCTGCTTTAAAGAAAATACAAGATCAAAGTAGTTTTGGGATGGCAACAGTAGCTAATGTACTTGGTGATGCTATTTGGTCAACTATCGAATATAATGCGGGTTTATTTAAAGATCCTGGCGATGATACCCCAGATTCTTTCCCATTCCCAAGACGATAAAATAATAAATAAGTATGAATGTAGTTAATCCATTTTCATCGGATGAATTTAAAAAACAGATTCTAGAACAAGAAGGACTTGATACCTCAACATCTGACGAATATGTGATTCTAGAACCTACTGATGAAAATACAGAATTTAAAAAAATAGTATCAAGTGCTCCTAAAATTCCTAGAGGAGTGAAAAATGTTATTTTAGATGCATCAGCTTTATCTAAAAATGATAAAGAAGCAAAAGCTACAGAATTAAACTTAGCTCTTAATGATGTATTGAGTAGATATAATAAAGAATATGGAACTAGTCTTCAAATAGATTTTTCTAGTATGTCTAGAACTATGGTAGCGTGTAGCGACCCTAAGTCTAGAAGAATATTAGAATTATATTTATCTGAGATTTTTCAAAGTGTAAGACCTATTCTTATATTACATATGATTTCTAAATTAACTCTAGCAATTGATTATATCCTAGATCCAGAACGTATGTTTGGTGGTGAACTTCAATTAACTGATATTTGGGTATCAATTGAAAAAATTATGCAATATATACAACAATTAGAAACGATGAAAGAAGAGATCTTAATTAAGGGAGCTGATCTTGAATTGAAAAAATTGGGTGATATTGATAATTCTAGTGGAATTGGAGATCTTGATAAAAATGAAGTAGTCCAAGATTTCATGAAAATGTTCAAGAAAGATAATGGAATACAAGAGTAATTAATGTTTAATTTAATTTTATACACATGAAAACAATTATTAATTTTACTAAACGGGCATTTAAAGAATACTTTAGAATGTCTGCTCAAAATTATACTTGGATGTGGACGGGGTGTACATATATTCCGCCAAAAGAAGACACCAAGGAAAGTTGAGAGTGGTTGTGCAATACAGCACTTCCATTTATGTAGTAGGTTGATAATAATGTTGTGAAAGAAAATTAAAGAATAATATTGGAGAGGTGGCAGAGTGGTCGATTGCACTTGTCCTGAAAACAAGAGAACGTTAATAACGTTTCCGGGGTTCAAATCCCTGTCTCTCCGCAATAAGTTAACGATGTGAATCGATTCTTATTAATTCATTTTTATACAATAAATGTAGGATCTCGACGGGGATCCTTTATTTTAAATAGAATTAATAAGATATTTATTATTATTCACTGGATGTAACTTAGATTGTATAAAAATGATTGAAAGTAAGTTAAGTAATATAACAAAGGAAGAATTAGAAAAATTAATTCTTAAAGAAAAATTGTCGTATGAAGAAATAGGAAGAAAGTACGAGGTGTCGGGCGCTGCTATTAAAAAGAAGGCAAGAAAATTAGAAATAAAGTTGCCAAAAAAGAGAAAAATAAATTCAAAAGAAACTTTTAATAAAGGAGTATCAATAAAATCTTTTAATAAAAATAAAATTTCTGAAAAGAAAAGAAAAAAGAGTAAAACAAGAATTGCAAAAACGAAAATAATTAGTTATTGCAAAAATTGTGGAAAAGAATTTATTCAAAAATCCAAAACACAAAAATATTGCTGTAGTGGTTGTTCTTCTAAAGGTAGATCTAAAGAAAAATATGAAAACTATTTAGAGAATTCTGAAATATATCAAGGACAAGAAAATATGAGATGGATTAAAAGTTATATTTTGGAAGAACAAAATCATAAATGTGATATTTGTGGATTAGTGGATTCTTGGAATGATAAACCTATTACATTTATACTAGATCATATAGATGGACATTCTAATAACAATAAAAGAGATAATTTAAGATTAATTTGCCCTAATTGTGATTCACAACTAGAAACTTTTAAATCTAAGAATAGAAAGAGCGATAGATCTAATAGAAGTAGATATTATAGCAAAAAATAAAAAAAACAGATATATTTTTATAAGGATTGTTAATTTAATTCTATAGAAAGTATATGATATAGTATTTTTAGAGCAAAAATGATGTAACCATTCGTTGAGTGGGTTCGACTCCTACATCTTCCTCACAATAAGCAAGTATAGCACAATGGTTAGTACGTTAGCCTTCCAAGCTAGGGATGAGAGTTCGATTCTCTTTATTTGCTCTATATCGTACCGTGAACCAAACGATTAAGGTAGGGGTCTGCAAAACCTCTTTAACAGGTTTGACTCCTGTACGGTACTCAATAACTAAAATATATTTGGGGTCTTAGTTCAGTTGATTAGAACATTTGATTTGCATTCAAAAGATCGTGAGTTTGAATCTCACAGGCTCCACAAATTTAATAAGGTCCTATCGACTAGTGGTTAGGTCGTCACCCTTTCACGGTGGAGACAGGAGTTCAATTCTCCTTAGGACTACTTATTTTGGTCTGATAGTTCAATGGATAGAACGTATCACTACGGATGATAAGATATAGGTTCGATTCCTATTTGGACTACAATGAAATACTGGTGCGTTAGTTCAGTTGGTTAGAATACATGCCTGTCACGCATGGGGTCACGGGTTCGAGTCCCGTACGCACCGCTAATTGGTGTTATAGCTCAGTTGGTAGAGCAGAGGACTGAAAATCCTTGAGCCATGGTTCGATTCCATGTAATACCACATATGGAGATAGTAACCTGTGAGGAATAGGGACAAACTGCTAATTTGATCGTTCGTGAAAGCGAATAGAGGTCGGAACTCTACATCTCCGCAATTAATAATTTAATATAATCATTATGTGGTTAAGAGAAAGTAATAGATTAAAACATCTTGGTTATGCAATCCCTTGTGGAATTCTAGGAACCATTTTATTTGTAGCTGGTCTAGCACTAGGTATGGAATTTAAAGATAAACAATGGGGTGGAAAATGGGATTGGCTTGATATTGTCGCAACATTGATTGGAGGCATTATTGGACAACTAATTCAAATATTAATAATAATGTTAATTCTTCTCTAGCTTAATAGGTAAAGCCCGAAACTGTTAATTTCGCTTATTTAGGTTCGAATCCTAAGGGAAGAGCTAATATGCACCTTTAATTTAATGGTAAAATACTCCCCTTGTAAGGGAAATTTGTCAGTTCGATTCTGGCAAGGTGCTCCAATAATTCAAATACTTATTTATCATGAAAATTATTTATAATAGGTTTATTCCATTTAAAGGTTATAAAGCAATGAACTTTTTTGGAATATTATTTGTTAGAGGGAAATCTAGTGACCCAATAGATGAGGTTACGATTAACCATGAGAGTATTCATACTAAACAATTAAAAGAAATGTTGTGGATTTTCTTTTATATCTGGTATGGAATAGAATATCTAATAGTTAGATTTAAAGCACATTGTCAAGGTTGTGCATATCATGATATAAGTCTTGAAGAAGAGGCTCATAATAATGATAATAACTTAAATTATCTATCACAAAGAAAACATTATGCTTGGTGGAAATATATTAAGATAGGAAGTTATGATATATTTAGGTTCAATCATAAAGAATCAGATATCTCAAATACTGAGTTAACACCAATGACTCAAGAAAGAGCTAGTAATATGGTAAATAACATGATGAACTATATTACTTCTGATTGGTCAGATTCTGGAGTTAAAATACAAGCTATAGATAAAGATGGTAATAATTCAATTTGGTTTAATCTTAATATAATTAATATTGATGGAGTTCAATATTATCAAGGATTAGATTATGGTCAAAGTTCTAGATATTTAATTAATAGAGGTGGAAAATCTTCATTTAATTCTACAGAATCAGGATTTTATGAACTTCGAGTATTAGGAAATTTGATAATAAATATTAAAGGAATTAATTATTCTTTTGATTATATGTTATACAGCAAAGTTGATTTGATTGATAAAACAGTTAAATCTAAATTATCATTAATTTGATAAAGAGATACGAAAATTATCTTTGGGTATGGTGTAATGATAGCACATAACATTTTGGATGTTACAGTAATGGTTTGAATCCATTTACCCGAACATTAAAACCAGTAGTTTTATATCATAATAAAAAATAATTAATCATGAAATACCAAGTCAGACGATTTAGTGATAATACTTCAGATATAGTAAAAGCCTCTGCTATTGGTGCAGTAATTGGAAAGACAGTTGATGCAGCTGCTACTAATATAACTGAATCTGGGAAAAGTATCTTGAAGGGAACCAAAGTATATAAACGAATTCCCAAAAGAGCTTTAAAAAATCTCGGACTTGGCATTGGGTTGGGTGTAGCTGGAGGATATCTATTATCTAGAAAGAAGAAACCTAAATAATTAATATATTCTTACTATTTTTGGTCAAATGGTAAGGAACGCTAATTTAAACTAGTATGAGAAAAGTTCTTCGTGAAATGATAACTACTAACATTGGTAGTATATCTAGTAAAATTGTTATTGGGGCATTAACTTATGTCTTAATTACTCTAGCTCTGCTAGTCTTAATGTTCGTCAATCCTGCATTCCCAGGTTTGTCTGATCTTGTAACTATTTTAATCATAACTTCTGCATCATTGCTTGGATTAACTACGATTGAGAATATAAAACAGATTCCTAAAAAAGATAAAACTAAAAAACCAGAGGATGAAATATCAAGTTAAAAGATTCTCCAAGGAAAAATTATTTAGTCTTGGGAAAACAAAAAGAATCATTCTTAAAAACCCAAAGAAATCAATAAATGATTATGTACCTGTTAGTCAATTAGATAATGTCTTAATTAGATTTTTATCCAGTGATAAAAAGAAGGATGATAAAAATTTTTCCGATGTGAATAGAGGGTATAGGTATCCTAAGAAACTGAGTGGTGGTGGAATAGATAAAAATGGTAATGCTTATTTAGATAATAAAGGAAAAGACCATACCGAAAATATAATTGATTTCCTGATTACTAAAAGAAAAGAAGTTACTTCTGATACAATTCAAGATGAACTATATAGAAGAAAGTTTATAGATCCAGAAATTCATAGTGTAGCTATAGAATATGGATTAAATTATTATAAGAAAAATTATTAAATAATATAGCAATATGCGGATACGTAGCAAGTTCTGGAGATTTGAGGCTCCTGCTTCAGATGGGTCAATTATTTCCCAACAAGTTTTTGAGGCATATCTCAGATCACCAGAGTATAATGAAATGATTGAATCTGGGAATGGAATGGGATCATTGACACATAGATCTAGAGATCCTAAATGTAACCCCCCAGAAATAGGCAACCTGAAAGGTACTGTAGGGAAAGATGATTCTCTTTTGGTTGTATCTCCTAATATGCCCGCTCCAATATGGAGAATTGAAAAAATGTATGCTCAAGATGGTTGGGCTTGGGCTGATATGGTAGTGTTTGATGAAAATACTGCAGACCCATCCATGGCAGAACAGATTACTAGATTTAAATCTCTAGTTAGATCAGGTTGTATGTTAGGTGTGTCAGCTGTGGTTGTAGCTTATTGGGATAATCAAGGAGGACAGGATGTTTGTAGAAGAATTCATCAGATTAAAAGCTGTGATATAACAAATAATCCTTCTCAGAAAGGGGCTAGAATAACAGAAATTATAGAAGATGATGCAATTACAGAAAAGAAATTCTCTAATATAGAGATTAAGAAAATGTCATCTGGTATTCCTGTTATGAAAACATTCTCTAGTTTGACAGATTTCCCAGAAATTCAAGATCTTCCTAAAACTTCTAAGATTGATTTTAAATTTACATCATTGAAGGTTAAAGAATTTTCTTGTTCTTGTAATATCTCTGAGATACAAGAAGAATCTAAAATGGAGGAGAAACAAAAAGAATTTTCAGTAGGTACAGTCAAAGAAAGACTTCGTTATGCTAAACTTAGTCCTCGTCAACAATTTAGAAGATTGATGATAGATTATAAGGCAGCAATGAAGGCAGCAGGTGGAATAGATAAAATGAGCGATCTTGATGTAAAAACATTAAAATCTTTATTCACCACGGATGTCTTGAATATCATAAAACAAATCTATCCAGATATAATGAAAGGAAAGCAGATTTCTACTCTAATTGGAGCATCTAGTATATCTAAAAATGCTAGGATGGCTTCACAGAAATTGCAAATTCCTTTTAGACTGGCAATGCAACAGCAAGAAAAACAGCATTTTATATCAAAAGATAGATATCAAAAAATACAAGATGCTTATCTTGAGTTTACAAACTCCCTAATCGAAGAGGTTTTTGGACAAAAGACAGTAGTTGAGGAAGAAGTTGTAACAGAAGAACCCGCTCCAGGATTTGGAGCAGTAAGCAGATAAATAGCAGATCAATGGAAAGAAGAAAACTATTTAGTGCGAAACAAGAAGAGCCTAAAAAAAGAAAACTCTTTTCTGATTTCGCTGTAACAAAAAGAAGAAAGTTGTTTTGTTCAGATTCACCTGAATCAACGGAAGCAACTCCAGAAGAAATAAAATCAGGATTAGTTGAAACAAAAACTTTGGTTTGTCAAGACTGTGGATATCAATTACACACAAAAGGTGATACTTGTGATTGTGTATGTCCCAATTGTGGCAGTCGTAGATTCAATTTTCTTCAAGAAATGAGTGCTCCAGTAGGTCCAGCGGGACCAGGTGTTGATCAAGAAACTGAGGAATCTACTGAGGTAGACAAAGCATTTTCAGAAATACGTGAAGAAACTAGAGAAAGACGGAAATTGTTTTCGGCTTTAACTAATATACAGCCTAATACTAATGGTGAAGGAGCTGATGATCCTATGGGAACAGAACATCCTTTTGAATGTTCGGATTGTTGTCATACATTTATGAATGAATCAGAAACTCCGTCTGGTGTTAGATGTCCAAATTGTGGAGGGAACAGAGTTGTTCAAGTAGATTCGGATGATTCCGATCAACGAGAATTTTCTGATACTTCTGATGAAACTGATGAGTTCTTAAAAGAATTTTCTGGAAAAACAGTTGGACCAGATGAACTACAAAAAATCTTTTCTGAGCGTGGAGTTAATGAGACTATTGAGTCTATGATTAGTTCTGGATACGCCAAAGAAACTGAAGATGGACAAGTATGTTTTTCTGAATGTTCAGATATCCAAAGAAAATTGTTTTCTAAACTTGTGATATCAGTCACAAAAGAATTAGATCTTGATCCGGTCGAGTCAAAAGAAGCTCTTATCCATAAACTTATAGAATCTGATAATTTACCAGATCGTAGTATTATGTTAATTAAACGAGCACATAATATGCCGATTCAGAATGAATTTTCAGATAATTCAGATGAATATATAAAAGATAGTGGAATTGAGAATGACCTAAGACTTGAGTATGGAGGAACTATGATACCTCTGAAAGAATTTATGTCAATTCTTAATGAACAATACAATGACGCTCCCGAGAATATCTTAGACCAATTGGTGTCGGCTAATGTCATCAAAATCTCAGGTAGCCAAGTAGAAATATTAAAATAATAAAGAAATTTTATTTATATGAAACAAACTAGATTCATGCAAGTAATGTTCTCTGCAGTAGAAAGAGAAGATGAAGAGCTTGCAGCACAGGTAGCTGGTGATATCGAGGCAGCCAAAGAAAAGGGTGAAGTAGACACCGACGAAGTAACATATGTAAACCTAGGTGAAGGTAAAGTAATGATCACCGATAAAGAAAATGGAGAAGTAACAGTAGCACAAGCAGCCGATGATGCTGATCAAACATATGATTTGATTGCTGTGCCTGATGAAGAAAAAGAAAAATTCTTACATCCAGAGGCAGATGGTGTTACTCCAGATGAAAGTGTTAAAACAGAAGAACATGAAACTGTTGAAGAACACATGACTGGTGAAGATGTAATTTCTCCTAATCTTCCATGTGGTGGTTTAAATCCAGAAGCTGGTCATGAACAAAGTGTTGAAGTATTAGCACAAGCTGGGCCAGAAGCACTTCAGGAAGAAGAAAAAGAATTTTCAGTTAAGACTGATAATACAGCAGTTCTTAGAATTTTCTCAGATCAAGAATTTTGTGAAAGATTATTCTCAGAAGTAATAGAATCAGATCAGACAGCAGTTGTTGGTAACCTTAAAGTGGAGAAATGCGCTGATGAACCCGATTCAGTAGTTATTACAGACGAAACAACTGGTGATCAAGCAAAAGTAAAAGTAGATGAAGAAGATCTTGAAGTAACTGAACTTGGTCAGAAAGAATTCAAAAACTTCTCTAATGAAGAACAATATGAACCCATTTTTGTAGTAGGTATCGACCCAATTAATCATGTAATCGTAGACGCTCCAGTTTATTCTGAAGAAGAAGGAAATGTGTTAGCTCAAAGATTAACTGAAATTGGTGTAGAGGGTGTTCAATTATTTGTATCTCCAGATGAAGCTCGTGATTATGCAGCATCAATGTTGCAGGGAGCTGGTGTATCTGAAGCTGAACAAGTAGCAGAACCAGAACAAACTGAATTCTCAGATAATACTATCTATGTAACTAGATATTTTACTAATTGTACTGAATTTATGTTCAAAATGTTCTCCGAAGCTGATAACGAAGAATCTGCAACGCAAGATAAAATCGAAGAAGCTATTCGTGATGGAAAACGTGTTGAGTGTGATACAGAAACGATAATTCCAGTTAGTTCGACTATTGCTATAATTGAAGATCAAGAAAATGGTGAGTTCACTAAAGCAATTCTTAACGAAGAAGAAATTGACATGGAAAAAATCTCTAAAGAAGAAGCTGATTCATTGATGAACAGTAATTCGGCAGAGTCTAAAGAAGATCTTGGTGAAAAAGAGTTTTCATCTGAACAAACTTCTTACATGACTAGATTATTCTCAGAAGAAGCTAATCAAGATGAAATAGAAGATGCTATTGAATCAGGTGAACAAATCGAAAACGATAATGAAATTATCACTCCAGTTGATTCTAAAACAGCAGTAATTGAAGATAAAGTAAATGGTGAATTTACTAAAGCTGTTTTAACAGATGAAGAAATTGAAGTTTCTAAAATTTCAGAAGAAGAAGCTGACTCATTAACTGGTGATCTTGAGATAGAAGAAATCAAAGAAGAAGATAAGGAAGAGAAAGAATTCTCAGATTTAGAGAACTTTAATGTACTAACTAAATTCTTCTCAGGCAGTATTAAAGAAGCAGCTACTCAATCAGTTGAAGCTATTGAAGATAAAGCTATGGCAGCAATCCAAGCAATCCAAGATGTAACAACTGAATCAGTACAAGCTATCCAAGAAGCTAAAGAATCTCCAGCTCCAGGTGAAGAAATGGATCTTAAAGAAGCTCAATTCTCAGAAAAAGATAACAAAACCCAAATAGATTCAGTCCTAGTATCTTGGTTGAATCGTAAATAATATAAACTAATCAGTGATTTAATTCACATAAATTATATATAACTATATGAATACATCTTATTTGCGTCTTATGCAAACTCCTGAAATGCTAGACGCTCTTGTAAATAGTTCAGTATCTGTTGATGATGCTAACTCTCGTTCACGTGAATATGGTAAAATGTTCTCTCGTAATGAAGAATTAAGAGACATGTTCGGTTTAGGAAACCGTCAGAATCTATTACAGAAAACATTCTCCGGCTATGCAGAAACTCCACTGTTGAGTACTCAGTATTTCAATGCATCTGTAGCTTCATTCTGTAGCTCATTTGCTGGATTTATGTCTGTTGAACGTGACTTTGAACAACCAACTGGTCTGTTCTATTGGTTTGACGTACTTGGTGTAACTGACATGCGTGAAGTTATTCCTAACTTAGGACCGGATAGCTATCAAGATATCCAAAGTATGGGTGGTTTCACTCTTGAAGTGACTCCTACTGCAACAGCAGCATACTCTTCTTTGATTGGCCGTAAAATAATTCCTAGCTCATTGAGAGTTAAGATTGTAACTGAAACTGAAAAATTTGAATTGATTGACAACGGTCAAGGTCAATTTATGTCTATTGCAGGCAAATTGAAAAGCTCTAGCATCAATTACCTGAACGGTCGTGTTGAATTTGAATTGGCGACTGCATTAGCTGGTGACGTTTCTAAAGAAAAGATCACTATAGTTGGTAAGGAAGACGTAACTGGTACTCCTTGTAATACAGTTGGTGCTTCTAATGCACATGCTAACGATAAGAGATTTATCGCTAAAATGCAACAAATTGGTTTGACTACTGTACCTGATATGCTTGTAGCTGAATATAACATCGCATCTCTTGGTGCTTTAAAGAAAGCTATCAATGCTGACATGGCTACATTCTTGTTTACTAAGCTTCGTGAACTTTATACTAAGATGATCAACTACAAGCTAGTTGCTACTCTTGAAGAAGGTTACACTGGTAATACAATGGCTGATCTTAACCTGTCTCAGGATAACTTGACTGGTAAATTCTACGATTATCGTTCTAGAATTGACTTGTTCGATTCTTACCTGATCAACGTTGAATCTGCATTAGCTACTAAAGCTGTTAAGGGTGTTACTACTACTGCTTACTTGGCTGGTAATGCTGCTGCTAATCAATTCCAAAAAGGTGGTATGATTGGTAAGTGGGAAAAGAATACTAAGATGACTTATATCAATGATTTACTTGGTTGGTATAATGGTATTCCAGTATTGCGTTCTACTGATGTAAACGAAGCAGCTGGTGAAGGTACATTCTATGCAATCCATAAGACAGCTGATGGTCAGATGGCTCCTTTGGCTCGTGGTATCTATATGCCTTTGACAGACACTCCGACAATCGGTAACTATGCTAACCCAACTCAAATGGCAGCTGGTATCTACTACCAAGAAGGTACTCGTTACATGGCTCCTGAATTGGTTCAGAAAGTAACTTTCAAACTCGGTTTCTAAAATAAAATAAATTCCTTGAATCCCCTTAGTGTTCTCGCTGAGATGGATTCCTAAAGTATAGGAAATTAATTAAGAGAGGATTCTTTAGTCTCCCATGTGGGACTAGGTTTCCTCTCTTCTTTTTATATATGCTATGGCAATATTTAAATTAAAGAAGAAAAAATTTAGTGGAGAACTTGCTAGAGTAGCTGGAGATAGAGTATCTGATGCTGTAGTTCTGTCAGAATCTACAAATTTACCAGCAATATCTACACCAAAAACTCCTAAACCAAAAGCAACTGGAATCATGAGTGGTCTTAAGAATACATGGAAATCCGGTGCTAAAGGGAAAGCTGGAATTATAGCAGGTGGTGCTGCTTTGTTAGGAGCAGGTGCACTACTAGGACGTAAAAAAGATGATTAATTATGGCAACATTTTCTTTAAAAAGAAAGCAATTTGGAAAATTTTCTGAATTTGTAAAAAGATCAGGAAAAGAAATAACTGATGCTAAAATTATTTCAAATAAAACTCCTGGAAATATAGTATCTAGAGCTTGGAAATCAGGAGCATCTGGGAAAGCCAAAGTACTTGGTGCAGCGGCATCTTTAGGAACTGTAGGATTATCAACTGCATCTTTATTAGGAAAAAGATCAAACGGCGATGGCAAGAAAAATTAATAACTATATCAAACATATGGATAATTGGGGAGTTATTATTCAAATTGAGGATGTAGATTGGGAAGATATTGAAGTTTTATCTGAAGATAAATTGATTAAACCAGAAAATTAATTAATATATGGGAACAAATGAAATAATATATAAGGGTCTACATCTTATTTCTCCAAAATGTAAATACTTTTATGTCCATGAAGGAACAACAACCTCATTAGTTCAAAATCTTGCCAACTCAACACTAGAACTAACTTATCTCCCTGGAAATACTTCTTTATCAATATCTAAATTATTAGGAATTAAACATATTGGAGAAGATCAAGAATTAGAGAGTATGTTTAGGCCTCAAAAGTTCCCAGATACAACAATATCCCTCAATGGACTAAAGTTTAAGAAATTAACTTATGATCCACACATAATAAAAATTGTTATAGTTTCTGATTCTGAATCAAGGGTTTCTCAATCATACTTACATACTACAATAGTTGTTTCTAAGAATGATTATAAGAATCCAGAATTTATAGAATATTTATTTTATTCTGGTGGATTATATTACATAACTCCGGTGACTCCAAGATCTTGTATTAAAGATTGGACAATTAAAAATTTTCCGAAACTAATAATTTCAGATAAATCCCTTGATTTAAATTCTTCTTCCGAAGTTATTTATTCATTACGAAATAAATATGATAATTACCTAATTAGATCGATTGATTATCAAGATCAATTTTTTGAGGAAGCTAGATACATATTAGATCAGTATGGAGTGGAACTATGCAGATATAATAGAGAAGAAACACTAAAACGAACTTCTTACATCTCTTACAGAATTAGTCAAACTCCATCAAAATATAATCATCCAAAATATTCAGATCCAGACAATGGAATAATGCAGCATAGAGTTCCAATTGATTTTGAGCTTAGAACTACAAATATGCAATTATTCTATGATTTTAAAGCTAGATATAATAATGTAGATTTACTCACTAATTTTTGTGAATTTAAAACTACAGATAAATATGGAGAAAGATGGACTGCTGCTGTTAAATGGGGAAGAATAACAGAAGATTTTAGTCACACCTATGAATCAGATAATAATTCTAATTTTTCATACCAATGTCAATTCACATGTGAATTATATTTTTATGAAGTATATGATAGAACTAATGAGTTTATCAAAGAAATAATGTTGGAGTTATATGCTACTGATATCGAAGGAGAAAGAGGAGTTAATTTAAATAATATATAATATGATTACCTTCAGACAGAAAAAACAAGTAATTAAAGATCTGATGCCTGATGCTATTGCATACTTAAAAGAAAATGGTATTAGACCTAATCTAATTACCAAACAACAATCTGATGAAGTATCTAAAGTAAATTCTAAGGCAATGGTTCTCGTTTCATTTATACAGAATGAAAATGGATACTATCAAATACAAATTCAAGATAAAGAACTCTATAATTATACTCAAAAGTTAATTAAAGATATCTTTAGAATGAGAATTTTAGAGATAGATAAAGAAAATAGAATAATAACAGCCGAAACAGATTATCTTGGGATTGCATTAGATATAATTGAAGTTCTAGGAAGGAAATATAATTTATCAGTTGTACAGGTATGATAGTATTTAGACAGAAAGAGTATTCAGAATATGATGCAATGAGATCTCTGTATGTAGAATTAATGAGATACTCAGATAGGAATAGATTCGACACAATCGATAAGAGTGCACTTATTCCAATACTCAAAGGGAATAACATAGTAATTGAACGTTTTGTAATATCTACAACACTATTTGGAAAAGATAGATACAGAATGTACTTAAAAATTGGTGCAAAAGCCAAAATGCCAGATGAGGTAAGATTACCTAGTAAGGTATATGATAAAAGACTGGGAAATATGCAAGTTAATGTTAATTCTGGGATTTTTGCTGATAATCAAAAACAGCAATATCAGAATAATAATGCGCAAAACAATAACCAGCAAGGTAATAAAGGACGAAATCAACAACCTAAACAGACTAACAATTCTGAGGTTATAGAAAAACAATTTGCAGATAAAAAAGGACCACCTCCATTTATCTCTGGTTCTATGAGTCCTTATATAGATTTAACAGTTAAAGTACAAGAACTTTTGGGAGATGCTATTGTATATGATAAGCAGTCTAGGACTTTAGTTCTTGAGTTTAAGTCAATTAGAGATGCTATCCAGGCCCTAAATATATTACCTTTTGGATTAAATTATAAAATTTATCTACTAGACTCATGATTTATTGTATAAAGAGGTTTAGTGCTGTAGCCTCTGGAAAAATATTAAATACTAGGATGAATAACCTTGGATTTAATAAAAATAGAAAATATGATACAGATCTTGACCGACTAGGTAGAATAAAAACAGCACAAGGTGAATTAAATAGACCAGGTCTACTTGGGAAAGAAATGAGAAAACTTAACCAGGAATTAAAAGATATAAAATAATATGGCAACATTTATATTAAAAAGAAAACAGTTTGGATTCTTGGATACTGCTAAGGATGTAACTGGTGGAGCTCTAGAGGGTACTGGTAAAGCATTAGATAATGGATTAACAAAAACTGCTGCTGGAATCGGTGGATTCATGGCTGCACCCGCTATTGGAGCTGGAATCGGAGGGTTACTTGGTGGACCAGTTGGTGCACTTGTTGGAGCTGGGTTAACAGCTAATCCAATTGGAGCTGCTGCAGTAGGAGCTGGAGCCGCAGGATTAACTGGAGCTGCTGGTAAAATATTAAAAGGAACTGGTAGATCGCTACAAGATTAAAGCTATGAAAAAACTAAAAAGAAAATTATTCATAGCACCATTAATTCCAATTGCTGGTACTGCACTGACTGCCCTTGATATAGGGATGGGAGTAAAAGGTGGAGCAGAAGCAAAAGAACAGGCTGAAGAACAAGCTAAGAGAGATAGAAAAATCTCTAAACAATTAGAAGAGATAGCTAATTCTCAAAATCCACAAGCTGGACAGGCTGCAGCACAGGTATTACAACAAAGAGGATACTCTGCAATTGGATCGGTACTTAAGAATGTTGGGAAAAATGCAGCAGGATTTAGTAAAGATATGGGAAAACTTATATCTAATCATAAAAAATCCTTAATCATTGGAACTGCCTCTGGCGCCACATTAGGAGCTTCTTCATATCTAACTGATAAAGCTATTCAGTCGGATCAAAAAAAGTCAGGACAAAAAGAGTATTCTGCTGGATCTGTTCTTAAGTCAATAGGAAAGGGTGCTTGGAATAATAAAGGAAAATTAATGTTCCCTGCTGCTATTGGTGCTCTTCCCGCTATAGGTTATGTAACAGATAAAAAAATAAAATCTGATATGGCTAACGAAGTATCACCCACTATAACCAATAAAGAAAAGAAATTTTCTACACCTAGAATATTATCCAAAGGATTAGCAAAGGGATTATCTAAGATGAAACAAGGTTTTGGTGGAATGAAAAAAGGATGGGAAACTTTTAAATCACATCCAGGTCAATCAGTACTTGGTGGTATCTCAAATATGACTGGTGGCGGTGGTACTAAAGGGGTCAAGAATATTGGAAAAGAAATATCTGATATTGGTGAAAAATCAGGAAATGCTTGGACTAAATCTTTAGGAAAAGGAATACAAAAAAATACTAAGACATCTTTGGCTATTTCTGCTCCTGTTGGATTAGGAATTATGGGTGCTACCTGGGGTACGGGTGAAAAAGTTGTTAATAAAACAGCCAGAGCTGCTGATAAGAATGCATATAAATATCAAGATTCTCAAAATCAACAAATACAATGATTAATTTTAGACAAAAAGAATATACCAAATATGATTCGACAGATGCACTAAAGCAGATGAAAGATTCAGATATATTAGCAGAAAAACCAAAGTCTAACTCTGGAATGGCTGCTAAGACTATAGGAAGTGCTGCAACTGGTGCTGCTGCTGGTAGTATAGCTGGAGGATTATTAGGAGGATTGAAAAAAGGAAGCACTCTAAAAGGTGGTGCTAAGGCTGGAGCTTTGCTCGGTGGACTTGGAGCTGCTGCAATAAGCATGGCAAAAAATTCAAAGAAGAAAGAAGAAAATGAATTCTTCAATGATAGATTAGAATATGCTCAGAAACAAGCCAGACGTAGAGAAAAGAAAGATTGGAAGCAAAATATGACTGGTCGAGAAGGATATACATATTAAATTAAAAGATATGATTAATTTTAGACAAAAAGAATTTGGAAAAACTAAAGAAGTTATCAAGTTCATTAAGAAATTTCCTACAGTTCCTTTGTCTGCTGCTACACTAGGTATATCATCTGCTAATTTAGCTGTTAATACAAGAAGACATAAAGAAGCTGGTGAATATCAGAAAGAACAATTAAAAGCCATGGAGGGTTTAACTGATGCTTTAACTGGTGTAGATAAAACCTTGAGAAAATCTGAAATTTCTGGCAAGAAAGATGCGGGGAAAGATAAAAGAAAGAAACTTTTCTCAATTAATTCTCGTATAATTATTAAGAAGAAAAATATAAATAAGTATGATAAAGTTTAGACAAAAAGATTTTAGCATCTTATCAGATACATTAAAGGGAGCTGGTATGGGAGCTACTGTTGGTTCAATAGCAGCAGGTGGATTAAAATTTAAAGCATTTAAAGATACCACTCTTGGTAAATTGAATGAAGATAATCCACTGTCTATTGTAGGTGGTGGTATTCTATTAGGAGCTGCTTTAGGAGCATTAGCTGGAAGTATTAAGAAAATAGACTTATCTATATCTAGATCTAAAGCTAACAAAAGATTATTTTCAACTGTCTTGGATAATCTAAAACGATTAGGATTCAAAGAAGGTTCAGATTATACTCAAGATCCAAAAATGGCTACTCTTTTAAAAACAAAAGTATGTATAGTTGTATCTAGATCATCAGATAACCTAGAATTACTAATCAATACAGTATCTGATCCGAAGTTGAAATCAATTTCAAATGATATAGTAAAAAATCTACCAAGTACTTCTGTTACTACTGAAAAAAGAAACGATAGATTTAATGAATTAATGATATCTACCATATCAAGTAGTAACGGTGATGCAGGATTTGTTACTGGGATAGCTGAATCTTTTATAAGAAATGGTTTTCCAGTACAGTTAATCGAAGTAGGATAATAAAATAATATAATACAATTAATTTTTAAATAATTTATGGCACAATGGAAAGAAACTCTAGAACCGTATGTTAAGGTAATAGAGTCAGTAAAGACCGCTCCACTGAACCCAACTGCAGGTGAAGATCTAATAATAGGAGCAGTTATCATATCTGATGCAGGTCCGGCTACGCCAACATTAGTAACTTCTCAATCAGAATTCCTCTCTAATTTCGCAGCTGAGGATTTGACTGAAGATTACGCAAAATCTCTAGATTCTCTATACATCTCCGATCCAGGTTCTAGTTTAGCTTCAACTATGTGGTTAAATGCTTATCGTTTATCTGGTTCAGCTAACATGTTGATTTGTAGAGCATCTCGTGCATCTGGATTGATCTATTCAAAACCTCTTAGTAAGAAAGATCAGAGTGATTACATCTTAAGAGATTCTGAAATCTTAAAGAAAGTATCTGGCAAATTCAAATTTGTTATTGATAAAAAAGGTGAAGGAAGTAATGATGGTTGGGCTATCTCTATAGCAGATGTTGGTGTTATAGGTAATCGAGTAGATGATAATGGTCCTCTATATGAATACTATGTAGATACATTACCAGATCTAGTAGATAGATTGAATGAAACAACTAAATTCTTCTCACCCAAATACTCATTCTATTCTGATGTAAAGTGTGAGAATGTAATTACTGATATAGAAACAGAAGCATCTAATGCTGTTGCTGTTATGTTCGAAGAAGTATATCTTGGAGCAGAACTAATTGATACTTCATTCTTGTCTGATGGTTTAAGTTATCTTATTCCAGCTACACCAGAATGGGAATCTTTAGATGATAACCAACATATAATTGATCTTAATGGACCAGCTTATTCTGGATTTGAACCAGTTGAATACTACGCAAGTAATCTATTTAACGCAAAAACAAATCTGAAGGTTAGAGTAAGACGTTTTAATCATAATGCAGTTCAACAAAAAGTTCTTAGTGATGCTGATCAAGCAGCCGGAAAATCTCCTTGGTCTGTAGTAACTAGTGTGCTTGATGTCTATACAAAGAATGGTACTGTTACTCCTGCTCAAGGTGTATTAGACTATGATTTCTATGAATTTGCAGTGTTGGATCCTAGTATTTCTAGTGATTGGCAATTATTCAATGTTGGAGAAATTGGCGGACGTGGTGATATCACTGTGGCTGATCTTAATAATTCACTCAGTATGATCCACTTAACTCTCCCAGATAATCTTTTTGATTTGGGTTTGAATTATTATGGATATGATGCTGATGATGGAATTTGGAAAGAAACACCAAATGAAACTTCATATTCACAACTAGTAGCTAGTAAGGATTTACTTCCTAAGAAAGCAGCTGATGGTACCATATATGGAGTAGGTACAGAAGGAGAAGGAAACTTCGTATGTTACACTTATACAGTGACTGGGGAAGAAGAATTGGAAGCTGATCTAATGATAGATCCAGAAAAAACTAGCCTGTTGAATGTATCAGATTCTGATATACAACAAGCTTGGGATAAGATCGAAGACGACGAAAGATATGTTGTAGAAGGTATAACAGACTTAGGTAATACCTATAGTATTATACAAAACTACATGGCTAATATGGCAGTATCAAGTAATTATTTCTACCCGATATCTACTACCAATTCAACTAACTACATGACAATTGCTAATAAAGCTAGTAAAATAGCAAAAGATTCTAGCAAACTTTATATGTTAAGTCCTTGGGATTTAGATGATGGTACTGTAGGTTTCTTATATAACGCTAGTCCTAGTGTAATATACTGGGAAACAGTTTGTCGTAATAGATTAAATAACAATGAATTTGCCGCTTGTTTTGGCCAAAATACCGGAGTTGTTAGTATGGTTAATCCAGCTAAAGACTTCAAGAAGACAGAACGTCAATTACTTTTGACTAAGAAAATCAATACTGTATTCCACGATTTATATTTGGAAAGATATTACATTAATGATAACTATACTAAACAAAGTGCAGAAAATGTAATGTCTGAAGAATGTAATTCTAGATTCCAGATTAGAATTTCTAAGGCAATGCCAATATTGTTAAATCAGTTCAAAGGAAGACAAGCAAATGCTCGTACATGGGCAGAGGCTACATCAGTTGTAGATTACTGGTTTAAAACAGTTATATTGCCAATGAACTACTCAATTTCTGATTATAGAATTATCTGTGATGAATCAAACAATCCAGCTGAAGTTCAGAGAGCAAATAAAATGATTGTAAGGATTGAGGTAAGATTCTATAGTTCTATTAAGTACATTAATACGATGGTGTACTCTAAATTTATCGAATTGCTGGAACTGTTATATAATAAACTATATAATAAAATCAGCAGCTTACATTTAGTGTAAGTTCAACGACTAAGTGATAAAAATAATGAAAATTATTAAGATATAGTCTACCAGAATATAGATTATTCTGAATGTAAATGTATCGTTTACAATGATAGTTATCCGGTGGGGATTGAGTTTGAATATTAATCAATTCTACCGTAAAAATCTGAGGAGGTTGAATGTCTTCCTCAGATTACGCACAATTTAATTAGTAATTTGCAGAGATAGAGAGTACAAAATTAGCTACTTTGGAAATCTATCTCATTTTAAGATAAATACTAGTTAAATTAATTTTAATTACTAATTAATGTTTAAATTATGGGAAGACCATATACAAAAGAAAGTGCTTCAGTAGAAATTTGTAAAGAAATATCAAATTCCAGAAAATTCTTGATGCCTTCCTTTATGATGGCCTTGATATAACAACAAAAATAAACCCAAAAAATATTACCAACTTTATGGATAAAACAAAATTAGTGGATCTTAAGAGAAAAATATTTCTTAGATCTGCCCTAATCCCAGTTGAAGGTTTAGATGAAATATTTTCCCTAAATGATATGTTCTCTGGAGATGAAATATTAGCTGAACTATTTAAAAAATCTCTTCGAAATTTTGAATATCATAATCCGCTAATTTGGGAATCTAGAGTAATCAAAGATCAACTTTGTTCGTGTGCAGGGCGAGATGGTTACTGCGAAATTAAGAGTAATTTCAACCTCTATTTAAAATGTATTATTGATGAGGGGCAGATAATTCTTGTTCCTAATGCTATGCCAAAGATAAGACTGGCTGGATCTTATCCTTACCCTGGCACTTATATGTTACCAATTGATTATGATAGACCCTTTATTAATTTAGGTAGTGTAATGGATAATCAATTCTACATTAGAGGAATCTGTAGTCGTCCAATTATAGTTGACTATACACCTGATAAACAATTTGCAGATACTGGTGCGATATATTGGATGAATATAGAAGAAGGAGTACTCGGACAAAAATTCCTAGATCAATGTATGGTTGATGTCTTAGAATATGTTAGAAACCTGAAAGGAAACATGACGTTACCTAATATAAATGTTGATATTTTCAACGCTGTTGATATAGCTTATCAACAATTAAAAAGTGAATTGGATCAATATTATCTGCAATCTGTTTGGAGAGGAGATTTATTAGTATAATAAATATTATAAAACTATGTACGTATTTAGACAAAAAGAATATTCTCTGAAAATGACTCAAGCAATCGCTAAAGTAGGTAGGGTTTTAGGAAGTGGAAATATTCAATCTAAAAGAAAAGCTTTAAAGCTAGAAAAGAAAATCCTATCTCCAATAGCCAAAGGAAAAACAGCAATTGAGAAAGGAACAAAAGCTGTTAACCAAGCTGCCCTAAATCCAGGAGCTACAGTTAACAATAATATAATTGCCCCATCTATCGAAACTCCACTAACAGCAACTGCCCTTAAAGCGGTTCCAGTACCAGGAGCATCAGCCTTAGTAAAACCATTAGGAAAACCTGAGAAAGCTCTTTGGAAAAAAGTTGGAGTAGATAAAAAGTTAGAAAAAACTGCTAAAAAATATCCATCTTCAAAAGTAGGAAGAACTGTCGAAAGTGGAATAAACAGTATAGTAAGGGGAATACAATCATCAATATAAAAATCCTACTATGATAAATTTTAGACAAAAAGAATATACTATTCAGGAAGGGCATTACACTGGCCCAAAAGATATGGAAGATGTACCTAGTGCACTTAGTGTAATTGGAAAATCTACATTAGCCGGAACTGGTGTTGGAGCAGCGATAGGAACACTAGTTAAAGATACTGGTATAATGAAAGGTGCTACTACAGGAGGTAAAGTAGGATTTATAGCAGGAGTATTGATGAAAGTTCTTCTAAATATGCTTCATAATCCTATGACAACGGTAAAATATCAAGAAGTTGATAAACTAATTCGCCGTGATTTTGGTATATATCGAGTATCCGGAATAACGGTTGGTGATTCTAGAGATAAAAGAGGGAAATTAGATGAAAGATTTGCATTTAACGATAGAAATGTTTGTGGATATAAAATAAACGTATCTATTCAAGATAATAATGTAACTTTATATACTTTAGGATTAACTGATCAAGAATTAAAGGCTGCATCGGATAGTTTAGATTATTATTGTAAAAAATATTTTGGAATGGAATATACATCTAGAGTTATTAATTCTAGAGATAATTCATATTCTGTATCAATAGTATTTACTAATTATCAAATAATATCTAATTTCTTGATTGAACTTAGTGATGTTTTAAATACAAAAATAAATCTCCTCGACAATAAAGCATTAGTTGATGTTAAAATAGCCGAAAAACAATTCTCAGATTCTAGTGTATCTGCTTTTGATAAATATGACTTAATTAAGATATTTGCTAAGAGTGGTATAAAATCAATTCCTAAATTTCAAAAATATGGAATAAAAAAAGGAATAGCTGGATTAGTAATTGGTTCATTAAAAATAGCAGTAGATAAATTAAATAATAATGAAAGAGCTAAAATTATAGGACTACCCGTAGAGCGCTCAGCATTTGATAATACTTATCTAGAAGAAGCTTTAAAACGATTAAGATATATAGAAAACATTGACTATACTGTTGGAATACCTGGTGCTCCTTTATGTATCTACTTAGATTCTGGTACATTTATTATTTGTGCAGGGATAGGTACTAAAGAGTACAGTAAAATGGAAAAGCTAAGTTCAACTCTAGGTTTAAATAGAACAGAGATTGAAGGAAAAGCTGGAATATATACATATTTATTAAAATCTAGACGAGACTTTGATGTTATTCTTCAAAAGATTTGTGGATCAGGTCTTGTCCCAAATATCTATGAAAAATGATAACATTTAGAAGAAAATGGTATTCTGTTCTAGGGAAAAATAATACTATGGTTCAGAAAATTACAGAAAAACTTGACAAAGAGAGAGAATACGACTATGAAGTTGATTCAAAAATTCCAAAAGATGTGATATCTATTAATACATCTCTGGATTCTCTCGAAATATATCTCCCCAAAGATAACGATTATGCACAATATGGAATAGATGAAACTCTTAGAGATATGATTCCATATATTCGTACTACAACAATATTCGAAAGAGATATTTATGTAATGAGAGTAAAGGGAAAATTAACCTTTGACCAATATTACAAGCTTATTAAATATATAATTCAGACTGAAGGTTTCTGTGTTATAGTATCACCACAATAATAATATAAAATTATGTCAGAAGAAGATATGTCAGCTAGATATCTCGACAAAGCTAATAAGTTTTTAGAGATAGGAATGAGAAATATTAAACTTCAACTAAAATTTTTAGGAACAAAATTTGTTGTATCTAGACCTAAAGAAAATTCCAAATGGAAAAATGTATTTGGTGGTTCTTATTCATCTGACAGTACTCTTGAGAATGACTATGAACAATTTACCACTAAATTACTAATCAATCTTAATGATCTTAGAGATGTTTGGTCTAGGAACCGAGATACAGTTGAAGTATATAGTGATAAAAATGATCTAGAAGTTGGTGATGAACTTCAATACACTAGAGATAAAATAACTTATCGATTTAAGATAGTTCAAAAAAATGCCTTCAGCGAAGCAGCTAAAGGAATATATGTTTATGTACTATCAAGTATTATCGAAACATTAGATATGTAATATATGGATATGGATAAAAGAATTCAAGGGAAAAATCTCATACCAGGATGTGAACAACTAACTAGACCTGAGGAAATAGATGCTCTTAAGAAATATCTTAAAAGAGGGATAGAAGCTAGGGATTCTATGTTAGATCTGGAAGAAAATAATTTACAGATCCCAGGTAATTCTGGCAATCCTAATATTGTTAACATAGATTCATTAGACAATAGAAGATTACAAATAGATGGTAGTGAGGAACACGTATTAAACATTAGTCGACAAGATATACCAGGTGAGAAGATAGATAAAGAACTATATAAAAATAGTGAATTATTAGAGGGAACAGAAAAAAATATTCCACTATATAACGAATCTGAAAAAATTGAAGAAAATAATATAGAAAGTTTATCTGGAAACTCTGAAAATATACCTGGTGAAATTAAAAAAAATCTACTAGTCGAGAATAAACAAAAATTACCGGGGGATATCGAAGAAAATGCATTATCAAAAGATAAAGAATTCTTAGAAATCAATCAAAAAAATTCTAATCTTATAGAATCTTCTCTAAAAATTCCTGGATCACATGAAGAAATTGAAAGATTATCTAAGGATCAAGAAACTTTATCAATAGATAATAAATCATCTGAATTACTTGAGGGTAATATAATAATACCTGGTGAAATTAATGAACCCAATCTAATAGATTATAATCAAACTATTCAATCAGATGAAGTTGAATCACTTGATGATTTCATTCAAAGTCTATACTCTGATAAAAAAGATGTTTCATTAGATAAATCTATAGAAACTATAAAAGATCAGAAAATTCCAGACCTTAATAATTTGATTGAGAAAGTCCCAGGGGAACAAAAACAATATAATCTAGAAGAATCTAATATTGAATTAAACATAAAAGGGAAAGAAATAGATTCATTGGAAAAAGATTTCATTAAAATCTCCAAAGATAAAGAACCAGATCTTAATACTTCTATTGAAAAAATCAATACCTCAGGTGATATCGAATTAGAAAATAATTCTGAATTACTTATTGGAACCGATAAAAAAATCTCTTTAGAATCTGATTCAGAAAAAATAAAAAACTATCAAGAAATTTCTGAACTAACTAAAACATCTGAAAAAATAATTGGATATGATGAACAGAAAGACCTTGTTAATTCTTCAATTGACTTAAAAAATACAGAGAGTAAAATTGAGAAGCTTAATGAAATTGTTGAAGTAATTAATACTCCGGAAGATACTGAATTAAGTAATCAAAAAGAAGAATTAGTTTCTGAAGATATAGTAAATGAATTAGAAGATGAAAAACTTCCTCTATATAGTTCTGAATCAGAACTTGAGTTAGTAGACAAAAAAATTACTATAACATCTTCTAATGAACAGATTGAAAATGAACTAGAAACTGATAATGTAAAACTATCTAGTAATCAAGGAGGAACTGCTGAAGAATTAGTCGGGGATGCCTCAATAATAACTATAGAGGAAAAATCCATCTCTGGTTTAATCACCACCTCAATCAATACCCCAGATAATACTGGAACACAAAAGGATTCATTAGAGGACCACCTTGAGACTATTGAAAAACCCGACGATCAAGATTTATCGAGTACTAGAATACCAATTCTAGAGGATTCTAATGTAAATTCGGATGTATCTGAGTTGGAAGATACTCAAGTATCAATCATTAGTAATCAAGGAGGAACTGCTGAAGAATTAGAAGATTATAGAGAAAACATAAAACCTAGTGATGTTGAATCCCTAGAAGATTTTATAGATTCTATATCTAACTCTAATGATCTATCTTTGGGGAACACTCAAATTAAATCTCCTGATAATAAAAAAGATGGAGTTGATAAATTTGACCTAGTTGATGATATTTCTAAAATCTCTGAGATCCCAGGATATTATGATGAGTTCTCTAGGGAGAATGAAGAGCCTGGACAAATTCCAAAACCATCTAATCCAAGTTCCAGATTTGGACAACTTGATTCAATGATTGGGATATTTACTGATCCATACTCTAGTGAAGGGATATCTCAAGATAAAAATCCAGAAGGAACTATAGCTGAAACTCAAGCATCTGGTGGGGATATAATCTTTGTTGAAACTCCTGGTGCTGAAAATGATGATACAGACATAACTCATACTAGTGGATACAAAAGAAATTACCTAGATGCTGAAAATTCAGAACTAAGTGATACAGTAATAAAAGGAATCGAGAGCACCAATAAAGACTCTCAGATATCGAAACTAGAAACTGAAAAAATAAAGGTATCCAAAAATAAAGGTGGAGAAGTTGAGGAATTAGAAGAGGAATTAGTTACAACAGCTAGTAATCAGGGTGGTAAAGTAGAAAAATTAGAAAAGGAATTAATCAAATCAGTTAGTAATCAAGGAGGAAAAGTAGATTCACTCGAAGAACATCTTGAAACTATTGAATCCGATGATGTTGAATCCCTAGAGGAAAAAATAATTAAGAGAACTTCTAACATAGATCATAAACAACGAATTGATCTAAATGCTGAGTCAGAGGGAAACTATTTTGAGACACAAGAAGACTTAGATAAATATCAAAAAGATATTATTAAGGAAAAAGATGGAGTAATTTATGATCAAAATATCAAAGATAAAACTCCATTAATTAATGAAGCCGATGTAACTTTCTACGGAAACTACAACAGAAATCATTATAACGAATTAATGAAATATCTAGGAACTGATGATATCAGTGTGGCTGAAAATTATCAATTAACTGTTGATGAATTGATGAAACACGGAAATTGGGGGAAAAAAGTAGCTTCGTATCTTGGAGCAATACTTTCTAAGAACTCGAAATTTCTCAGTGTAGTTCCAAATAGAGACGTTGAAAATTTCAAAACTGTAGTAAAAAGTGGGCTTGAATATTCTGGTAATGGTAACATTGATAAACTCCCAGAAGAAATAAAGGGAACCTCTGAATATACACCAGGATATAAACTTCCTGAATTTAGTATACAGGGAAATTCACTTAACCCACAAGCATATCTTCGTTGGGCGGTAGAAAATACAGTAGGAAAAATTCCAACCCATGGTGCTACTAAACAATTACTAATAAACGAAACTCTGGCAGCACTAATAATTGCTAGAGATAAGTTAGAAGAAGCAACTGGGGCATCCAGAAGTAGGTTACCCGGTGATTCTGGAATTCTTGGTAGTTTAGTAAGTGGAGGATTAGGGTTAAAAAATATAGGTCAAGCTGCTGCTGGTGTAGTAGGTAGTGCTCTTAGTAGTCCCCTAATAAACCCAATAAATAGACCAGACAAAGATGGCAATAATCCTAGGTCAGATAAATATAAAGATGTAACTGTTTGGCAAACTAATAGAGATTCAGATGGAGAAAAAGGTCTAAAAGGTATTTTATCTAAAGCAAAAAACGCAATTACTGGGAAAGGTGGAGTCGGAGACTATGTGTTTACTGCTAATTATATTAGAAATATATTTACCAAAGATGGAGAACAGCTAGGGATGAATACAACCCTAGAAGATCTTTGTGGGGTAACTTCTCAAAGTGATAGTGTTAATAATGTAGAGGATTTTAGAAAGTTATTAGCTAGTGGAAAATATATATCATCTGCTAATAAAGTGACAGGATCTAAATTTGGGCCAAAAGTAATGACTTTAGATTCCAACCATATCTGGGAAGTTAAGTTTTTTCCATATGTAGGAATACTTAATGGCAATGTTAGTTGGTTACCTCCAATTCAAGAAATAAATACAATAAATCTTCGAGATCATGGAGTTAAAACAGTTTGGTCAGAGTGGATACCATTTACATCTTTTGAATTACAAGCAAAGAAAATGACTCAAAAAACTTTAGGACTATATGATGGAGAGATTTCGTATCCAATATCTATGGAGTTTACTAATGAGTTACGTATGACTATTGCTGATGATGCATATAAATCTTGGAAATCATATTTTGAGAGATGCGCAGAGGCCTCTGTCTATCTTAGTCGAATAAATGATGCTGATTATTATAAATGGCCAGAAATAGAAGCTAAAGATTTAACCCCTATTGTAAGAGGAGCTATTCATCCTGGATTATATAAAAATTTAGCATTTAGATGTATGATTTATGTAATGTCTCCACAATTTAGTACAATTCGAAAGTTCGATTTCTTAGTGGTTCTAAAAGATTATCAAGTTGACTATCAAGGAGAAACTGATGCCTCTGGAACTGATCTTACAGTTAGCTTTTCTATCGTAGGTGAAAATCCACCAGCATCGGATAGAATTCCTTGGGCAGGTGGAAATGTTATAACAGAAAGAAATGATATGAAACAAAGAACAGATTATTCTACTATTCTATCTGGTGGAGTATCTAGTGCGATAAAACTTTTATAGTATGCCATACATAAGACTAAATCAAGCTAATATAAAATATTCTACAGATATCTTAGATTCTTTAATAGTTTCAGATATAGTAGAGTCTGGGTGTTCATATCAAAATCCAGTTCTTATTAGAGATAAAGATTCACTAGATATATATTTTGGTAGATCATTTCATGAGAGAGATTATTATGATGAGTTACTAAAATCTGGAGTCACTTTATTTCTATATCGACCTATTTCAACTGAAAAACGAACCGACCTAGAAGATTATATCGATATGTCTGAATACGTCTTAGATGATACTGTTTATCCAGAAGAATCTAATCTCCCTAATGAAGGAGCAGAAGGTATCATATATCTAATAGGAGATGGTGATGAGTTTATTTGGATATCTGAGGGACAATATTATGCTAATGTAGAAAATCTACAACAAAATATAAATGGGCCAGAAAATTATGTTTCCTGGAAAAATAGAGATACTTTAAGAATCCTAAAAAATGGTTCTGAAGAAAAAAAAGGATTTTCTTACTGCTATCCTAAATATCCTTGGGATTCAGAATATAGTGAGGAAATAAATGAAGAAGTTGTATTCGATTCAATGCAAAGAGGAATCACTGGAATTGAAAATAATTATGATACTTTTTCATTTACCCTAGATTTTACTCTAGTGAATAATTTTTATGCACCAGAAGAAGAAAAATCTTATTACTTCGTGGTTCCATCAACTGAAAATGATCTAAATTATATGATTTGGTATGAACGTAATGATTTGGAAAATGAAGTAGCACCAGTTGGGGGTGATTTTATTGGAGGAAATTCAGTCTCAATAAAACTTATCTCAGATGAAACTGGTATAGCATTTAGTAAACAAGAAATTATACAACATACTAAAGAACTAATAATATTATTAGGATATAATATTGATGGAAATGGTGATAAATTCATAATCTATTCATCCAGAAAAGGAAAAAATTCATATTTTTATGAATTACCTAACTTAACCATTGAATCTAATTTTAATATAACTCATGATATTCTTTCTATAGCAACAGAAAAACTGAAAAGGATTGAATTTTATTCAAAAACTATCGGTCCATCTGATGATAATGAAGATATAAAAATAAAAATAGAAAAAATTGATTATTACGAAGAAAAATATAGAATAACAGTTTCTAGATATAACTACTCAGAAATACATGAAGCTAATTTATTTAGTACTCCAGACTTAGATGGAAATATATCTAACTTAGAAGGTACTATTAATAAAAACTCAAAATTAATAACATGTAAAATTTTCCAATATGGTTATAAACCAGATGGTACTAGATATAAGTATTATCTTGGTGATCCGGAATCTAGTCTCCCAGAAGGAGAATGGTATTTGAGAAGAGCAACTAAAGAATCTTTCACACCTGATATGTATTGGAATTCATTAAAAATTCTTAAAGAACAGGATATACAAGAAGATTTTCTCTTAGTTCCAAATATTAATCAGTATAAAAAAACTAAAATTCCAGATACTTTAGACTGGTTTCCTGAATATGAAGACTTATATGAGTATTCAGTTCAGAAAAATTGTCAAGTACTTATAACTAATCTGGATACAGGTTATACCTTTAATATAGTTACTTCTCTTCCTAAAAATCCACAAGAGAATATTATTTATCAATTAAATGTTGAAGATAGTATATCATCTTACTGGACACTAATCGATGGAAAGTTAACAGATGTATCTAATGATAGAGAAATTATTAATCCTTATCTAAATAATTTTATATTTAATTGGACTAAAGATAAAGATAATAGGATTGTATATTTTTATAAAGATATGGAAGTATTAACTTATCAGCGCCCCGGTTACTATATATTTTTAAGAGGGATAATATCTGATATTTATTCTATGTCTGTTCAAAAGATTCTATATAATCCACCAGTATCTGATCCTTATCTTGATAATAATTCAATGGAAGAATTATTAGAAGAAAAAAAATCTAATTATTTGGTAGATAATAATCAATTATACTATTACAAAAAGTATTTAAATCACCCTAAAGATGGTATTTACAATACTACAATTCTAACAAGATTTTGTATTTCAAAATTATCTAGAGAAATAATGAATAATAAATGGAATATTCTTGGAACTCAAATGGCTGGACAGCAAAAAGAAGAGATTCAAAAAATTCTAAATACTTTAGAGTCAAGATATTCTATAATCAGAAACATCATTATTACTTCACTTGATTTTGATTACGAAAACTCTAGTATGAAAATTAACTTAGAACTTTATGTTAGTGAACTTTTGGATAAAAGCATTAACTTAAGTGTAACTTTAAATTATATTTATTAATATGGCATCAGTAGCTAGTTTAGTTCGTGGATCAGATGGTTACATGAACTTCATTGATTATCAAAGCACCTATAAGGACGACAATAAAGAATTCCTTCGTGGTGATATGTGGGAATTTACCTTAATTAACCCACCAAAGATTGTCTACTACCCAGGTGATAAAATCTTCAAAGCGCGTCTAAATCAAGTAAATCTTGGTATAGATACTTCAGTTAGTGGATTTGAAAAAAGAATGCGTGGAAATTATGTTATTTTCCAAAGAACTGGTCAGATGACTTCTGGTCAGATCACTCTTCAATTCACTGATAAAGAAGATCAAGCTATCACGTATTTTGTAGATGATTGGAGACAAAAGATTGCTGATCGTGATACTAAATACTCATTCAGAAAGGATGATTTAGTAGCCGACGCACAATTAGTTATTACTAACTCAAGTCGTATCAAAGTTCGTACTCTTAATTTCTATAACTGTATCATTCGTGATGCTGGTATTGATGAAAATGGTACAGCTGAAGATGGAACAGATAGAGCAGAAGTTCCATTAACGCTTGACTTTGAACATTACGAGCGTAGATGTTTGCGCATTTCACATGAATTGCTGGGAAGGATTATTATCTCAATCAGCAGAATGGCTAATAAAGTCATTTTCAACGACTATGTATGTGAACTAGGAAACTAGGTGATATAGTCTGTCTTAGTAGAAATATTAATGATTAAACGGTATTTGACAACTTAGCATAACTTTAGTTATGTTATACTCTATGAAGAAAATGAGATTATTCAACTTCTTCATAGAGTTTTTATTTAAATAAAATTATTATGCCTAGAAAATTAACAAAAGAAGAATTTATAAAACGATCAAAAGAATTATATGGAGAAGACACATATGATTATCATAATGTAGACTACATTAATTCTTATACAAAAGTAAAAATTTATTGTAATAAATGTGGAGAAATATTTGAAAAAGAACCTAGAGATTTTCTTAGTGGAAAAACTAAAGGATGTCAAAAATGTTCTCACAAAAAAGTTGGTGAAAGATTATCATTAGATCAAAATGAATGGATAAAAAGAGCAGAAGAAAAATTTGGAAATATCTGTGATTACTCTGAAACAAAATATATTAATGATCATAATAAAGTAACTATATTTTGCAAAATTCATCAAGGATACTTCACTCAAAGACCAAGTACTCATTTAAGATCTAAATATGGTTGCCCTATTTGTGCTAAAAGATTAGCAGCAGAAGTTTTCAAAAGTAACACTGAAGAATTTATTCAAAGAGCAATTAAAGTGCATGGAGGATTATATGATTACTCTAAAGTAAAATATGTTACTAATCAAACTCCAGTTTTGATATTAGATCTTGAAACTGGTGAAGAATTTTGGCAAACACCTAATTCACATCTAAGTGGTGCTGGCAATCCAAACCGATATGGTAGTAATGGTGAATTTAATATTCAGAGATGGTTGCAAAAAAATAATTATGATTTTGAAAGAGAATATGTACTTAGTGGGAAAATACAAGGTAGAAATTCAGATTTAGTAAAAATAGACTTTAGATTATTCGTAAATGGACAGGAATACTGGATAGAATTTAATGGAATACGACATTATGAACCAAACATAGATTTTTATAAATTCATTGCTCATACTTCAGATATTGAATTACAACAAATTGAATATCAGAAACAAATTACTAGGGATAATAATGTAAGAGAGTATTGTAAAAATAATTCTATTAGATTAATAGAAATTCCATATACTTACAATACTTATGAAAAATTAGATCTGTTATTAACAAATATATTTATTAATAAAATTAAATAACTATGAATATACGCCGCAAAGTATTCTCTAAACTAGATGAGAAACTCTTTAGTGTTAAAGATACTGAATTAATAGAACAAAAAGAATTTGCTGAAGACGATCATAAGGTAAAACTCAAAGATATCAGATCTCATAGAGGTATGGGAAGATCTGCTTATATTGGAGCTGTCGGCGTAAATCCTATCGGAGGACTAGCTGGAGGTTATGCTGGAAAGAAAGCAGCTAATAAAGCAGATAAAGAAGGAAAAAGTGATTACCAAATTCTTAGAGCTGCTAAGAAAAGAGGAGCCAATATAGGAACATTAGTTGGTGGTACAACGGGCGCAGTAATTGGTGCAAGAGTAGGTGGACCAGTCGGAGCAGGTATTCTTGGAGTGTCTGGGGCAATTAGTGGTCGAGTTGGAGGAAAAGCAGGAGCTAGTAAAAATACTCAAGTTCGATTAGACAAAAGAAACAAGAAAGAAGAAAAATTATCTAAAAAAGATAAATAAATTCTTCTATCTCAAGGTTGATTTGAATGTATCTCCTTGGGAACTCAATTTTAAATTAAATAAAATTATGAATATACTAACATCACAATTACCAAGTGGTGGTTATGGATATAACTTTTCTAGTGTATCTGTATCGCCTATGTCATTTATTCAGATAACTCATTATCTTGAAAATGTCCCAGAAAATGATCCACTTGAAAAATATCTATATGATATTAAAAATCTTCTAGATGAAGATAAAAACATAATGGATTGTTATATAATGGATGTGGATTTTTTGATATTCTTCAAAAAGTTTATCACAATTTCTGGTGATATGTCTTTCAATATAAGTATTAAATGTCCAGAGTGTGGTAAGAAACTCGCTAAAACTATCTATATGAATAAAGATATTCATTTTAAACAAATAGATAGATCAATAATGGAAGGGTCTTATATAGAACTTGGTGGACATAAATATGAAACTATAGTTCCAACTGTTAGAGATTTCTTTAAAGTATTTCAAAGATATCTAAAATATAGGACAGTTACTGATCTTAAGATGATCAAAACTATAGCTCTAATAAAAGAGTCTGATTTACGTGGAAATCAAGTTGAGGACGATGTTTTAAACGCAAAACATTCTGATGTTACACTTCTCTTAGCATTAAGAGATCTTTATTATGATAGATTAGAAAAAATAGAATTCTTCTGTGAAGATTGTAATAAAGATAAAACTAAAGAAGAAAGGAGGAGTGTGGCAGTAAGTGTAGAATCGCTTATTGTCGATTTCTTTCGAGAGATCTGTGACAATAACCCAATTGATGGCTCTAAAATTCTATTTAAACAAGTTCGCGAAGGTTGATAATATTGAAAATTATACATTATCAACAGTTAAAGAATTACAAAAAGAATACTCGAGTTTCTTAGAAAATTGTGATGGCGTTGATCCAGATTTTCCTATGTTCGATTTTGGAGGAAAAGGGAAAAAAGTAAATGGTAAAAACGCAGCAATGTTTGATGAAACCGATGAAGAAGAAAATAACGATATATTATAATTATGGCATCTAGAGAAGAAGATAGAGATAGAAGAATTCGGAAAATAACTTCTAAAGATATTGAACCAGGTAGAGAACTGCAAGAAGTTACTCAGGCTCAAAATGAAATCTCTGGAATTAATTCTGAACTTCAAAATAATCTAGCTATGGAACAATCAGAAGCACTAGCTAGAAATAATAATAACAATATTCTACGACAAGCTGCCGAAATTGGATTAATGGGAGCAGCTGGTGGTGCTATTGTTCAGCAAGTTGGGAACTTTAATCCTACTACTCAAGAACTTCTTCAGAAGTATGGAATAAAACCAGGACCACCAGTTAATAAAGTAGAAACTAAAACAACAAACCAGAATTTTCGATCAAATACTGGTGGGAATACTAGAATAGAAAATACTACCAATAATACAACAAATTCAAGAACAGATATAAAAATAGTTCAGCCACAGATACCAATGCAACAAAGACAAATTGCAGTTAGTTCTCAACAAGCTGGACCAGATGCAAATACAACTAGATTCAAAACCTGGTTGAGTGGAGTATTTGCAAAGCAACAAAATGATTACGAAGTTCAAAAAAAGGAATATAGAAAAAGAGAGTGGAATCTAAATCGTTCTGCTAATAGAATGATGAGGAGAATAGAAACAGCTACAAAAACATTTTCAGAGAAAATGGATCCTCGTAATATGGGTAGTAGTCTCAGCGGACAACTAAAAACTCTTTTATTCCTGTTTGGTACTTATATGATTTCTAAAGTCTGGAAACCGACTATGGAAATTGTAGCTAATATAGAAACTGGATTTAGATCTGCCTTTGGGTTGCCAATAAATGGAGATCTAGCTAAGAGTGGAGCTAAAACTTTATCAATTATAGATAGTATCAAAAAATTTATAGGTATTGATATCAATACTAAAGAAGGAAGAAATACTAACTTAATTGAAGGTATTGGTAAAATCTTTACACAGGGGATTGATAGATTAATTGCTAGAATAGATCTATTCTTAAAAGATAGACAGATAGCAATAAAATCAGTTAAATTTCCAGATATAACTGTTCCAAGCATAAATTTGCCAGGTTTTGGTTCTTTAATGGATGGAATCAAAACTACACTTGGTGGAGTTTCTCAATATCTGGGAGATATGTTATCAGCAGCTTTTGGAGGATCCAAAGGAATGGTAGCTAACGTCTCCAATAAAATTCGAGATAACGGAAGAGAGTGGTTAAAACAAGATACATATAAAAAAGGAGTTCAGAAATATGTAGATGATGATGCTATAGCTAGAAACGAATCTAGAAAATATTTGCGGAAATCTGATTTTGATGTACTTGGAAATCTAAAAAATTCAGCATCAAGTTCTTTAGCTATGTCAGATACCTTATCTGATATGATGAATGATAGGAGTAATACCCTCCAGACAGGAGCAGTATCTACAGGTATTGAGGAATTATCTAGATTAGCTAAAAGAGCTGGTAAAGTAGTAATTAATCCTCAATTATTAGCTCAATTAGGATTATCTAATGAAGAAATTAGTAATCTTCAAAGATCTAGAAATCTTATACCGGTTCAATATAAATTAATAAAGAAAAGAAAACTTGATAAAGACTATGACCTTAGTTTAGGAGAATCTGAAACTTGGGATTCTGTTGGAGGAGGACTTGGTGCAATTGTTGGTGCTGCAGGTTCTTTAGCTACTGGGGGTGGAATAATAAAGACTACTCTAATGACTGGAGCTGGTAAAGAAGTTGGGGAAACTACTGCTGGGTTAGTTAGATCAGGAGCAAAAACACTTGTTTCTGATCACTATAAATATAAATTAGTTCCGGCAGATTCAGAAGAAAAATCTGATGATGGGTCAGCACCAATCTCAAAAACACTATATGCTCTCACTCCACAAGGTTTTGATAAACTAAAAGATTTAATCGGAATTTCTGGTGATCTAGATGTTAGAAATAAAGAATTTGTTGACTGGATTACTAAAACTCTGAAGCAGAAGAAACAAAAACTTGGTGTATCTGGAGGATTAAGAGAAGCTCAATACCTAGACTTAGGTGAATATAGTGCAGCTCAAGCTAGATTAGGACAATACAACCAAAATATAAAAAATCTAAGTGATGAAAAACTTCATCCAGAATGGGCAGAAAGTATCAGATTTGGACGAAATGCTAGTGAAGCAGTAAGTAAGTTGAGTGACATAAGTTTAAAAACTTTAGCTACGGGAGCAAGAAAACTGAGTAAAGCAATCAGTGGTTCTGAACAAAAAGAAAATGTTATAAAGGCTATGAATTATTTCATAACTAAGGGATTTTCAAAAGAACAGGCTGCTGGAATAGTGGGAAATTTTTTGAGAGAATCAGGAATGAATCCTACTAAAATAAATGAGGTTGAAAAAGAAAAGGGGTATAAAGGATACGGTAGAGGAATAGCACAATGGTCAAATGACCGAATAAAACAATTTAGAGCTTGGCATCAACAAAAATATGGTGATCCTTTATCACCAGAAGAAGCTCCATTAGAACATCAATTAGAATATGCTTACTTGGAAATGCAATCTCGCCCTGCATTCATGAATGCCATAATGAATACTGACAATCCTATAGAAGCTGGTGATTTTGTACTAAGAGGTTTTGAAAATGGTGGTAGTAATGCTATGGCTTCTGTTGCTGACATGAATAGAGTTTATGGAGCAGCTGCTACTAAAAATACTTATGAATCTCTCATGAAAAAAAGCAGTGAGGGAGTTTTGGCTGCTCTTGATATTTTTGATAAATCAACTGGTGCAAAAGGGGTTACTACTTTAGAAAAGATAGAAAATTCTATTGGTACCGCACTAAATAAAGTAGCAGATTTTATTGATCCGAATCAAACAAAAACTAATCAGGTAGAAACATCAGCTACTGATTCTTTAAAAAACTCACAGATCGACTTTAGAAACAAATTCTTCCAAGATATGTATGGAGCTAAAATTGATGAATCTGGTGTATATATTGATAACGGGGATTCTAGAGTATATCTCAATCCATCCTCTACTTCACTTAAATTGGATGAATCATCGATCAGTTCGGTTGTTAAAGTTAACAAAAATGGAACTATAGAACCAGGAGATATAGGAGGATCTGAAAGAGATCGGATATTGTCAGATACTATTTCTAATATTCAGGACATGTTGATATCTTATGAAGGAAAAGGAACAGATCAAGATTATCTTTATGAAAACGGAAAACCTAAATGGATTTATTTAGGGAAGTTTGGTGATACTAAAAATTTCTCCCCTGAAGCTAGGTTAATTTATAGAAATATAGGTGGAATTGATTATAGTATTCTTTTCTCTAAGGATGGAAAAAGAGTAGTGAGAATCAAGACAACTAGTATAGATTATCCTTGGACAATTAACAAAAAACATGTAAAGACTGGGGAATATCTATACTGGACTAATCATTTTAAGACTCCTTTGGGGAAAGTAGTTAGTTGGAATCCATTATTCACTAATCTTGGCGTTAAATTAACACCGCTTGCTCAAATAGCACTTGATAAATTAAAGAAAATAGTGGGTACTGATTATAAGAAGCTCGATGACATTCTCGATAAAGATTTTAGATCTACAGTAGACAATAAAAACCTCGCAATCAGATCTGGAATGGTAGATGAGAACGGAAATATTACGTCCTTAAAAGCATCATTAGTTGATTTTAAACAAAATTTCAATGAGTCTGGATTTTTTAAAGCACTTGGAATTAATAAAATAGAAGAATTACAGAGTAGAGTAGAATCTAATCCTCAAGAATTTTATACTGATTCAGATGGTAAAGTTTATCATAAAATTTCAGGACTTCTAGTAGGTCAGATGAAGGGAGATAAGTTTACTGCTGAGAGTATAAAAAATATCCAAAACTGGATTAAAACTAATCCTGGAGCGATGGATCAAATTAGAGATAAAATTCTTAGAGAAACTAGAAGTAATGAACTAGCACTAAAAGGTGAAATAGGGTATGATAAACTCTTAGGTGTTACTACTCAAATATTTTCTGGAATAAAAGATTTAGGATTTGATTCACATAACTATAATAAATGGTTAGATGGAAATAATAATATCCAAGCATCTAAAAATATAATTCAAAATATTGGAGGATATAAATTTATAGTAAAACTTAGTAAAGATGGATCTAAAGCTGAAGCTATAAAGCCGATATTAAAAATTGGAGATGATGAAAGATATCATTTGGTTACTCAAACTGGACTTTTGGGAGAAAATGGAATTGATCCAGACTATGCTAAACAACTGCAGTGGGTATCTATAGAAGATTTTAAAAAAAATCCAAAAATATTCTCTTTCTTATTACCAGATTCTTTTGATAGTAACAATATTACTAGTCAGATTGATTCTGTTAATTGGGATCTAAATAAACTAATAAATTTGGGGGATATGAATGTTCCCTTCTATGATAGAGATAAAAACGAAATTTTAGAATTAAATAATAGAATAAAAAAGGAATATTTATCTAATAATATATTAGGTAATGATGAAGAAATTCAACGTTTAATTAAAATCTCTAGAAATAAATATTTATCTGGTGATACTAATGGATTTATTTCTGGTGAAGATGGAAAAATGTTTACTAAAGAAGGAATTTTATTTGGAAAATTAGGTAAAGACGGTAGTTTAGGAGAAGTATCTAATTCTGATGTATTTACTGAATTAGAAAAAAATCTTGAATTTAGTAAACCAGAGTTATATAAGAAATGGTTTGGAGCAAAAGAAGATGGAAATGAACTTGTTATAGAAAAAGGTGATAGTAGAATAGTTTTGGATTTATCTAAACCTCTTACTAAAGACTGGACAAAAATAATAAAAGATGTTCAATGGAGAGAAAATTCTCAAGGAACCTGGGAAAAAGTAACTAATGGTAGTGCTGGCTCAACAGTTGGTAACTGGTTCGGTTTTGGAAATAGTGAAGAAGAGAATAAATCTAAAATCATAAAAGATATCAAAGGATTAGTTGATAAAAGAGCTGCTGATCCAGAGTGGGCTGAACTGATAGAGAAAAACAATGGAAACGTAGAAGAAGCTATGAAAGAGCTATCTAAAGCAGAATACGAAAATCAAGATATCCAGAAACAACAATTGGATAATCTACAGACTCAAACTAAATCTATGTTAGATATTCAATCTCTTGTTGCTGCTACTGCTGAAAAATCTGGAGTTAATTTAGATACAGTTGAATTTACTTTATCGGGTGATACTTTGGCTACTAGTCTAGGAAATAAAACGGCTCTGGAAGGTAGAATCAAAGCTCAAAAAGCCGCTGAAGAAAAAAGAAAGCAAGAGGAAAAAGAGAAAGCTCAGGAATCTGCTATGGAAGGAAAGAGCCAACTTGGCCCACAAATTTTTGATAATAGTACTTATGCTCCACAACAAAAAAAAGTTATTATACAGCAGTTTGGAGCATATTTTAGTCCTGACGCCCAAGCAATATCTGATACTAATAAGACTTAATTAATATAATATTACAAATTTATGCCAGAAATACAAAAATTCAATGAAAAAGTCACAGATTCCCAAATCTCTGGATTTTATTATGATGAACAGTTAAAAAACAGCTACCTAACTGTATCTCTTCATCCAAATACTGAATTAAAAGGAGATACTTGGGAAGAAGCTAGTGGACCTTATCTTGACAAAATGAGTGATAATAAATGGTCTAAATTATATAGCGAAAATCCAATAGCTACATCTATTTTAAATGAAGATTTTCAAATAGAGATAAACAATAATTGGACTGATTTTGATGCTGGTAATCCAATAGAAGGTCTTTTTAATAGTGCTAAACCATATGCACCACTATTAAAAAGATTATCTGGAGGATTAAAAGAAGCTACTGATTCAATGCAAGGAACTAAATTAGGAAGCACTATTGCTGACTTTTTAAACACTGGAGCAGAAATGGTTGGAAATTTAGCTGACAAGGGAAGTGAATATCTCAATAAAGCTTTAATAGTTCAAGGAACTAGATTTAGTTATTATGCAGGAACTAGCACTACATTTGGAAATTTAACAATGAAATATACAATATTTTCTGATTGGAATACTAGTAAGAGACTTGACCCTAATAAATCTGAGGATTCGTTTATAACTGTTAATGACCAACTTAACAAAATTTATCCATATGTAATGGGAACTTATGATAAATATACTGGACAAATATTTGGAGGAGGAGCTGCTGACAAATTTCTTGGAGAGTTTATTGGGGTACAAAACCCCCCTGGAGGATTTGAAGCAGATACTAAAAATCTTGATAATTGTCAGAAAGGAACATTACGACTTGTGATAGGTGGATATTATAGTATAGAAAATCTAGTAGCTAGAAATATATCTATTAATATGTCTAAAGTTATGGCAAAAAATCCAGAAACTCCTGGAAATTTGACACCACTTTATGCCGATATCACTATAACATTATCCCCAGCCTCAATGTATACTGATAAAGCTCTTATGAGGTTTACTAATAACGCGGGGATGGAGAAAATAATAAAAAAACAAGAAGAATTCAATATGAAACTTTTAGAGAAGGAACTAAAAAAGAATTCTCCTAGTTCACAGGTCCCTGGTCTTAAAACTCCAACAAGATTATAATTATGTATAAAAAAGTATCTAGAATACTAAGTTCTATCAATGGATTAGATAACTATATAGAAGGAACTGATGTGTATAACTCAGAACTACTGCTCAGATTGTCTGATCAATCACTTGATAGAGAACAGTATGAAATAACAACATACCAATATAGACCTGATCTAATCGCTAAAGATTTTTATGGAGATACTTCTTATGAAGGACTTCTATTACTCCAAGCGGCTAGAGGTTTAAGTGGTTTTACTAAAGGGGCAGTACTTACTTTACTGACGAAGACTGCTCTTGATTCTGTAATCTCAAATTTATAATTATGGCATGGATTAGTTCAAGTGGAGTTACTATTGATATAGATCCATTCTTAAAGAGTGGATATAAATTTCAAAAATTACAATTAACAGAGTCCTTAGGTGGAATAATAGCCAGTGGAACAGCTAGTTTATATTGTGATGGATCTAATGAAGCTTTGGAACTAATTACCAAAACTTTTAATATAACTATCACATTAAAGAAAAAAGTAGGGGTATCTTATAATATCCCTGCTTTTATAACTACTAAAAAATTCATTAAAAATATATTAGAGATAGAGTTTTTATGTCTTCCAGATAAAACTTTTTTCTCTGAATCGGAGGTACTAGAATGGCCAGATATAACAACAGCCTTAGAATCGTTATGGCCAGGGAAGAAAGATTTTAGATGTGAATCTGATATAAATAATGAAATAAAATTGTTTCAAACTGGTGAAAGTAATTATTCTATTTGCAGAAAATTAGCTTACTCGTTTAAACAAAGATCTATATTTGCATTTGGACTTGAAGGATTTTTAATCAAAGACTTAGTTGGAATTGATTCGACTGGTCAAAATGAACCTTATTGGACTATAATAGGAGAAAAAGATGTATTTCAAAAATCTTCATATAACCTGAATTATAATTATAAATTGTATAAGGAAAATATTAATCCATGGGAAGAAAACTATTCTGATAAAGAATCTAAAAATATTTCTGTTCAAATATTAGATAATAGTTATAGAATTGTTCATAAAGATTATTATCAATTACTAGATAACTATGTCTATAATACAAATCTAATGGGTTCTAAGCTATACAATTCTTTCACTGTAGTTCATCCAGCTACATTGCCTGAATTTAAAATTGGTGATGTTATAAAATATAGACGAGCTAGTGAATCAAGTTGGATGCCCATTACGACATTCTTAGTATCACGGATGGATATATTTATAGCTGCAGAAAAAGATAAAGATGAAAATGGATTAGATTTTTCAGTTACTTCAGTACTTAGGGGAATAGAAGAAAATGGATCCGTCATGCCAGACACTGATCCTAGTGATGCTGGATAATTAAAATTAAATAATCTTAGGGTTAGTTTGAATGTACTTCCCTAAGAACTAAACTAAAACAAAGTTATATGAATACTCAAGAAGGTAAATTTTATATTGGAACTATAACAGAGATAATAGATCCAGACCTATATCAAATTAAAATAGATATCCCTGGGGTGACTAAGGAAGCCTTAGCATTACCGATGAGAGGAGAAGTAGATGAGCCTCAGGTTGGTAATGTTGTATTAGTCAAATCACTTGACCCAATATTTCAATCAGTCTATTTATATTCTAAACTAAAGGAAAATACCTACATAGGTTTTAGAAGTAGAGGAAAAATGTGTAACATAACTCCTGACTACATAACAATAGGAATATTTGACCCAACTACTGAATATTTAGATGAAGAAATTCCAGAAGTAACTAGTTGGGCGAAAATGGATAAGGATGGGAATATCGAAATTGTAGCAGAGGGTAATGTAGATGTTAAAATAACTGGTAATGCAACAATAACCATTGAAGGAAACAAAGAAGTTAAAGTAAGTGGTAATGAAACTGTAACTGTTGAGGGTAATCAAGATATAAAAGTCTCTGGAAATTGTACAATTGATTCTCCAAAAGTTCAGATAACTGGTGGACAATTAACTGTCAATGGGACAGCAGCACCGAATGGACAGGGTGCTTTTTGTGGAATTCCAGTTTGCCCATTCTCAGGAGCCCCACATATAGGTAATATGATTAGTGGAACTTAAAAGTAACCCACTTTTTAATGAAAATTTAACGGTAAACCTTATAATTAGAAATAGCTATGACATACAGTATAAAAAGATTTGCTAATGTAACTAAATCTATGAATAAGTTAGTAAATAAAGCTAAAAAAGAAATAATAGAAGCTGCTAATACTAAAAATAAGAAAATAGCGAGAAAAAGTGGAAAGAATGGAGCTGACAATATTAAAGATATAACTAAAGATAATAAAAATAGTTTCGTTAAGTCTTCAAAAGAAGGATATACATCTATTTCTTACAAACAAGATAAAACTCCAGTTAAAAAGATATCTGGTCCTGAGCTTCCTTTTGAAGGTGGAATAGATACAATTAATAGGAAAGATCTTAAGAAAAATATATCCCAGAATTTAAAGGTTAATGCAAAAGATCGTATAAAGGAAAAAATTCAAAAACCTAATAAGAATGAAATTATTAAGATAACTAGGACAGATGGAAGTACATATGAAACAAATAATGGACTGGTTCTTCCTAAATTTGGTATGAAGAAATAATAGAATAGGGAAGAGCGTAGCTTAGATATAAGAGTATATTTGAAGTCTCCCGCCTTCGTTCGTCATTCTTCCTCACTACCCCACCAATAGCTCCTACGTCGCTATCCAAAGACTTCAAATTCGGAGCAACGTTCGACAAATTTCCTTCTCCGTTCTTCGTTACACTCAGAATCGGAAATTTTACTGTCTCACTCAAGGCTCCGCTACCTGGAAATGAGGGATAAAAAATCGATAAAAGGACATATATATAGAAATATATTGATTTTCAAGGAAAAAATCGATAAAAACTCTCCTTTATTCCCTCTAAAACCTGAATAATGAAAGAAGCTTCGCTCAGCCCTAAGATGGGTTTGAGCGAATAAAAACTGGCTTCTGTATTAACTAATATAATTGTTTAGGTTTATGCGCAAACAAATAATAAATGTGCCCGAATATGTAGAATATATATCAGAATGGAATGAATATCAATATCCTCTTGGCCACTGTATTGTAGATAAAACAATATGTGGTTGTGGATACACCGAATATTGTCTTTGTAATCAATATCCTACTATCCTTTGTTCTCCTCGTAAAGTATTGCTTGAAAATAAGGAAGGACAACATCAAGGAGATCTTTATTATTTTAAGAATGAGAAAGAAGGGTCACTTGGGGTGGATAATGATATACTGGAAAAAGAGGAAACTATAGATGATTCAATTAAAATTGATTATCTTACCTCATTAAAAGTTAATCTAGTAGAATGGATTGCTCAAAGAATCTCCTTAGGATTTCCACCAAAAATCTTGGTGACTTATGATTCTCTAAAACATGTTTTAGATGCACTGGGGAGTACTAAAAATAATTACATGGTGGTAGTAGATGAATTTCAAAGTATTTTTATGGACTCGCGATTTAAGGCAGATATAGAGATGAATTTTGTAGAATATCTCCAAGATTGTCCAAATGTCCTATACTTAAGCGCCACCCCCATGTTAGATAAATACCTTAATAGACTGGATTATTTCCGAGATCTTCCCTATTATGAGCTACAGTGGCCACAAAATAGAATTAGCAGAATTCAAGTAAATAGGCGACCAGTTAAATCTATCGTAACTGAGGTATCTAAAATCATTCAAGATTATCGAAATGGTATCTTCCCAAGAAAAGTGTTTGAGGATAAAGTTATTCATGAATCCCGTGAAGTAGTATTTTTTGTTAATAGTGTGCGTACTATAACAGAAATTATTAAAAGAAATAAACTTGATCCAAGTGAGACTAATATAATTTGTGCTCATACTTCCAAGAATAAAATGAAACTTAGGAAGATAAAACATTCATATGGAGAAATTCCAAAAAGAGGGAAACCTTGGAAAATGTTTACTTTCTGTACTAGAACAACATATTTAGGGGCAGACTTTTATAGCACTAATGCAAGTACTGTTATTTGTAGTGATTGTGGGGTAGAAACTTTAACTGTCGATATCTCCCTTGATCTCCCTCAAATTATGGGTAGACAGAGGTTAGATGAGAATGTATTTAGAGGAGAATGTCTATTTCTTTATAAAATATCCAAAAATTCTGATATGAATTTTGAAGAATATAGTAAATATTTATCAGAAAAAAGAAAAACTACTGAGATTATTTTAGGTGGATATCAAAAGCTAACAGAGGAAGAAAAACTGAAAAATTCAGAGATATATAAAGATAATATTAAAGCCTACAAATATTCTAATAATTTTATTGGTATCTCAGAAAAAACTGGATTAGCAATATATAATTACTTAGTAGAAATAGCTGACCAGAGAGCTTGGGAAATAAGTCAAATTGATTATCAAAACGGATGTTATATCAAGAAAACTATGGAAGATAATAATTTTATAGTTTCAGATCTTCCTGATGGATCACAAGGATTACTTGACATTAATCTTGAGTATCATATTTTCTTACAAGAATTTTCTGAAGAGAATTGGTTTGATAAAAAGATGAGATTATATTGTGAATTCATCAAAAAATTTTATCCTCTCCTTGGAACTACTAATATTCCAAGTATTCCTCAAGAATATCAAAATTATGTAAATCTACTAGGACCAGATCGTTGTAAAGCATTAGGATATTATCAAGCTTCCTTAGAAAGGGAGTATCAAGTAATTACCTCTGGAGATACTAGAAAAGAAGTTATTTTAAATAATTTTCAAGTTCAACAAAGATATTCATTAAAGGAAATAAAAGAAAAATTAAGAGAGATTTATCAAAACCTAGGAATAACTAAAACTCCAAAAGCAAGTGACCTAGAAGAATATTATGAGGTTAAAAAGACAAAAATAACTACTTCAGATGGAGTAAAGGATGGATATTTAATAGAAAAAATAAAATAATCATGAGAGAAAAAACTTACCTAGTACTACGAGCATCTTATATAACCAATGATGATACTCGAAGGACAGAGAACTTTGGAGAGACTGGAATTGAAGTAGGAGATATAGAAGAACTAAGAAAGAATCTAAAGAATAATAATGATTGTTCACGGGTCCTCTTAGTTTATTCAGAAAAATCATAAAACTCGGATAGTACCCTCCGATACCCTAAAAGGTGTAATAAAATAATAACTGAACTATAATTTAGTAACATAGATCTTATCAGAGAAAAACTGATGGAGACTTTTGATGTAACTGAGTTATAGTTTCTTTTTCTTCAAATAAATTATGTCAGCATCAACTCTAGGAAAAAATATAGCAGGAGCATTATACAGTGCTCTCAAAGATGGTAGTTCTTATACTACTGCCACTCCAGTACAGGCTAATGCAATAATAGCCCAGGAAATAACTTCATATCTCCTTAGTAATACTAAGTTGACAGCGACATATATTGGAGTAATTCCTGGTACACCGCCGACACCAGAGAGCACTACTGATTCACAGATTAAGATAATCGGTACATGTGCTCCCCCTAGTGGTAGTGATTTTCAGAGTTGGGTATCATCGGTGGAGGCTAATATTAAAGCTGGATTTATGGTATCGGCTGGATCACAAGTTAAACCAATATCACCAATACTTGCTCTAAATGTTCCAACCCCGCTAAGTGGATTTTTGAACCAGGGTATGCTTAAGAGTGCTCATGAAGGGAATCATGATTCACCACAAGAACCGGTTTGGATACAAGTAGCGACAGGAATATTAGGGTGGTTGAATGCAGGGATTCCAAGTCCCCCTACGTACGCAGCTAGTTTTGTAGGGACAGGGACTGCAACTGTGATAAAAATAACAGTATCATAATAAAAATAATAAACAGTATGTATAAAGTTAAACGATTTTCTCTAGTATCAGATTTAACAATTAGTACTTTGAAACCAGGTAGTTCTGAAAATCTACAAAGTTTACCTAAGTTTTTAAGAGAGTATATTCAAAAGATTCACCCCATGTTAATTTCGTTTGGTGAAAAATATGGAAATAAAGTAGCTCCAATTTGGGCATTGCCTTATGTGATTCTGCCTAGTCAACAAGGAGAACCTAATAAAAAAGGATATACTACTATAGTCAGTACCGATATAGATCAACCACAAGGTTTTGGTCTGTTGTGGGAGAAAGATGGTAAGGTATATGAAAGAAGAGGATTCTTGGGGATGAACTATATAGAAGTCCAGGACCCGAAGAAATTTTTTATTGATTTCTTAGAAAGTGGTGAATACGATGCACCGGGGGAACCAGAGGCAGATAAAGTGATTAAGAAGATCATTGAAGCAATTAAAAAATTGTAATATGCACTATAGTGTTAAACGATTTAGCTCATTATCCAGTTTAGGTGAAATTAATATCAAAGCTCGTGACAGAAGTGATATTAAGTTAGTTAGATATCAATCTGGTTTTTCTAGGTTACTCAGTAAAATATCAGGGAGGATAAGAAATTATCAGGAAAAATCACCATGGTATGAAATCTATGTTGATGGAGAAAAAGTAGGAGATATTCAACCTTCAGAAAAATCACTTGGAGAAGTAAACATTGTTTGGGTTGAGATAGATCAGAAATATAGAGGAAAGGGATATTCTCAGTCAGTCCTAGAAGAGATCATTAAATTTGCTAAGAGTAGTGGGTATAAGAAAATGACTCTTGAAGTACCAGGGATTTCACCTAATGCTAGACATATTTATGAGAAACTTGGATTTAAGCCTGGGAAATCACTAAAAGCTGGTGTCTGGGGTGATCTAACTGAGATGCAATTAGATCTATAATTTATTTTAAAAATAACTGTTATGTACATTAGACGAAAAATATTTTCACTACATGTGAATAGTAAAATAGAAGAACAAAAAGAATTTACCAGAGCAGATTATGAGGGCCTAGATAGTACAAGCAGTGCTAAATTAAAATCTGAAAGATCTAAGATATCTCGAAAATTACTACGAGATAAGAAAAGTATAAAAAGATCTTACAGGTCCTCCACTGGAACTGATGGGGTTATGAAAGAACAATATGATTCTCATCGAAGGGCTCAAATAGATCAATCCATCGAAAATGCTAATAGGAATGCTAGGCAGATTAAAGAATCTATTATTGGTAATAAAAAGAGATCATTAATGCCAGTTAGAATTAAGAAACCAGTCTTAAGTAAAGGAAAATTAGGAAAGATGGCTTTGGGTACTGCAACAGGATTAGCTCTTGGAACGGTAGCTTATCAGCATTATAAAAATAAAAAAGATTAATTTCTTTATCTTAGGGTTAGTTTGAATGTACTTCCCTAAGAACTAAATACACGATATTATTATGGCTTATAAATATTTACTGACTTCAGGTCAAAGTACTACAAAGATAGAAGACTATGTGATAGATTTATTTAGACTCTATCTTCAAGTTAACCCGGGTGATATTCCTCATTCAGACAGAATTGGATTTGATTTTACACTGACTGATGTAAAGAAAGATTCACTTAAAAATGAAGTTGAATTTAGAGTAAAATCTTTGATGAAAAATATTCAGGAACGATTTAATGGGTTAGATATCTCAATCACATCACTAGATCTTATCGATGAGGAACATATTAAATTGGTCATTCAAATAAATGGAAAAGTATCGGGTGATTATTATATAGATCTATATCAAAATACATAAATACATGAAATCATTACAAGATTATATAGAGATTTATAGAGGAATTGCAAAAAACTTAAACCTACAAGGTGATTCAGTTGAAATGATTTCTCAAATGTTAGCGAATGCTACATACATTTCTGAAGTAGAACATGTTGCTTATTCACAAGAAGCATCACTAGAGAAAGCAACCCTCATTAACTCAAAGATTCAACACTGTATGAACGAGATGTATTCAGTGTTTAGAGGGACTTGTCCGAGGGTTATAATTAAATTTAAATCCACTAAATATTTTAGATTAAACATATTTGATGAAATATCAAGTAGTAATAATTTTAAAATTTATTATTTAGGATATCTGAGTTCTAATTCTACTGGATCTAGTTATACTTCAGACGTACCAGGCGCCAAAGCAGTTTCTGGTGAATCAGGATTCATCTATGCACCAACCGTTATTCCCCCAACTGGTGATGCAGTTGAATACACAATAATTGGTTTATTAGCAAAAGAAGTAGTTAATAAATCATGGACACTTAAGGAATCTAACACTTATTATGTAGATTTAACTGAAAATGATCTATCTAATGATCTCTATGTAAAAGTTAATGGAGATTTTTTTGATACGACTAGAATTTTTTCGGATCATATAACTAATGGAGAATTATTTGATTTAACTCTTCCATCATTTGGTCTTAGATTCTATGCTCCAGATATATTTAGAAAATCATTTGAAAGAACAGAGACTCCTACACCAGCCAATACAACAATTGATGCAACAGTGTATAAATATTGTACATTAGATTCATTTAATCAGAGCGAGCTTAAACAAGTAAAAATAAAAGGGGCAAACCTGACTGAATTTACTCCAGATTTTTTATCTAGAGGTGGTTATACATCATTATCAACTGGCCTAATTTTCTTAGATGAAGTTCCGCGAGATAGCGTAACAACAATTCATTATAAAGCTAATCGTGATAGGTATGTTAATAGCATACTTCGTAGTAACTCCGATATAGGAACGGTTCTGGAAGAGATGTATCCAGAAAAAATCAGAAAATCTGGAACTCATTACATATTTAAAGCACCAGAAACAACTAGAGTAATCTACAAAGAAGATGAGCATAAATTTTCATTTGGTGTTTCTAGACCAGATAGTCCAATCAAGGAATCACAATATATATCAGCGGATAATGACCTTTATGTATATGCTACTCCTTCATTATCGGTGGACATAGAAGATCATTCATATACTTTCCCATTCGCCCCCAATACTCAATATAAACAACGATTGAAGTTAAATGGTGATGGTGTTTTTATATCAGGTGATCCTAGTGGTAGAGTAATAAGAATACCAGTCAATAAAAAATCAGGTACTCTTAAGATATTACATAAAAGTTCTATTAGTAATTATACAGTTCCGTCTGTTTATGATATTCTTCCAAGTATATCAGTTATACTTAAAGAAGATGGTACTTTGAAAACCACTAGTATAACTGTTCATATTATGAAATATCAGGATGAAGTTCCAGTTTTATTAACTAGTGCTAGTGATATAAAAGCAGAGGGAATAAGTATTTCTTATTCTATCGATTCTGGTAGTAAAACTTATGTATCGGCGGATACTAATACTATAGAATTTGGATCACAAAAGATTAATGAGAAATTAACTATTAATTTAGAGAATAAGATAGCTGAAATAGTAGATACTGAAATAATTCCAGTTATTGAATCTTCTAGTAATCAGTCATCAACGGCTGGATCATCTAATTATGTACTAAATTTAACGAATGATACACTTTACTTAGAATCAGATTATCTAGGAAATGTTACTACATTACCAGTTAAAACCAATGCTATTCTATATGTAGGTGGACAACAGGCAACAGGAGTTTCTTATGAAATTCTTCAATCCCCCGGTGTAACTTGTAGTATTAATCAGGAGGGAATAATTGAAATAACTGGAATGTCACAATCCGTTATGACCAGTCGAATCCCAATTAGAGCAACTTTAAATAATGTATCAGTTATCTCAATATTGACTATCAGAAAATCAATTCTTCTTTATCCAGAGTATGATAAACCTAGATCATTGTTAATTTCAGCGGATAAATCTGGATTAACTAGACTAGCTGAATTTAAATCACCAGCCAATGGGGCACTAGATGAATTCTACTTTGATAATGTAGGGAAAAATGATTTTCTCTATATTTGGTCAGAAGAATATGGGATAAATCTATATGAAATTGTATGGGTATCACGAGAAGAAACAGTTGAAAATTTGATACCGGCTGATTCTGATACAATCCCATCATTAGAGATTTACTATATTCCATATACATTATCTAATCTCTTGACTACTAAAGAAATACAAGAATTTAAGAATTTAAGATCATCTTATTATGTAACTAATGATATTTCAGTTAAACGTGGAAATCTGTATAAAGCAGTGTTTACTATAAAAGCTGAAGTTTATCAGAATATATCAATTGATGATAAAGTAGAAGAAATTCTAAATAATTATAAGTATACATTTGACTTAGACTTAGAATCTAAGAAGGATGAAATAACTGCATTATTAAATAAGATTTCTAATGTTAAACAAATAACTGATTTATCTATAACTTATACATCAGAATTAGGAGATGTAGTTTCCTGGGAAACAATTAAGAATAATCTTGAAGTTTCTTATTTTAATATAAGTTATCTGGTAAATTCTATTATATATACAGAATAACTATGGTAATACATATTCCATCTCATCTTGAAAATATCAAGATAGTATCTCAATTATCAGAATTGATTAAAGGGTATAGTGAGTATTATTCAGAATATTCTGGATCATTTGACTACTACTACTACTACTACGCCTTTGATGGTGTAAAGAGATTTTTAAATCTTTGCATCAAACAATCAGATGTCCCAGAGGATAATGATTATGATAGTGTCATTGATTACTTAGCAAAGTTATTTTATAGTGTAAAAGGAACCCTAAGAGTTTTCGATTATATGAAAATTTACTTAGGGATTCCCTTTGTTGGTGATATAATATATACAGTTAATGATATAAAATTTGAAATCTCAGAAATAACTACTGTCGATATGTCAGTTTATATAAAGTGTATGAAAGAGTTTTTAGATGCATTATTATATTATAATGATCTGAAATCATCCATCAATGTAATAAACTTGATAATATCTGGTAAAATTTCAAACTCTATATCAACAGGACTAATTAAATATAAAGAATTTACAGCAATAGAAGAAACATCATGAAAACACTAACAAATGAAGGACAAGACCTTACCAGTATTGGTACAGTTGTTTTCTATCGATGGCATCCATATTTACCTGATGAAATAAAAAATCTATCTATTGTTGATACACTATTAGAAGATTCTAAATCATCAAAAATATTACATCTATCCGACAATGCTTCTAGTGATTTAGTTGAATTTGCTGAGTATAATTTTGATTATAAAGTTGATAAAACTAAATATAAAAAATATCTCAAAGCAAATTATTTTGACAGATCTACTAGAGAAAAAATTGGGATAGAATATAATAAGTTGAAATGGATGAGTGATTGTATGTTTCCTCAAAAATCCAAAGAAGTAACTGAAATAAGAGAAGATAACTATTTCGGAATGATAACAGTATCTAATCAATCAGTTGTATTATTGGATGTTCCTGGTGAAATCTGGGAGTTAATTAAAGAAGAGGAAAAACATACACCTGGGGTATGGAAAGTTGAAATCTACAATCAACAGATAGAATCAAATAATAATGAATATGGTGGATTTATTGAACACGATACATTGAAGTTTCTTGGGAAATATAATTCTACCTTAGATCCCACCCCAGCATTGACCATAGTATTAGGACCTGATCCAAATATAAAGAATAATTCTGAGGACATGTATTATCAAGATGGAATCTATAATGATCTTGGTAAAATAACTTTGACTACATCAGAATACATGAATCTATGGCAGGAAATAACTGACCGAAAGATAATTTATATTGTAGTATCTTCAGATGGTACTTTGAAGGATATAAATTTATCATATTCAGCCTGGACACAAACTCCAAATCCAAATAGAAATCAGAAAGATTATTCTCTCCGGAATGACTATTTTTTTGAAACGAGAGATTCTATAAAGATAACTGGAAATTTCTTAGGATCTAATATGATTCATGATAAAACCAGTCATACTTTATTGGGAACTAAGAAGTTAAATATTTCTTCCGATTGTCCAATTATTTCAAGTAAAATTTCTAGAGCAAAAGGAATATACTCCCCTAATGTATTATATAATGAAGGAGATAAGATTGTAGTCAATGGAAGAACATGGAGGTCTAGTATATCTGGTAATATAGGACAAGATCCAGAATATTCTAACTATTGGACTCTAGATCAGTCAGAGGAGTGGTCAATACAAAATTCTGACTATATTCATATATTTGTATCATCTAATAGTAAAGAATATGGTGAAATATCACCAGTTGGTAACATAACTATTAAGGAAAACTCAGAGGTTACTTTCATAGTTAAACCAAATCTAGGATATAGTTTCCCAATTCAAGAAGAAATCGATAAGGGAAAGTCAACTACAGATCTAATTAAAGTAGGGGCAGAACCATTCTTTTGCAACAATATAACAGTTGACGGTGATAAAATTAAACTAAGAGGTATCGATAAACCTTCTAATGTTAAAATTTTCTTCCAACCAGTTAAATCTAGAATATTCTTCGAAATGTATGTGGCTAAAGACTGGATTAAAAATGAAGGTAACGAAGCTTACTACAGATATCCTAATTTTGCGTTGGATACTAAATTAATTACCGCAGTTAATGGAAAAATCGTTAATCTAGACGAGAATGGATTGCTATTAGTAGATATTGGTGATAAAGTTCAAATCAAAGTTGATACCTCAGAATCTGATTATATTTTGCAAGATTTTTGGTACCAAGATGAATTAGGTGAATATCACACTGTTTTACCAGATAAAGATGGATCAATTTATATCGATAATGTAAATTTCTCATATAGAGCTTATCAGATTAATCTAAGCACTAGAAAATATGAATGTAAAGTTATATCATATGAAGGTGGTGAAATTAATAAATATGGTGAATACTTAGATTGGGGAAAATCTTTTGTACTGAAGTTTTATGAAAAACCTGGATATGAATTTGTCGATGTTAAGTTATATTATGCAAATAGTGGAGAGTTAGTTAATGATTCTTCAGTTTATCGAGTAGATTCTAGTTCTGAGGTTAAATCTCTTACAATAATAAGTGTAACTTCAGATTTTAATATTGAATTAATATTTAGAAAAATATGAGAATAAATAATACAAGTATACAAGGATTTTTTACTTATTCCGATACTGCAGAATTTGAAAAAGGAGATTTTGTAGTATATGAAAAAAGTATTTATATATGTTCTCCGTCAGATGTTGATGTTGTGGTTGGAGAAATCCCAAGTGAATCTAAAAATTTTTATGTTTATCTTGGAACACAGATGACTGATATTCAAGATTACTTAACTTTTGCTGAGAATGGTGGAGGTGAGGATAAATACATTTCATTGGAATATCTACCAGCTATCTTGAATACTTATATGCAAGGTTTTACTGGGAAAGGGATCATTGGAAATAGTATTGGATATACTAAGACTGGGGAATATGAAGTAATTCTTAATGGAAAAAGTGAAATCACTAAATTCACAGATTATAATAAAGTATTAGCAAATATTCTCATAGATTCAGATATAAATAATGCTATTTTTAGAATTTCTAGAAAGTTGCCAGAAGTACAGAGTTGGTTAGCAACTGATATAGTATTACCAACTCAGTTGGAAGTTGATGAAGAAAGTTGTATACTTAAACAATATTCTTACTTAGATGTTAATGGTAATAAAGTTAGGGTTCAAGAAATAATTGATCACTTAGATGGTCAAATTTATTATAGATCAGCTTATTTAACTCAAACAGTAGAAACTATAGTTAATGCTGGATTTAAGTGTGCAACAGTTAACACAGAGTCACTCAGAAAAAAAGCCAATAATTTATTTAACTTATATGCATCTAAATTGAAGGCTTTAGATTCTCTAGTTTCTCACTTAAAACAAAATTTTAGGTATAGACATGTTAATTTATTAAATAAATCAACTGCAATAATTTTACAAAATTCTGATCCAGATGGAGATAATTATATCCACTGTGAGAATATTCGAGTAGTAGGTAGTATAACAGTAAATACCATGATAGATAAAGGAAATGAACTAAACGGAATATATGAAAGTTTTGAGTTTTCTTTTGATCCAATGGATGATATTAAGAAATATTATATTAATGATAATATTTATGCTGAAATTACAACGACTATCCCAGAAGATTCAGATTTTGGAGTTATTGGAATTGCACTGAAGACAATAGCTGGAAAAGTAGCAGATGGAATTTTTATTAATTCTATCTTTTATCAAGAATATTATACATAACCCTATGGAATATATTGGAATAATAACTACAGATATTCCTAAAGATTTATCAATCGGAGAGGGATATATTGTAATAAATACTGAAAATGATGAACCTGTTCTTCAGTATAGCACTATAAAAAGAAATATAGATAATCAAGAATATATAGATTGGGTAACAATCGATGGAACAGATAGTTCTAAGAGAGCTACCCAAATCTCTGATCTTGAATATCAACTTCGAATACGTGACTGGAATATTACAGAAAGATTATTTGTTAATAATAGTAATCTATATCTTTATCGACAAGATCCTTCTGAAACACTTGATCCGATTCCACAAATTATACCCAACGATAGTAAAGGAATTAAAATATCAGAAACTATTACTGAGGAAAGTGAAGAGGAATTCAATGAATATTATGAAAAACTTATGAATTTAAGACCAATAATGAATATAAATGGGGCCCAAATTGATTTTGGGAATGCATATTATTACAATCTTATCAGTTCAAGAGATCTGATACAGAACACCTCCGTAATAGATCTAATTTCCCTAGGGGGATCTGAATATACTAATATCTTAAATCTTAATGAATTACTAGAGAAGACTCCAGAAGATTCGGGAAAATATTTAGATTGTGATTGTATATTAAAATTGGGAATTAAATATTCTCTGTCTGGAGAAGTATTTACTAAGAATCTTATGTTTGAGCCATTTGACTTGGTCAATGGAGTTCTTAAACCAAAAGATTTTACTAAGGATATCTCTAACAATATAACTCTAGAATACTTAGATAGATGCATTCGACTTTTCCCCAAAACGAGTGAAGTAACCGAGTGTATAATAAGTTATTGTTATATTGTGTATTATGGAGGACTTATCTAACATTGGGTATAGTACCTATTATTTAGGAATACCAAAAAATATCCAGGAATGTTTAGATATTTATTTATATAAACAATCTGGAACAACTAGAGAGATAATTACTCTCTATAATATCTCTGATATATTTAAAAAAATAGAATCAGGTGAATGGGATGAGTATAAAGATCTTAATGGAAACCCTGTTCAACCTCATATTGAATCACATCGATCCAGTAAGGAAGATTATTTTATATTAAATTCAGAACCAAATAAAGTAATTGAATTTGATACTATTATATACTTATCAAATAATAAAACTAGTGCAGTTGGATTTACTACCTTTAGTTCTATCCAATCTACAGAGATAACTGAAGGAAATTACGTTAGTTCACTTAAGATTCAACTTAATTTTACAGTTGAAAAAGATAAAGTAATAGAGATAGAATTAGTAAATACTTTATCTGAACTTTATAGCCAGGTTGGTAGTGAAAGAAGTGAGGAATTACTTAGAAATCCAGATGATGGAAGTAATTATGCCAGATTATCAGCAGTTAAGGATTATCTTGAGAAAAAATCTGATAATTATATTAGATATACTAATAAGATAACATCATTGATCTCAGATAAATCTTATAATATACTCACTGATTCTAATATTATCTTAGGTGGTCCGGATCCACAAGCTTACAAGTTTTTTGTTGGTTATGATGTAGTTTTGAATGATTACGATACTGCATTTACTAAGTTTAGTATAGGAAACTATAAAGGTGACCTGGTACTATATGAATGGGATGATACGTATAACTTTAAAGTAGCATCATTAACTGATATTAATGATTTTGGAATACCAAAAGAATATTTTTCTGGGAAAATAGAATTACCTAACGATGTGTCACTTACTCTTGATTATATGGCATATTCTTATGCTGTATTTTCAGATCAAGATTTTAAGAGATACTTATATGATTTATCTAAATCAGAGTGGAAAACTGTTACAACAGATCTCTATATAGATCCTTGGGATCCATCAGGGACTGTAGTTTATTTTAACTTAGATTATGATTTAACTAATCTTTCTGATTCTTCAGATTTCTATAAATCGTTATATGGGATAGTTCTTGATATAGAAGAGAATAAAGAGATGAGACTTCATCGAAAGATCGGATCATGGTTTGTATTTAAAAATGTTAATTACCTTGGACAAATAGAGTGGGTTTATTCTAATGAGAATGGTATTATTTATCTTAGTGAATCTGAGAAGGCCATTGTTATTAATGATAGATGTATTTTAACTCAAAATATTTCTTCTAATACAATAGGCGGAGTAGTTGCTTATGAAAGATTCTATAATTTCTATTTTATAGATTCTGGAAAAGTTCTTAAATCAGATTTATTTTATTCTACTAAGAATTTACTTGCAGCAAATAGTGAAGACTATCAAGGAAATTATATAATAAAAATCCCTGCTATGAATGGAGCAAAGAATCAGCCATTAATTGATGGACTTCGTCGTCGTCCACTTAATAACTTAAATTTGCCTGGTAGTAATATTGATCTAAACGATGGAATTATTTCATCATATTGTGGTATTCTATTTTATATAGACGATACAAAAACTAAATTAAGATATCTATAATGAAAGTTTATTTTACTGAAGAATTTAAAGAGATTCTAAAATCTCCTGATAGATATATTGAGATCGGAAAGTTTAGGCTTGGATCTTATAGTCAATCTGTTAAAAAATTGAGTGATATCGATTGGAGATATATGAATCAGAGAGATTCTGGTAGATCTCCGACAGATGGGTATTATCAATTTAGTTCTATCCTATCAGATTCAGTCTTAACATTAAATATGGAAATTCCATCATATGACATAGGACTATTGAATGAAGAATATTATAAATTGGTATATGCAGTATATACTGATTTAATGACTTCTGAAAATGGTATAGCATTTATTTTATGTGGAGATACATTTTTTAATTCAGAGTCTATGTTAGAGATATTACCACTTAGACTTAGCAGAGATAAAAATATAATTACAGTTTCAAATTTTAATCCTCAATGTTTAATTAAGTTAAGCTCAGACGAAGATACTCAATTCTTAGAGGGACCTGGATTAGGTAAATATTATAATATTTATTCAGCTCCGGAGATAGGAGAAACTGAAAAAGATACAAGGTATGTTTCATTATTATCATACGATTCATACCTACTAGAAAAGAAATCTCAGGATGATTATGATCACCTTGAGACAATTTTTATAAATAAATTTGGAATAAAAATATATTAAATATGTCGTCACTAATAACACCAATTAATCCGGAAAGAAGAGATCCAGGATCAATTAGGAAGAAAGCTGATATTGGATTGCCCAATGTGGATAATCTAAGCACCAGTGACTATATTAATATTATCCTAGACTTAGTAAAAGATAGTATTAATGATGATAATATTTATTCTATTGGTAAATCAGATCCTGGAGTAAAAAAAATAGGTATATGTCAATTTACAACTAAATCCGCACATTCAATGATAACTATTGGGTTAATTAATCCAAATGGTGATATCATAGAGTGTTTGAAATTAGAAGCGATATATACTGAAAATGATCCAAATGGTGCAATTGATTGTAGAACATTTGTTTCACTTGGCACCACTTATCTGAAAGATTCAAGACTTCTCTTTTATGAGAAAATTGATTCAGTTAACAATAAAAGAATATGTAATGTTATCTTAGAACTTCCTGATGTAATTAATGGAAATATTTCTAAACTTGGAGTAAATGTTTTCGAATATACTCTAGGAACAAAAAATTTAGATTCTACCAAAGTAAATGATACAACTCTATATGGAGATGGTTTTACTTTAATTTCAGAACTTTCCTGTGCAGAGTCCTATCTTGGAGCTAACACGGCTGGGTCTTCTTTAGGTTTGGCTGTTTATGATGAGGATGGAAAACTTGTAAAAGTAAAAGTTGGGGATTCTCTTAGTTCTTCAGACAACTATAATTTCCCCAGAATAAATGGAGTACCCTTTATTGCTTACTTAGATTCAACAGTTGATGGAGAATCAGGGAGAGATATAACTGTTCCAGCTAAACATGCTGGTCCTACTAAGGTAGACGCTGGAGAACATTCTTGGGAAGTACTTGGAGAACATCCACAAGTCGGATTAATAGAGAATGTGGGAGGATTTACTCCTAATGTATATCAATCAGATAGCGCTGAATATGGGTTATGTAAATTAAGTAAATATAGTTTACTTCCTATTGGAACTGAGAGTATTTCATCCATGATTAATAATTTTTTATTGTGGGGAAATAATCTTAGTTCTGTCAATGATGATGTAGTTCCAGTTGGTGCTATGAAACAAGCTATTACTTATCTATCTAAGATGTTAGCAGCAATAGCAGGTAGTGTAGTATCTGATAAGAGATATACATTTCAATTTCAGGATAGTTCTCATTCATCTACTTCGGTTCCTACACCCGGTGGTGAGTTGAATTATAGAATTATATCAATCCTAGATACAGTAACAGCTGATGGTGAAACTGAAACAACTTATCCATTAGTATCTGTTAAATCAATAGATCAAGGTGGAGCTTCAGAAGATTGGATTTCTGCAGAAATAACAGGATTAGATAACGATCAACATGTCATTATTAAAATATCTGAGAATACTGGGAATGAGATAAGAAGAGGAAATATTGTTGTTACTCAGGCGGAATCTAATAATATCTTACAATATAATATATCACAAACTGCAGGTAACACTGTTATTGGTTTCAGAATTAATGATACTCTTGTTACTCAAGGTAGTTACTATGAAATTAATAAAACCAGTGCATCTTTTAATGATGTAGCATATGCTCTCTATCCAGTAATAATAGCTAATGGAGTAGAATCCAAAGCAGAATTTGATGATTTCAACTTAATCATTAATAAAACTGAGGGATCCTGGTTAACCGTTGTAGTTGAAGAAGAAACTTATCAAGAAGGAGGAAAAGATTATAAGAGAAAATCTTTAAAATTATCTGCCTCTGAAAATACGAGTACTATAGCTTCTAGAACAGCAACCATATCAGCTACCTATAAGGGAGAATCTATTACTATCAAAGTAATACAAGCTCAAGCTCAAGCATACTTATATATTAATGGAGATAAAACTAGTAATACTTATGTTCTACCAACATTAAGTACCGCAGCTCAAGATTCATCTGTTATCATACAGTCTAATTATTCATGGGCAGCTAGTGAAACTCTTGATTGGGTAACAATAGAACCAACTTCATCCACAGCCGGTGAGAGTGCTCTTAAGATTACTGTAACTAAGAATTCAGATACAAAAGAAAGATCTGGTAATATTCAACTAAAAGCAGGTGATGTTACTAAATATATTAATATAACTCAGGCTGCTAGCAGTGTATATCTGTATCTTAATGATATAGCAGGAGATCTATCTCTAAATTATACTTCTGATGGTGGTTCAGCTGATGCTAAGAATGTATCAATTAAATCTAATACAGCTTGGCAGATAACAGATAAACCTAGTTGGATTACTATTAATCAGGTTAGTGGTGGTAGTGCTGGTGTTGAGACAAATACAACAGTTAAGATTACTGCTTCAGCTAATACTGCTGCAGAAGATAGAATTAATGGAATCATTAAAGTTGTGGGTGGTGGAGCCGAGAGAAGAATAATTGTTAGCCAGGCCGGTACTGGTGAAATTACAATTAGTCCTAATCCATATACAGTTACTTATGATGTCTATAATGATATTTCAACTGAGACGACTATTAATGTACTAGCTAATGATATGTATACAATTACTACATCTAGTAGTTGGATTTGGCTATCATCTGCTTCAGGTGGATCTAGTGGACAAGGTTTAGTTTCTAGTCAATTTAAAATTAGATTATCTGAAATAAATAGAACTGGGTTTACCAGAAATGGTGAAGTGGTATTGACTAGTATTTCGGATTCAACTAGAAAATCAGTCATTAGTGTTAGTCAGGCAGGTAATATTACACTTACATTGTCTTCATCACAATTAACAATTCCAGCTGTCCCAGGTAGTGAGACTAGTAATTATATCACAGTATCAACTAATGTTAATCATTCAGTGATCAGTAATTCTAGTTCTTTCCCATCATGGTTAACTACAAATCCAAAACCAGGTGCTACAATAACACCAGGAAATAATTTGTATGTAATTGCTCAAGAAAATAAGACAACTTCTGATAGATCATTTCAAATAAAAATCACAGCCACAGACGGTACTGATAAGTCGGTAACTAAGACTCTTGATATTACCCAACTGGCAGGTACAGTTTCATCTAGAAGTCAAGCTATTGCTGTGTATGCTGATTCTAATATAGACACAATATCGGCTTCTGGTGGAGTTGTTACATTATCATGTAAAATTGATGAAAAAATTACTCAGATAATTAATGGAGTAGATGGATCTAGTACAACTTATTATGGAGTTGTTAAGACCATCGATGATGGTGCTAGTTTTACTCTAGTATCTGGCGTTGGTGGTTCTATTACTGGTGCTGTATTAACTATCCCAGAAAATACAGCTGATTCTTCTAGAAATTATATAGTTCGGGCAACCTATAAAGGACTTAGTAGTTCTGGAAATAATGATCAAACTATTGTTCAGAATGCTCCTAGTAAAACAATTTGGTATGAATATAGTAATCTAGTTATATCAGCTACTGATTCTAGTGTAATATCGAGTGGTGAAACTGTTGGAATTTCTAGTAGTATGACCAGAAAAACTCATGAAATAATCAATGAGATTGATAGTGTTATTGATACTACAACAGTAACAGGGATTTCTGGAGTATATTATGAATGGCTCGCTAAACCTGATACTGTACCAAGTAGTTGGGTGATTCAGGATCAAGGACATACAATTAAATTTAATGAGAATACTAATGGTGACTCTACAAAAACTGCCACAATTAAAGGAAAATTCTCCTACAATCAAGTTAATACTGACGGTTCAGTAACAGGTCGTGAGATTGAATCTTTGAGTATATCAATTGTTCAAGACGCTGCGCCGGGTGAAATAAGTGTTAGTCTTGATGAGATATCATTAGAATCTACTAGAGGTAGCAGTGCATCCTTTACATTAACTTCTAATGCTTATTGGGATGTTAACCCTACTGATTCAGATAAATTTGCTGTATCTCCAACTTCCGGTAGCCCAGGTGATACTACAATTACTTTTGAGGCAAATAGAGATAATACTAGTTCTAGTGCAACATCATATGATACGTTTACCTTTACAACTAGATCAGTTAGTGGATCAACCACAGCCAGTTGTGACGTTAGAGCTAATCAGAAAGGAATTAATTTATATGCTAATATATCAGAAACTCAAGGAGGTCCTAAAGTTTATACTATATTAGCACCAGCAGTTGAAAGTACAACTTCCACTAATTTTTGGGTTAATTCAAATACTAGTTGGAGACTTACTGATAGTAATTCTTTTTCAAATTATATGTTCTCACCACAAGAAGGAAATGGTAATGCTAATATAACTGTTGTATCTAAGAAAACTAATTTTTGGCCGTATGAAGTAGATTTAGGAAATGCTTCACTTAGATATACTAATAATCTTGGTGATAGTGAAGAGTATCCAATTGAAGTCAGACAAGCAGCCGCAGCTAAGAAGATCACAACTAATACGACAGAAGTTGTTTTAGGTCCACTTAAGGGAAGTGTTAGTGTAGTTAGAGTAACAGCCAATGTTAGTTGGAATGCAATAGTACTTGGTAGTGGATTTTCTATAAATAGAACAAATGCTTCTGGATCAACTAGTGCAGTTGAGATTATAGTTACATCTACAGCCGCTAGCTCATCTCTTACTGCAACTAATCTCGGTACATTAACAATTAGTGATGGTTCTGGAACTTCAGCTGTAATTAATGTGAAACAGTCAGCAGCCAGTCCTTATATAGCTGGTCCAGCTGAAGATCCTTTTGTTCTCGGTGCTACTGCTGGTGAAACTAGAGATTTTGTATTTTCAACCAATTATCCTTGGACAGCTACTATAATTTATAATGAACTAACTAGTCAAGCACAGGTTATCGATGGTGCTGCGGGAGAAAATCTTTCAGTTGAATTATCAGCAGTATCTACTAATAATTTAATTTCATCTAGAAATATAGGAACTATTAGAGTTGAATGTACTGCTCCAAGTGGAGAAACTGCAGTGATTAGTAGAACAATTAGTCAAAGACAGGCATATCCATATATTATAGCTCCATCAAGAGTTACAGTTAAAGCGAAAGCAGGTCAATTGACTTCTCTTGAGATACAAAGAAATTATTCTTTTAATCTTCAAACAGTTCCGACTGATGTGACTTTAACCCCTGTTGGTTCAATAGGATATAGTATAACTGCTAAGACTGATAATACTTCAACTACCCAAAGTAAATTCTTGGGAAATATTCAATTAAGAATTGATGATCCATTAGATTCTAGCAAAACTGTATCTAAAACAATCGGAGTATATCAAGAGGCTATGTCTTTCTATGTGGAAACTAATGTAGAAGAATTAATTATAGAACCAGATCAACCACGTGATAGTGTTATAACTATTGAAACTAATGCTTCATATTGGGATTATTCTATTACTATGGTGGATCAACCTGATGATACTTGGATTTTTGGTGGATCGACAACTTCAGATAATATAATTCTGGAAATTCCTAGTAGAAAATGGAGAGATTATACGGCAGGTAGTGAATTAGCCCCTAGTTCTGGTATTCGTGATTATGCTAAACCTCGTAAGGGATATATAACAATTACTATTCCAGATGATGATCCTAGTTATAGTAAGGTGATTCCAATAACTCAGAAAGGTTATCAAACTTCTTTAGTAGTGAATGGAAAACGTTATTGGGGAGCAGAAAGTAAGGGAAATACTATTGATATAAATCCTACTAATAGTGCAAGTCCAATCTCATATAGTACTTCTATATATGGTGAAAAATATGTATATAATGAAAGTACTAATTCAGTAGAAGTAACCCCAGTATATACTCCGCCTAGATATACATCAGAATGGAGTCCAATTGTATATGATCAGCCATATCCACTAAATGTAAATATTACTGATTATGATACAACTACGATTCCTATTCCGGACAATATGGATATAACAGTAGCAGCTAATACTGAAAATCATGTTAGAGAAGGATATGTTAGACCTTACATGTATTTTGATAGTAATGATGAATCAGGCTGTAGAGTTAACTTTACATTCTATCAAAATATTGGAAATTTAATTTGCACGCCAGAATCTATAACTATGCCTGCTAGTGGTGGTAAATTTGAAATTCATGTATATGCAAATGTATCGAAATCAGATATTAAACTCGGTCATCACCAAAATATAGTTTATAATGGTTCTGCTACGGTAACAGAAGATCCAAATGGGGGTTATATTGTATCTGGAGTTGTTACGCCAAACTCTGCAACTAATAAAAGAGATACAGGTTTAATCTCAATATCAATACCAGGGTATAGTCAAAATATTCACCTAGATCAACATTATTTCTATCCAGTTATAACAAATATGCAAACTGGAGTAACCTATTCACCAAATACAGGAAGTTCGGATAATTATAATATTCCTGTATCAGTTGGACCAGGAACTTCAGCTGCTATATTTAATTTTGGATATAGATATTCTGATTCATCATTAGATCCATCTTCCTTTGAAAGATCAACCATTGAAAATTCAGCATATGCTGGATCCGATTATGATAGGGTAGTTGGGCTAGATCAGTTATATACAATAGCATTAACTAATCAGAGTGATCCTAGTGTAGATGGTTTCCATGTTTTATATAATTCAGATAATGCTTTATCAACGGATTATTATAGAACATTTAATGTAAAGTATAAATTAGTAGTTCATCCAGCTTTAAATAAGTTTTATAATATGTTCAAATTCTATCTGAAAATTACTAAGAAGAGTGGCTAAAAATTAAAAATAATTACTTTAAATAATTCTAAATGTTACTAGATAAATTTAAGTCTCTTTCTGAAATATTTACCTATGTTGAAGAAAAACTTGGATTTAGAAAGTTTGTGCAGTATGTATTATTCTTAATTGTCATCTATGGTGTGTTTAACTTTAAAAGTGTTGTCAAAGATATTATCGAGATATCTAACGATATTTTTGAAGAACAGCACACCAAAAAGATGGCTCTTAGGGATGAACTATTAGCAGAGCTAAGTCCAATATTAACAGAAATGAGAGCAACAATAGGGGCAGATAGAGTCCTATATTTCGAATATCATAATTCTAAGGAAAATCTAGTTGGTATTCCATTTAAGTACGTTGATCTGGTATTACCTGTTAAGAAATATGGAGTTCCTGAATTTGATTTTAGAAAATATAGAGAGATTAATGCTGGAGTTATTACTACATTATATCAAGATCTTAAAAAATCAAAGGTTATTTTTAATAGAGGCCCAGGCGATACTGAATTTTTATTGAAATACCCAGGAATATCAGATTTTGTAGAAAAAAATGATGGATCAATTCAGCAATGTTTCTTAAATCTCCCCGGAATAAATACACCAATAGGTATAATTGTTATTGAGTGGATGGATAACTCTGAGAGGGATTGGGATACTATTGAAGAAGTGTCCAAAGATTATATAACCAGAATTAACGGATTGGTTCTGAAAAAGTCAGAATACAGTAGTTTAATTCATAAATTTAAATAAATTATTATGTCACAACCTGTAGAAGCTACTTGGGGAAAAGTTGGTAAATGCTTACCTATCTCAAGTATAGTAGAAATTTCCAGAATGCCTGGAAAATACCTTGGAGATGACGAAGGTACTTGGTATACATTTACTCTTACTCCAAGTGATATAACTCTTGATCCGGCTCAGATCGAGAAGATTATTAATCAATATAAGATGGATTCTAATATCGAAGTGGAAGTTACAATTACTCCGAATTCAGACCAATTAGACTCTTATCCTGATCTATTAGTTAAGATTGATGATAAGTGGTATGATAAAGGTGTTCTTAGTAATCCAATCAAATTTTTGATGACTAAGGATCATAGAGTTTCTTTATGGTGGGATCAAGATAATATTGAAACTTTTAGAATTTCTAAGAAAGTTTAACTATTTTCTTAGGAAAGAGAACAGATTTGAAATTTAATATGGGTCAGTTTGTGTGAACAAATATCAGCCATGACCCAAGAGAACATGCTCGTTTAACATGATATAAAATTATTAGATTATCATGGCAAAATCAAAGTTCTTCGGATATGTTCTCCGAAATGCAGGCACTCCTTGTCAACAATGGGTATTGAATGAACTCCCAGTTTCAACATTCACAGCATTTACTTCTTTAACTACAGCTGAAGTTCCTGTTGGTGGTGTAATTCCTTTAAGTTCTGTAACTATTAACCAATTTGGTGGTAGAATTAATCCTGATGGTTCGTTCTCACTACCATGTGGTTTGTATCACATCAATTATAACTTTATAGCTTCTACAACTGCAGCTGAAAAAGTTATAGTTAGTTTGAATAACGGCGCAACAACTGTTAATCAATCAGTTACTCAAACTTCACAGGGAACTCAACCAGCTCAGGCAGCTAGATTAGTAAATCCTGATGAATTTACTGGTGAAATAATGGGAGATACTGTAATCAGAAGTACAGGGTGTGGTAACAATTTCACGTTGATTAACTCGTCAGCGGTAGCCATCACTCCAGTAATAACTGGAACTGAATCTGTTCGTGTTACTATTACTAAAATTGCATAAAACTCGGCTCTAAAAGCTTGAGATACTAATTGATGTAATAGAATAACACATTTAAGGAACAAATTGAGAAAATTTACAAGAGATTGTAGAGAATGCTTGATTTGTTCCTTTCCTTTTTATACGTGGGGTGTATACCTCAAGAGAATTGACGTATAACAGCTATACAATAAAAAGGAATATTATGGCTGAATTTTTAACAATGCAGGAAGCCGAAGATAAATTCGGTAAGAAAGGTATTATGTAGGTTTTGCCTTTTAATCATACAAATTGCTGGAAGTTGAAGTAAATCTTCGTAATCAGCAGGAGGGATAATATAAGTCTCTCTTCAACGACTATACGTATGAGGTGGAAAATTTTCACTAAGATATAGTCTAACTAGAAAATTATACTAATAGTATTACACTAGATGCAAACAAAAGCTGGATTGACTCTGGGTAAACAATAATGCTCAGACAAAACTCTCCTAAATCCCTGAAATCTTAAAACAAAAATTTAAGTAATAGGAACATTAATCAAATATAAAGATTAATTAAACGGCTATATGGAGAGCTCTTGTGATGAAGAATCATAAGATGAAGAGATAGTCTAAACTAGATAGAATATATCTAGACCAATTTGATTATTGGAACTGCTTTAGCAGCTTTAGGTGGAAACTGGGGAGGTTGTGGGAACAACGGTATCCTAGGTTTAGGTGGCAGAAATAATTGTGGATGCGGTGCTGCTGGTGCTGCAACAATGGCCGCTGGTACTGTATTAGGTGCAGAATTAGCATCTGGTCCTAGTTCATGGCAGTGTGCACAACAAGAAATGTTAGATCAAGAATATGATCTAGTTCGTATGGGTCAGATAGAAGCTGATGCTTTAAGAACTGCTATGGCAACAAGAGAAATTGATATCAAAGAAAAGAGTGATATCTATAGACAAAGTGCTGTAGAAAACAATTATCTTAGAGACAAGATTGATGCAAACAAGGATTTCACTATTCAGGGATTATCTGATGTTTATCAAGCAGGTGTCGCTGAAAACAGAGTTATCGAAAGACAAGTTGCAGCTAATCAATTAGAATCTTACAAGAATGTTTCTGATCTTTATGCTACTACTGTTACTGCGGACAAGAATCTTGAATTGCAGATCGAAAGAAATCGCGAAGTAGATCAGGCTGAGAAGTTTGCACTCTACAAAGATCTTAGTGGACAAACTAACAAATTAGCATTCGATTCTATGAAACAATCTTATGAAGATCGTATGGAATCTATGAATCAGTTTAACTGCTTGGCTAATAGAATTTGTCAGTTAGAGAAGAATGAAGCTGTGACAGCTGCTCAATTACCACTTATGTTCAAACTTGCTGAAACTAACACAGCTGGTGCTATCACTGCTGCTACATGTCGCAAGATAGACGGTAATTTGACACTGAGCTGCAATCAGATCTGTAACACTCTACCACAATCTTCAATTAACGCACTTTATTCAGCACCATTTTCTAACTACGGTGGTATAAATCCTTATGGAATACCTCCAGTTAATCCAGGATGCTGCGGTTGTAACGGAACAGTGTAATTAGGGTAAATCCCAAAATTACAAGAGATATGTCCAAATAAACAACCAATGTCTTACCCTTAGAGGAATAATCCCTCTTTGGGTAGGATTTTTGGTTACAATTTAAATATCAATATGTTTGGGAATGTAAATCCGTGGGGAAATCCACTACAAACACAGAATTTAGATCAACTTCAAAGTCAATATCAACAGCAAATAGATACATTAAATAGAATGAAACAGGCTCAAGCAAATACTAACGTCCTAGACGAGATTAATAAAGAGTTAGGCGCACTATCAAAGGAAGAGCAACAAATTCTATATGAATCACAAGAATATTTGATGGCGAAGAATCTGTATGAATCTACTTTTCTTCAATTTATATCAAATAAATTTTCAAATGAATATGTCGGATCTCCAGAAGGTAGAGAAGCTGCAATTAGTCTATTGAAAGTTATCAAAAATTCTAAAGACAAAATAGCTTATCAAACCAGAATTAAGAACGAAAAGATAAATAAAGTTCTTGAAATGTTGGAAAATGATCCAGAGATGAGAAAAAGATATAACGAGCTTACTGGTGTTGCACCACAAACTGCTCCCACTGTAGCTCCAGACCCAACTCCTACTACAACAACTACTAGGGGAGGTCGTTCAAAATCTAAGGAATAATGGTATCCGATAAAGAATTATTAACACAGTCTTTTGAAATGTATGTAACTAAGACTGTTGGTAAGCTGTTTGGGATTTCTTCTCTCCCTGCCCAAACATTATTGAAATATGGTGTTAGAAATGTAATGGATAAGTATGGTTTTATCCTTGAAGTTTTTACTACTAAAGATGGGGAAATAAATGTCCCTCTTCTTTTTGATGCAATCAAGAGTGAAGTCAAGAATAGGGGAGGATTTAAAGTTTGGAATGTCAAATTCACAGATCGTGATTTTGAAGAGATCTTGAATATTTATTGTGAATTACAGAAAAACAATGTATAATATGAAAGACCTCTTATTTAAGATAGGACAAGAGGGTGATCACGATAAAATGGAGATACTAGCAGATATGTTGGAATCTCTTATAGACGAATCTGGAAATAAAGAACAATATGAATATAGTCTTCATATGTTAATTCATGGTCCTCATTTCGATGACTGTACTCTAAAGAAGTCAGGTGTTAAAATGAAATATAGTGTAGAAGAAATTTCCAGATTAGTATCAGCACAAGGATTAGTTTTTGATAATTGTGTAACTATTGAAGATATAACCTATGTAGCTAATTCTCTATATTCTATGTATTATCCGTTAATTTCAGATATATCTCAGACTTTGAAATTTACTGAAAAATATATAAAAGATGATACATATCCAATCCGTTATGGTAGAGCATATATGGAATGGTGTCATAGAGAAAAACTAAGAAAAAAATTCAAAAAATAAAAAAACTATAGTCTCCTCTTGAATATTAATTTCGTGAGGGGACTTTTCTTTTTCTTTAAATCTAAGTTAATATGAGAAATAAAAAATACTCTACTATAGAAAATGATATTATATCAAAGGATAAAAAATCTGCTATAATAAAATTAAATACCAGTCCTTCTAAAAATGGAAGATTAAAAATAATTAAATACTATTCTGATACTGATAAAACTAGAGTAGATATTTTATTTGCAATTGGTATAAAAGACGGAGTTGGACCTGATACTTATCAAATTATATCATCTCATGGAATTTTATTAGCAACAGAAATTGTAACTGAGTTACCTGATGTATCACAACTAGTACATGGACAGATTTATATCTATCAAGATTTAATAAATAAGAAAAATTATTATCTATATTTATCCAATTCTTATAGAAAAATAAGAGAGGTAAAAGAAGAATTGATTTTACAGGTAGCAAATACTGGAAAAACTTATTATCTAACATCAACAGAATTAAAAGATATCACCGATTTTTATACTAAGGAAGAGATTGATAATATAATTTTGTTATTAGAGAATCAAACTATTCGAAATAAAGGATTTTATTTAACTTCAGAAGATTTGATTAAATTTAATCCAATATCTCAAATAGGAGATTGGGCTATAGTTGGATCTATTCCTGGTGAAATTTGGAAATATGATGAAACAGGGTGGATAGATACTAAGGTTATTGGTGGAGGTCCTGAAATTAGTATTCCAGAAATATCAAATGAATTAGGAAACTCTGAAATAAAAACAGTAAGTCAAAAAACAATAACCGAAAATATTGACTCTATAAAGAATAGTAGGATTGAATATAATGTCTTAGGATATTATATAGATGGAGTATTTTATGAATCTATTAATTATAGATCTACTGAATTAATATTAATTGGACCTAATACAACTATAACTACCTCCGGGGAAGCCTCTGGAACTAATATAGATCAAATTGGAATTTATGATATGAATAAAACATATCAAAGTAAATTACTTAATGGAACACATTTGATAACTGAATCATGCTATATTAGATGTTCAAGTAAAATTACTGGATCAATAATTCCAAGTTGTATTATTAATAGACTATCTAATCAAGAATCTCTAATATCAAGTGTAATAGATACTTCAGTTAACTTAGAGAGTAGTATATCAGAGATTAATTCTACTATAAATCCATGGGTTCTTTTTAGAAAAGGACTTACTTATATTCCTACATCACAGTTATTTGATAAAACAACAGTAATTAATTCACATATTAGTAGAAGTACTGGGAATGAAATTATCGACACTGATGGAATGACATTTACATCAGATTTTATTGAAGTACATCCAAATACTAATTACTCCATCAGTGGACGAGTTGCCTATGGTTCTGCTATATCTACATTAATTTTATATACTGCAGATAAAACAAAACAAAAACCTCTAAATTTAGATGGTAGTGAAATGGAATATTTTGCTATCTTAACAACAAATGGTAATTTTAGAACTCACTCAGATACTGCATTTATTAGAATTCAGTGTACGTATCAATCTTATGGAGATGTAAATCTAATAATGATTAATGAGGGAGAAGATGCAATACCACACCAAGATTATAAATATAATATATCAATAAACCCTAATATACTTAAAAATTCTGATATTCCTACAATAGAATACTGTATAAACAATTTTTCCAGTAAATCAAATTTGAAAGGAAAAAATATAGCTATATTAGGAGATAGTTCCACTGCTGTTATATCAGATCCATATCCACCTTATAAAAAATATAGTAATTGGGTTCAAATAGCTTCTGAAAAATATGAGTTTAATTTTAGAAATTATGCTAGAGGTGGATATACTTGGATGACAAGATATTCTGATGGTAAGTTTTATAAATGTATACGAGAAGAAATAGATCTTTTAATAAGTGAAAGTTCTGAATTTTATCCAGATATAATTTTTATTCAGTGTGGTGGAAACGATTTAATTTATTTTCCATCTTATTCTGGAACTATAGAAAATGCACTTATTTCAAATTATAATGATGTAGATGACACCTTAATATATGGAGCTATTAGAAAAAATATAGAAATTTTAAAAAGAAAATTCCCAGATGCTATTATAGCATGTGGAACTGTTTTTCAGAGATTAGAGAATGGAGTAGGAGGGAGTGCTGAGGAATTAGCAATACATTCAAAAAAAATTTTTGATGCAATGTCAATTCTAACTATAGATTCATTCAGAGAGAGTGGAATATCTTCATTTTTAGAATGTTGTAAACCATATTATGTAACCACACCAGATGGATCAGAAATTTTAAATCCGGAAATAGGAAAAGCTTCAAGAGAATATCCGATATATAATTGGGTAGAACCAGATGGAAAAATTGTCACTTCTGATATTAAAAGCTCAAATGCAGTAAAAAGATATGGATTATTTACTTATGATGGGACACATCAATCAGAAGATGGAACAAGAAAAATCGCATCTTATTTAGGGAATAAATTAAATAATTTAATATAAATACACTAAACATAATAGATATTTTCTAACTTTAATGGAATAATTACTCTTATTTTTCAATGGAAATTTGTTATGAAATTAGATTAAAGATTCCCTAAATTATATTAAATAAAGAAAATATTGTTTTAATTCAATATAATATGGAAAAGATATTTGATATAGCAAAAGACAATGAACAATCGTGGGGCACTTTAGCTACTGCGATTGATGGAAACTTTGAGGAATTATCTAACGAGGCACAAGAATCAAATACGGCCTCTCATATAAGTAAGGTTGTTTCTTCGTCTATAATGCCGACAATAATAGAGAATAAACAAGTTACAGTTGACGGAATTAGGGATGCTTCTATCCAAAATTACGCTGAAATTGATGTTTCGATTTTTACTGATGGAATTCTAAGAGTTACCGCATGGACATCCACTAACGCTATAGTAGGTTACCAATGGCTAGATAATGACAATAATACTACATTTGTTTCCACCTCGGAACATGGAGGAGGGATGTATACATATGAAATTATAGTTCCGCAAAATGCAACAAAATTACAATTCTCATTTTTCAAAGAACATGGGATATCTGTTGATGCTACTTATACTGCACGTATCCCTGTAAATGTTGAGGTAGCAAAAATGGCTCCGGTCATTTCTCTTGCCGGGATGGACGGAGCAGTTAATACCGCAGACAGTATTTCTAATGAAGAGTTACTGATTACAAATTATCCAAGATATGTAAAAAGGGAATATACAGTAAGCCTTAATTCTAAAATTAAATCATTTTCGGAAATAGCTGTTGGAGTTGGTCATCTTACTACAAGAGGGTTGTATGTAATAATTGATAATACGAACATTAAGGTTGTTATGTATATCAATAATACAGAGACAGTCTTAGCTACTCACGCACATAACTTGACAATATCGGCATTTATTAACGTATTAGTTGACTATAAGGAAGATACAATTAAATATGTAATCAACACATTTGGTGGAAGTTATTATGGTGCTGATACTGAAATGGGGAAGAAAGTATATGGAGATACAGACAGCATAGAGCTCAATGATATATATGGGTACTCATTCATTTATGCCAACTCTGAGACGACTTTGAATGATGTTGAATTAAGAAGAACAAATCGTGGATTTCGAGAGCCTGTATGGATTATAGGAGATTCATACTGCTCAACTGATAATAATGCAAGATGGCCATACTACTTACTAAACGAATATAAGATAAAGAGTTGGTTTTTAATTGCCCTTGCAGGGCAAACAAGCAATGATCTTAATGGTCATGTGGGGGCATATAATGATTTATTGAACGCGTTAAATTATGGTACACCTAAATACTTATGGTATCAGATACAAGCTAATGATACCAACGCCGTTTATGAAGAATATATATATAAGATTAAAGATATTTGCGATAAGAGAGGAATAACTTTAATTCTTGTTCGTCACGCAAAGCTTGGAGAACAGGAAGGAGGTAAGGATTGGCAAACCAAAAATTCTATAGCTTTATCTTTGGGATTGAGATACGTTGATATGTATAAGGCTGTAACAGGCAATGAATTAACACATGATTGGTATGAAGGTTATCTATCTTCTGACGGAGTTCACCCTACAGCATTAGGAGCAAAAGCGGAGGCAATGAGAATATTATGCGACATACCTGAGATAACTCAATATAACTAACTTATTAATACTTAATGTTTAAAAAGTAAAGTTCATGAAATACATTGTATTCCCATCAGAGAATCTAAATGCGATACCGCAAGAGGTCCTCGACGAACTGCACCTGACCCCACGCAAGAGCGTAGACGGTACTCAGGTAATCATGAAGATAGTTCATTAAGTATTGATGAGGGAAATGCTTTTATAAACTTATATTTTATCCTCAAAATTGATTTAAAAAATGTTTAATTAATAATTCAACCTATAAAATAATTGTAACATAAACAATATTGGAAGGTTAAGTTAAAAAATTAATTTAAAGTTATGAAAAAGAAGTATGTATTTTGGATAATCATAGTTGTGATTGTCTTAGTAGTACTAATGTGTTCACATTATTTCCCTCTTTGGGTTAGTGTGACAAGTTTGATTGCATTTGGCTCTGGTTGTATAGTAGGCTGGATTGCTAAAAATATTTATGAAAAGTATATTCCAAAATCTAAGGAATAGACAATTAAAATTCTTCAGGAATATAAAATTCTTGGGGATTTCTTCAAAGGTTAATTTGGGAGTTCGATTCTCCCAGAAGAACTAGGTTAAACTAAAAAAAATAAATTAAAGATATGGGTTCAAAGAAATATCGTCCTATTCAATTTTTAAGAAATACAACTATAGCTGATTCTAGAGAAGCTGCGATACTAAAATTAAATACAGCCGAAAATAAAGTAGGACAGCCAGTTATAATAAAATACTTCTCAGATTCATCTAAAACGAAGATAGATATAGTTTTTGCGATCGGTATTTCTGAAGGATCTGGAATAGGAACTTATCGTATTATAGCAACTGGTGGAATTCTAGTGGTTAATGATGTAGTAACCGAACTACCAGATGTATCACAACTAGTACATGGTGAAAGCTATATTTATGTTGATACAGTGCTTAAAGAAAATTATCTTGTATTCTTAGAAGGAGTAGATAGAGTTTATGTTCCATTAGAAGAAGAACAAACAGTAGTTTCATTAGCTACAGGTAAATCCTACTACGCATCTGGGGAAATAGTTAAAGAAGTATCTGATTTTTATACTCAAGAACAGATTGATATATTATTAGCTAATCTTGGGGATGATATGGATACTCTCCAAAAAGAATTAGAGGGGAAGTTAGGTGAGTTAAAAGAAGATGTAGAAACTCTTAGAAAAGATTTAGAGGATAGTATTAAACATCTTGATGAAGAATTATCTAAAGATATTCAAGAGTTAATGATTGAAGTGTTTCCATTAACTATTAAATTTGATACACCAACTAAAATATATGAAGTAGGAACATCCAATAATATTAATTTTACGTTTTCAGTAATTAGAAAAAAATTAGATGTAACAGCAGACTGTACATTTACAATAAATGATGTCCCAGTTACCCCAACTTCAAATACTTTTGAGAATATTACAGATACTACAACGTTTACACTAGTGGCACAATATAAAAGTCTAATGTCATCTAATGCATCAGTAACAGTTAACTATGTTAAACGTAGTTATTGGGCTACAGTTGAAGATGATTTTATACTAAGTGCTGAAAATATAAAAGCAAAAGATCAAGGAACACTTAGACTTAAGAGTACTTTAACTTATGTTACTGATCTTAACGCACAGAGAATTTTTTATGCTTATCCAAAGTCCTATGGAAAATTAAGCCATATCTATGATTCAAATGGATTTGATTATCTACCAGATTACGAATTATCAGAAGTTTCAATCGATGGAACTCTATACTACGTCTATCTGAAAGGTATAAAAGCAACTATTAATAACTTTAGACAACAATTTACATACTAATGGCAATTGGAATAGGTTCAAATTTCCTTTTTGAAGGAGAAGAATTTCTTGATAAGAGACAAAGTCTAGTAAAGTCTCTAGACGATCTTAAGAATTGGGATAAATTAGTTCCAGTAGGATTTGAAGTCCCATTTAATGGAGTATGGTATGAATACAGACCAGATCTTCCTAAGAATGATGAAACTGGATTTTTTCGTCAAAGATTTTTAGATGAAGAGTTAGTAATTTCTCAAGCTTATAATGATTTAAATAATAGACTAGAGGCTTTAAAAGATAAAACAACTGAGGTAGAAACGAAGCAGGATATTTTAGTTGCTGATACATATGAAGATCTTTTACAAGAATCTAATTGGGTAATTAATGGAATTGATTGGAGCTATCCAGGGATGATAGTTTCAGTTATAGCAGATCCAGATACGGAAAGAAATGGTATGTATTCACTTAGGGGTACAGACTATACCGATCCGAATAACTGGAAAAAAGTCGGAGAAGAAACAATTATAATTTCAGAAACAGAACCTCTGAAAAAAGGTTTAATCTGGATAGATACTAGTAATTCTTATACTCCAACAACAATTAATGAGGATGTTGCTTCATTAATTTTAGCATTACAGAAGGTTCAGAAAAAAGTAGATAAATTAGACTATGCATTTACACATGAAATCTCTTTTGGTAATTTTACTAATAATGTAAAAACAGAGGTAGGTAGTCAGCCTAGTCTAGAACCAAATACAGAAGAAACAACATCTACTATTATAACCCCTCTCCCAGATGGTACTGTCACAACCACAACCACAACTGTATCTACTAATATTCAAGAACAGGATGGTATATTAACAACGACTACAACTACGACTGTCGATTCAACCAATTCTGGTGGTAATTCTATAACGACAATCGATAAAGTAATAATTCAAACTTCTATTGAAGATCAAGAGACTATACTTTATAAAGAATCTAGTAAAATAGTTACTACTATAACATTAGAGCCAGATGGATCAAGAACTACAAAAATTACTACGACAAATGTTGATTCTGATGGAAACGAAACTGTAACAACTACATCTACTAATATACTACAAAGTATAGTAGAGGATAGTACTGGTACGACTACAACAACCATTACTACTACAATAGATAATGATGGTAATTTAAATAGAGTAACGACAATTGATAAAGTTCAGACGACTGAACAAGATGAAGATACTACTATAGAAAATAGAACTCTGACTGTAATTCAAATGGACGGTTCTAAAGAAGTGTCTGAAATTTTTAAAGTTATAGTTAAAAATTCTGAGGATCTTACTACCACTATCACCACTAGGACAACAGTTAAAGAATATGATCCAGACGGTAATCTATTATCTGATACTACTACTGAAGATACCACCACAGAGGCAACTGAAAGTATAGTAACTTATACTCCAAATGCTAAACATATTCGTATTAAGATGGGTACCTATAAAGAGCTTATGGCAGCTCAATCTGGAAAAGGTGGTTCTCCATTCTTAAGTGGTGAGTTATTGTATTGCTATGATAGAAATTATCTATATACAATTAGTCCGGTTGATAATTCTTTGGTTCTAATTAACTCCGGAAATTCAAGTGGTGGAGGAGAAGAAATTAAAGTTGATTTAACAGATGTTGATGAAATTAATTTTAATACTATTATAGCTGGAACCACTGATAAATCAAAGTATACAGTTAGAGTTGATCGAGAAGGAAAATTAATTTGCTATCCAACTACTATCGATACCCCTGAAACAAAACCAAGTACATCTGAGATTGTATCTGGTATACCTAGTTTAGGAATAGCCTCTAAAGCATTATATCTTCCTAAATTTTATATAAATTCAGTATATTGTGGAGGTTTACAAACTGATAACTTTTCTTATAACTACTGTTCTCATAATTTTGTAGAACTATCTAATTTAACAAAGAAAGATATTAATCTATCTGGCCTTAGCTTACAATACTGTGCAGCTGGTAATGATTGGAAAGTTCTTCCACTAGAGGGAGTAATAAAAGCTGGTAGTACATTTTTAATTAGAGGTGCTCAATGTAGTGTAAGAGACATTAATACTACTATAATTGATGTTCCAACTTATGATATGGAATGGTATGATAATGGATCTCTTATTAAATTTTCTAATGTAACTGCTAAATTTCTATTAATCTACGGAACAAATAAATGTTCATCAACTGCTCCTTATTATACAGATACTGCTACAGGAACTACATATTGTGAGTGGGGTTATATCGATTCAGTTGGTTTGAATATTCCTAATTCTACCTCTGCTGCTACTACGGTTGACGGATTTGAAAAAGCCCAATTTGCACAACTTAATTCAAATAGAATATTAACTAAGTATTATACAATGGACCCCGTCAAACAGGCTACTAAAGCTATCGGTTCTAGAAGTAATGCAAACGATTGGTATTATGTTGAGTTAAGTACTACTAATGAAGAAACTGGTATAAATGGTGTTGGAGTAAATGTTAAAAATTATCAACCGAAGGCATCTAAAGAGAATAAAAATATTTTCTATAATAAAACAAAACTAGAAGGTCAACCAGAATTAGTAACAGTATCATTTGGAATAAATGCTACAGACTATGGACAAGGAGCTACTAGATGTTTTAATTGGGTATCTAAAGGATATTATGATGAATATTTGTGGTATCGTAGATATAAAGTAGGAGATCAAGAATATACTGAAGACTGGACTAGAGTTGAATCATTTAAGGCAGAAACTATTTTAGAACGTTTACCAGAATATCAATACAATATTTATAATAGACAAAGAGTGGTAGCAACTAGTGGAGAAGCTTTTACATCTCATAAGTATATTCTTCCAGGTCTTAGAGCTACAGCTAAAATGCCAGTTACATATCAATATAAAGTAGGAAGACCAGGTCATGAAAGTCCGGTATACACTTTTGTTGTTAAAAATTCAGAAGATTGTAATAATTTTGCTTTCATCCAAACATCTGATCAACAGGGCTTTAATAAGGATGAGTATAATGTTTGGGAAATGGCTGCTGATAGTATTAGAGATTGGGAACTAAATGGAAATATTGATGAATCTTATGATCAAAGTTATCCGATCCAAAATTCACCAGAAGTTAAGGGATTTGATTTTACTCTAAATACTGGTGATATGACACAAAATGGTAATAGACTTAATGAATGGTTAGATTATTATAATGCTGGTGATACTTTATTCTCAGAATTTACTCAGATGAACATAATCGGAAATAATGATTTATGTCCTGAATTTTTCCAGGGACCTGAGAGATTAGGGGATGGTGAAGATGCATCAAAAATAAATGGTATTAATTTCCAATTTTTCTATACTTATGAAATGGATCCTAATAATTTACCATATGCATATGATACTAATGGAACTGGATATTATATTCATTCCCTGTATTCGTTCAATTATGGAAAAACCCATTTCTTAGCAGTTAATTCTGAAATAACAGGGTCAGATAAGGGAACAATCGGTAGACTTTATAATGGAGCTGATGTATATGGATATATGAAGAAATGGTGTGAAAAAGATTTACAAAGTCTCAATAAATCCAAGACAACCTGGACTGTAGCCTATTGTCATGAAATGCCATTTACAATTATAACTGATTCTTTAATTAATAACTGGAAAAAAGAACCATCTAAATATTCAAGAGGTGGATCTCATCTTAATACTGTAGGATCTAATCCATATTGGTTTTCTCAATTACTTGAAAACTATGGAGTAGTTCTTTGTATTGGTGGTCATAAACATACTTATAGTTGTTCTAGAAATATTAGAGAAAATTATGAATGGACTTGGACTGGTGAAGCAGTTAAAGGAAAAGATAATACAGTTGTTCTAGAAAAAGGAAAGAAATATACATCAAAAGATATGTATCCTTGGAAATTAGTTCAAGAAGGAATAATAACTTCTAAAGATATAACTGATTATGTATCCCCAGGTACAGTTAATACTATGCAACCGATTGTTCAGTTACTTAATGGAGAGGATAAATCCTTTATAACCACAAGTAATGCTGATCTTTGTGTATTAGAACAATTATCGGCGGGAGATTACTATTCAGCGCCGTTATATGTTATGTCACAGGCTACCGGATATAAACAAACTTCTAATAAAGAATTACCAGCAGGTTCTACTATTATACCATGGTTAAGAAATTATTTCCCAGCCACTGGTGGAGCAGCCTCAGCAGGACAGAAATATCCATTCTATATTAAATGGAACATAACTGAAAATTATATTAGAGGAGATGTTTATAGAGTAGGTAATGTTATGACTAATGGTAAATATAGTATTAATAGCCCAAATACGAATAAGAAACAAAGACTTAGAGGTAATGGGTCTAGTACTGATTCAATCATAATAAAGAAACAATAAAATAAATTCCATGGGGAGATTAAATCTATTTCCTCATGGATCTAAATCTGAATAATAGTATAACTGGGTCGGTTATTATTCAGTGTAATTAATTGATCCAGTTTTCTTAAATACAAGAATTTTAAAATTATGATAAGAAAATATGATGATGATAGTAAAAAATGGGAAGTTCTTGGATCCGGGAATGCTAATTCAATCCAACTAGATAACCCAGAATTTGCTACAGAAACTGGAGATCCTATCACCGTATCAAAAGGATTCTCACAGGTATCTGAAAAGTTAGATACTATCGAAAAGAATATCTCTTACATCTACAAAAATGGTACCATTGGCGGAGGTGGAGGCGGTGGTGGCGGAGGAGTAGGATCTAGTGATGTGATTACTGTAACAGATGAGGGAATTACTATATCTGGTAATAAAAATTTCCTATATATTGGATCTGATTCAACTACAGTAACATTTTATGTAAAAACTGCTGGAACTACTTCTAAATATTATATCACTGCCAAATTAGATTCTAAAGTATTACCTGGTTGGGATTCTACCTCAGTATATTCAAGCAAAAATGGAACAACTGCACAAACTATATCCTTAACTGGTATCAAAGAAAATGCAACTCTTGTTATATCTGCTGTTGATGGAAATGGTGTAGAATTAGAATCATACACTCTCTTCATAAGAGTTGGGTCATACTCATTTACTATGGAAGGTTATACTAATATCTTTACTACATATTATAATGATATTGACTCTCAAAACTTTAGATTTTATATTAAAAATGCGATCCCAGGATCTACTGCATATCTGACTGTTAAATGTAATGCAGTTAATGCTTACACTGAAGGTGTATCTTATCTTGATGCAAGTTCTTGGGATAGGACATTATACTTTGGTGATCTTCTAAGAGGTGCAAATATTACAAATCCAGAAATTGGAGCTGAATATAAAATATCAGCATCTATTGAAATTCAAAGTTCGTCATTACCAGTTCCAATTGTATCAGAGCCTATCGAGTTTGCTGTATTTATTGCTGACTCTAGTGCTCTTACTATCGTTGTTTCTGGTAACTATTTATACTCAACAACTACTTCAGAGGAAGATATAAAAGGACAGCCACAAGATGATAATATTTCAGCAAGTATAAAGATTATTGATTCATCTTATAGTTCATTTAAGTTAGCTTATCAATTAGTCGACGGGAATAATGTTATTCATACAGTTGGTGATTGGGATAATTATGCATCAGATGAAAATGATACAATATTAGCTGGATATACTAAAACTAGAACATTCAACCCTATTCAATTAGGTATGGCAACTGGTTTCTATACATTAACTGTTAAAGCTTGGGCATCATCTTATGGTTCTTATACAGCTACAAAAACAGTTAGAGGTAAATTATTGGAATCTGAGAATGTTTGGGTAACAGATTACAATCCAAATCAGAGAATGATCTGTCAGTATAACACTTATTCAGCTCAAAAAAATCCTCTAGATACTCTATGGAAATGTACACAGACTGATAACAATAAACCTTTCTATCCACAGACTGGAATAACCGATAATTTAGGATTAGCTGATTCTAGAACTCTTCAAATATTTGGAACAAATGGTCAAACTTCTGGTTTTTTAACATCAGATCTTACTTCTGGGGCACCAGCATTAAGATTATCTGGTAAATCCTATGGTATGATTGATTTCTCACCATTTGGGGATTCAGGTAATAAAACCGGAAATGGATATACAATGGGTAAATTACAAAGTAATAATGGTTTTGTTATATCAATTACTTTTAAATCTGATGTACATCCAAACTCAAATGGTACTATTCTAGACATTGGTGATTATTCTGAAAAAACATTATCCAGTGGATTGCATGTAGGATTGAATGAAGTTACATTTAAATTCAGAGACCGAGGAAATGTTCAAAATATATCAACTTCTATTATTCAAAATGAGTTAAATACAATTGATCTAGTATATGAAATTGAAGGTTCTGGTGCTAATAGAACGGCTGGTGTAAAATTATATCACAATGGTGTTTGTTCTGCTGCATACTTCTTCAATGATATTAATGATGTATCTATTAACGCTGAATCAAGAATCTGGTTTGGATCTAGAAATACTAGAGCAGGAGCTTCAACTGTAGCAGATATGAATGATAATTTCTGTGATGTGAATATATATGATTTTAAAATGTATGTAACATCACTAAATGCTTATGGTATTGTTAGAAATTATATTAATTCAAAAGCTAGAGCATCTCTTATCTCTAATAACCTAGATTGGTCTTTGATAAAGTCACTTAGACAAAATAATTTCTTAGTTGTTACTAAAAATCCAGATGGCGAAGATACATTAGCTTGTGATCTTTGTGATGCAAATAATGAATTTGATGAAACTTGGGTAGGTCTCTATGATCAACTTAAAGCTAAATCGGACAATCCAATACCAATATTACTAATTACAGTTACTAGTGCTGGTTTTTATCAAACTTATCATAAAAAGTATTCTACTGCTGAGATTGAAAACATGACCTTTGTCGGTTTTAATGCATCTTTCACTTATACTGATACTAATGGACAGAGTGTGGTAGTTAATACAACCTCAGAGCAAGTTCCAGGGACTACATCAAGTTCACCTTATGTAACTCTTCAGGGTACAACAACTATGGGATATTCTGCTAAGAACTTAGAGATGTATATGGGTACAGTTGATGGTACTAATGATAGATTATTTACTCCGAAAAAAGATTCATGGTTACCAGAAAACAGATTTACTTTGAAAGCTGACGTAGTTGATAGTGCACACTGTAATAATGCTTCAGTTGGTAAATTTATGAATGAATCTGGTGTATTCCAAAATATACCACCACAAGAATTGGGTTCTAATAAATATGCTAATAAAGTTAAACATACACTAGAAGGTTTCCCTGTTTATCTGTTTATTCAATATTCATCTGATGATATTGAAGCTGTAGCAGCATTAGGAGATTTAATCAATACTCCTCAATTTATGGGAATCTATAGTTTTAACTTAGGTCGTGGTTCATTCTTTAATATGGGATTCAAAGTGTTATCTGACTATACTTTATCTAATTCTGATACTACTAGAGTAGATGCTCCATCATTAGTTAGCACTTATACAGTAGCAACAGATCCATATCAAGGAGGATGTTTTTCTTATGAATTTAATCAAAATAATAATGAATATGGTTCATTCCAACAGGATGATACAGATCTTATTAATTTATTCATAGATAAAAAATATCCAACTGAAACTACATCTACTGATAATTATGGATTTAATTCTCTTAGATTCTTATTCACTATTCTTGCCAACTGTTATGAAGGGGATAGATCTCAAAAATATACAGCAATTAAGAATGAAAATGGTGAAGTTGTTCCACAACCATTACCAGGCGAATATTATGAAGATGCTAGTACTTACTATACAGCTACTTATGTAATTAATAAAAAATTCCATTGGAAAAATGCTAATTCATACTTCTTGTTAGCTATGGCATTAGGTATGGTTGACTCCCTTGGGAAAAATATGACATTAAGAACTTGGAATAGTAATTCAGAAGATAATGGAGTTGGACTTTGGTACACTTGCTTCTATGATATGGATACCTGTCTTGGACTAAATAACTATGGTGCACAGATTATTGGGAAAAATGTATCAATAGATAAGTATGAGAATGTAAATACTTCTGGTTATACAGCTATTCAAGTAACTGAAAACTATGGAGGATTTGGATCTAGTGGTTATTCTACATATAATTCCAGATTATGGAACGTAGTAACTAAAGGTATCTTAGCCAAGGATGGTAATATTGAAAATGGCGAGGATGGATCATTTAGAACTCTTTGGATTGAATGGAGAAAAAATGATAAGATCTTCTCAACATATAGTAATTTTACAGAAAACTATTATAAATCTCAGATAGCTGGTATTGGTGAGATTATGTTTAATCTTGACTATAAGATTAAATACTTCAATCCATATAATACTTTTATTGTAGATGAAAGTGGAGAAACCGTTAGAAAAGATACAGAATCAATCGGGTTCTTACATGGTCGTCGTATAGAATATGTTACTGACTGGTTGAAAGATAGACTTCGTTTTCTAGATGCAATTTTCTTGTATAATTACTCTAAGAAATCTGAAGCTGCTATTAATGATTCTCAATATTTAACTAAAATTCAATTACGTGGATCCGGTCAAGCCGGTGTTCCTTCGATTAGACTAGGAATAACTGCAGCAGCTCCAAATATATTTGAATATACAGTTAATAATAGTACAACCAGGGCGATGCTTGAAGAAGATACTAGCACTGATGTATTTATTCCTATGGCTGATGGTGATACTTCGGTTACTATTAATCTAAAGGATATTATATCTAGTATAGATAACTTCTCTGCAGCATATTGGTCTTCATTAACTGGATTATATCTAACAAATCTAGAAGGATTGGATTTGGCGGATATGGATTCATTATCAGATGATACTAGTTTAGGTACAACATCAAGTTCACCATTTACAGTTATGACTGAACTGAGGGAATTGAATCTAAACAATATGAATGTAAGAAAGTATAGTTCAGGTGTTCCTATTGTATGTACTAATTGTACCAAACTTAGAGAAATTGATGTATCTAACTCTGATGTATCTAGTATAAATCTCCCTAATGGAGGATGTCTTGAAAAATTACTAGTATCTGGATCAAAAATCTCTGAACTTACTATTACTAGTCAACCGTTCTTAAGCATTCTTGATTTTACAAACTGTGTATATCTATCTAAAGTATATATTTCAGATTGTTCATCAATAACTTCATTAAATTTTGATAATACATCAGTACAAAGTATTCAGATAGTAGGTTGTGCTAATCTAGTTAGTCTTAGTGCTAGAAACTGTACTTCGTTAAGTATGGTTAAAATAGATACATGTCAATCCTTAACTTCAATTGATCTAGAAGGGTCATCAATATCATTAGATAATTCTGATGCTGTTACATTGAATTTCTTAGGTGCTAGAGCATTACAAACTTTAAATCTGAAGAATGTAAATTCTACTGGAATATTAGTAAGTGGTGAGATCAAAAATACTTTGCAGAATATTGATATATCTGAATCATCAATATATAAAATTCAATTTGATACAACTCCTCCCCTTGAAATAGATAATTATCCAATTACAGATTTTTCTGAATTCAAGAATTTAAAGGATACCTCTTCTTTATCATTAAATAAAAACACCAAAATAAAATATTTAAGATTTAGAAATAATCAATCTGAATATTTTAATATAGCTACTAGTGCATTTTTAACAGGTTGTTCTAATCTGGTTAGAGTTTTTGGGCATCTTTGTTTAAGTGCTAGTGGGGTATTTCAAGGAACATCAAGTAAAACTAATTTTTATCTAAATAATCCTAACTCATATTCTAATGCAGATACTAATTGCAAATTATCTCCATCTAATGGAAATAATGAGACAGCTATGGAAGCATTTGGAAAAGTATGGATTGATGATACAGATTCACCTGATGGTTACTCTACTAATTTAACAATTAACACAGCCAATCTATCTAATGCATTCTATCAAACTAGTATTAATGAGTATGACTTGTATTATATTTTATCTAGATGTAAAAAATTAGATGGTTTTCCATATTCTAAAGCTAATGTTACTAATTTAAGTAGTACATTCTTTGGTTGTACTTCTATAGTTACTTCCTCTGAAAAACCGCTTGGTCGATATACATTTAAGTATTGTACCTATGTAACATCAATGAATTCAATTTTCTATGGTGCTAATAATATTAAAGGACCATTATTTAGTCCAACAATTGCTTTTAGTTCAAGTGGAAAATATGATGGACTTATGTCACCTTTGGTTAATGTTACTGCATTTGGAACAGTATTTTATAGTGGAGGTAGTGAATTTATGGATTCATACTTCTATTATAAGGTATCAAATACTGAAACATTGAAGATAAAAACGATGACTGCTTGTACTGGTGCAGGAACTACATTATCAGTTAGACAGGCTGGTGTAGATAATACCCCTGCTCCTCTTAAGTCTTCTGTGTTCTTGAATTACCTACCAGCTTTAGAAAGTACAAGTTATTTATTTGGTAGTGGTGGTAGTAATATTACATTTGAATTTGAAACAGTCGAAGATTTAGTGACTAATAAAGAAGTAACTTTGTTCCTTCATAATTGTCCTAATGTTAAGACAGTTAATAATACATTCCCTAGACAAGGTTCTGGATATGGTAATAACTATAAAATAGCAGGTCGAATAACAGCTGGTCTATTTGGTGGATCTTGTAACGGTTCAGTTACTTTCACGGATGATACTTCTGAGTCAGGAACTACAACATATTCTAATTTCCCTAGTAGAATAACTAATTTCTCATTCTTTTTGTGTTCCTATAATTCAGGATCGACAGTAAAATTAGATTGGGATGGATTTAATGATTTCTTTGCATACCAAGATAAAACCAAGATTACTACTTTGGAAAGTATGTGGGGATACTTGTCATCAGCTAATTATATCACTAAAGGTATTAAAAAAGATGGTAGTCATAATTCAGAATTTCCAACTGAAGTATTTAAAGGATTAACAGCATTAACTAGTGTATCTGCTTTCTTTAGTAACCATGGAATTAAGAATTCAGAAAACTATCCAACTGAATTACCTGGTGATATCTTCTCTGATAATAAAAATTTAACAGATATCTCATATGTATTTGCTAATACTCAAGTACCTTATGATTTCTTTGTAAAATTAAATGCATTAGGATTTAGAAATTGTAAGCTATCTAATGTATCTCATAGTTTTAGATGTTTAGGAAGATTCTCTAATACAACTTTAACAAGTTACTCCGGAATACCTTTGAGATTCTTTTATATGGATTATGACTCAGATCCAATAAAAGTTTATCACCCAGATGATATTTCTGAGATAAAGAGAGATACCTTTACTAGAAAGGTTGTTAGAAATACTATTACTGCAGCTGACTATGTATTCTATGGTAATGATACTATGGGAAGTAATCAGATACAGTATGAGATTAATGATGGTGGGTTTATATTAGATCAAGCTGGAAAATGTGGAGATCTTATCTGGTATAATTATAATTATGACCCGAGAAAGTATATCCTATTTAACGAAAAACTTGATTATAACGAGCAAACTAATCCATATATAAACAATCCTAATTATTCTCCATTAGAATTTGCATGGGATGAATGGGCATCAGACGGGCAATATAGATCTGGTTTCGAACCAACTAGTATTACTGATACTGGTGCAGTATATATCGATCCATCTAATCCAGTAGATTCTTTTACTAAGGAAGAACTATTAGATCTGAAAACATATTCATATAAAGTTTATTTTGAAAATGAAAATGTTACAGAAACTATAGATTTTTCTCAATTATTTGATTCAGATAAGTCAACTTCAATTACACTTCCAGTCGATAACTATCTGGTGTTCGATTTTGGAGATCATGGTATTGATGTAGAATCATTAATTCTATGGAATGATGGGGTTAATATGAGTACTAGTGAGGTTATATCTGTTTATGGGGAAATAACTGGTGATGCAATTTTCTCTGGTGAGATTGATCTAAGTAATCTAGTTAATATAGCAACAACTTCTGATACTGTTGGAGGAAATGTAGTTGAAAATAATTGGATTACCACAGATGGAACAAGTGGCCATATGAAAATTGGCGCTATTGGTAAATATAGATATTTAGTACTTTATAACGGTACAGAGACTAGTCATATTTCACAGATGGATATCACAGCTATAGTTACACATAGTAATATAGTAAATGAAGTAATTAAAAAATATGGTCCATTACCTAGTTCTATGAATACTGAAGATGATAAGAAATTTATTAGTGGTTACATTAGTGACGAAATAGGTGTTATTATCGGATCATCAGATAATGGAGTTAGAAAATATGGAACTATATTTAGAAACTTCTTGTTCCCTAGTGATGTATTTAGATACTGTAACCCAAGTTGTTCAGTAAAATATGCATTTGGTTATATAGGTGGAAATACAAGTTTGACCGAAAATCCAATGAGAAAGAGTTTATTGAGGGGGAGATTGCAAGATCAATTGTTATCAACCTTAGCCAATACGACTTCCTTTGAAGGATTATTTGCAAACTGTAATTATATGATAACTCAGTATATTCCATACTACCGTGAAGGATCTTCATACTATTATGGATCTATGTTCCCGAATGATTTATTTAAAAATAACACTAAAGTTTCAGATATAAAACATATATTTACATACTTACATGTACCATATAATATAAAGCTTCCTACCAATTTATTCGGTGGAATGGGGACATCATTGACTGATATCTCATATGCTTTCTATTATGGTAAATGGGGAGGCGGTGATTCAGGGTCATTCGATCAACTTGGTACACCATTTGGTAAAAATTCATCAATTAGACTTGCTAAGAATACTTGGCAGGGTGGTGATATAGGAACAGGATTTACAACAATCTTGGCTATTACCGATGGTACTAATCACTCACTTAGATATGTAAATAGTAATTTGTTTACATCAAAGACTCACAGATCTTTGGAAAATGTAGAATATATGATGGTTATGAATACTTCATTAACTGGTACAACTACACTCCCAACACTGTGGTATTTTGGAACAATTCTTGCGAAAACTGGTTGTTATGATAAATGTTATTCTGGTTCTAATAAACCTAGTAACTATGATACAGCTATATCTTATGGATATGCATCTGGAAATGTTTAATAAAAAAATCATATAAATTATGAAAAACGATTATCTAGTTAACTTGGAGAATAAACTCCATGGTTATCACACTCGATTAAAAGAGTTACACTATTCTGCTCCATCCTACTCTATTCATGAAATAATTGATAAATTCGATGAAGAATTACTTGAATTCGATGATAGTATTATGGAAGATGCTCAAAGTATCTTTGGACAAATAGAACCTGGAGATTTAGATCCAATTCTGCCAAGAGAAACTGAAATTGAAGCATTACTTGGTGCTATTAGAGCAGACCTAGCTGATATGAAAGATAAGTTATCCGAAAAATTGTATACAGGTATTATCAATGAGGTTGATGATTTTTGGCATACAGTTAATCAGACTATTTATCTTATTCAGATTGCTAAGAAAAATATTTAAATATTTTAACTACCTTTGGGGAAACCTAAGGGTAGTTTTTTCTTTTCTCCTTGAAACTCTTAAGTATGATGTATTTTAAACTAATAAAAAAATAAAATATGAAAATTACAAAAGAATTGTATAATGCTGCTTATTTAAAAAATCTTTCTCCAGAATTAGTAAAAATGCCTAATTATGCTAAATATTGCACAATACTTAGTGAAATAACTAAAAAAGAGGCAGATTATATTTCTGTATATGCTGAATTAGGATATCACAATACTATGATTAATTTTGAAAAATATTTGGATGAATTTTATAAACTGAAAGAGGATATAATTAACAAATATAATTTGATTCCTTTAGGTTTATCGACTATTGATTATAATAGTTCAAAAGATATAATAAGATCTTTTAATGGAGTATATCTAGGAGATAATATCTTAATAATATTTAATAGTAGATCATTACCTTCTGTGATATATTATATTGAAGATTCAGTGTCAGATACAATTGAGATATTCAAAATGGTACGAGATATATACGTCCCTATACTAACCTCTGAAAGAAGTAGTAAAAGATGTGTTAGATTATTAACAATAGATCCTAAAAATAGAAATATTACGGAGAAAACTATCACAATTGAAAATAATTCTCCAATAAATCAAGAGAAAATTTATAATTCTGATCTCCCGCATAAAGAAATAATAAAGAATATAAAATCAGATCAAGGTGGATTCTTTATATTTCATGGAATTCCAGGATGTGGTAAAAGTACTTATATTAAATATCTAATTGATACAATGTCAAAAAAAGATATTAATTTTTATATAGTACCTCAAGAAATAATGTTAGGATATCCTGAATTATTTAGAAAATTTCTACTAGAAAACACTGATGTTCAAAACAAAATTTTCATTCTTGAGGATTGTGAAAGATTAATTCAAGATAGGACTAAAGGATCGGCTGGTAATTCTATGTTCCTTAGTGAAATTCTAAATTTATCAGATGGTATTCTTGGAGATCTATTAAAGGCTAAGTTTATTTGTACATTTAATTGTGACTTAACCAAAATCGATCCGGCTTTACTTAGAAAAGGAAGATTACTTATGAAGTATGAATTCAAACCCTTAGTTGGTGATAGATTATATGAATTGGCAAAAGAGTTAAATCTTGACGAAGTAAATTCTTCAGGGATGACTCTGGCTGAATTATATAACGCTAAAATTACCAATGAAATAAAAACAGTAGAAACGAAGAAAATAGGATTTTAAGTATGGGGAAAATAAAGAAAACTTATGGGTATCCATACAAATCTCATGGACAGTGGTCAAATTTGGTGAAAACTGAAAAAGATGAGATAAAAGAGATAAGATTTAATTCATCACAGGGTGCTAAAAAATTTAATGAAAAGTATAAAGATAGAAAATAATTAATATAAGTAAGGGACATAGTTCCCTTCTTCTTCTTTTTTCTCCTCCCAAACACCAATCAAGTTCTTAAGTATGAGGATTATTTATTTTAATCCTCTGAATAGAATTTAATTAATAACTTATTATGGCAAAATTTTATTTCTTAAAAACTGTAATGTCTAAAGGTCAACTCCGGATGAGATTTTTAGATGGACAGAAAACTGAATCCGGAAAAACAATTAGTACTTCTCTTAATGTGAAATGTGACAAACTCATTAGATCTAAGTATCCAGTTGGTTCTATATTTTACACAACTGCTTTCTCAGAAGTTGGAAAATATTATGATGCACCCAGTGTTGCTTCTATGAATGTTGCCTCTAAGGAGGTAAGAGACGAATATAAGAAATATCAGGGATTGACATCTAAATCTACACCAGAAGAACCAAAACTTCCTAAAACTCTATATGAAACTTTGAAAGAAGATGTCTGCAAAAGACCAACTATAGAGGAAGATGGATTTTTCATTAAAGATGAAGACTGGTTAATTCTATTGAGAAATATTAAGCAGAAAGTAAATACATTGATGACAGGTCCGACGGGATCTGGTAAAACTAGTATTATTAAACTAGCTTGTGAAAAACTTGGAATACCATTGAGTGTTTATGATATGGGTTCTATGTTTGATCCAGTTAGTGGATTACTAGGAGTACATAGATTACAAGAGGGTGGAGTTAGTATATTTGATTATGCTAAATTTACTGATGATATTCAGAAACCTGGAGTAATTCTACTCGATGAAATTTCGAGAGCGCCTGTTACAAGCAATAATATACTATTTCCATGTCTAGATGATAGACGTGTATTACCAGTTGAAATAGCAGGTGGAAAAGATCTTCGTAGTATTCCGATTCATCCTGAAGTATGCTTTATAGCTACAGCTAATATTGGATCAGAATATACTGGTACAATGATGATGGACCGAGCATTACACAACAGATTTTTCCCACTAGAATTAGATTATATTCCAAAATCTGAGGAATCCAAAGTTCTGCAAAAAAGATGTGGAATTCCTAAGGATACAGCTAACTTAATTGTTACTGTAGCACAACAGATTAGAGATGTATATAGAAAACAAGAAATTTCTTGTTCAGTAAGTACCAGAGAAACTTTAATGGTTTCGCAATTGGTAGCGGATGGATGGAGTTTAGCTAAAGCTCTAGAACTTATCTTATTACCTTTATATGAAGGAACTTCTAGTGAAGGTGAAAGAGGAACTATTAAGAAAATATTAATGGCATACTAGTAAAATGGGTATAACAAGTTTTAAAGACTGGTATAAAAGAAGTGGGGAGGGTTATACTAAATCCTCTCGCTTCAAATCAAGAATTGGGTGGGAGAAATCTTTAGATGAAGAAGATTCCTACTCTTCTTATTTCTGGAAACCTAGGAATAATGTAGAGTTGATTAGAAAATCATATGACTTAGCCAAGGATATGATTATTGTAATGAATCCTCCATTTAAAGTAAATATTCAAATTTCACAAGGAGATGATAATTTTACTAATGGAAGAAAAGTTGTTATCTCTAGTACAATTTTCGATAATGAAAGTTATAGTGAGGGAGAAAAATTAGATATCTTTTGTGGACAAACTATTCATGAGGGGTGTCATCTTCTTTATACAGAATTTGCTAAATTTGAAACTTGGAGTGGAATTAGGAATCCTGTTAAGAAATTTATTTTTAATGTACTTGAGGATGAAAGAATTGAAGAAGAACTTGGATCAGATAAACCAGGTTTAGTAAGATTCTTGGAGAAGGTTAAGTATTATTATTTTGATACTCTTTATCTTAAATCAGTTGATGCTGATAAAAGAAGAGATAAAATGAATGAAGCTGAAAAATTACTTGACATTTTCTTAAGTATCGTACGTTATCCTAAATATCTAACTGAAGATATAATGGAAGATTATGGTGATATTCTTATGGAAATAAAGGAGAAAATTGTTCCACTCCCAAAAGATACAAAGGATACTCTGAAAGCTGCTGAGGAAATTTACTTAATTCTTAAGAAGAAATATAAAGATCTTATGGATCAAGAATCTGAAGAAGGTGAGACTAAGAAAAAAGATAGTGGTAGTAGTACTGGCAAATCAAGAGGAGCTAGTGAATTTGACTCTATGTTGTCTAAATTTCTTAAGAAAGCAGAAGGTTTAGCTAAAGATCCAAAATATGGTAAAGATAAAGATTCTTATTCAACTAGTCTCGATGGGACGGAAATATCTAGTTCCCTAAAAGGAGAGTCTGGAAAAATGGTAGCTCAGGATATAGAAGGACTAGTTGAAAAAGGCTCTACAAGAGATGTTTTATTTCTTAAGGAAAAAGATGATAAATACAGATATCAAGAGCATTATAATAACATAAGCAAATATATAACAGCTATCAGAAAATCCATTAAGGGACATTGTCGAAATTATGAATTAATTCATAGAGGCTGTCGAAGTGGCATCTTAGATACTGACAAACTAGCTGAAGCTTATCAAGGAGTACCATGTGTATACCTTAGAAAAGGTGAGGTAAAAACTAGTAAAGTATCAGTGTGTCTTTTGATTGATGAGAGCGGTTCTATGTATGGCGATAAAATATATAAAGCTCGTGATACTGCAATCTTACTTAATGAGGCACTAAAAAATTTACCGGGCGTGGAATTATTTATATATGGCCATACTGGTGATTCTTTTTATAGTGGGGCTACAGAGATAAGAGTATATCGAGAACCTGGCTATACCCCTAAATATTCACTTGGATCAGTTAATGACAGACGTGAGAACCGAGATGGAAGAGCAATCGAAGAAGTAGCTTTTAGAGTTAGAAAACAAACCAAAGAACAAGTTTTATATTTTATAATTTCAGATGGAGAACCTAGTGCAGATAATTATCGCGGGGATTTTGCTATTCACGATACTAGGGATTCTGTACTTAGAACAGAAAAACTAGGATTTAACATTATCCAAATTTGTGTAGATAAATGTTATGATCCAGGGAAAATGTTTAAGAATTACCTGATAATGACTGACCTAAACTCTTTGGCAGTAGATTTAGCAAAACTAATTAAAAAAGCTACAATAGGAGCCGCTAAAACTTCTATATATTAAGATGAGTCTGAAACTCTTATTAATGTAATTAAATAAATTAAATTATGAGAAATGAAATAGACTCGCTAATTAAAGAAGCGTTAAAAAATGGAGAGAAAGATAGACTTGAAACATTTAGAGCTATCAAAACCGCCTTTGTGGTATATACATCACAAGGGAAAAATTTTGAGATGACTGATTCAGTTGAATTAGATATTCTCAGAACTCTCATTAAACAGAGAGAAAAAAGTGCAAAGGAATATCGAGATGCTGGTCGTGAGGATTTGGAAAGTAAGGAATTAACTGAGATTGAAATAATCAAAGAATTTGTTCCCAAAGAGCCAGGCCGAGAAGAGATCATTGAAGTTATTAAGGATTGTGATGATTCTTACATAACTGCGGAGGGAAAAATCGAAATCCAAAAGAAAGTAATGGGTAATGTGATGAAATTTTGTAAGACCAAATTACCAAGTGCTTCCGGGAAATTGATTTCTGATATAATCAAAGAATTCTTAGTATGAAGAAAATAAGTATAAGAGATCTGATAGTTTTCGTCTATTCATTAGTTTGGGCGATAACATGTTTATCTATTCTGCTTATCTTTGGGAGGAATGCAACAGCCGTGCTAGTCGGTTATATATTTATAATAGTTTTTGGAATTTTTGTTATGATATCAAAAATATCGAAAAAATTAAATAAATTCCTAAACCAAGAACTAATACTCAAAAAATAATTCTTTCATAATTCAGTCAGGAGTGGTGTGTGAACATAGCTCTTGACTATTTTTTTTGTTCCTTATGTTATCACCGCATAGCCTTATATATGAAATAAAAGAAATGCTGTGAAGCATTTTAATATTTAATGATTTATAATTTATCCAGGACAGCGGTCCTGGTTTTTTATTAAACCTTAGACATATTAACAAAGAATAAATAACAAAATGAAAAAACCTTATGTATTGAAAAAAGCAATACTAACCCATTATAGTGGGAGAAAGTCTGAACTACTTTTTGAAAGTAGTGAAATCCAAACTTCACCTAAGAAAATCTTAGAAGAAAAAATCCTAGATGATCTGGGGAAACAGAGAATACAAGATCCAGCAGTTAAATGTGATCTAATAGTAAATTATATTTAGAGCCTTCGGGCTCTTTTATCTTTTTCTCCTCAAGACCTAATATATGTATGAAAAATAAAAATAAATTAAATTATGACACCAGAAAATTATAGAATTTATCGAAGCAAGTCATTAGAAATTATAGCTCTCTTACAATCAAAGGGATATAAAATTGATATTGGATATGGTGAGGGTTATAAAGATGATCCACAAATATCATTTAGAATAAGAGGTCTTCGTTGGTGGTTTGCTATCTGGGCAATAGGTGATTGGTCAGAATTCTACATGTGTGATGTAGTAGAACCAAAAATTGCGGTATTTTGTATACATGATTGGAATATGGATAAGTTTAGATATTCCAGTTGTGATTGGGGAATAGAAATTGATACAAGTTCTTCACAAAGAGAGATAGACGAGAAAGAAAATGAAATTTTAAGTTGGGTAGAGTACATCAAGAAAAATCCAATGGAGTCTTATGCATCATTATCCTATGACCTTCAAGAACGAATGAAAACTGGAACACCATTATGGAAAGCTTATTTCTCACATTGGTGGTTTTACAAAATATCCAACCCTTTCGAGAAATGGTTTAAATATTCGGGCAGTCCACTTATACTATGGTATTTTCTCAAAGTACTATCATACTTAGATCCTTATGTAGTTCGTCGAAAGATAATGGATTATGAGAAAAGATCATTCCCAAGATATACATTTAGTTTCTTATGTAGAAAAAACATTTCAGATTCACAATGTCGTAGAGTTTGGGAATGGTATTCTGAATGGCCAAATGATCTTAGAAGATGGTGTTCCAAAAAACTAGGTAAACCTCTTTTTGATGCTCACTGGTCCGTATCTGATTGGCCAGATGGGATAGATGAAAAAGAACTTAGAATTAGAATGTTCAAAGGAATTTATTTTGTAGATTGGCCAAAGAACAAAGTGGTAATTATAGCAGGTCCGAGTGGTAGTGGTAAAACAACAATAACTAATTATCTCCTTTCTCAAGAAGAACTAGGTTTAGTAAAATCAGTATCAGCTACTACCAGAAAACCTCGTGGAGAAGAGAAAGATGGAGTAGATTATATATTCTTAAGTACGAATGAATTTGAGCAACTAATTGAAGAAGATCAATTCTTAGAGTGGGAACAGGTATATAAAGATAAATACTATGGAACTCTAGAAAGTACAACTGATAAGTTATTAGAAAATAATAATGTTATATTCTGCATTGATGTGAAAGGTGCAGTAAGTCTTAAAGAATTCTATGGAAAGAAAGCTTTAAGTATCTTTGTAAAGCCGCCATCACTTAGTGAGTTAAAAACCAGATTAGTAAAACGAGATGCAGATACAAATGTGGATATCTCGGAAAGATTGGAGAAAGCTAAGGAAGAGATGAAATACTCGAAAAAATTTGATATTGTTATCTCAAACGAAGACTTGGAGAGAGCTAAAAGTAAAGCGCTTAAAGTAACAAAAAAGTTTTTAAAGAAAAATGAAAAGTAAAAAAGCAAAGATATTATTAGATCAACTCGAAACTACCTATATGGGAGGTTTTACTGCATACGATAGAGAAGATGTTGTTAAAATAGTAGAAACATCCGAGAAAGAATTGATCAAGAATCTCAGAGTTGGACTAGAGAGTAAACTCAAAGAACTAGGAAAAACGATTGACGATGAATATCGGAAATATACAACTGATAATTATTATGCCTCTGAGAAAATTGAAGAATTTATTAAATCTGATCTATCATGAAGAAGAAAAAATATAGGATAAAACTTCAATCATTCCCTGTAGCTCGAGGTCGTTACTATGTAGAGGAAAGACAAGGAGATAATTGGATACCCATAGAAATTTGGAATTTACATGGGAAAGAGGTCGGATGGGATTATTTTGATTCTTTCTCAGATGCCTATCGAGTAGCAGAAGAACATTTTTATAAAAGAATATGGAGAGATACCAAGAAAATACAGAATCAGGGATATCTTAAAACACTTGTATTTTTTGAAGAAGATGGTAAAATAACAGTAGATAAAGTATATCATATAAATCTAGACGATATTTATCAACATCATTGGATTAGGAAAGTAAAAGAAACATTTTCTAGTACTCAAGAGATTAATACTTGGATAAGAAATAAATATTCACCAGATAAAATAACATATTATGGATAAAAAAGAACTTAAAGAAATAGTTATTTCAAGATTATGGATGTCGCCACAGGATATTCTGATTGATTCACTGGGGTCGTTTAAAAAAGTATCTAAATTTTTTGATGATCTTGATATCCTAAATCCATTGAGAGATTTTTCAGAAGATACAATGGAACAATTTTATGAAAATCCCATACACAGAATGCTAGTAAATCTAGTATTAGATACTGATCATAGACTTCATTATAAAATAATCACTGAAAAAGAGATTCCAAAGAATGCAGTGTCATTAGAGGATCTCATGAATTTTTACTATGGTAATCTTGGAATAGTAAAAGATATCCATCCAGATCTAATAGAAATTTTAAAAAATACACCCACAGGAGAACACTTATGGAGTCAAATATTTGGCGATGTCACGTTAGAGAAGGTTGATAAAGATCTTGGTAAAATTATAATTAAACCTAAAAACTTTCCAGAAATAATTCTTAATAAATATGGGCAATTTGAATGTTGTGTAATCTTTCCCTCTAAGAAAATTCATAACTGGGAAAATTGGGAATCAAAAAAGATAGATCTAACCAGGTATTTGAGATACACTTCCCAAGGTGAAGAATTTTGGTGCGATACTCTTAAGGAAAATCTAAAATTCTTAGGAATAACAGAAGATTGTGTTCCATATTATGTAAAAATGAGTGAAGGGTATCAAGTTAAAAGTAACGGTGAGATTGAGAAGAACAATGAATTGGTGGGATTATTATTCCCCAAAGATAACAACGAAACCTGGAAAGAATATTTTGATAGAAAAATGATAGATCGTCATGTTATGGTTAGAACTTCTCCGGGGGCTACATGGAAGTTAAAAATTTATAAAGGCCAAGGAAAATATATAGGTTTAGACGGAATGAACCAACTTGATGGTAATAAGGGAACAATAATAATTCCTTTTGATGATTTTGATCCAAAAAATATTAATAATTGTCTAAAATATAGTTTAACATGAAAGAAGTAAGATTTTGTAATCACTGGATTGGAGTAGTATTAGACATAGATACCAATCATTATAATGTAAGTGTTCGTGATGATCTTGGGAGAGTTAGGTTAATAACCGATAGGACAACTTTTTCAAGTCTCCCAAATGCTATTGAATTTTTGGAGTATCTACAAGATATTGATACTAAAAAGATACAAGTTACTCCGAAAGAATTTACTGAGAAAGTATATCATGAATTATCTAATGGTGCTATCCCTGAACTATCTGCTGCTCTTTTATCATACTTAATCGAATTATATGAAACTACATTGAGTAATATAATTATTCCAGTATATCAGGTGGGGAAGAACTTATGGAAAATGCATAATAATAAACCACAAATATATACAGTAGAGAATATAGTCATTGATATGTCTCTTAATTCCAATAAAAAACTCTGTGGAACTATTAAATACCGACTAAGGATTGGTGAAAGTGCAGGAGTAAGAGAAGAAGTATACGAAGATACATTGAAGAGAGAATTTTTTGAATCTAAATCTGAATTAATAAAATCATTTCTGGCCGATGAATAGAAGAACATTGTTAGGAACAACATATACTATAGCAATTATTGCAGCATTTGTTGTTGGAATTGGGATGATATGTAGTACAGCAGCATCAGGTGCAAAAATAGAGAAAGTACAAAAAGAATTTGGGCAGAACTCTAAGATATGGGTACTAAGTGATTCTCAATACCTATTAAAGGATACAGTATCTGAGACCATTTACTATATTAAATGTAGTAATATGTTTAACAGTAACATAACAAATATAAAAACAATTAAGTAAGATGTGTTTACGAGCTTATATACCAAGAATTGCTATAACTGATATACTAGTATACAAAACAGTTAAACTTTTGGGAACACCGTTGAAAACAGAACCTCAAAATAACGGTATTCTCATCAGTCGTTTCCTATATGAATCGTTGATACAACATGCAGCATTTAGGCCGGGTGATTTATTAATTGGGGAATGGAAAGACGATGAATCTAAGAGTGTTCTATGGAATTGTATATTAAATTTAACCAGAGGATATATTACTTCAGGATATATTCATGCTTTCCTGACTGAATCTAGAGCACAAGAAGAAGCTCAATGGATAAGAGTTGAAAGAAGAAAAGTACTTAAATGTATAATACCTCGGGGAACAATTTATTACATTGATAAAAGATCAGGTACAATTGCCTCCAGAAAATTACAAATCCCAAATTTATAAAATTATCATGGAGAATACAGAAAAGAAATATAAGAAAATACTTAGTTGTATTTGGAGTAACGGAGAAGTTGAGATAATATATTATCACTAATCTTATGGAGGGCGATGCCCTCTTTCTCTTTATTTCCTTATATATGTATAAATAAAATAATATAATATGGGAACAAGAAAAATTAATTTAGGAACTCATAATTCATGTACCTCATATCCAGTCAAAGGATTTTGGGGAAAATTAATTCGATGGACAGCTCAATGTCAAAATCTATCAGTTCAAGAACAATATGACCTAGGTGCTAGGTATTTTGATATTCGAATTAGACCAGGTCGGAGTGGAATAACTGTTTGGCATGGGATTGTAAAGTTTGAGGTAAATACCAGAGAAATTTTTGAATACTTAAATTCTAAGGGAGATTGTATAGTCAGATTAGTCTTGGAGAATAGAAAATGGGAGCGAGGGGAAAGATTAAAAATGATGACTGGATGGTTAGAGGCTGTTCATAAAGTTCTACAAAGAGACTACCCTAAGATAGAGTGGTATACAGTTGGCTCCAAAAATCCATGGAATCTTATCTATACCAACCCAAACACTGAGATAGTAATTAATCATAACTATAAAATGATCTTAGGGTGGAATGCACTGATACCATGGCCTAAATTTTGGGCGAAACAGATGAAGAAGAAACAGAGTCTTCCCTCCGAGGGTGGTCCATTCGAATATTTTGTAGTTGATTTTATAGAAGACATAGTATGAGTAAGTCTTATGTAATAATTGCTTATCGCTGGGGAGAGAGGAATAACCACTCCTATACAGTTGGTTGTATGACTAACTTAGAGAAAGCAATTGAAGTAGCTGAATCACATGCTTCCTATCGTGGTGGAAAATATGAATGTACTGTTGAAGAATGTGAAACTGATGTGTTTGATAATGAATCCGATATTTATTCCAAAGAAGTCTATCGAACAGACACTTGGGGTAAACCTAAAGAAAACTAGTATGATAAAGAAATTAATAAAAACAGAAAAATACAGTTGGGTAGATTCTCAAATGTGGCGTGATTCTGGGATTACATTTAAAATTGAAACAGAATTTCAATACAAAAGAATTTGGATATTTAAGTTCGCTGAGAGAGGGAGAACTAAGATAACACTAATGGACTTAGATCAGATAATCTTAGAGGAAATCTTCCCAAAAGCAGCTAGGTTTATATCCAACCCAAATCCTGATGAGGGGAGTATTCAATGTTGTTATCTAATAGGAAACCTCTTAGTGGATCCAGAAGATTATATTTACAGTAAATTATATAGCCATGATAGACACTAAAAATAGAAAAGAACTAATAGAAATCTTAAAGAAAGATCTAGAAGATAATAACTCAAATGGAGTATTTAATTTTATACTGACCGATTTCTCTATTTTCGAAGATATTATCCTAAACATAAAAGATCAATTAGGAGAGAATAATATAATATTTCTTCATCTCCTAGGTGATCTAAATGAAATGAAAGTAAAAGATAAGGGAGATTTAATTTTTAATCAAGTATATCCATATATCAGGAGGAATATAATTAGTGGCAGTTTTTTCTTGAGTATTACTTCAGGTTCTTTACTATCTGATGTTATATACTATGAGAAGAATAGTAAAAAGTATATATTAAATCGGGCTGCGAAAGATCTGTTTTTCTATCAATGTACAGATGATTCAATTTTATCAGAAAAAGAAAACTGGGATAGCTATTGTAATGTATCACGAACTTTATATGACAAAGGTAGGGTCGAAATGATATGAAAATAAATCAAAATGTCTCATGGATTAAAAACTCTGCTAATTTTCTGGAAGTCTATCAAAGTAATGATATAGATAAATTTTTAAAAGATTTTTCAAAAAAGATAGAATATCATTCTTCTGGATTTTGTATATATTCGTATCTGAGGGAATTATATTATTTGGAAAATATAGATTCACCTGGTGGGAAGATACAAAGAGATCTAGATAACCTACTATGGCCGAATAATTCCGATCGACTTTATTTTTCTGACTTAATAGAGTCATATAGTTCTCCTAATGGAAATAATATTGGTAAGTTAAAATTAACCAAAATTGGAATCTTGAGTGGAATACCTTATATGGTAGCTGAAATAATTGATTCAGATACAAATTATTTACCATATATGTTGTATATTTTATATTCTCAAAAGAAAGGGTTTTTCCAATATACACCACTCAAGGGAAACTTAGTATACTTGATAGAATCCAGTAATTCTCAAGGTAGAGTAATGTTACCAATTAAAAAGGGTTATTTAAATTTTAGAGATGCACTAGATGACCCTTCTTTTAATATACGAATGCGACGAGATGGTAACGAAGCATGGTGGAATAATCTTCCGGAAAATTATGTTTTAAGACAGTTAGCTCCAGAAGTATTGGAGAAAATTAATGAAACTACAAATTTTGATAAAAATTATTGGGATTATAATATTAGAAATATCTTAGAAGTCTATGGATTGGAAAATATTATGGATGAACTAGAAATAGATTATGAAGGATGTCTTGAAGAATTAAAAGAAAATCTAGGAATAAGGGAGTAATATCCCTTTTTCTTTTTGTACTAGGTGGATACGAAAATAGATATTATCAAGGGAAGCCCACCATTCCCCTCACTCCCTCCTTCTAGTCGCTCCCTCGTTGCCCTTCCCTTAGGTTATTTTAAATTGTCATATAATGTTACTGGTTAAAATAAAAATATGAGAAAAAGGGAGGGAATTGACGAACAGGGTGAGGAAAGGAAGGTGTGGAATGAGCGAAGCGAATGGGCTTTTTCGAAATTACGAATTTTTTGTAATTACTATAGACTAATACTCTTTAAAATCTTAAAAATTTCGCAAAACTCTCCTCTTTTCCCTCTAAAACCTGAATAATGAAATAAAAGGAGGATCACATAGTTTCGATCCTCCTTGTGAAAAATATTAAAACACTACAATTTGCAAAATTTATAAAATATAAAACAGCAGTTGTAGTGTTTATTTCTTTTTAATATAAACTAAATAATAATATATGAATAAAGTATTAATTAATGTTCCACATGAAATTAAGTATATTTCAGACTGGAATGGTTTTACATTACCTCAAGAAAAATGTATTATCAATAAAACTATTTGTGGATGTGGTTTTACTGAATATTGTTTACGAAGTAATCTTCCTACTATCCTCTGTTCTCCAAGAAAGGTTCTATTGGAGAATAAATATGAACAACACTTAGAAGATAATGTTTACCTGGTGGTGAATTCTATGGATAAAACTACTATAGTAGATTCAGAGGAAAAACAGGAGGATATAATTGAAAACCCAGAGGAAGTATTGAGTCTAATAGATTCTATTAAGAACTATGTAGTTATGTCTGGGATGGGGACATATTATACTCCAAAAATCCTAGTAACTTATGACTCCCTAAGACATGTTCTTAAAGCATTAGGAGAACTAGGATGTAATTATATTAATAGTTTCTACTATGTGATTGATGAATTTCAGAGTATATTTATAGACTCTCGTTTTAAAGCTTCAGTGGAAATGAATTTTGTAGAGTATCTTAGTTGTCTTCAGTATGTAACCTATATCTCGGCTACACCAATGTTGGACAAATACTTAGAACAGCTAGATGAATTTAAAAATCTCCCCTACTATGAACTACAATGGCCAGCAGATAAAATAATCAAACCAAGAATTAGTAGAATTCGAACTCGATCAATTAATGATTCTGTTTTAGGGATCATTAATAATTATCTTAATGGTATATTTCCAAAACTAGTAACTCCAGATAAAGTTATTCATGAATCGAGGGAAATAGTCTTTTATGTTAATAGTGTTACGACTATTTGTAATATAGTTAAAAAAGCAGGACTAAGAGAAGATCAAGTTAATATTGTTTGTAGTAAGTGTAAGAAAAATGAAGCCAAGCTTAGAAAAATCAAGATGAAAATAGGTGAAGTACCTCTTAAGGGAAAACCTCATAAAATGTTTACTTTCTGTACTCGCACTGTCTACTTAGGAGCAGACTTTTATTCACCCTGTGCATCGACAGTAATAGTAAGTGATTGCAATATATCTTCTCTATCTCTTGACATTTCCTTAGATTTACCACAGATCATGGGAAGACAGAGACTAGAGGAGAATGTATTTAAATATGATGCTACTGTATTTTATAAAAGTCTTAAAGATGAATATAGCGAAGAAGAATTCAATAAATATATAAATGAAAAATTAAATAAAACCAATGAGATGGTTTCTTTGTTTAATATTGCTAATTCTGTTCAAAAATCTACTTTAATTGAAAATCAAAGAACATTGATTCGATTAGATAAATATTCAAAAAATTATATTGGTGTTTCAGATAAAACCGGAAATTTTATAATGAATAAGCTAGTATTATTATCGGAGCAAAGAGCTTTTGAAGTCCAACAAAAAGTCTATAGAGATGATGTTAGTATTTATAATGAGCTAACTACCGTATCTAATGTTCAAGAATTTCAAGATGAGATAATTAATTTCTTTAATCAGTTTGAGTTACTGAAAACATTTAAAGATTCACTTAGATTTTTCTGTGAATATCAATTTAGATCAGATGAAATTAGAAAGTTAGTTTTATTTAGAATACCCAGAGAATATCAAAATTATTATTATATATTAGGACCAGATAGATGTAGAGCGCTGGGGTATCAGAAAAGTAAATTAGATAATGAAATAGAAATAATAAATAATAAAAAAAGCGATACTATATTATCAATAATTCTCAATACTTTTCAGGTTTCGCAGAGATATACTCTCAAGGAAATAAAAGAAAAATTAGGAGAAATCTATTCTTCATTAGGGCTATCAAAAACACCTAAAGCAAAAGATATAGAAGAATATTTTGTATATAAAGTAGTTGATATTTCAACAGAAGATGGGAAGAGACAAAAAGGGTATGAATTATTAAATATAAAAAACACCCTAAATTCTTATATATGAGGAAAGAAAGTCTGTGAAGATTATAGATTTCTCATCTATGTCATAATTAAAAAATATTATTGCTAATAACCGTCCTAGTGTGGGCGGTTTTTTATTTCCTTATGTTATCACTTCATAACCTTATATATGAAAAATACTAGAAATTAATTTTTTAGTATTTTCTTTTTATAAATTTTATAACCTTTGAGATATTAACAAATAAAAAATTAAAAATATGGATTTATTTAAAAAAGGAGCAATTATCGGAATGATTACAGGAGCAATCATTACTGGAGTAGAGATTACTGCATTGAACTGTATAATCACTAAACGAGAGCAAAAGAAGACAAGAAAAATGGAAGATATTTTGCATAAAGCAAATCTGGAACAGATTAGATTAACAGGAGATTATTTTACTTGCATTCATAAATGCAGATATAATATCCTAGATGAGAAAGAGACGGATCTTAAAGAAACGTTAGTTCAATATATTTTGAATTTGACAGAAGCTCGAGCTGAATGTAATTTAAAAATCTTACGTTTGTTTGAAGAGACGTATGATAGTTATCGTAAAAAGAAGGGAACAATTGGTCTCTCTCAAACATTACATCAGCTTCAATGCGAGTGTGATCTAGCAATTTATAAATTTAGTTCAGAGATTACAACAGTGATGAAGTGTCTTAAGATTCACCAAAGAGAATTTAAATAAAAGAAGGAGGGGGGATATATCTACTCCCCTCTTATTAACAAATAATAAAAACCTTAGAGATATTAACAAATTAAAAAAAAAAGAAAATTATGAAAACAGAAACAAAATTATTATTTATAGCAAGTGGTTTATTGGCAGCATCCGCAACAGTCGGATTTATCAATAACAACGTAAAAAGAAAAAAGAAGAAAAACAGTGAAAAATTTCACAAAGGATTTCTCAAAATATTAACTGAACAAAAAGAACTATTAGAAGAATTTGATAAAAAACATGCTACTTATGTAGATACATTTTTAGATCTTCTCGAGACTGAAGAAATCCCAGGGAGAAGAAAGATGATAGTAAATCGTCTATTAGAATTGGAAGAAGGAAAAGAAAATTTTCTCCAAAATCTAAACCTTCTAGTAAGAACTACTTATTTAGATTTTTCTAAATCAAAGAAAATCAGTTGTCCAAATACATTATTGGAAATATTTAAGAAAGAGTTTGATGAATGTACATCTCAGTATAATGAAGTTCTTAATTCAACAGAAATATGGTTTGAAGCCTGGCAAGAAGTTGTTGAAGAAGAAAAGGAGGAGAGGGAGTAATTCCCTCTTTTTTATTTCTCCACTCCAGGAAACTTCAAAGCCTTATATATGAATATATATGTACACAATTGGATTCGTAATCTATGACATCGCCCGTGAGGGTTATTTAAAAGAATCTGTCATAGTGTAGTATTTAATTATCGTAGTATACTGGGGAAGCGTCCCCAGTTTTTATTTTTGAGACAATAACAAATTAAAAAATTTAAACAAAATGAAAAAGAAAACAAAGATTTTAGGAACAGGAGCTGTTCTATTTGGAGCGGCGACAGCAATTTTATTTGTATTCAGACCGCGTCATGAAAAGATTATAGCATCACGACCAGAAGATTTAATACCTGGGAGATTGTATGAAGTAACTACTCAGGTAGAACCCGGAAATGATGTTGTGAAAATTAAAATAGTAGATAGAGAGAATGGTGAGCTTTGGGCTTTCGATAGTAATAAACAAACTTTGGGAAAGAGTCAAATGAAGCCCTTCAAGAAAGAATATACCTTAGTGGGTCGATTTATATATGATCCAGAAGAAGTCAAAGAAGAAGGAGTTATCAGAGTTGAGTGCAGATCTCAAGAAGTTTTTTCAATTACAGAAAGAATTCCAAAGATAACATTAATACTATAGGAGAGCTTAGTGCTCTCTTTTTTTCTTGTCCCTTGATAGCCTTATATATGTAGCAGCCATACCTCCCAGTGAAGTTTTGGTTGTTATTATTTTAAACACCTATATGAAATATTAACAAATTAAAATTAAAAATTATGAAAAGTAATGAAGAAAAGAAAACGATCAACGATTATCGTTTAGAATTATTGAAGAGTTATGGTATCCAGGTGATGCCAGTTTCTGAAAGTTCTGATAAATTCAAAATTTACCGATATGGTGAATATATTGGAGAAGTATGTTATTGGGGAGATTCACACTTCGAACAATATCTAAAGAATCTGATATATATGACTAAGTTTGTAACAAATTATTGGTTGAATCATGAAGGAAATATGTATCCTCTAATTCGGGCAATAGCAGTTAATTATGCTGATGATACAATTACAACAGAGGATGTACAGGAATATCTTCGAGTACGACTAAGATTCCTAAATGATGTTATCTCAACCGATTGTTATATTAATTGTTTAACTACTTGGAAGTGTATTCATTTTATGGGATCTGAAGTAAAATCTATTAATACAGATGAATATATTCAACAACTATTATTATATTTTGTACCATCCTGGGCAACAAAAGAAATGTTAGAAAACAATTTATTTGATGTTTCTGATAAATTTATTTCCACAAAAAGTACTTATTATCATGATAAAGATACTATTATGGAAGATTTATTCTCTTCTTCTAAAACATTACTGCCAGATCTTGGTTTTGGTTTAAATAGTTATCGAGATAATTGTGATGAGTTGAGTGAATCAAGGAAAATACAAATTCTTTTGGGTCAACTTCAATTCCACACATACCGTGGGGAGAATATGAATTATTTCAATACTCTCTTGGCAGCGTATCTTACTAAAGCAGATTTGATTTCTGAAAGTTTTGCTTCAGATTATAAGTTTTTTGAGGAGATCATTTATAGAAGAACGAGTGGAGAACGAATTATTCTTGATGATATCTCTGATCCAATAACTAGAATGTTACTAGTTGACTTAGGGATTAAATTACTTGAGGATACAGGTCAGAAAGTACCAGAAAGTAATAGTGAACTTATGAAAGCAATAATATTTAAAAACTATTTAAATTAAGATTATGTTAGTCCCAACTATGACTTATCAAGAGATATCTAAGGAAGTATCTCTAGACTTAAAAGAGTTAAACGAAAATGCTAAATCAATTATAGATAAAAAAATTAGCTCTAAGTATAAATTATTTAAAGAAGCTTTTCGAAGAAATGGGAATATGCCATTTCAGTTGAAAGAGAATAAAAATAGTGTTATTATTAAAACTTCTAGGGGAAATAAATGGACACTAATTATAACTGATTTATCTATTTATAAAAGGAATGATTATCAGTATTTATGTACAAAATACATAATTGTCAATAAGGATAATGGAGGAAGAGAAGTATTGTGTCCTTGCATTATACCAAATACTGATATAATTAAGTGTCAAGATGATATGTCTTTGGCGGTTCTTAGATTTGAAGCTCATTTATTTAGAAGATTCAAAGAAAGATATATTCTTCTGAAAAACCCAGATCTAATTGAAGAAGATTTAAGTTTTGAAGAGATAGCAAATATATTCTTTACTAATAACGATTCATTTCCTTTCAATCATTTTCCGAAAGAAGATTCTAATGAAGACGAAAATGCAAAAACTTTAATTACACGAGCAAAAACCAAGTCTGGAATATTACTCGGAGAAGAAAATCCTGGAGGGGAGATTAGATATAAAACATTTATCACTGAAGATATGTTAAAAGATTATCAAGAAATACTTAAACCTGGTAATGAATTAGATCAAATGTTAAACAAGAAAATTTTAAATTTATATGAATAAAATTTTATGTATCCATCATACTGACCTGGATGGAGCAGCTAGTGCAGCTGTAGTCGGATTAGCACATCAAGCTGACCAAGTTACTTATATTAAATATAACTTTGGTCAAGAGTTAAAACCAGAATGGTTAGAGGGATATGATAAAATCTACGCAGTTGATATTAGTTTCAGGGATGAACCTTGGGTATATGAATTACCCAATCTAATATGGATTGATCATCATAAGACTGCAATTGATTCATATCAAGGTCCATCTCTACCTGGGCTAAGAAAGATAGGTAAGGGAGCTTGTGAATTATGTTGGGAATATTTCTTTCCAGATCAAGAATGTCCAGAACTAATACAATATTTTAGTACCTATGATGTTTGGGATAAAGCCCGTTTTAATTGGGAAATAATTGAAAAGATAGAGTGGGGAGCAAAGGCCAAATATGGTATTGATCCAGCCCTTATTATCTATGATTTGGTCAGATCCATTGAACCTAACTCAATTGTAATTGATGATCTTAGGGATTCTGGTGAATTGATACTTAATTATCAAACTAGAGTTTATAAATCTAGATTAAAAGAGTATGGAATGGAATTTCCAGATTTCTTTGGGTATAAAGTTTTGGCTATGTGTACTCAAGATTTTACATCTAAGACTTTTGAGGCACAATGGGATCCAGAGAAATATGACATAATGATGCCATTCTGTTTTCACCCTGGCGGCTTTGTCAGATGTTCACTTTATACATCAAAAGATGAAATAGATTGTTCATCCCTAGCAGCTTATTTAGGTGGCGGCGGTCATAGAGGAGCAGCAGGATTTCAAATCTCATGGGAAAGTTTCTATGAATTCTTAAAATCCTCAGAACCCTTGAAAGCCTAATATATGAATAAGATAGGACAGGATTACTATTCTTGAAACTTAAACTAAAATTATACCAGGACAGCGGTCCTGGTTTTTTATTAAACATACTAAAGAAACATTAACAAATAAAAAATTAAATAAGATGGATACAGAAAAGAAGAACGAAAATTTAAAGAAAGGACTTCTTTATGGCACCATTGGTGCAGCAGCTCTTGTAGCAGTATTTTATATTGGCAGAGCTTCAAAAACAAAAAAGATTGTACATTATAGAGCTCCATTTCCAAGTGAAATAAAAGCAGCTTATCGGAAAGGATATATGGAAGGTATTGATTCTATTAAAGATGGGGTGAGAAATACAGTAGTAGGTGTAATAGAGACAATTGGATCTTTTAGAAAGAAAAAAAGTTAGGGGAAAATCCCCTTTCTTAACTGGTCTCTGTATTATAAATATTCCTTATGTTATCACCTAATATCCTTATATATGAAAGAAAATAAACAGAGAAATCTGTCTAAAGGAATATTTGTAGAAATACATTTATTCCTATTTTCTTTTTGTGAGTGAATCACAAAAACCCTAGAGATATTAACAAATTAACAAAGAAAATTATGAAAAGATTATCAAGAAAACAAACAGTTATAATATCTATTATTCTGGGAATAATTACTGGAATATATATTATAGGAAAGAAATTTTTTATAAATCGCATCATCAAACAATCCACAGTAGATTTTAATCAAAACCTAATGGAGATGGAGAAATCTGAAAGAAAGAAATTCTTAGAAGAACTCCTTAACACACCGGATGCTGAAGGAAAACTAAGAAGCGAAGAAGAAAAACAAGTACTCCGAAAATTTTATGGAGTTGAGTAATAGAATGAGAGGGCTAGTCCCTCTTTTTTATTCATAATCCTCATCCGCCTAAGATCACCTCAAACCCTAATATATGAAGGATAATATATATTATCTCTTCGAGTACGTGGTCAATCTTATAGATCGTAAGAGAGGCGTAACATGTACAAACCAAAGTCGGAGTGTCTGAAGGACATGTATTTTGAATCTATGGAGGATTAAAAATATGTGTTAGGGCATCCGACAAAATCTTTTTAAACATATTAACAAATTAACAAAGAAAAGATGAAAGTAAAAATACCAGAAACAACTGAGGATTATATAATCCTTGTTATTGAAGGCCTAGCGATATATATATTATCAGCAACAGGTGAATTTTTAGGGAGAGCGGGTTATGAATTAGGTCGCTCTTGGTTAGAAAAAAACATATTCCCATTTATTAGGAAATTATGTGGGAAAGTTTTATATTTTATAGGATTTAAGAAGTTTCGTTATGTAGTAGTAAAAATAGATATAGAAACTTACGAACGAGAAAAAAACTCAAATCCAATATTAAAACAATTAGAAAATAAAATTAAACAAGAAAAATGGTAATACTTATACGAATATTTAAAGCAGCATTTATGTGCTGTGTATCGCAATTTTTTAGCGATGCAATAAAAATAGCAAAAGAAGAGTATAAACAAGCCGAAAAGGAGGAACAATGAAGTTCTTCCCAGAGATATTAACAAATTAAAAATTAAACAAAATGAAAAATTCAATTAAAAAAGCAGCGAAAGCAACACTTGACTTCGTTAAAAATCACAAAGTATTATGTGGAACAGTAGTAGCCACCCTAGGAATAGCCACCGCTGGCTGTATCTATTTAGGGAAAAAAGGTTTTAAACAATGTTCCGATTGGCGAGATGAAGGTCTCGGTGAAATTTACGGAAATAAAGAAGATATCCAAGTGGATATCGAAGAAAACGAAATCAAGGATTTAAAAGAAGAAAAGAAAACAGAAGAGGAAGAATAATCCTCACAATAGATAATGAGGGGATCCTAGTATTGGGGTCCCTTTCATTTCAAAACCTTAAAGACATCATAACAAAAATAAAAAGAACAAATGAACAAGAAAAACGAAAAAAAAGCCAACGAGAAAAGAGCTTGGAAAATTATTTTTTTAATTTTGGTAGTACTTCTTGGTATGTCTTTTTGGACTGCATGGCATTTATTTAAAAAGAATCGACAGATTTTTGGAGAATGTAACAATCAAAAAAGCGTATACTCTGCTTTGGTAGAGGTAGTTAAAAAAGATTGGTATCATATTGGCAAGCAGAACGAAGAGATTAAAAGGCTAACGGAGTTAGTATCAAAATTAAAATTAGGAAAAGAGATTGTTTAAACAACATAAAAATCCATCACGTATAGCCCTATTTTGGTTTAGGGCTGTGATGTAGAGATAAATATAACAAAATTAGAAATTAACAAATTAAAATTAGAAAAAGTTTATGAAAAGAAAAAACATTTACATCGTTGATGTATGGCAACCTACCTCAATGGTAGTAGCAGGCGCACAAGCGTATCAAACCAAAATAACAACAGGTTTGAGAGAAGAATTATGTAGGTATAACGGCAGTACAATTATATCAGCAATTAAAAGGCCGATTTATACAAAAGCAATCAAACAAATTGCAGGATTTGAATTTCGCTCGGTACTTCGAGACTTAGAATTCATCCCAGGTGACGTAATCATTTACGTGAAAAACGTAGGTGAACCACTAGATTCCGATGGAGAGTTCCCGGAAGGAAACACATTGGCAGTATATAGAATAGAAATCTATTCTAACGATGATATCTATATTTCAGATCCTATCGATTTAGATATGGACGAAGATGAAGGAAATAGATACATCTAAACAAAAAAAAACAAAGTACAAATTAAAAAATTAACAAAGAAAATGAAGACAAAAGAATCAATTAAAAGAAACAAAGATTACTATGAAAAAGTTATTAAAGAGATAATCGCTAGAGGTGTAGTAACTTCTAGGGATTTAAAAGAGATCATAGTAAAAGTAGAGGGAATATCCTATTGTAGCGATAATACCCTTTATGCTAAAGTAATTCCGGATTTAAGGAATATACTAGAGGCAAGTTTTGAAGAAGTTCCCAGTGGCAAAGGTCGAGGGAAAGTGTATTCAATTTCAGGTTTATTACTAGGGACTATAGTGGCAAAATTAGAAAAATATTTTGCTAAAATAGAAGCAAGAGAAAAAGTAAGTAAACCAGCTCCGGTTAATGAACCGGTAGTGATCGAAGTTAAAGAAAAGAAACCAAAAGAAAGAGTTTCAGAAATGAATAAGAAAGGATATAAAACCCTAATTGGAGTTTTAAGAATCTTATCGCAACATAATGGAACTATTTCAACAAAAGAGTTTAGAGACGAACTCGGTAAGCATAAATTAACAAGAACCGTTTCAACAACTAGACTCAATAGTTATCTAACGAAGAAAGATGTGAATTTTCGCATCGATACTTTCGGAAGAACGAAATACATCTTTGCAGGGAATGTAGAGATGGCTCTGGCAATGGTGTCAGAGGAATATCAAAAACTATTTAAAGAGGAGGTGGATAATTCCAAGTACCTCTCTAAAAAGTCAGAGATAGCAAAAGCACCAGAAGTAATTGTAGATAATTCTCAATTAATTTGGTTAAAATGGTGCTTAATAAGCAGTATTGGAGTAATTCAGGCAAACACAAAGTCAATTATTGATATTGAGAATGTCTGTGCAGTTGTGCGAAATTGGAGATATGAAACTATCTCTACTAAACGTGCAATTGAGCTACTTAGAGAAATAGAAAAACAGTATCCAGGTTCCATTGAGATCGGAACCGGTGGGAGAACTGTTAAACTAAAAGAAGCTTCTCAATTGAGAAGTATATTTGATCCAAAAAATCAGAAAGAATCCATCTTAGTAAGAGTTGGATTAAGTTTGGAACAAATGAAAACTTGTTTTAAAAATAATGACGTAAAAATTGAGAGTAAAATCTCAGAATTTGACAATATTTATTCTATCGTGATTGATAAATCATATAAATGTGAGAGGGATCTTATATCCTTCTACCATAAATTCAGAGGAACAGACCAATTTCTGGGATGTCCGGAATTAGTGGCAAGACTAAATGATATAATTGATCAAGACAGAAAAAGATTTGAATTATTACCAATGGTAAGTAATTTTATGTCATTTGAAAGCTAATATTAGAGCCTTCGGGCTCTTTTATTTTTGTTCCTTCCATAAACACTTAATACTCTTATATATGAGAGAAAATAATAAATAGTATTGTGAAATACTATCTAAGGAGATTTATGTAGAAATACATTTATCTCTATTTTCTTTTTGTGAGTGAATCACAAAACCTTAGACATATTAACAAATTAAAATTAAAAATTATGAAAACAAAAACGAAAGTTATTGGAGGAATAGTAGTAGTATTAGCAACAGCGGGAATTACCGCAGGATTGGTATTAAAAAGAAAAATAAGGAGCTTGGAAGCTCAAGCTATGGACTATGTTATTGGTGTGAAACAAGAATTAAGTCTATTTGACACCGATGAGGAAAAAATTAATTTCCTCAATGAAAAATTAGAATCGTTTGGAGGAAATACGGTTCTAGTTGATAAGAAATTAACTTATTTTCGAACCGGCTCCATTCTGGAAAAACTGAAAAACGGTTTTATTAGAGTTCTCCTAATAGGAGAATTAAGAGATTTGGGGGTAGATATATCTTTTAACATAATTGATGCAGGGGAGTAATAAGTCGGAGAGCCAAGTGCTCTCTTTCTTTTTCTCACTTCATGGCCTTATATATGAGAGAAAATTTAAAAATTAAAATTATGGAAAAGAAAAAAGACAATGAGAGAATTACAAAAACAGTTATATTCTCTGTAGTCGGTGTAGCACTTGTGTCAGCACTATGTAGTATCTTTAGAACTGCAGTATGGATAAAAAATGATAACCTAATCACTAAGAAAATTTTAGTTGAATTAGGTAGTATTTAATTAAGAAAGGGGACATTGTTCCTCTTTTTATTTATCCTATGAAAGCCTTAGGTATGTAAATAAAAATATAACAAAAATGAAACAATTAATTAAATTACAAAAAGAAGGAAAAAGAATTGAATTTAATGGTATCGACGAAGCATATCTATTAGGTGGAAGAATCTGGTTAGTGGTTGATAGTGAAATCACTAAAGCTGACAAAGAATTTTGGGATTTTGGTATGGCGTTTGTCAGAGAAATCTCAAGAAATATTTTCGGACAAGATATCTCAGAATCAATTATATCTGAATCTGGAACTACATTTATAACCTATGATAATGTAGGTGATGATGTATGTGATCTTATTTCTCTTAATTCGATCGCAAATTCAGTTTTACCAGATGTAGCTATGGAATATCTGAACGAACATCCTGAACTTGAAAAATTAGACGATACTGAAGTAGCATGTAGACTTTTAACAGATTGTCAAAGTCGATTTATGGAAAAATTAAAAGAAATATATAATACTAAAAAGAGAGATTATGAAGGTAACGAATATATTAGAAAATAATGATATCGCTCAAGAGTTAACTGAGGTTAATACAGTCCAAGTAATATCATCTACAGGGAAGGAGATAGAAATAATAGAAGAGAATGGTAACTTAGTTATAAGATCACAAAAATCTAAATTACTAGTAGAACCAAGATCTTCTAATTCTATAATGATAAGAGAGGGTTAGTTCCCTCTTTTTTCTTTTAGTATACCTGCATCGCCTTATTATTGAGACCAAAAAATTTTATATTATGTATGAATCAAAATTAATTAATTTTAATGGAAAAATAGTAGATATAAATACTATAGCAGGAATTTCTAAAGAATACAAGGATGTTGTTGATGAGAGTGATAAATCTTCTTTTATTAAGAAATATCGTTTTTCTTTGAAATGCATTACTGATATTAAATTTCCTCTTTTAACACTGAATAAGGATTCAGAATTAGAAGTGTTTATCGGTGAAGGAGATAATTCTAGTGAATTTGATTTCTATACTTCACATAAGTTTATTGAATATCATAGTAAATTATATGATACTGAAAAAGAACGTGATGAAGCATTATCATATTTATATGAATATCTTAAATCATATGTATATTTGGTACTGAACGATTCTCCACATTTTGGATAATGGAAAGATATTTTAAAATAGCAGATGAAGTTGTAGATATTCACAATATAATGAATATTTCGGTTTATGTAAATGAACATAAGGAAAGATATTATTTTATTGTAGATGTTATTGATTTCTCAGCTGAAATTTATGTCAATACTGTCAGCCGGGAAGTTATTTCATCTAGATTATATTCTGATATCGACTGGAAACCGAGAATTGAAAGAATAAGAACTCGTAAAAGTTGTAGAATGGATGATCATAAAGTATACATAAAACATATCTATAGCAAACTATATGAGTCTGAAGAGGAATTTAAAAAAGCATATAATAACATGATAGATTATATAGAATCTTATCTTACAATATTCTATGATTCTATCCCAAATTTTGATTAAAATATGGCAAGAAAAAGTTTGACAATTGCAGTAGATTTTGATGGAACTATGGTAACTCACATGTTTCCTAGGATTGGTCAAGAATCACCGGGTTGTTCTGAAGTGTTAAAAGAATTGGCTGGGAAAGGTGTTAAGATAATATTATACACCATGAGATCTAATCTTAACTGTTTAAATCCGATCACAGGTAAGTTAGTAAGTAATGATGCGACTACCAAAAAAGCAGGTCTAAAAACAACTCTGGAAGATGCAGTTGGATGGTGCAGAGATAGAGAGATACCACTATATGGAGTTAATTACAATCCATCTCAACGTCATTGGACAACATCGCCTAAAGTATATGCTGATTTGTATATTGATGATTGTGCAGCTGGGGTACCTATGAGAATAGGCGCTGATGATTTGCCTGTAGTGGATTGGGAAAGAATAAGAGATATTGTTTTAAATTTATTAGGATAAAAATGAAGTACATTATTATTAAATTCAACGGAACAGAAGTAAATCCCAATCTAGATGAGGCTGGAAAAGTAAAAATTTATGATTCTATTGAGATTGCTAATATCTCAGCTGATAAGTCTAGTGGCGATATAATTTTACCACTAACAGATGTAATACAATTATCAGAAGATGCTTTAAGTTACATCAGTATTGCTAAATTTGAACTAGGGAGTGAAGAAGACCCAGATAGGATCGAAGAAAGATTATCTCAGGTAGTATTTGGTGGGGAATCATAAAACTATGGATAATACAGAAGAAAAAGAACTTATCGATTGTTTAGTAGATAGTATTGAACAATCATATACTATAACTGATAGATCAGATGGAATAAAATTTCCAAGGGATATCAAGGGAATGAATCTGTTGTCTTGTGAATCTAGTGTTGATGTTAAATCGGTATATACTTTTGATTATAAAAATGGATTTATAGCCAAAGTAACCATGATGAATGGTAGAATTTTATCATATACTTGGACTTACTCCAACAGACCGAAAAAGGTTCCTTGTGAAGTTCCTATATTCTATTCATCTGATATTCATGAGTTGCAGAAACTTCATTGGAGTAGTGATGATTATGTTGCTTGGATACGATTATGGAGCGAAGAAAAATTTAAAACTCTGAATGATTTTGATAATTTTACAGAGTTTGATCATTTATACTATGGCGGTAGATGGGACGGAATGTTGTATAAGTGCAATGGAGATCACATTAGTTGTACAATCAAAGGTGATAATATTTCGTCTGTAGTTAATCTTCAGATAAAAACAAGAGAGGCAGCACAAGAATTTCTAGAAAAATCAAAGAAATACTCTTGGGTGAGTAATTGTGAAATAATAGATATCCCAGGTTATAACTGGGACGATCCAGATGTTCCTGAAACTACAGTGGAATTTACTTTCTTAGCTCCACAAGAGATTTTTGATAAAGCAATAGAATTTTATAATGCCAACCAAAATTCTAATAAATATTGCTTTCTTAGTAAAAAAGATGGTATAATGACTTATATCGGGGAGGGAATTATAAATGAAACCTTTTGATTATTATTGTACACCAAGTCATAAATTTATATCACAGGAAAATGAAGATAGATTTAAAGAATCACTATTACAAGGTGATCCAGAATTATCTTCAGAGGATATAAAATATTTAACATCACAATGGGTGTTAATGAAAGATGAGGTATCTAAAAAAGAACTTAGATTATTAGAATCCGAATTTTGGAGAGATCTTTGGGAAGAACTAGGAATTACTGATCCAAATCAGCAAGAAGAATTAATACTCAAGGTAGTAGAGCATGATAGATATCTTCAAGATGAAATCTTTTATTCAGAAAAAGATTATAGAGAAATTTATGAAGAAATAAAAAAAGAAGAAAAATAGAGGGAAATTTCCCTCTTTTTATTTTTGTTCATATAACTAATTTCCCATCTGAAGTAATTTCTACCTTTAACATCCAGAGCTTAGTTACATCTACATACTTTTCAATAAATTCACAAAGATTTTTATTTGATCTAATACTTCCTAAATATATAGTTAGATCTTCAATCCAAGTTATTATAGCTTCACTATAATCGTCTATTTTGGATAATTCCTTGAAGTAAAAATTAGCTTTATCAAGTGGTTTACAGGAAGCTATAGAATCTGTACATAAAACCAAGTTATCTATCATAATAAGATACCCAGTATATCCCTCATTTTCCATTGTAATAATAGTTTAAAATTGGTAAAGTTTTATTCATAAGATCTTGGATAAATATATATTTATCTAGTTCATCGTTATAATATTTAAATAATAATCTATGTAGATGATAAAATTCATGGAAAAATATATCCATTTTTCTACTCCAATTGTATTTATAGGGTTTTAATAGAACATAAATATTTGATTTATTTCTATATTGAACGCTACCATCACAATCTTTCGATAAAGTATACCTTGGTTGGCCGGGTTCTGATATGCCTGTTATCTGGGATTTTACTATACATCGGATTTTCGATGACTTACATAAAAACTCAATATACTTTTCTTTTGGTACATTTTCGAATAGTTTTTTCTTATTTAGTAATGAGACAAAGCATTCACCCATAATGTATCCATACAAATATGCTTCGGTTTCATTATCAGCTATTCCTTTGCTATCACATAAATCTCTAACAACTTGGTGACAATCTATTAACAATTTCATCAATTTTTTATGTTCACTAAAACTATCTCTTAGATAAATAGTATATATTCCACTATTATGTTGAATTTCATTTATATCTATTTTACTGTTATCTTCTAAATATTTAACTGATAATTTTATATAGAAACAATCCAATAGAAGTAATAATTTATCCTGTATAGGTTCAATTTTTACCTCTTCTTCATTATCAAAGAAATTAAATATAGATTCGTAATAGCAGTTCCCTAGTTTATTTAATCTTGATATTAGAGAATATAAATATCTCTTGATTTCTTTCTTTATATTTTTTAACTTCATTATATAATTCACAAGTTTTGCAACTTTCTTTATCCATTTGACATCTATACCTACAGAATTTTTTAAACCAAACAAGTGGATTCACTTTTTGTGGTGTTGGTTTACAATTTGAACAATCTGAATATACACATCTACCACAAATATCTGGAAACTTATCTAATATAGTATATTCAATGTTATTCTCTTTAAGATTTAAACTACCTTTGGTGAGATCTGTAACATCATCTGTATAATAAACTATTCCATTATAAATTCGTGTTACAATATACTTAGTATTTCCTAATCCAATCCCTGGAAATAATACTATGTCATGTATATTTATGGTTTCTTTATTGCCCATGGATGATTACTTGAATTTTATCATTGTTCTCCCAAAAATGTGATATCATCCCTAAGACTATATCCCAAGAACCACCAGCATTACAACATCCCATCTTTTCGCGAAATGAAATACTAATAGTTCTCTTATTTGATTGATTATATATCATCATCGCATTTCTATTCAATTCTTCTAGGGAACGATATAATGCTTCATAATTTACCTGTCTTCCATACAATGGGGTAAATAACATTTTATCAGCAGGATATTTTCTTGGTAGTCCAGTCCACTCTAGTTGAGCAAATAGATTAGCTACATACTGTTCTCTATCCTTTAATTTTAATATAAAACATTCACCCAATAGATCTTTAGGTTCATCAATTTTTGAACAGATTTCTTTATAACCTAAATATACTTCTGGGAATTTTTCTTTTATTTCTTTGGCAATTCCTTTCCCCATCGCTCCACAACAGTTTACTTGATGAACTAAAATATCTGCAGGGGAATCTATAAACTTAGTTTGACTTACAAAATTTATCATATCATAAAAAGTGTTAGTAGAATTAATATTATTAGTATTACTAAGATTGTTTTACGTTTAAATCTTTTCTTTTTATCTAATCTGGATTTTTCGATAAGATATAATAAATTAAAAAGACACCAGACCTCAGCTGATATCAGTATTATCACTGGTAGGTAAATTTTCATCTTTATTATTTTTATTAGTTAATTTATTAAATATCATCATAAGAATCATATAGATTACAAAATAAATCACAATAATTAATGGATCTTCAATTATTATGTACATACTCCAACCAACAAATCCTACTGTTGTATGACCAATATATAGTGCCATTAGTGCCACAAATATCCATCCAATGGTTTCTCCAATTTTTTCTTTATTCATTATAATACGAATATTATATATTTTTTGTCTGAACTAAATTTAATTTCCGCCGAACTATTAGTTAGTAAAATATTATTTTTATATATTAATCTAACTTCATAAGTTGAATGTACTCCAATAGAATATAAACAAATAGCACTACAAACCTGACATCCGATAAGTTTTCTTTTATTACCAGAAAAATTACATATTTTCCTTCTCCAGTATGTATTGTTTGGTTTTATCCAAATAACTTTTCCAGATTTTGGTTTTGAGAAGAGCGTAAATTCAGTTCTGCTCAGATGTATATCTATCATTTCCATTTTATTATGATAACATTCTCTCCATTTGGTGCACCCCAGCTAGTATTGCCTTGGCCTATTTCAAAAGTCGGAAGTAAAAATTTTATGTGTGGTAGTGTATCAGAGAAATATCCTCCATTATAAAACATCAAGGTATCATAATGGACTGGAGTAATATTGTATCCATTGATGTTTGTATTTCCTTTTTGAAATTCATTCACAATAGTTTTTTGATCATTTATTCCGATTCTCAAATTATCAGTTCTGGTAATATCCCAAAATCTTCTAATCCAGTACCATTTGATTTCACGATATTCTTCTAATTTAGTACCTCCCTGAATCATATCAAACCAAACCTTAATTAAAGTTAGTTTTAGGTCTTTCATAGTATTGAACTTCTTTCGTTTAGAACTTTTTGAATTTTATCCTCCAGTTCTTTATGATATTCTTCGACTAACTCTCTATCTAATCCATCTAGTGATACTAATTTTCCGTCTTTAAATTTACAGTTAGGTTTACTAGGTTGTCGAGAAAAATACAAATTAGGAATTCTCTGATCAACTATTGGAATTGTTTTATTAGTATAATAGACTCTATCGTCTGTTATATTAGATCCTTTATCTTGTTGTAAAACTAATATAGCTACTGAATCAGGAAATCCTAATTTTTCTTGCACAGTTAGATCTATCAATGCTTTTTCTAAGTCTTCTTTTTTCATTACAACTTCAATCATAATTTTAATTTTTTTAAATTCATATATAAGGTAATCAGGAGAAAGAAAAAAAGAGATAATCTCATCGACTATCTCTCTTATAATTTATTAATTTGTAATCTCTACTGGTTTATGTGGATTTTTAGTTTTTATGAATAAGAACGTTAAGCCTATTGCTATTAAATATAAGAATCCTATCACTACTATTAACTCTCTCAATCCACCACCGAGTCCTAAGGTCATTTCAGCTATCTGATTACCAGTCAATCCGGCAAACGCCCAGGCGCTAAGTATCATTCCATGATTTATTGATAACCCTGAATTCCCATATAGATCACTTAGTAGTGAAGGTTGAATAGAAAACCCAGCTCCGTATCCTATGTTAACTAAGAAAACGGTTATCCATAATAATGTTGGTGTTATTAATCCCAAAAACATTGAGATGACAGACATCCCCAAAATGGCATACCAAAGCAAATATCGTTTCCCCACTAGGTAATCAGATACTCCTGAAGCTATTAATCGACCTGAGGCATTTAATATTCCACTAAGTGATGCTCCAAGAGTTATTGGAACAACTAAAGATAGCATAAATAACTCTTTTTCAGAACTAATTATAGCTAATCCACAAGTTATATTTATATAAAATATTAACCATAATATCCAAAATCCATGTTGTGAGAAACTTTTAAAGATACTTTGCATCCACGTTTTAAAGCTGGATATTTTATTCACTACTATACTTCCATCAGGTTTTTCCAGTAACCATGATGCAAATAGCATTACTAAGAGGTAAATAGTTCCCATCAAGGTAAACATGGAAGCTATTCCAATCTGATTTATGAAATACTGCATTACTGGTGCTCCTATAAATTTAGCTAATCCAAATCCAGTAATAGCCAATCCAGTAGCCAAACCCTTCCTATCTTTAAACCAAAGAGCTAATGCTTTAATTGGAACTATGTAGGTTAGACCAGTCCCAATTCCCATTATTACCCCATAGAATAAATATATTCCAGCTAATGATCCGAAATGACAACTAAATCCACTACCGATCATACCGATAGAGAATAGGATAGTTGCAATGACAGATACTTTTTTCATATGTTTTTCTACAAATGGTCCCATAACTGCAGCAGAGATGCCTAAGAAGAATATAGTTAAACTAAAAGCCCAACTAATATCCCCAGGTATAAATGCTGATATATCACTTTTAAGTAAACTCCAACAGTATACAGTACCTACACAAATGTGTAAAAGAAGTCCGGGAATTGCCCCGGAGATCCATTTATTCTTCTTCAAGCTTATCATAAAATTCTTTTATCAAATCTCTTCCAATTTGTATACCCAAGCAGTCTCGAATACATTTAAACTTCTCTTCATTTATTTTTTGAGATCCATCTATCATATCTTTAAGAGTCTTTTTTAAAAAAGTATCTTCTATATTTCCTAGATAATTTTCTAAATCAGATTTTAGTGAAAGATATGATATCTCATCAAATATATAAAATCCATCTAAAGTGGCGATATTGGTTGGATATTTCCAAGTTAGTAAATAATAGTTATGTTTTTTCATTAATTATTTGTTTGATTGGACAACCCTCACAATCCATAATACAGAAATTTTTGCAAAAGTCCATAAATCTAGTATCTATTTTCTTAGGGTCTTTATCGATATAAATAATTTCCCACCTCTCTTCCGAGAATCCAGTAAATCCTTCACATTCAAAATCATCAGTATTGTAGATTGCCGCAGGATATACATCAACTCTAGAAGTAGAATTCTTAATATCTAGAATCTTTATAAATTTTTCTTTCTCGTTAAGACCTGGTTTTTGTCTAGCTACTAATATATCACCAGGTTCGAGATATTCTAAAAGATCTATAGGTCTATATAAAATTTGATCGTTTTTTAGTTTTAATTTTTCTCTAAAATCTTTTATCTTTTTCTCTATTTCTAATGCAGTCATTATTTTCTCCCACCTTTTGATTTTAATGGACAACTCTCACAGTCCATAATACAATAGTTATTGCAGAAATCATTCAGGATTCCTCCTTTTGGAATTCCACCATTAGCAGATTCAATCGGAGTTATATATTTTTCTTGAAGATATCTAACCCCAACTTCTCCATTATCACTTCTTCGTGAGATTATAAAATAGATTATCCCTCCACCAAGTTTGCTCCGTTCAGGGTGCTGTCCAACAATAAATCCAACTTCTTTATCTCTGGCATTATATATCACATCACCTGGTTTATATTTAGTTGATGTATTATATATAATATTTTCACGAAGATTCATTATTTTGTCTAGCTCTGATTGACTAAGATTAACCTCTTTTGGTACATCTATCTGATTGCTCTTCATCTGACTTATTTTACTAAAATCTACACTCATACTAAATAATATACATAGATTGAATAAATGATGCAAAAAGTTCATCAATGGATTTATTATACCTATCAGATATAACTCTTCTTAATCTTTCAATCCAATCTAAGTATGGATCCTGACAACTACCTAATGCTCTTAAAATCTCTCTAACTAATTGTTCAGAGATTTGATTTAAGATTATTTCACCAGCAATTGGATTTAGAATAGCTGTATCTATTATACTCACAAGAAGTTCCAGAGTTAAATCTTTTACATTCTTCTGTCGGCAAATTACGAAAGAAAAGTAAGTTAATGATATAATATTATTAATATCTTTCATATCAATTCTTTCTCTCATTAGCTGAGCTTTTAAAGATAATAGAAAAGATTTATCCTTCTTCGGTTCTTCCTGAGTGGTGAAATGCTTATCGATTAATTTTTCTGTTTTATCTTTTTCTACATCCTTAGGTTTCTGTTCCTCAGGTGATACATCATCGATAAAACACCAGTCAAGAATTTTATTAGATTCAACTAGGGTTTTATAGTTATTAGTTGAATCAGAAATTTTTAGTTCTAGATCAATTTCAGTCTGTAGTAAGTTATCTACATTCTCGGATTTTCCTAGTTCTAGTGATTTAACGACTGTTTCCAAATCTTTCGCACAAATTGAAATTTTAATTTTTCTATCCATAATCTAATTATTATTTAAATTTACTATTTTGATTTCTTCTTTATACTCGTTAATACACTCCATAATATCTCCATCTTTTTCTGGATCTAGATTTATTACTTTTGGATATTTACGAGTTTCATAAGTTTCATCTGGATTTCTAGTGTATTTGCAATGAGCATGAATACTATAATGATCCTTTGATAGAATTTTAGATGCTTTCCGATCATATTCATTCATATTTCTATTCCCATAGATTACATTCCCAATTAAATCAAACTCAAGTTGTCTATAATTAGAAAATCCTGCATGAGTACAGAAATAAGTCTCTTCCCCTCTTTTTATAACTAAATGAGTTTGAAGATATTTATTTAATTTTTCAAGATATTCATCCCGCTCTAAGTCAGACAATTTATCAAAATCTTTCATAGTTGTGGCTGAAAATTCATGACATACTATTTTAAAGAAATCTCGATTGCCAGTCTTAGGATTTTTAATATTGCTTAGGTATCTTCTTAGATGAACCTCATGATTTCCCTCTAATAAATAAACTTGATTTGGATATGTCTTTTTAAGATAAAGAACATAATCTAAAGTTTCTCTAGATTTAGGCCCTCTATCTATATAGTCACCATGGAAAACATAGATGATGTCTAGTTTGTCTCTTAATCCGTCTGTGATAAGAGAATTATTTTTTATTAGATCACCATATCCATGAATATCTCCAATATTTATTATCGTAGTACTCTCTGAAATCTCTAGAGTATACTTTTTCTGATTTTTCCAATATTTCTTTACATCTTCCAGTGTATCTATTTCTGTTATATTTTCAATACTAGATATGTTAGCAGAAGAATTTAGATAATCAGTTACTTTCCCTAATATTTCTTCTTGAGTCTCTACCTGGAAGAATGAATTTGCTCGTTTTGAGTGAAAATCATTGAGAATTTTATCTGGTATTGGAAAAGATTTAATAAAAACTTTATATCCAAATGTTTTGGCTAACTCTGATAATTTATTTATTTTGGTTAATTTTATATTTTCATCGTTAATTACGACTAAACATCCTTTCCTTAGTTTTAATTCTAGGGCTTCATAAAATCTCCACAGAATTTCAGAGTCATCAAGTCTAGTTAATTTTATATTTCTTTCCGATAGAGCTTCAGGACTACTATATAATCTCTTAATCTCATCTATTCCAATTGTATAGATACCAAGTTCCTGAGATTCAATCCAATCAAGTCTTTCTTTACTCGTAGTATTTAAACCACGAAGAATTATCATAGATTTCATTACAACCCGAAATTTGCTACTTCAGAAAATCTTGGAATACTATTGAAAAATTCCAATAGAACATCAATTGTAGTTCCAGTATCTCCTAATAATGGAATTCCAAGATTACTAGTTACTAATTTAACATATGGAAAGTTTACATACTCCAATGGACATCTCACTACTGTTTTACCAGATGTAGCACTCAATAAGAACCCATGCATTCCAAATGGAGATTTAGATTTTTTTAAAAAATTGCAGAAAATCCCGTCAGATAATTTCATCATAGTAAGTTCCCATTCTGTTTTAGTTACAAACTCTGGATTATCTAAAGAAACTGTTGAATCTTTGATATCAACTCTTGGATTCATAATTAAGAATTTTTTATCTTTAAATCTAAGATCACCATTTTTTGGATCGACTAATTTTCCTAGACCACTAATAAATTTATCATGCCAATTAAAAGTTTCTCCTAGATCGATAGATCCACTCAGATAAATTTTTAAGTAGTCATTCATGGAATCATCCCATTTATCTTCAATTCCAATTACAATAAGATTTTTGTTTATTTCTTGCATAAATTTATAATGTTTATATACATAAATAGGGTTATCAAGGGAATAAAAAAGAAGAATGATGATTTCTCATCACTCTTTCTTAATTAATGAAAAACTTGTCCATGTTTGGTCAGTAAAATATAAAATAATCATATCACTTAATTCTGACACATGTTCTATTACTTTTCCTTCTGTTGACTGATTATTTATAAATGTATATTTAATTATTCCAGCGCAACCGGTCTCATAGAGAGTTTTTCCAGTATCTAATAAAACTTTATAATAAAAATCACCATAATCATAGGATAAACATTCAAACAGTCCATATTCATCTGAATGTCTAAGTTTTACTCTGCTCCCAATTCCATTATATTCTTCTATTATAAATTTTTGATCTAATGGTTTGCCACCAAATGGAAATCTAAAGTTCGGATCTTCGATGTCTTCAATTGGAAGATCGTAGGTTGGACCGAAACTTTCCATATCTCTTTCTTTTTCCCATTCCTTAGATTCTAACAGAGATTGTCTTTTAGCAGCAGCATCAAGGTCCCCTTCCTTTTCTAATTCTAAGAGTTCTTTATTTTTTCTCTCTAAGAAATCTAATTTCCTTCGATGATTTTTATACTCATATTCACGCCTAAGTATCTCTTTGGGATTAGTTTTCATAATTCATTATTTATTCCATATTCAAGTTGTCTACCACGAAGAATCTTATAAATCGGAGAACAATGTCTGGCGTGGATATAAAAAGTTCTTTTATTAGATCTCATATTTTTTAATACAAATAAATCTAAATCAGCCCTATAAAATTCAACTTGAAATACACCGCCACGATAATATACTAATGCATACTTTTCTCCTTCATAATGACTTTTTCCTTTGATATGTTTCCCTAAACTATCTTTTGCGAAATTTTTACCAGATTTAAATTGTTCACCATTATATTCCCAGATTTCTTCAATATCTTTATATTGTTCATTTAATAACTTATCTGCTTCAGATTTTCCTAATGATTTATAGAAATCTGGTTCCTTAATCTCCCTTGATATTGGTTTAGGAGATTTCAACCGATAATGATCAGTAGCTGGATTATAATAATAAATTAATCCATTTGATCCTAAATAATAACCTTCTGTTTTCATTAAAATTCTCCAGATTTAAATACATAATCTTGTTTAAGAACTCTAGCTTGATTAAAGTGTCCTTCTAATTTCCCAGCATCATCAGGAAATTTTAATCGTAGAATTATTCTCCGCCCCGTTGAAAGGGAAAATCTTTGAGCTTGTTCGATATTTTCCCAAGCCCTAACTGGAGCTAATATTCTCCCAACACTTTTATATTTAAGTAATTTTTTTAAACTACAAACATGATACACAATCATAATTTTAATTTTTTTTATTTGGTTTACATTAATAAGTATTTGAGAGGAGAAATAAAAACCGGAGACTCTTCTCCGGGAATGTATAGAAGTTACTATGACGCACTAAAAAAGAGTTTATAAATATTAACATAGCTTTCTATACAATAATTAGAATTTCAGGGGATTAAATACAGAAGCCAGTTTAAAGAAAGGAGAAAATTAATTCTCCCTTCTCTTTCTTACATGTTTACTCAATTAATTTCTTTCTCAAGTCTTCAACTGATAAGTTATTGAGATCTTCCTCTTCCTTTTTAGCAATGATATCGAGAATTTTCTTATTATAAGCTTTCTTCTCTCTTTCACTACTGAGTGCTTCAGCTTCTGCTTTCTTCGTTTGATAAACATCTTTCAGAATTTCAAAGCGAAGTTCGTTCAATTCAGTTTCTTCTGATTTAACCGCAGTTTCCGCGAGGAAAGAAAGATCATCATCAGTTACACCTTCTTTCTTGATCTCTTCATGAATCTTCTTTATAGCATGTTCCAAATCTTTTTGGGGAAGATTCCATACTTGTTCAACACTAAGAAATCCTTTATTCGTAGGAAATCTTAAACCAATTCTCGATGCTTTCTTGTACTTCAACATAATTTTTAAAATTTGATTTTAACTACTTTTTTATTATTGTCAATAGTAAGTCTTACAATTAATTCATCTCTTACAGTAGAATTAAACCCAAGACCTGATAGTTGATTTTCAGTTGATTCGGCTTTTGATACTTCTCCTAGAGTATCCATCACCTTCCGATGAGTTAATAAATCGGCACAAAGGAATTCATTATGAAAACCTCTTAGTGGATCCGGTGATTTTGCTTTATCCAACATAAAGAAGTAATGTTTATTACCTACTTTATTTGTTCCCCAGAAATTAGGACTTAAGCAAACCAAGTTTACTTTGTGAAATTTATTTGTTTCCAGCCCATAGATTTCTTGTGCAAAGTCATCTACATTCAGTGGGGTTACATTGTGAACTATATCAACAAGTTCTCCACCCTTCAATGTTATAGTTGCAATATCACAAGTTCCCATGACTTGATTCTTAATATCATAAGAGAACGATTTTCCGGCTATCTCAATTTCAGCTTTTATTCCTTTGTTTGGATGACCATTGAAATTGTGAATAAAGAATCTATATTTCCCGTCTGCTAATTTATTCTTATCAGTCCAGAAGATATTTTCAACACCAATTCCACTTGGATTAATCATGTCAATATCTAGGCTCCCAGACATACTGGTCTTAGTTCCTTTATAGTTGGCATAATATATTTCCTGCCGGTCAGGTTGAATAGCATGAGCATCGAAATCTACAATGTCTTTTCCATCTTCATTCCACATAATTGAAAATCGAAGATATCCTTCTACATTTCCACCAACCTTCTTTACATTTTCTTTAACTAAAGATTTACCAGCTAATCCGCCCTTATAAGTCCAACTATAGTTATTATCCCACTTAAAAATGGGTTTACTACCTACCTTATCAGTGGTTAACATTGTTACCAAGTTTCCTGATTGCGAACCTATTAGTAATGCTTCAACTGATTCACATGTTGGGAGGATATCATTCATAAATTCCTCAATTGATACTTCTTGAACTTTATCAAAATCAGACTTTTTCAATCCAGCCGTTGGAGCAGTTGGTTTTACTTTATCGAAAATGGATATTTCTTTTATTTTGCTATCACTGGCTGCCATGTGAAGAATTTCCGACGCTTTAATGTCATCAATAGTTGCACACCGACGGTAAAATGATGCTTCGTAATTATTTTCTTCTACAAATTTCCGAGCGGATTCTATCTGAGCAGGAGTGATAGGAGCTTTTGCTTTCATGTAATTTACTGGATCTGCTCTCTTATTCCAACTAAGACATGCTTCGTTTAGTGGTTTTCCTTCAGCCAGTTCTGTACACAATACACCAATCAATTCATTTTTAAACTTAGCATATGGGAAACGATATGACATAACCCAACACCAGTTATCTTTTTTGCTTGAATTAATAGTGTCATAAACTTTCTTAAAGTCTATAATTTTCTCAAGTTTCTCCAAATAACTTTTACCATTTAAGATAGAGTCCTGTAGAATTAAATCAGATACTATTTCCAATACACTGAGTGGAATCTCTTCCATTGCTCTCATGAATACCTCTTTTGATTCCCGATAATCAGACATTATCGATGCAACTGATCTGCCAGAATTATCAACAAACATTTTATCAATATCTAAGTGAAAATGATTAAATGTTCTAATTTCATCTGGTTTAACTACACCAAATTTAAGGGCTTCATCTTTGGTGTACATTTTTGTATTCTGAGCTATACCCAGTCTGAATATATCTTGAGTTTTCTTACATTTCTCATAGGGTAATGAATTTAGTTCATCAAAAGTCTCAAAGAATACTTCCTTAACTGGACTATTCTTAATTTTTTCTGATAGAACTTTAAATGAAGCCCGATATTCTTCATCTTCTGGGATTATATCGAATAGAGTTATGATCTCTAAATTTTCATTTATTGCTACAATATTACCATAACGTCTGATAAAGTTATTACAGAGATTACAGTTATGTACAGATGAAGCTGGATCTCTAAATACAGGATCATCCTCTGGTTTAAATGAAGACAAGTATAGCTCCCAAATGGTGGTTCCATCAATAGAACTTCTAAAGAGTTTCCCTGAGAGACACATGTCATCAAAATGTTTTTGAATTTGTTTACTTAAATTTTTCATACTTTTGAATTTAATATATATTTATTCATAAATAAGATCATCAAGTGATGAAAAAAGAATCTATAAGTTTCCCTATAGATTCTCAATTTTGTTTAAGGTGTTTTGATTAATATATTATCAATCATACCATAATCTTTTGCTTCATCTGAAGTCATCCAAAAATCACGATCAGAATCTGCCCATACTTTATCAAAATCTTGACCAGACCCTTCGGCGATGATCGTATAAAGTTCTTTCTTCAATTTCTGAATTTCACGGGCTGTGATTTCAATATCCGAAGCCTGTCCCTGCGCACCGCCCATCGGTTGGTGAATCATCACGCGTGAGTGTTTTAGGGCTGCTCGTTTTCCTTTTGCACCAGATACCAATAAAATTGCTCCCATCGAAGCAGCCATACCTGTACAGATAGTAGCAACATCAGATGTTATGAAATTCATAGTATCAACTGCACTAAGACCAGCGTATACACTACCGCCCGGAGAATTGATATACAATGAGATATCTTTCCCTGGATCAACTGATTCAAGATAAAGTAATTGACTGACTAAGATGTTCATAGTAACATCAGTTACCTCTGTTCCCAAGAATATGATACGATCCATCATCAGTCGGGAGAATACATCAAGTTGAGTTACATTAAGTTGACGTTCTTCAAGAATATATGGATTCATATATTGCCCTTGAACTTTTTGAACATCATCAAACGCTGTCATCCCAAAAGGATTTCTTGCTTGATAGAATTTTCTAAAATCGTCCATCATACAAATAATAGAATTATAATGATAGCAATCGCGAAAATTAATCCCCAAGAAATATTGTTTCTATTACCTTGGAGTTTTGTAAACTTAGCTTGGAGTTGATCAAATGCTTTGTTCTTTTCTTCCAATGCAGCTTCGGCAGTGTGTAATTTTCCATCAATCAGATTTCCATTCTTAATTGATGTTTCCAATTCCTCCCGTAGTCTCGAAATAAGATCAACACTATCAGACTCTCCAACCTCTTCTTGAACTTCAGAAATAGGCTCAGGGTTTTCAGAATTGAATACCTCCATCAATTTCTGAGTGTACTCAAGAAGTTCTTCTTTCTTGATTTTTTTAATTTCAGTAGCTTTACCACTTTTCAAAATCTCAGTGATTTCTTTAAAACGATCGTCTGTCATTTTTAATTAAATTTTAGATGGTTTAAACTTTTTATTATCAAGTTCCTTGACTTTATTACAAGGTTTTGATTTTTCTTTTTCATTCAAACATAAGGTTTCTAAGGGTTTTAGATCGAAACTTGATGCTGTGATCATTACCTTATGATTATCCAAAATAATATTTTTTGAATAACTTTGTTCTGGAAATAAAAATGTTTTTATTTTGGATGTTTCCAGATTTTTAATGAATTTAGCACCAAATGAAACGTTTTTCATATCTTCCCTAGTGATCAGATCTTCCAGGTATTCCCAAACTCCAGTCTCAATTCCATCAATGCTTCTGCCCTGCGGAACTAGTGGTAATAAGACATGGTAATGAATTTTATCAGAATACTTTTTCCAAGTCGCATAAAATTCATCAACTGATTCTTTGGTAGAAATTATATGATGAATATTTACATAAACATCTATCCCCAACAAAGCCTCTATTGCTCTTTCAGCATAGTTCCTGATACTTTTATTACCAAAACTAACAGCTACTCCCATACAGTATTTTTCAGTAGCCTCAAGAATTTCTAACCGACGAGGGTCTTGTGGAGTTCCTAAGATAATACCATTTGTTGTATAGTTAGGAATAACTCCAGTTTCATATACTACCCTGAGAAATTCACAAAAATCAGGATGTTCAGTTGGCTCAGATGTTGACCCAATTGCTATTTGAAATGGTTTTTTGGTTATAGTTATTCCATTAATTACTCTGTCTTTGGGGAATGTATTCATCCATTCTTTCCAAGTTTCACAAATATCTTGGAAATATCTTCCTTTAGGGTTAGCTGATACATAGCAGAATGGGCACTTTGCACTACACTTGGTTCCAATCCCAACATCATAAAATTCAGAGTATCCTGCTGGTAGTTCAATTACATCACCTAGATCATACCTGATTGTTATTCCGTTTCTCCAAACTGCTTCATAATTCTTCTCTGGTATGTATCTAAGTTTAAGTCCTAATGATGTTGTATCTTTCATTACTCTACGATTTTAATAGTACTTGTTCCAATGATTCCACTTCCCAGATCCATTTTTAAAGCCCCATCAGGGATTATACAAGATAGAGTAGTTATCCCATCTCCTTTTCCTTCTCTAACTCTAAAATATCCAGTTAATATTTTAGATGTATCAATATCTTTAAAATCGTTTCTACTGATATTATATACCTGTTGTGTAGTTTCCATTTTATTCATTTTTCAATTGTTAAATAATTAATTATTCCAGTATCTTTTCCATGTAATCTCTGTGATACATTTTGTATCTTAGTATATCCAAGATCAATTAGTTCTTGCGATGGTTGATGAATATGCCCACAAAATGTATATTTAGGTTTACTGCGAATGATAGCCTCTCTAAGTTCATAATTTCCGCTTGGCATACCATAATCACCATCTGTATCTTTGATTGGTGGAAATTCAAGAAATCTCGGAGTATCATGCGAGATTAATATGTCTAATCCTTCTTTTATTGCAGCATATCTCTCAATCAGTTCAGAATCACTTCTCATAAATGCCATGTTCCCATCCATTTTGCAAAAAGGTGTTCCAAAAATTTTCCACTGTTCTCCATTGATATCATAATAAGTATATCCTTCATTATGTAAATAACAGATTTTTCCATCACTAGGTTGATAAAGAATCTGGTGAACTAATGTTTCATTCCAAGCATTTCTTTCAAACCAGTAATCATGATTACCTGCTACTAAGAAACATAATTCAGTTGGTTGGGATTTTATTTTCGGAGCTAACACATTCTTAAGCCAATCTTGTTGATAAGTAATGGATTCATTTCCATATGGACATACATCACCGGCTATCAATAATAATTCAACTGGATTCAATTCAAAATCAAGAAATCCGTGAAGATCACTTACTACAGCTATTTCCATAGTTCAATACCTTTATCTATCAGAAGAATATCCTGCTTCGTGCAAAATTTTAGCTGTAGTAGGATATCCACAATCATCGGAATAAGAGTAGAATGGTTTTCTATAAGCCGGTTTGAAATAATCTTCCCCAATAAAATCCACTACTTCTCTAGGTGTTTTCTTGAAAGTTTTTACTAGATTATTAATAAGTTCAGAAGATCCATAAGAATCTCCTAAGATACAGCCAATTTCAGGATCTAGGTGGTTATATAATAATTCAAAAATTTTATCACTATAATATTCATCGCTATAATGTTCCTCTAATTTTTTGATTAGGTCCTCCTTATCAAATATTATTAAGATATCGTCCTTTATGCCCATATCTTTAATAAATTTAAGGAAATCCTCTGTACATGGTAAATTAAAAACTTGAGTACTAGAGTTAGTTATTAACCCTGATACTGATTTGATTTTTCTTTTAAATTTTATCATTTTTATTTCGAATAAGATATTATTAATCAGAAATTGTCCATACATATTTATCAGATTCTCCAAACTCCGGAAATAAGTTCTTTAAACCTGAAATGATTTTATTATTATTTCGATAGTCATAATAAATCAATAATCCTCCATCTAATTTTTCAATTAAACTAGGTAATAGAAAATCCCAAGCTTCATCAAAAGTATGATCAGTAATATTTAGTATATCATCTAATAGAGATAATTCTGCTTTGGCTATTGACCATAAAACGTACTTAGAATAATGATGATCTATTCCCAATTTTCCACTAATAAAATCTTTTACTTTAGATATATTTGGAAGATATATGAAATATTTAGAAAATTTTTTATAAAAACTTTTTATTTGAGCTGGTGAGCCACGCAGTATAAAGCATTCAGTGCTTGAATTGGTTATCAGCCCAGATATAGATTTAATTTTTCTATTCATGTTATTTTGTTTTTATTCATACATCAATAAGGAAATGAAGAGAAAAGAAAGAGAGCACTCGGCTCTCCGACTTATTTGCTATGGATTAGGACTATTAGGAATAGATCTTCTTATTCTATCAATAGTACTCTCAACTAAGTTTGATTTAGTTTTTTGGTAATCTTTTTCAGTTTTACCAGCCATTACAGTAAAAGAAGTTTGATCAACATTTTCTAATTCACAAGCTATTTTAAACCATTCTTCGTCTTTTTTCTTTAGTGCTCCCCAAGTTGTAATATTTTTAAGAAATTTTTTACTGTACCCATATCCAAATTTATATTCATGCAAGAATGTATCTATTTTATAACAAGTTTCTCCATACTTGTATAATATATTTTTTAATGTTTCTAAGTATTCATTCTTCACACTGGTTAAATCTATCAATTTTGATAATAATACCTCATTAGGTTTCTCTGGATTCAATGCTGGAAATATTTGATCAATTGTTCCTGACTCCCATTTACATTTAGAATAGAAACAACTATAATTTAATCCTCTCTGATAATATCCAGGTACCATTAATGGAGAATCTGAAGTTTCTGGATAAAGACCAGTACTATCTGGAACAAAATCTGTATATTTGATATCAATTCTTTCTTGCATTTTCTGAATTCTTTGACAACCGTTTTCCCAATATCTTTTTATATCAGGATTCATTGCATTATTAATAATGATTCCTATTACATCATATATTTCTTTCTCGGTTTTCTTCAATTTCTCTTCTAATCCAGAATTTTTTAATAACTCGCGATATAGTTGTTCTTTTGTAATATCGGATAGATAGTCATTATATGTCAATGTTTTCATGATTTATATATTTTATAAGCTTCCGGGAATGAATTTTTTAAAAAAGTAATAGAAGTTCTTGAATTAATTACTGAATCCAAATCTTTACAGAAATCTAGATAATCAGTGTGATGATTAATTATCTTTTCACAGGTTTCTACTATATATTTTGAGAAAGCATTATCTGTTTTCACAAAATTCTCCCAAGAGTGTAAATTTTTATTAGTAAGATTTGAATTACCGCCAGAAAAGAATAATATAGGATAATCAAGATTTCTAAATTTTAATTCATCTGTTTCATACCAATTAAGACTTCTTTTCCATTTTAACTTCATACAATCCTCAGTCATATAAAAATTTTGTTGAGTAATGACTAGTTGAGGATATTTTTCCCAAAATTCTTTTTCCAGTGGAGATAGTCTAGTTACCGAATACTCTTCCATTTTCTTTAAGAATTCTGCTATAAGTAAATCCCGTTCCTCTAAAAATTTACAATTCTTTTTAAATTCGTTTTGAATTTTCTTGATTTGATTATTATTTAACGCCATATCATATTATTTTACAGAAGAACTGTGATGCTCTTCTATTCATTTATAAGATTATCCAAGGAAAATAAAAGAAAAAAGAGGAAATTAATCCTCTATATTATTTTTAGTTCTTGTAATTTTCTTACAAACTCTTTTGATTTTCCATAACCCTTGGAAGTATCGTATTTAAGTCCTTTTGGTGGTTTCCCAAGTATTCCAATAACCCAACCAGGGATAATTTTATTTCTCCAAGTTTCCCAAGGATCATCACATCCTAATAAATCAATAACATCTTGACAAGTATATTCAGAAGATCCTGGATGAATATAAAATATTCTTGAAAAATAATCCTCAAAAAATTTACTCACTCTGATCATATCATTAGTAATTCTATAGTCTCGATTTTCTTCAACCCACTCAGATAGATATAGATCTTTCATAGTAAATGCTATATTTTTTGAAGAATAGATGATATCACCACCAGTATATTCATTAATTCTTGATAAATTTCCTAAAACATCTTTTTCTTTAAATCTAAGTAGTCTTTCAAAAGTAAATCTAAAATTTAAATCGACTTTATTTCCCAATCTACTTTTTAATAATCCTAGAAAATCCTGAAGATTATGAATTTTTGGAGTATAGTAGAAACATCGATATACTACTAATCCATACTTTAATTCTAAATATTTATCTCTAGCTTTATCCTCTAAAACTGAATCATTATGATAATCTGAATCAACCTCAAATATAACCCCAGAGTTATAAAAATAAAAATCTACCTGAAAGAAATTTTTAGTCCTATCTGGTGAATCTGTGGATATCCCAAAATGATCTAAGATTTCATCCCATAAAACTCTATCCTCAATAAAAATTTGAACTTCTTCTTCAAAATCTAGTTCGATTGAACTAGGAGATATTGCCTTAAGTTCATATATTTTATCTCTAAAATTTATCTCATTAGGACTTCTAGATTCTAATCTCTGCTTTCTCCAATCTAGTGACTCGAAGATCTTTTGTTTTCGCCAGGAGAGATATTCTAATGGAAAGTGAATATCTAAGAGAGAATACGAATTTCCTTTTATATAGTTGTCTATAACATATTTAGGAAGTATTAATTCTTTCATAATATTAATATTCCTATAGGTAAAACAGAATAACTAAGATCTCTATCATAGCAACAGTTAACGTACTTGCCATCTAAGTCTAACCCACAAATATACTTATCATAACCAGTGGACGAAGTCCAGAAGTAATTACCAAAATCAATATTACTCTTAAGATTATATTTTTTTATAATAGTTTTGATTTTCTTTATATTTCTCTGTATTTCTAGATAATCTACTGATGAACCTAGATAATATCTTCTACCAACCCCTCTTGAGAAATCTTCAATCAATTTGGCTGAAGGAAATTTTACTAAGTTCTTTGATACTTTTTCCATAATTTTATGATTTTCGACAGGATCCTCTAATGTAGTTTTTATTTCTAAACTAGGATCAGTGCACCAAATACTATCTATTAATACATCTAATCCCATCCATATCCAAAGATGATTGATTTTATCCCATCTAATTACTATTCCAATAATTTCATTAGAATCAAACTTATCTACTTCTGGATTAATTGTATTTAGTTTATTTGTCACTAGATGGAAAATTTTATTACCACCAGTTTCCACCTTCAAGGAATTCCTAAAAGGACATAAATCACAAGAATTACACTCCAAGGTTTCTTCATAGAATGGACACTTAATTTTGCAAAAAACTTCTATAATATAACTTTCTGACATCATGATTTTCTCTTTTTAAATGAAATTTTCTTATCAAATCCCTTAGATTCCAATTTTTGAATATCATTTCTATTATCTTCTGGGATTTTATCCGGAAATTGTATTTCTCTTAGATATTGTTCTAATGGAAAATAAATATCTTCTGGTTTTAAAATTTTAGGAATATTAGTTTTGATAAGAAACGGATATTCATAAATATGATTATACCACTGTAATCCTTTTAGATATTTTAAATTTTCCTGATTAGGTAATGAGTATTGTAGAATTTGTTCAGGATAATCTATAGGTCCTGATATAATATTATCAAAGTTATCAATGAATTCTCCTTTATCCAAACAAATCCAAGACATTGCAGAGTTATCTAATTTTTCCCCACCATCATATCTCTCCAGTAATTGAAAATCTTCAACTTCTAAGGTTTCTAAATTATATGGTTCCATAAATAAAAACTTAGTTCTTCCTACTTCGAGTAGAGAAAATGCTATAAAATATTTTCCAAATTTAGATCTCTGAGATGGATTTAGAATAGTTATCTCATTCTCATCCCAACCACCATCTAATTGTTTAATAAAATATCTTCCTTCATCCATTTCGATAGAACCCTTACAAATTTGCCATCCATAACTAAATTGCCGATCAAAAACTGGTTCCAAATAATCATTATCATCAGAGTAAATATTTCTTAAATAATCATAAAATTCTACTCGATCTGAATTAATTTTCATTATACCCTTCTTTAAAATTTAATTTTGATTCTGTATCAGCTAATTTTATTAGATCAGGAATTCTGTATTTTCCATACATAGATTCAATTATTCCACTAAGAGATTTATTATGATCTAATGTATCAACATACAATGGATTTGTACTTTGCCCACGAAAACAAAGATGAGTGTGTAAATTATTATCACAATAAAATGTTTTCGCTACTCCAATAATCTCTATCTTTCTGTTTTCTAACCATCCACTTAGATGAGCTCCCAATCCTGGTCTAGGAATTTTAGCATTAGTATCCCACAACCAAGTATGTGAATCAAGAAGAATAGTATCAAACTCATTTTGATCTATTTTTTCCAAGAGCTTTAGAATTCCAGGCAATTCTCTTTTATAAAATTGTCCTGATTCATATGGTTCTAAATTATAAATTTCTGTAGTTATGATCTCCTCTGGTTTTTCATCCGAATAGTTCTGAAATATAACTCCAGCTACCTTTGCACATGTTTCTTTATAGTAAACATCTATTGCTATCTTTTTCATAATTTATATAATTGTTTCATATATAAGGAAATGAGAAGAAAAAAAAATAAAATACTATATAGACTAGTATATAGTATTTTAAAGAGTTTCGTGGCTACCTATATCACTCTCAAGGTTCTAGCTATTAAAAGTTAATAGGGAATCTACAAACTAAGGTCAACTTAATTCCAAAGAGGGATCTATCTAGACTTGATCTCTCCACTTTTCTATGTAATTACATATATAAGAAATTAGAGGTTTCTGAGAGGAGAAAAAAAGAAGAGCTCAATTAAGGCTCTTCCAATAATCAATTATATCGGCAGCAACATCTTGAGTATTATCGTTTACATACTCTAAGATAGTTTCTTCAGTACATACATCAATAGACTTCGTTTCGATATATTTTGATAATTTTCTACTAAATTTGTCTGAGGAAAAATATATATTCCCTAATTCTTCAAGGTCCGATAGATTTAATCCATCTCCTTTTAAATTTCCATAACTAATTAGTACTCTGTTTTCTAAACAGAGAGTTTCTTTTTCTATGCTTCTATTAAAAACTGCTGAAGCAATTAGATTCATTACTTTGATTGAAAGCTCATATGTATTATAAAATTCACTTATTTCTTCTTCTTTCAATCCATCAATACTAAGTAATTCATAGATCATCTCGTTATCGAGTAACCTATAACATTTCCCTGAATACCCTGGAATTTCTATTATTTCACCCTGGGTTTCAATTTTTTCTATTAAATTTTCTATATCCATTTTTGTTTATTCTTGTTATTATCTCTTTAAAGTGTTCTAGAAAAAGAAATGAAGACTCTAATTATATTTCTATAATAGAATCTTCAGAATAGTAAAAATTACTATTTATTTCTTTTTCTCATATATGAGGCTTTCAAGGTTTCTAGTTAGTAGTTTTTGTACTATCATTTTTCTCTGGAACGATTGATTCCAAATAATAATTGACTGCTTTAAGAGCATTATCAGGAATCTTTTGAGCTTCAGCAGAATTATTAAGATAGTTTAGTGTAGCTCCAACTCCAAAAATAGCATAAGCATCTTTGGTGCTAGGAATACTAACAGCCATTATCCAAAATAATCCACCTAGTATAATATACTTAAGAAAGCCTCCAGTATATTTCAGGAAAATTTTAGTACTCTCTTCATCAAACTCATCATTATTATTAAGTACAATTAGTTTTAGTATAAAAACTATAACTCCAATAATTAAGGATATAGCAGTGAACCATCCAAAAGTAATAGATAAAGCACTACAAATACTACAAAGCCATAAAATACTCCATACTTATTCTTCTTTTTTAGTTATTTTTACTTTTATATCTTTTCTCAAATATTCAAATCTTTCCTTAAGATCAGTCGGATACCTAATTACTCCAGTTTTAATAGCTTTATAAAAAAGCCCAGCATCAGTAAACCATGATTCTCCATAAGTTTCGTTCAGATATTTCTTTAGCTCACTGATGCGGTCCTGGTATTCTCTAGCTTCTTGACTTTTCTTTTTCTTCTTTTCCGAAATAAGACTAAGCTTTATTTCTAACTCATAGACCTCTATCTGTTTCGGTTTAATATCGTTGAGGTAATCCTTATGAGATATTAATCTTTTGTATTGTACTATATTTGATCTACTAGGATCATCTTCACTAAATAAGTACTCAATTCTATAATTGACTCCTACCATTTTTTATTTTTATAAAATATTGTAAATTATCCAAATCTAGTTGTGGGATTCCATTTCTCCCACAGAATTTTCTAAGCGGTCTTTTTAAATGTCTTTCATAAAGATCCTTAACTGAATCTACTAAGATTTGAGAACTTTCATCCTCAGAAAAATCTGTGATAGAGCCTTCATGAGTATACATTACAAAAGTTAACATTACAAAACCAGATAAAATAGGTAATGGTAATTCATAAAGACTAACTTCTTCTTTGTTTCCGAAGATATTTCCTTTATGAATCTTCTCTGGGAGTTTAAAATTATCCTTTACTCTCTGAAACTTAGTGTTATTAGTCTCATCACCAATACATTCTATTGTCCAATAAAACCAATCAATAAATAATTTGTTTAATTCTGTATCATTCATTGTTATATATTATTTAATTTCAAATATAAGAGTTTCAGGATAAAAGAAAGAGGGAATTAACCCTCTTTAGTCTTAGATGTTTCTAGTAAATTTATTTTTAAAATTTTCTTTATAACTTCATAAGGATTTTCTCCAGCATAAATAGATATACCATTATATTTACTATCTGATCTTAGATATGCAAAAATCCAAGCTATTGCACCTGAGTTTATATCTTCCACTGAAAATGCAGAATTTCCTCCCCATGACCAGTCTGCTGGTAACTTAAAGGTTATTTCTTCTTTATATGCAAATGGGATCTGAAGAATTTCATGTTCAATCGAAATCTTATTTTTCCAATGATCATCATAAGGTAATTCTGCATTATGTTCATATGGAGTATCATTCCAGTCATCTCCCCACTGATCTTTGAGAGGAATAGAGGTGAAATAAGCAAAAAGCTCTTGTTGACCTTGAATAAATTCCGGATTTGGCTGATCACACATATTAAGTCTAGGAGAATTCCAACCAAATAATTCCTCTTCTTTCTTCCAAGAAAAACCAGGACTTTCAATTAATTTTTTAGAATCTAGATCATAGTCATATATAGTTTCAGAAATTTCACTAACATAGCATAATTTATATGATTCATATCGACTCTTATCTTTCAGAACCTCATCAATTGTTTTTATCGTATACATAAGATATTGCCTGTTTTATTATTTCCTCTTCGGCTTGATAATAATTATTCCTCTCTATTACTATATCATTATCCAATCCATATATCTTAGCTTGCCAAGATTTTCCAGAATCATTTATAGATGGTATAATACAAATAGTAATCTCATGTTCCTCCCGAAGCCAATCTATTATTTCATGATATCCTGGAGCAGATACAAATTCCTGATAATATTGAAACGACCAATCATCTCCTTGTTCCCACTGAAGAAGATTAGTTACTCTAGAGTGTTCTGCTTCTATTTCATCAGGAGTTGCTGTGTACAACCATTCTAAGTATTTATAGGTTTCTAATCTGTTCTTCCAACCCTCAGGATCCTCATCTCTAAAATCATCACATTCTACTTCTTGAGCATATTCAAAGATATTCATATTCCAGTCAACGAAAGTATATCCTCCAGAAGTTGTATCGGTTTGTTGATGGTATTTGTTTACAAATAATTCCACCCAATCCATTGCATTACATCTCCACTCTATTTCTTGAAAAATAAAGTTGTAAAATATACACCATTCACCTTTGTAATGTTGTGGTAAATCTAAGTCAGCCTCTTCATCAACTGGATCACCAGGGAACCAAATATAACAATGAGAACAAGGTACATGATAGCCAGAATCTTTAAGTTTCTTAGCTATTTCAAAAGATACTACTCTATCCATTAAATATATTTTTAAATAATTTATCAGGATTAATCACTATTCCATCCTTTGATAAATCCTTCCAATCTATCATCCATTTATCTAAGCAATCTATTCCAAAAGAAGATCCTTTCATACTTGAAAATCTATATTGTCTAAATTGTTTTTTATCTACAGTATTCAGATTCACAAATAGATTCTTAACTAAATTTAATTTTAAATCTTTTTCTGAATATCCTGAGTTTTCTTTTAAAAAATGTTCTTTAGCAAATTTTTCTAATGGTATGAATTTATCATTAAATAATTCTATTTCACATCCTACTAGATTTCTTGGATATAGAACAATTTTATATTGTGGATTAACATGTCCTAAAATAATAGGTATTTCAGAATTCTCTAGAAAAAACCACCAAGTTCCACTCTTTTCCTGAGCACCAGTAACTCTAGAGATTGTTCCATCTTGATCTTTAATAAAAGGTTTATACCTTAATCTTCTAAGTACTTCATCTTCTAGCGGTGTTGTTGTCATATTTATTTATTTTTTAAATCCAAAGATATCAGCAAAAGGTTTTATATTTCCTGCTTTATTATGCTCTTGATATGAATTATAGTCTTCTAGAATTGCAAAACATATTTCTTCAAATCTTCCTGTGAATTCTGATTCGTCAAGAACTTCCTTAAATAATGTTGCAACATGTTCCGGTGGATTACAATAAGCACCACAGCCCCACGCACCAAGAATTAACTTAGTATGATTATTCATAAGAGAGATTCTAAAAACGCTTCTTATTTTATTTTTCCACATTTTTATAAATCTCTTGGATATTTTTCCATCTTCGGTTAATTCTGGACTCTGTACAGCTGGGACAGTAACAACTGATGTGATATATTGATCTTCTAAGAAGTCATAATCATTATCAGAAATATCTCTAAAAACTGTAACCCCAGGTGAATATATACCTGATATTTCTGAAGTAATTGGATACCCTTCAATATTTTTATCTTCACCTATCATATAAATATCTTTATAGTCTTGGTGGAATTGGTATAAGGATACACCAAGATTACTTCTTCGGAATATATCTTCTTCTTGAGCGGCACTACCACTAAATACTCCACCACCAGGTTTCTTTCTTGATGCCATATTAAGTAAAATTCCGTTTTCTCCAAACTCTTTTGCTTTCACTAGACAATCTATGTTTTCTACATAAATCTTAGTTTCAAATTTTACATCTGTATCTGGCAATTTTGATAGTTTTGGATAGAATACAGAATTTTCCTTTAACTTTTTAGCACCCTTAAGAGGGATGAATTTTTTATTTACTTCATATCCTAAATTTTTAATGGCACTGATAGTGTTCATGTACACTTCACTTCTTTCTTCCCTTGTCATTGTTTTAATATTTTTTTCATTTTACAAATTTTCTCCCAAAAACACATATTTTTGTTTTCAGATATTTTTTCTAGTTTTTCTTTTGTCTCTAAAAGTTTTAGTTTCCAAGGGGTTCTAGAGAAATCTATTCCTTCATTTCTACCATCGATACTTCCCCAATCCCACATAGCAAAATCTCTACCTTTCACAAAACAGTCTATATTTTCTTGTAGTTCTTGTGGTATCTGATCATTCAAAAGCAATGAACAAATTTCTGTTAACTCATCTTTATCCGTTATATAAATTGAGTCTTTAGTAAGATAATCAATTCCAGCTTCATTGGGAACATTAAATGTATAATCATAAATTTGTAATCCATGTAATACATTTAATTCATAGTCTTCTGATTCTGGCCCAAAAAAGATTACCATATCTTCTGATGAATTTTTTGCTGAAAACTCAAAGATAGATAATTTATCATTATTCTTAAAATATTGTTTTAAACCAGATTTAGGAAAAACAGCTTTAATCCATGGATATTTAGATATTTCTTGTTTTACTATTTTTGCAGCATTAGCTGAAACATCATATAATGATACTTGATAGTAATTATTTATATTAATTCCCATCTGATCAAAACGTTTCTTGAAGTTTATTCCAGAACATTCAGATTTATAGAATAACCCACTAGGTTGAAAAACTTCGTATAATTTTTTAGAACCGTCCTCAATTCCTAGTGTTTCACCATAACTAACTACTACATCACCAGGTAAATTCTCTGGAATAGCTAGAACAAATTTTAATCGTATTCTCATTTAATATTATTTATAAATTGGTTTAATCTAAATTCCCAGGATGATTTTAATGAATCAAAAACATCCATTGCATAACCAGTTCTAAATGTTTTAGCGGATTCTATTACAAATTTTTTATGATTATCAATTAACTCATGGATCTCACCCTTGAATGACATCTCAGTTCCTAATCCTAATATATTTTGTATTAAACTAGAACTATCTATTATCCAGAGAATATCACAATCCCTCATGATTTTCTGTTGTTGACTAAGATCTTCATCACTTATTATATAAGGATACTGAGTAGATTTAATTAAGTCCTCTGATACTGAAAAATCTTCATAACCTGTGGGAAAATATTCTCTAGGACAGTTTCTTAGTGCATCTAATGCAAATCTAATATTAACCTCATCCTCATATTTTCCACCAGAGTGGTTAAAATCATGGAATATAACAGCGACTCCAAGTTCTTGTAACTTTTTCTTATCAGTTCCAAATTCTCTCATCCCTGCTGCTAGTGCATGATATAAAAATCCAAGTGTGTGAGAATAATTATGATAAGGCAAATATATAGATTTATTATTTTGGATAAAATATTTTATTAGTCCATGTAGATCTAATATATTAATCCAATTAGTTCTTGATGTTATTTTTTCCATTATATTGCCTCCAATCTAGCGAAAAAATCTTCTCTACATTTATCCCAGTCTATTTCTAAATCTTCTACATTTGCTTCAAAAATATCCCAATTTTTCTCAGTTGGTAATAGTTTATTTGGTTCGTTTGGAAATAACTCTGACATTAGGAAATAAAAATCACTTTTCTTAAATTCATCTAATTCAGATTTAGAATATTTTGATATATCATACATATCTTCTTCTGAAGCTGCTGCTGATAAAATATTATCACCCATATAATTCCCAAATGCTGCTTTAGCCAGGAGGTTGACACAATTTCCTCTTTCGGGAATATAACCCCTAAAATTTTTTCCATCATAATAGAAGTAAACACATGTTGGTTGCTCCCAATCTCCACCTCTCCACCATTCTATGTATGGAATTCCACTTGGAGTTAAACCCCAAGAATTAATTTCACAATTTTCCCAATCACAATCATATTTATCTAAATCACGTTCTAATTTAGTGTTTTTTCCGCCACCCCAAACTAAATAGTTTCGTATATCTTCAGCAATATTATTATATGAATTTTTTGCTGAAATTTTCCATTCTCTGATATATTCAGTTATCCAATGAGGATCAGAAAAATCTACATTTAAGTAATCTTTATGGTTTTTATCGTTAATAATTTTGTTTAAGATTAAATTACTAAGATCTTGGATACTCATCTTTGGTGCTTTTCTACCACCATATCTTATTTTTACGTTTTGATTAATAAATACATTCATATTACACTAATTCTTGATTCAAAATCCTCTTTACAGCTTGAATAATCTATTTCTAGATCATTATTTAATATTTTTTCATAAAGTTTTATATTATCTTCTGTCGGAAGATGTTTAAAGACTTCATTTGGATAAACTTGGGTCATAACATATCTAAAATCTCCTGTCATATAATCATCCATTTCATCTTTACTAAGAATACTAAGGTTGGATCCGTAAGGTTTATAATTTTCATCACAATAACCACCCCAAGTACCAATAGCATCTTTTGTCAAAGGATTATAAAGATTCCCTTTTATTGGTACATAGAACCGGAAATCTTTCCCATCCCAGTAATAAAGATAGCAAAGTTCTCCACTCTCACCATCACCCCAACCTGAGCATAGGAAAAAAGGAATACCAGATTTTGTAATTTCAAAACCTTGATAATTTGAATTTTCGTTACTGAAATTAATACAACTGGCATCAGCATCTTTATTTATTTCCAGATACGAAACTGAATGAATATAACTTTCAATTATATCATAAATATTATCTGAGTATCTTGGGTCATCATATAACTTTTTAAATTTATCTAACCAATCTGAATCTTTAGTACCTATCTCAACATCTGGTGCTTGGTTGCAACAATTTGAGATATATTTCTGTTCAATAAGATCTTTATCTTTTATTATCTCAGAAAAAATCATATCCTTGAAATCCTGGATACTCATTCTTGGGGCTTTAAGACCTGTTATAATTGGTTTTGCAGTTTGATTAATATACATAATACATTTTATTTAAAATAAGAAATTATTTGTTTAATAGCCCAATCGATAGCTTCTTCTTTAGGACGACTAGTATATTCAATAAACTTCTCCTGAAGTAATAATTTTATTCCGTCGTCTATCTTTAGTGCCTCTTCTTGAGTTTGCATCCTACCATTTGGATCATAATCCGTGCTTCTTTCTAAGAAAATATCAATATTATTAAATTCTCTCCGACATTCCAAAATCAAGTCTTCTAAAGCTTTAGATCTCGTCTTTTGATAATAAGCACCTAGTAGAATAGGAGAGTCAGTTATAATGATATCAACTTTATCTTTTAATCTATATAATTTATGAAACTGCTTCCCAAGTATATAGATTTGATCATCAAGAACCTTATAAGATTCCTCCCAAACTTTATCTTTCGCAAATTCAAGTGCCATTTCACAATTGTATCCTAAGATTTTTAATTGATAAAACAAACCTGCGCAGATAGTTGATTTCCCGCAACCGGGACCTCCATAAAAATTGATTAATAATGTTTTCTTTTCCATATATTTTTCATTAATACATATATAAGGATGATAGATGAAGAAAAAAGTAAAGTAGTGGATTTACCAATGTTATTACACATAGTATTTCCACTACTTGAGTTGAAATCAAATCAATATTTCTATAAAATCTGATTTCTATAGAGAGACGCCATTTTTCTTTCCCCAATTAATTTACAATATCTAGTATTGTTATATTCTTCGGTTATAAAATATCCGTCATCATCTGGTTCTCTAACCACTTTTCCCAAACTTGTTCTACAATTCAAGAATAGTGATTGGAAAGAAGAACTCATTCTACAGGAAGATACATCATAGAATTCATTTAACCAATCTTCTCTTGACCAGTATTTCTCATCACTATCTCCTTTATATGTAGAATCTTGCTTTACATATTCTGTCCACTCCTTAACAGAATTTATTTCTTTTGGAACTAATTCTTTGAATTTATCAAATGAACCACCAACGCTATTTGCATCATAACAAGTAACCACATCAAAAACGCTTGCAGCTCTCTCAACGTTAATTATTTTAGCAAAATCGTCCTCAATTTTTCCATGAATATTCATCTCCTCTACTAGACACTTGAGGATATCTATAGTTGATATTTCAAGAGTATCTACAAAGTTGATAAGATCATTCACTTTGCTCTTATCATTAAGATTATCTTCCAAATAGGCCTTAACTATTTTAATTGGAAGATTATCGAAAGATTTAATATATCTTATACGTCCAGGGCGGCCAACCAAGTTATTATTAATATTCAACGTATTTGTTGTCATAATAAATAATTTACGACCACCACTGTAAATTCCGTCAATTACTCTCAACAGAACTGAGTCATTTTCATCCTTCTTGAAGATTTTCTCCATCTCATCTATAAAGATGACACAATCAAATGGAATTTGACTTAAGAAAAGTTCAAGTCCGTCAAATGCAGCAGGTACACAAATAACAGGCAGATCCAATTTATTACATAATAATTTTGCTGCAACTGTTTTTCCTGTTCCTTTTATTCCATTAAAGATCACTCCAAGATTTTTATTTGAATCCACAAAGAGATCATCTTCCCAAGTTTTTTGAATGTATTCGAGATACTTATCCATCTCAAGATCGTACAATTTGTAATCAAATTGAAATTTTGGGAATAATGGTTTCATCAAAACTACTTTTGACATAGGATTTGGATCTTCCAACAAAGTATATACTCCTTTCCCTGGAGTTGTTACTATTTCCAGATCTCCGGAATGTTGTTGATAGAGTCCACCAGAAAACAACCATTTAATTGTTGTATTTTCTTTCATTTTAGTTCTTTTAATAATTGTTCAAAATTTTGTTTATTTATCACATTAATAAGTTCATCAGGTTCTTTTAGACGGGAAGAATACCGAACTATTGATTTCCCAATTAGTTCTTTAAACATTACCTTACAAAAATCCCAAATCTCATTATCTGTTCTAGTTTTCCAAATTCCTACAGGGATAAATGGGTATGGGTCGATTAAGAATCCACTGTTTTCTAAGATATATTTCCAAAATTGACTAAGAATATCTCTTTTATTGCTTTTCTCCAAACAAATTTTTCTTATATCTTCGTAGGTTCTGAATGTAACAAAAACATTTATCTTATAACACTCAGAATACTTTTTTATTTCTTCATCTGTCCACTCTACTATATAAAAATCTTTTATTAGTTTCATATCTTTACATACTTTAGGGTTTCGGTGATAAATACTTTGTTAGATCATAATCAGAAAAACCAGCTAAAGATACCTTAGTAAAAGATTGATTTGGAGTAAGTAATTTTCGAGCCTGACTAGATAATGATTGATACAGCTTCTTTCTTAATTTAAATGAATTAGTATGACTTAGTGAACCTAAATAAGAATTTATTATAGATTGAATCTGTCGAATATTTTTTAATAAATATCCCTGTTCTAAAGAATTAATATCAAATATGCTTTCTTTAAAACTAGATATTGTTCTTTCTGATGTATATAATCGACCTGGTTTTATAATACAATTTAAAAATCTAAATCCTTTGTGTATTTCTTGTAAATAAAATTTATTAGGGTGAAGATCTAATTCCATAGTTTTTAGTTTTTTATAAATCTCCTGCCTCATCTGAAGTAAAAATTCTTTAGAATCGTGAAATATTAAGATATCATCCATATATCTATAGTAATAATCTCCAAATATCGAATACATCCAGTCATCAAATTCAGATAAATAAAAATTAGCAGAAATTTGAGAAGTATAATTACCAATTGGAAGCCCATGATCTGGTTTACATGTAAATATTGATTTTTCTTTTGGTATATTTATCCACATATCCTGTCCAAGTATTTTACATTTATCAGTTGGATCATTTAAGATCACTCTTTTATATAACCACAATAGGTCATCTCGATCATTTTCTGAATATCTTGGGAAAATATACTTTTCTAACTTATCCCATAATAAAATTCTTGGAATACTTCTAAAATAAGATTTTAAATCTAACTTCATTACATATGATTCTTTAGTCCATCCATGAGATATTTCACAAGCTCCCCTTTGTGAATCTAAGACTGCATTCAAAGTTCCCTTTTTGGGTCTACATGAGTATGTATTGTTTATGAACTTTAGGTCTATCAAGTCATATAATCTTAATGCAATGAGATGATGAATTATTCTGTCTCTAAATGCTGCTGAAAATATTTCTCGAGGGACTGGTTTAAGAATAACAAAAGAAGTATATGGTGATACTGTATAAGTTCTGTTATTTATTTCATCTAAAAGATCTTTTAAATTTTTCGAACGATCTTGATTAAACTCTATGTAGTCATGAGAAGACTTCTTAGACTTAGAGCAATCAAAGAAAGCTTCTAATAATAATTCCATTGTAATCATAATATATTTAATTTAGAACAAAAAAGAACTACCTGGCATTATACCAAGTAGCTAGAAAAGGAAGAACAGAACAACTATTATCTCTATCATAGTTACAGTTAACGTTATTGTTATCTAAGTTCAATCCACAAATTATTTGTTGTTACTGTTAATTTTTACTATATTTCTATAGTGAACAACCCTATTTGATTTAAATAAAATTGATAATACTCCCCAAGTCTAAACTAAGATATTGAGTTCTGATTATCTCCAGGTAGTTCTTTTAATTTAATTTATAATATTTTTGTAATCCCGATTTCCATTTATCCATCTGATCTCTCAGTTCTCCAATTAATATTGTATAATCAGATAATTTCTGAGAACTAATAAATTTTAAATCATATAAGAATGATATATTTTCATCTAAAATTTCTATATTGAATTTAAGATCTGAAAAATAACCTATTCTAATTGTTGGATCTAAATTTTTATCATTAATCTGATGAATTAATTTCAAAGAGCATAAAAGCAGATTTGTTGTTTCATTTCCTATACTCCATTTAAAATTATTTGGAAGGGATGACATTGATTTGTATAATTCTCTTTTTAGACTAAATAATAATCTAGTTATATCTAATGAAGAAAATTTTGCCATATTTTTATAAAACTATCGTGCCTCTCAAAGTCGGCACAAGTGATTAAGCGTCTAAGATAGCTAGAAAAGGAAGAACAGAACAACTATTACCTCTACCATAGCTACAGTTAACGTTAATGTTATCTAAGAACAATCCACAAATATACTTATCATAACCAGTGGACGAAGTCCAGAAAGCATTACCAAAATTAATATTGCTTTTTAGACGATATCTTTCGATCATATCTTTTATGATATTTGCCTTCATTTGAACAGTAAACATATCATCAGATGATCCTAGGTAAAAATTCTTACCAGTAGCTACTGCATATTCTTCTACAGCTTTTGCAGCAGGGAATTTAGATAAGTCCGGAGAAATACTTTTTAGTATTTTTATATTCTCTATTGAATTATCTAATGTAGTTTGAACATCCACCTCAAGATCTATCGACCATTGACAGTCACTATTTAATTGATTTAAGGACATACACATCCATGCTTTGGCAGAATGTGAATATCTAACTACAATACCTAAGATATTATTAGCTCTAAACTCTTCTTCCTCTGGATCTATAAACTTTAAGTCTTTAGTTACTAGATGAAATATTTTTTTATTTCTCTCTTCTTCAATTTCTTTCTGGTGAGTAATTTTTCCCTTAAAAGGACATAATCCTCCTTTACCGCATTCATAATCCTCACCAGAATACATGACACAAAAGCTTTGACAAAAGTCTTTTTTAATTTCTTCAGTATCGATCTTCATAAGTTCTTATTTTAATTTTACATATATAAGAACTTCGGGTATTTATTAAAAATAAATACTTAACAATTGACCAATATCAATATAATCTATCTTAAATTTTTCTGCCATAAGTGAATCTTTATTACTTTGTCCAGATAATCCAGACATAGCACCTATCACCAACATATCTTCTTTTTTATATTTTTGTGATACATCAGGAATACTCTCTAATGCTTTAGATATCAATCCTGTATTTGGTTTAGTCAATGGATTATCTATCTCAAAACCAGCCTTTGTAAAACATTGACAATTTTGATAAGGTAATCTAAGATATTCTGCTAGAGAATACATTACATAATCAGTCATTGCACTAAATACCCTTGCTTGCATACTTCCAGGAACTATATTCTGATTAGTCAGCACAAACACATAATCAGGCGCTAAACATGAAATTTTATCCCAAACTTCAAATTTAAGTCTGATATCAAAAATACCTCTCGGTTGAACACCAAGTTTTCCACCTGACTGAATAGATTCAATTAGATTATCTAGCAAATCACAGAATATTATTTTCTTAGATCTATTCAATTGTTGTTTAGCTCCTTGAGTTACTGGAGTTTGCCATGGAGATGTTGTTCCTCCACCAAATACTGGATTAGGATTATAACTAGGTTGATATCTAGGTGTTGACCATGGTGATGGATTAGTTGCCCAAGGAGATTGTGGTTGATAACCAGCTCCGCCATAAGTAGGAGTGACAGGTTGTCCGAATGGATTATTTTGCATATTATTTGGATTATAGTAATTATTCGGTTTATAAGATGTAGATGAGCTTTGTTGATCTAATATTTTTTCAGTTTCCTGTTGTTTATAATCTTCAAAAGCATCTTCTTCGTCATCTACTCCATCGTCGTCATCATAATCTGGTACTTCAGATTCTGGTAAATCACTTTCAAAATATTCACTCATAATTATTAATTTTATTAAGAAGTTAACCATTTAACTTCCCATATATAAGAATCATAAGTTATTTAAATAGAAAAAAGAAATATTCTAGGTTTCCCTAAAATACTTCTTCTTTTTGGATTAATTAAATTTTACTTTAATTAGTTCTGTATCTTTCTTAAGTGTTACTTTAATGTTTTTCTTAGTATCATCTTTCAATACCAACATTTCAGTACAAATATTATCTTCAACATATTTAACTATGTTTCTCTGAAGATCTCTAGCACCATACTTAAGATCACACTTTGATACTATTAGCTCTTTAACTTCCTTTGATACCGCCAGAGTATATCCTTGACCTTGTAATCTTTTTGATAATTTAGCTAATTCTAGATCACAAATTTTCATCATATCGGTGGTAGATAATTCATTAAATACTACAGTCCCAGATAAACGATTTATAAATTCCGGAGAGAAAGTCTTGCGGATTGCTTTTCCAATTATTCCTTCAATATCTTTCTTCTTTCCTTCTTTATCAAGTTTCATAAATCCAACACCATCTCCCTTTAAGGCTAATTCTTTAGTACCTACATTACCTGTAAAGATAATGATTGTATTCTTGAAATCAACTCTCACACCATTTCCTAGGGTAATCATGCCTTCATCTAAGATACTCAAGAAAACCTGATAGATTTCCTTAGCTGCTTTTTCTATTTCATCGAATAGAATTACAGAATATGGTCTTCTACGAACTTGATCAAACAACGGCGTGTCATCATAACCAACATAAGATGCAGTTGATCCAGTCAATTTGGTAATCTCATGCTTTTCACTGAATTCGGACATATCAAATCGAATCAATGAATCTTCAGATCCAAAAAATTCTTTAGCAAGAGTTTTGCAAAGATACGTTTTTCCAGACCCCGTTGGACCTACTAACATTAATGATGCTATTGGTCGCTTTGGATCTCTGAGACCTAACGAATTTCGTTGCAATGATTTGATAACTTCATCAATTGCTTCAGGTTGGCCAATTACTGTAGACCCAAGAATTCCTTTCATCCCTCTCAGTTTTTCCATATCTGATTTACCGATACTATCAACTGGGACACTCGAAATTTTCCCAACAACTTCAGCCAGTGTATCTAATGTCACTACTGGTCTTGTCTTCGGGTCACCTGGATCAGATAATTCGATATTGAGTTGCTGAGTTAATTTTTTCTCTTGATCTCTATAATTAGCAGCTGCTTCAAAATCTTGATCTTTAACAGATTGACCTTTTAATTGTTTAAGTTCATCAATTTTATCCTGCAATTCTTTGATTTTCTCAAGATTACTTGGTTGATTTAATTTTGTTCTAGAACCCGCCAAATCGAGTGCGTCAATAGCTTTATCTGGAAAAAATCTATCAGTAATATATCTACCAGACCACTCTACGCACTTCTCAATTACTTCCTGTGAATATATAACCTTATGATGATCTTGATATTTATCTTTTATATTAGATAAAATAACTTTGGTTTCTTCAAGATCTGGCTGATCAACCATAATATTCTGGAATCTTCTCTTAAGTGCGCCATCTTTTTCAACAAATTTTCGATATTCCTCGATTGTTGTTGAACCGATGCATTGAAATTCTCCTCTGGCTAGATACGGTTTTAGGATATTAGACCCATCACCATTACCACTAGAAGAACCATTACCAACAAGATTATGAAATTCATCAATATAAATAATTATCTCAGGGTGAGATGTTACTTCTTTAATGATTCCCTGCAATCTTTCCTCATATTGTCCACGATATTTAGTTCCGCTAACTAATGCAGTTAGATCTAATGAACATATTTTTTTATCGAGGAGATACTTTGGTACATCACGAGAAGCTATCTTTAATGCTAAGGCTTCCACAACTGAAGTTTTTCCTACTCCAGGATCACCAAGAAGAACTGCATTATTCTTTTTCCGACAACTCAAGATTTCAATAAGTTGGCTTAATTCTTTTTCTCTACCAACAACTGGATCAAATTTTCCTTCTTTGGCTGCATTAGTCATGTTGAATGAATATTGTTCCAAAAATGGCATATCCGAATTTTTATCGCCTGCACTTATTTTTTTTGTTGATGGAGCATCCTCTTCATCATCATCTGGGAATCCACCAAAACTATCCATTGGACCTTTTTGAACTTCCTCAGATAGATTATTTCTATCAGAATGTTGCTCTTGACTTGTCTTAATTGTATTCTTCTTCATTTCTTTAACAAGATTTTTATAAGTTATGTTATACTCTTCGAGAATTTTTCCTAATTTTCCACCATCTTTTAAAATAGCCAGAATTAGATGAATTGTTTCTATACTATCCGCCCCAAGAATTCTTGATTCTAGTGAGGATATGTCTAAAATTCGACTAGCACTTTGTTCTAAAATTAAGCTTTCATCAAAACTAATCCAATTTAATCTTTGATTTTTCTCAATTTCATTTAAGATTGGCTCTTTTATTTTATCATACGATATATGAGAATCCAATAACAATTTGTGTAAATTACTATCAGAAACTGCAGTAACTGAAGAATTTAAATATCTATCCATGATAGATAAAAAAATATGTTCAGAAAGTATCCATCTATTATTATAGGTTAGAGCTAATTCTCTACTATTATCTAGTATTTCTGATACTTCTTTTGAATATTGATGTATATTTTCCATATTTTAAATTTTATATTCATACATAAGGTTCTCTACCGGTCTGATAGGAGATTTATAGTTTAACAGAAAATATATCTCCACCAAAATTTCTCATAAATTCATCAACATGTTCTTTTGTTATTGGAATTTCTGGAATTGGATCTGACCATCGAAAGGTAGAAAAATCTTTTCCTTCTTTAGTACACCAATCCTTAAACTCAGATATATAATTATCCAAATCAGCTTGTGTTTTTATATTTTTTCTTGCTGGACCATTATGGAAGTAATACTTTTGTTCTGTTTCGTTATAGTTTAATACCTCCAATATTTTTATTCCCTTAGCCAATTTTTTATCCTTACAAGCCCAGTTTAGAAATTTTTTGTAAGTACTGGGGTATATTAGATTCGGAGTTTTATACAATACTGGTGATGCTGCTCTTGGTTTAGCAATAAGAACATAAATTCTAGAAATATTCTGCAATTTAATACTTGTTTTTCTTGGTAATATTACCTCTTCAACATCAATAAGACTCCACCCAGAATACATGTATATAGAAAATTGTTGAAATGGATATTCAGTATATCCTTTTTCTTTATTTTCTACTCCTAATATCTTATTATCATTAATAAGATCATGTATCCACCAAGATCCTTTCTCTAAGGAATATATTTTCTTTCCTATAATTTCTTGAAATTCGAGTATTACCCGTTTTCCATCATCTGACAATTCCCGTAGATATCCTTCTTCTCGACATACACTTTGAGATCCCCACAATTTCTCGGGTCTAGATGAATCAAATGGGAGTGAATAAACATCATTTAACATAGTCTTTAATTTTACAAATTTTACAATCTGAGTAAATACATCTTAAACATAATTCCTCTGCTACTTCAAGAGTAATTCCGAAGTAGTTAGGATGTTCTCTTTTCTTTAGGTGAACTTTAGTAGCTGTTATTCTTTTGGATTTCTGCTCCTCTAACTCTACTTGATATAAAACAGAAAATGGATCCTCCGGTGATATAAAAATTCCAGTAATATACCCCAATATACTTGATTCAAAATTGGATACTTCTGGATCATACAGTATTGCTTCACCGATGATAAAATCACTGTACCTGGTTCCCTCAAAAGATTTTATTAAACAATCATTACACATTGGACTTTTTAATAACCTACACCTATTATAACAATATCCTTTTATTAGGGGTTCAAAAATTGCTCTAGAAACTAGTTCATATTTAGTTTTATTCTCTTCTAAATAACTACTGCTAATAGTAATGTGATTAAATTCGCACACCTCAGCTAGGTCTGGTTCAATTGTATAAAAGATTCCATCAAGGTAGCTAATAGTAGTTACTGTACCTGCTGCTGTAAAATGATCTGGAAACTTTACTTTATCACCTACTAAAAATCTTTGTTTTATATTTCCCATTTTATAGTTATTCAAATTGATCAAGAAAAGCTGTATCAGTAATCATCTCTTCAATAAGGAAACATGCTTCATCATTATCTTTTTTCGCAAAAATTTCTTCGATTTTGCTAATTGCATAAAGATAACCATCTCTCCATGCTTCTTCTGCATCAGAATTTCCTAAATTTAGTGCTTCAACTTTTTTCTTGGATAATTCTACAAACTCTCTTTGTTTCATATTTTTTAATTATTAGTTTATATTTTATACACACATATAAGGAAATGAAGAGAAAAAAGAGGGCAATGCCCTCTTATATTTTTTAATTAAACAGATCTATTACATCTTTCCAGTTTTTAATATCCTCTATTTCTTTTGTTTTAGTATATTTTTTAATGTGTTCTTTTCTGCTCTTTCGTTCTGGATTTTTAATCAGAGAACCATTTAGCTTACATGGATATACATTAATTAAGTTTGTATTATCTAAAGGACGATATCTCATCACAAAAAATGTATCAATCTCTTTTTCATTTTCTATAGATACTCTAATATCCATTGAAATTTTTTCAGATTCGGACATTAAAAGATTTCTGAAATTTTCTTTAAAATCTTTTTCAATGTCTTCTTTTTTTACACTGATTCCAACTAGATGAACATCTTGTTCTTCTAGAATATTCTTTGTTCTCACTCCAACTATTGTTGAGTAAAATGCTTTTTTAATTTCATAATCTGCATTTTTTACTTTTTTCCAAATTTCATTTAAATTCTCCATAATTCTTTATTAATTTGTTAATATGTCTAAGGTTTCTGTGAGTAAATCACAAAAAGAAAATAGAGATAAATGTATTTCTACATAAATCTCTTTAGATAATAACATCTAGTTATTATTTATTTTCTCTCATATATAAGATTATTAAGTGATAACATAAGGAATAAAAAATCCCGATCTTCTCAGACCAGGATTTAAGTAATCATATAACGTATTAAGGAAAATGCAAGGCTTAGCAGCCATTTTTCTCATATATAAGGCTTTCAGACTTTCTCAATAAACACCTCAAACTCATCTTTGCTTGTTTGAAATGGATAAGTATGAGGATTTCCATGACGATTTTCTTTTAAGGATCCTTTAAAATAAGAATACCATCGATAAAGAGTTGTCATCTTCTTAAGAGCTTTTAAGTATACACTCATAGTTGTTTTAATCCAACTTCCTTTTCTATCTAATATATCCTCATCTGAAACAATTTTCTTAAAATCATTCGTATCTCTAGAAAAATTACCTTTTGCTGGATCCCATGGATGTTCTGTTTTATAATATCCGTCTAAGTGATGCCATATCATTCCAGAATATATAAATTTCTTTGGGGGTGGTGAATATATTACATAGTGTAAACTACCATCCTCCCATTTCTTATCATCGGATTCATCGAAGGGGAAACAAAAATCTATATCTTTTCTTTTTATTCCTCTGGTTTTAAGAAGTTCTTCCCATTCTGGTTTTATTATCCAGTCATCCGAAAAAGTTTTTCCTTCTCTAGATTCGTACCATTGATCTCTTGTAATTTTGTTTCCATCATTATCTCTCAACCAAAGATATCTTCCATTTTTTCGTTTATCTGGATTATTACAACTACCACCTAAAAGAAATGGTTCTATGTATCCTTTCGGGAAAGCATAAATTCCATACTTAACAGGGGCAGTATGAAAAGTTCTTTCTTCATCTGGGAGTGATGCTTCTTTATGTTTTTGTGGACTTAATGTTCCCCAACGAATAAACTGATATGAATCTTTTTTTCTTACTTCTTTAAAAGATTTATTACACCTTTTAACCATATTATTATAGTATAAATTCACTATCATTCCCGAATCTCCCCTCTATGCTCCAATCCCCACCAGACGGAGTTTCTATGTGAAATTCTACAAATTCACAATCTTGGGGAGCCAATTCTATCCAAGTATTCTTAAAAATATCCTCTGTTCGTTTTAACATTACATTCATAAAAACCTGCCTTTGAACCTTTAATCTTAATCTATCCGGGAGACTATTAAAATTAACTCGAACAATATCATTTTTAAATTTACAATGACATTTATCTGGAATATAATGATCTTCAATTGGTACTATAAATTTTGTTGGAGAATAATTATTAAAGACTTCTCCCCAATGTTTTCCATAGTCATCCATCCTAGGTTCCTCTGACCATACTGAGTATAGGTATGGACCACCTAATTTACTTTTTCTTCTGCAGAGGTATACTTCGTTAATTTCCATAATCTCTAGTTTTTAATTCTTCAAGTTCTTTTTCTAATAATCCTATTCTAATAGATCTGACAAATTCAGTATCATAGCCCAAATAAATTTCGGATTGGTCTAGAAAACCTCGATACCAACGATGAACCTCAGTTCTTCCAAAAGAATCTAAAAAATAACCATATTCTTCAGCATATTCTGTATCTTTCAATTTAGGATCATATCCAAGAAATTCAAAACATTCATGCTTCGCTAGAGTTATCTTGGTAACCTTATCACCGATTTTAAGATTCTCAAAATTCTTTAATTTTTCTAAATTCATTTTAATCTATCTAATATTAATTTCTTAAATTCTTCTTCAGTTTCTACCATAATGAATTCCCAAAAATCATCATCAGTCTCATATCTAACCCCATCACTGTACATAATCATTTTTCCTTCACAATTAGGATATGGAGCAATTAAACCAGGTCTATCACAATCCGGATAAGTTACTGGAGTGAGTCCCTGTAATTTTAACCATTCTCTTAATTCTGGTGTATTATTTGGATAATAAATCTCACTCTTCCATACACTCCTTAACATTTCAATTAAATTCTCCTTAGATAAACTGGGATCCTCATCGTACCAATCTTGTAATTTAGTTAGGATACTTTTAATTTGAGGGCCACTAGGAATATTAAATATACTCATTATATCATTCCCATTGAGAGGGATATTATATTTCCTAGAACTAGTTGGAATTAGTGTAGTATTTTTCATAGCATCCCAAAATTCAGTTACTTGACTTGGCATACAACAAGACGGTGCATGAGATTTATTGTCGGAATCAATTAAGATCATACAATCTCTTAGATCATCCCCAAGTTCTCTGACAATTTTTCTAATTTGCTTTGCAGTAGACCGAAAATGATTATCTGGTGTTATCCAAGATTTAATTTTCATATGATTTATGATCAAGAAATGAACTTTCTCAATTATATCATTTGAATATTTTAATCGCTTAAGTATATCAGAAGACATCTCTGCACTCCAAATTTCATGTCCATGATAAGTTAATTTATATCCATCAGGCATATTTAAATCATCTTTCTTTTCATTCCGAAAGGCTTTTGATATATCATGAAATAAACAACTCAGCCTAACTTCCAAAGACGAATCTGGATAGTCAGTTATTGCTTTTTCTAGAACCATCAAAGAATGTTTTCCAGAAGTAAGTGAATGATGTGGATTCCTTTGATCGAAATTCCAATTTTCAAGAAATTCTGGAGAAATATATTTCATTAACCCAAGGTCTATTAACTGTATGATTCCATTAATAGGGTCCTGTGACATTAAGATTTTATTAAATTCATCTTTCACTCTTTCAATAGATACTCCATCTATTTGAGATTTTGGAACTACTCTAATTGCTTCTAAAACAACTCCTGATATATCAAAACCTTTCTGACAAGAAAATCTAACTGCTCTGAATGCTCGAAGAGGATCATCATAAAAAGTTACTTTCGGTTCTAATGGACACATAAGAACTTTATCATGTAGATCTATTAATCCTCGACCAGTTGGATCTAGTACTTCATCATTCATTATATTTTGATAAAGTGCATTACAACAAAAATCTCTCCGTGATGCATCAAGTCCTAATGAAGCATACTCTACATTAATTGGATTTCTCGAACCATCAAGATACTCTTCTACTCTTGGCATTACACATTCGATTTCCACCCATTCAGAAGAATCCACTAGCAAATTAAATCTAGCTGTACCATATCTTTCAAAAATATTATAACCATCAGATATCTCTGGGTGGTTCGACTCCATCATTTCTGAGAGTAATACTCCACCATTTGGAAGATCTACTATTAAGTCTACATCTTTAACTGGCAATCCTAATAGTGTATCACGAATACAACCACCAACAAGATAAACTTTATTTTCAAATATAGTTCCCTTAATTAATTCTCTTAGTTTTGTTTTTACTTTTTCAATATTTATCATATTTATTTTGTTTTTATTCATACATCAATAAGGAAATGAAGAGAAAAGAAAGAGGACATATGTCCTCTAATTTTGTTAATTAAGTGAATCTAATAGTTTTTTAAATTCAATTTCATCTCTCTTATCGCTTGTATAAAATTTAGGAAGATCTTGAATAGCTTTATCCAATTTTTTAATTTCATCTTCCATCTGTAATCTTCGAATAAGATTTTTTACATCAGAAATCCAACTCATTATTGAAAATCCACAAATTTCAAAATCTTCTATCTCGGTGGCTTTAGGATAACATTCCTTATATCCCAATTCCCATTTATTTTTGATGGATAACAATTCACCAAGTAACAAAATTAATTTTTTCTCATCTTTAACTGTTCTAAGTATAGTTAATTCTGTTCTCCCTGGTAGTTGAATTTTCATATTAGTAGAATATTCTGGTGTATATGCTAATTCTGTTTGTAATTTAAGTCTTTTTTCTCCTAATTCACCTAATTTTAGATCGATCACTTGATCACGTTCTTCTTTTTTCATTTCTTTTCATTTTTAATGGGTAAACAAATTACAGAGGAAGATCCTGATAGACTTTCTCCAGATTTTCCATATCCATTAGATAATATTATCTGAAGTGACTCTGAACAATATCCATCTGTAGTTTTATAATATATTTGAGTCATCAATTTTTCTTTATCTTTTGGAATTATTAATGACTTAGCTTTTTCTATATCATCCTCAGAAGCTTTTGGATAAATTTCACTCATGCCCGGTAATTTAACTGAACATCCATAATAATCCTTAAGTTTTTCTTTTCCTATGTCAATAAATTCTTTTGAAATCTTAATTTGACCAGTGTCAAAAGAGAATTGATATGATAAATAACGATTAGCATCTTTTTTATAATCACTTCCATAATAACTATAATGCCTAGAAGTACTAATTAATTTAAAAGATACTAAAGATTTATAATAATCAATAGTTTTGGTTAATTCATCTACAACAACACAACAATCCCTGTCAACTCTACTATCATAATAATTATTCTTTAGAAATTTAACAAGAATATCATCTTTGGTATAGATCTTATCAATTATTTGTTCTTTAGTATTCCAAAAATCATAAGAAAAAGCAGTTAATTGAAATCTATGAAGAATTTCATCAACCATATCTTCCTCTAGAAAATTTCCTGTTACTTCATATTCTATATTCTTCAGTGGTATGGTTGTTACGAAATCTCTCTTAATCTTTGTTGTATTATCATCGTTCCCTACATCATAAAATAATAGTTTAGTTTCATATCTACTTCCTAGATCTTTCATAAACTTGACTTCTCCTATAAAAACAGCCTTCCTTTCTGAGTATAAATCAGAATATCCTACTTCCCAGTCCCGTGGAACCTGTTTTATTCGATATAAGGATCCTGGTTTAAGATCTGATGCTTTGAAATCTTTAGATACCATCTTACTAGTGATAACTGAAGATACTTTATATTCATTTGTACATTCAGGGAGAAGAACTAAATCTTGACCTACCCAAGAGTATACGAATTTTCCACTAAGTACCTTGCCTTTCTGACAGTCACAAAAATCCAAGATCCACAATAGATTATCAATGGTTATTTCGAATTCAAATCCTCGTGGATCCCATATTCGACAATAAGCTTGTCTATAATTCCAATCTGATTTACATCCACCAGCTTGTCGATTTAACATAAATCCTTCAGTTGGTACATTTTCTATTTCTTGTGGAGTAATTTTCTTATCTCTCCATCCTTCCCATGATTTTTCTTTTCTAAGTACACCTAAATTATCATAATAGATAATATAAGCTAATTTACCAGTGTAGGTATCAGATCTTTTCTGAAATCCTATTTTAATTTTACTTGGAATGAAAAAACTTTCTTCTTTTATCATAATCCTAATTTATTGAGTATTGGTTCAATATTCTTTTTCATTTCTGGATACCATCTCGGTTTTCTAGTTTTCATAGATTCCAATGTTTCTCTAGCATTCATAGGTGCTGCTGTTTTAGTAAACCTAGAACATTCCCAGTCTATAACCATTCCTAACCAATCTTTTCTTCCATCATATTCCGGGTGATGACGATTATGAGTTCTATGAAATTTTTTAACTTTGTCATATGGCCAAAACAATTTTAGCCATGGTTTCTCCATATCATGAAATATAAATCTGAATCTCCAAGTATGAAGATTAAGTGCAGTCATCTGAAATGCACACCAATGAGCAAACCAATAGGAAAAACTTGATCTTTCTTCTTTACTAAACATAATTTAATAATTTACACGTTTTATAACAATCCTTAGTTCGATATATACACAACTCCTTACAAAAGGTATTTATATGAGTATTAGATATAATAGTATCACTTCTATTCCATAATCGTAATGAATTATGAGTAACTCCTCTACACAGAAGATTTAGTCTATCTCTGTTTCTATCATCTTTACAGGATAAAATAATCCCACCATATCTAATATGACTTTCTGTTATATTTCCCTTGGGTTTACTATAGAGATAAATTTTATTAATCAAAATTTTCCCCAAAATTTCTTTTTTCCCTAAATAGTTGTGACTAAAAACATTTACCTTATCTCTCAATTGAAAATGTTCTGTCCTCAAGGGATTTGTATTAGTAATATCACAACAACTTTCACAAATACCCATAACAGATCTCATAGGGCAATCTTGACAGTATATTCCAGCTGGTCTTTTGAAGTATTGAGAATAGATTATATGATACTCCGGTTGAATAGATTCAGAATTGTGTTGAAGGTACTCAATATTAAAATATTCGGATTTATGTATAAATAAATTATATCTAATCCCAAAATACTTGAATACACCGCCAGGGTATCCCATAATGGATATAATTATCTTTCCAAAATCAAGTAAATCTTGATCAGTAATACTTGGGTGTTCATCATCAAATATACCAGATGGGATAACAATATCACCTATCATATATTCTTGCCTATACATTTTTGTTTATTTTGAATTTACAATTGTTACAATCGGAGTATATACATGAACTACATAGATAATCTGATACATCCTTGAATTCAAATTGAATCATATCTGATCTTTGCAACAACTTAGTTCTATCTAGCTTTAAATCATCAAATCTATGAGGAAAATCAGTATACCCCAGTTTTGTTGTATAACAACCAGAAATTCGAAGATCATCTAAAGTTCTAAGATTAAGATATCCAGATTTATTTGAAATTGTGTCAATCCTACCATAAAATTTCTTATCATCAACAGTTATTACATCCCTACACATTGAATTTGGTTTGGTACTAAGTTTAGCTAATGATATTTCAATTCTATCACCAATTTTGGGAAAATAGAAAGGACCTTGAGATAAAGATTCTGAATAATATTTATCATATATTGGACAACCTTCACAATCTGGGAGTGGGCATTTATTGCATCGATGTTCTTTTATATAGTCCCAAATAAAATCATCCCCTACAACCGATCTGGACACTAGATCAGTTATAACACTGTCATTTATTTCAAGTCGGCCTTGATAGGGTTTCTGTGTGCTTGACCTTATTTTCTCAAAAACTACAATATATTTAATTTCATTTTTCTCTTGATCAAACTGAACTAAATCGATAGTACATCTTCTTAATTCATTATTATAATCAGGGACAAGTACTTTATCCCCAATATTATATTTTTGTAAAATTTTAGTAGAGTTTGTCATATCTAACTAGTGAATGATAACCGTCGTTTGGATAAAATTTATCTAATGAACAGTTAAATTCTGCCAACCATTCAGAAGTATTCTCCCAATCATTAATACTAGTTGAACAAATTCTAACCGTAAAATTTAGATTTATACCATCAGGATCTTTATCCGATTTATTATATTGAATTGAACAAATTCGATATGGATGTTCTGGACCGATCTGGTCACCAAAATACCCTGACCAACTCCGAAATAGATCACCAGATACAACATAAACTACTGACCCAAGTTCAAAATAATTAGGATCTAACCTTCGTTTTACTATACTTCCGACTCCAGGACATTCATTTTCTATAAAACTTAATATTTGTTCTGACATTGTTACCCAAGTCTCATCTTTAAGTTCTACTATCTTCTCTGGTGCTAACTCTTCTTTGGTTAAATCATCTGACCAGATTACTCCAGTTGTTACACCATCACTGCTAAAAGATGTATACAATAAAATCCCTGTTTTTCCATATTTTGGATGATTTTTATCGTTAACTGTGATTCTTTTATTCAAATACATTGGAGTCATAATACTTCTTTATTGCTTCGTAATAAAATTTAACTTCATCTTCACTGGTTGGTTTAAAATAATTAGCATCTACTCCCACATCCATACCATATCGCTTCATTCTTTGTCTACCATGAATATGACCAAAAAGAGAAAAATCCACATCTTTCTCTGATTTTGCATCAAGTGGTTCGTGAGTTAACACCACATCACCTATTCCTGGAATTTCTATTTGAGCAGATTTAAATGATACTCCCTTGAATCCATAATCTATGATTAGATGATCATAAAAATCAATCATCCCCATTCCAGAAACATTCTGTTCATCTTTCTCATAGTTACCAGTGACTAGTGTGACATTTCCATTCAAATATCTCATTACATCGTAATTTCCAAAATCCCCTAGATGATAAACTATATCACCAGGCGCAACCTTAGAATTCCAATTCCGAATCATAGTCATATCCATATCTCTAGTATTAATAAATGGACGTTTTGATAATTCTAATGCACGAGAAGATCCGAAGTGGGTATCTGATATGAACCAAGTTTTTCTAGGATCATGAAGTTTCTTTAAGTTTAGTTCTAATTCTTGACATACCATATCAAAATTATCTATAACTTTAATTCCAAAATCTTCAGGTGCCCTCTTTTGAATATACTTAAAACCAGAAATACTGGGATCTATCCCCAGAATCATTGGTTTTCCAGATGTTTTGCATTTATCTAACCACTCACCTAATTCAGTTCTAGTAGTTTGAGCATAACTTCTCCCCTCTACTACAACATCCATTGGAGGTATCCAAAACAAGATAAGATCTGCTACGTTCAAGTAAGTAGTTTCCCAATCAACTTGGGATTGATAATCAAACTTACCATCTTGATAAACACTGCGACGGGGGTTGCAAAATAATACTTCATCTTTCCATTTTGCTTCGAATCTAGTAATTATTTCTCTTTGCCAGTCTGGTGCTCCTTGAATAGGACCCGCCAAGAAAACATAATACTTTGATTTTTTCTTAATATCCAGATTCTCTGGAGCTTCAATCCAATTTTTATTCCTCATGATGCTTCTTTTATTTCTTTGATTTTATAATATATCCAACTAAGAGGACCAAATATAATACATATTGGAACTGTTATCCACATAGTCCACAAATCTCCATAGTTAATGCCAATCCATGCTCCAATACATATCCATATAATAATTAATATTAATATATACATAATATATTTAATTTAGTTTTCATTTTATTAATTTCTCCACCAAATCATAATGGTGGTTACATTAGTAAGGTGTTCAGGAGAATATTCAAGTATTTTCTAATGAATCTCCTTAATTTCCTTATTAATGTAGAAAGAAAACCATACCTTTCTACTTGATATATAAAATGATAAGATTTAATATTAAAGATTTATTAGAAACAGTTAAAGAATATCAAGATGAAATAAATTCTTTAAAAAACAATATTCAAAAGATTGGTCAAGAATTTATTTCAGGTGAAGATGGATTCAAGGATAAATTATGTCAAATGGCATCTGATAAGGTCAAAGGATCTTGGGATTTTTTAGAATTCGGAAAAATAACATATTATTCTATTGGGATAATATTTATATCTAAAGAAACTAAAGAAATAAAACAAATTGAATTTACTTTAGAGGAACTTGAATCAATATGGTAGGTAGAAGAGTAACTGGAGTATTAAAACTTCAGGATAAAGACAACAATAATCAAGAACAATCTATTTCTATTGATGGAATAGTAGAAGAATCTATATCTGTTTTATCTCCACCATCCCCATATGTATATAAACCAGCACAAAATGGAGAATTGCATATAATTCTTAATAGTTGGGAATTACTTGATAGTAATATTATAAAATTAGATGATAGGATAAAGAATTATTGTAGTAATTTTTGTATTTTTGGGAAAACTAGTTGTCCACCTGAATGTCCATTACTTAATAGTGAAATCCCCTGAAATTCTTATATATGAATATAACAAAACTTCAAATGTAAATTAGTTTAGTATTAGTGAGAAGATAGTCTGTGAAGATTGTCTTCTTTTTTTGTTCCTTATGTTATCACCGCATAGCCTTATATATGATAGACTAAGGATAAATTTATATTACTTAATCTATCATTAGTTTTATAACTAAAACCTTAGGACATAGAGGAATATTCCTCGTATAACAAATTAAAAAGAACAAAATGAAAAATTCAATTAAAAAAGTAGCAGATATTACAACTGGTACTGCAATTCTTATAGCCTCAGCATGGGTTGTGGCTGTAATAGTATCTGGGTTATATAAAGACTCAGAAAAATATGAAGAATTAAAAAAAGAAAAGGAGGAAAACGTATGAAAATGCCTTTTACAAAAAAATGTATAACTATCTCACTCTACATGATTGGGACTGTGATACTGGGAATGGGTGCCGGAGAATATAGTACCCTTAAAAGAAAGAAACAAGAAAGAAGAGACAGTTTCAAAATTGCTGTCGAAGAACTTTTAGAAGAAGAAAAGAAAATAAAAGAGGATTAATTTCCTCTTTTTCTTTTTTTGTTTATATTATATCACAAGATAAACTTTCTTTAGTTATACCTTCTGATGTAAGAAACTCTTTCGAACCTCCTAGAATATTATCAATCTCGTCCTTATAATCTGAATAATCTAAGGATCGAATTCTAAAATACTTAGTTCCTTTCCAATCAGATGGATCATGTTTAACTTTAAATTTTCCATCTGGTTCTTTTGTAAACCAAAATCCTAGTGATAATTCCTGTGTTTCATCCCCTATGAATAATCTATTCCAAATTTCTTTCCACATAATACTATCTTGAATGGGTAGAAATTTTATCTGAGGGTCTGGATTTAATAAGAGTTTCGCAAATACTGAATTTTTCTCAGATAAGGTAAGACTACTGGCTATTTCATCTAATATATCATTATTAGATCCTTGTTCAAGAATTACCATATTGGGGATTCCCTTAGAATCTAATAGTTCCCAAGATTTCTCCATACTCTCTTGATCAATTCCCATACTTTCTAGAACTCTCTTAGTCATCATATCATATTTCATATAATCTTTCTTTTTACTATAGGCATCCAAATAATATCTTCTGCCAGAATTGGAGAAAACATCATACATACATTGGATTTCTATTACTTTTCCAGAATATTCAGGATCTTTATTAATATAACCCTCGAATATTTCTTGCGCAAGATCTAAGTCGATCACATTCCATTTATAAACTGCCATGGTGATATTGATTTTATGTTAAATATAATTAATTTTTTGAATTCTTGTAGCTGTATCTATTATTGTAATAGAGTAATCTCCAAATACAATTGTTATTGGATCCTTTTGAACCACGTAAAATGATAATCTTGTTACATCCGGAGTTATCTCGATTAGATCTTTTCCTCTAGTATGATCAAAAAGATCTAAACTACTTCTCCCTTCATATTCAATAATAATCCCATCCTCAAATAGGAAATTAACTGAAATTTGATATTTAGTCTTCAATGAATTTAGAAATAATATAGCTTCTTTTTCGAGGTCAGGTATAATAGATCTTCTAATAATTAGTTTTCTTTTTCTCATAATATACAAGATACATTATCTATCTGTAATTTTTCACAAAGCATTTCTTTTTCTTGACCATCTTCTAAGATACTCAGTAGATTTTTTATTTCTCCCTGATTGTAATCAAAAATACCTTTGATTATTACCAACATAGATTTAGGTGCTGAATTATCACGAAGTTTATGATAATGCATTAAATACTTATCGGATGCCCGATGATGATATAAGATTCGACTAATAATTATATCTTTATTTAAAAATAATTTAACATCTTTTCTTATCTCACGTGGTAATAAATCAATGGTAACTGATAGGTTTTCTTTCATTCTGATACTCTTTTAATATCCAATACTTCAAAATTTTCAAAAATACCATCGATAATCCAAGGAACTGAGTTATTCAGAGATACCTCTATGGAATTTCCTAATAAAAGAATAGTAGCTACTAGTTTCATATCTTTATTATTACTAGGTCGTAACATAATAATATCTCCTCTTGAATGTTGATATTCTGTCCAAGTATCTTCTGAATATTCAATAATAACTCCCTCCTCAAATAGGAAGGTAATTGATAATCCAAAAACTTTATCGAAAGATTTCATAATTCTATAATCAGCCTCCTCTAAGGAAGGCCAAAAACCATTATTTATTTTTATTTTCTTCATAACATATATAAGGTTATCTAGGTGTACAAAAAGAAAATTCCCCGAAGGGAATTAATTTTTCTTGTGGGCAGAGATGGAGTCGAACCACCAACAACACCAATTGGCGAGGAGAACCTTGGCCGCTTTTCCGTTTGCGTATCCGCCCGATTTAAAAAGAAGGGACCCCATAACGATATCCTGTTTTGCAGGAGTCCCTTAGACCAGACACTAGTTCTGGTGGAATTTACTTCATGGATGTTTAGTCTAAATCTTCTAATACAACGTCTTTGACCTCTAGACCACTCGCCCATATATTTCTCCTCAATTGAGGGCGAGAGAGGATTCGAACCTCCGTCCTTTGTAATAAGGTTTTTCACCTCCATGGTAAAATTCCGTAAATCTGACACTAAATCTGTTGACACAAATCTAAATCTAAAACTCCTCATTAAGTTAAATCTAAAATTTGAATCTGATTCTGGTGTCAAATATCTTTATATATTATTTTCCGTAGATAAGATACTGCATGAACTGATTCGTCTTCAAGTCTGTATCTTGTGCATCGATATCATTTACTTCTTTCAAAGCAACGGCGATTGCATCCAAGAATGCGGATTTCCGGCGCATGAGTTCTGCTCTTTGTCTGTGTGACCATTCACCAGAGAAATATTGTAGTGTTTTATCACCAATCTCCTGGATAGTGTTGATATCGGATACCACCGGGTTGTACTTGGAAGTATCACGAAGTTTTTCAACATTTGGATCCGGCAAAATCTGCTGAGTTTTGATTGTTGTTCTTTCAACTGATTCTTGTAACGGAGTTTCCCAAACATCACGTCCTGAATATTCAGAGTTAGTGGTTGGATTCCAAATTCTTTTGTCATCACGGACCGGGGTAATTTTGAATGTTCCATCGAGCTGATTAATGAGGTTTCGAAGTCTCATCAATTCATTTGCACTCAATTCACCAAAATCTTTCCCATCGACAATCAACGATACTTTCTTCGCCCCAAAAGAATTAGTTGCTTCGATACCCATAGCCTGGGAAATATACGAAGTAGCTTGTTCAATGAGCCAATCATACTTTTCGTTAACAGTCGTTACGATAATTGTTTCGCCACGTTCTTCCGGTTTGTCAGAGAAATCTGGTCTAGCATCATAGGTTTTCTTTTGCCCTCTAAACTGACCTTGTTCTCCTTTGAAGAAGCTCGTGTAATCTTTAATCATTTCATTGAAACGACTAGATCCTTGCTCAACTAATGCAAGCAATGCGTTCATTTTTAATTTCTTCATAAGTCTAAATCTTATTATATGTTATTATATTCATACACTAATTAGAATTTGAAGGGTTTCCTACACGGCCTTCACAGGTGGTATAGGAAAATACTTAATAATTCGGTTTTAATACCTAACACATAAATGAAACAACATCTGTATTTTTATTATTTTCTAATTTATAATCATATATAAGAATTTCAGGGGAACAAAAAAAAGAAGACAGTTATTACCAGCCTGTCTTCTTAATACTATTCCTCATTTTTATTTTCTAAAAATGAATTCACATCATATATTAGGGTTTAAAGGGATTACAGCAGATAATAATTTCGGATCAGTTCTCTATTATTCTCCATAAAATCTTTAGCCCTCTCAAATGTATGAAATGCTAGGAGACATCTAATATCAGAACTCTTGGTAACTATTAAACTCTTAAATTTATTACTATATTGAATAATAAATTTTTCTTGATCTATGTTATTCCATTCTTGGTCTGATATTTCTCCACCATAGTAGGGCAGCAACATAGTGATCTTAGTAACCGCCTCATGATGTTTTTGGAGTTTTTCATTATCAGAGGGAGCTGGGAGTTTATGGTTAGGTAAATCATTATATGTTTTAATCTTAGATATATTGGTGACTCTTTTTCCATAGTTCCCCAATTCACACTCATATCCTTCCTCTTTTAATCTTTTTAAGAGAATATCTCTATTTTCCGTAGTTGCGTAGGTAATTAAACTCTCATCACATGAACAACACCACCTGACTGGAATTACTTTATCAAAAAACATCTGTAATTCTCCTTTCGAATTAATTCCACAATGACAACTTAAAGCTTCATTAAGTACTCGTTCTCCGTCAAATATAAACGCATGACCATCTTGATCTTGTAAAATATCTCCATCACAGAATAATTTTATTTCTTGGTAGCATTCCATAATACACTGAGCCTCAACTTTTATTGGATTAATCATAGTGATCTTAGAGTTATGATCAATATAGAATACCATTCCTGAGATAGATAAACTATCATCAAAAGATCCATCATACCAACCGCCATAAGATTGTAAGGTAGTTATTATACCCTTTGGATTACTGGGATTTCCTCTCATCCAAACTCTTTTGCTTTTTTCTATCATATTATATTAATTTTTTAAGTCTATTCACATATATTAGGTTATAAAGAAAAATATAATTACTATTCTAATAATAAATATATTATACTATTTTTATTATTAGATATCCATGTTCTCTTTCTCCAGTAATATTATTAGAAATTTTTATAGGTTTCACTTCAAAATATTTCTTAATTATAGATGCTTTTGGTGTAATAGAAGTTATATTTAATTTCCCTAAAATCTTTTTTATTCTATCTTTAATTTCAATTAATGAATATCTTCCATCAATCAAAAACTCCTTTAGGATCTCAGTTTTTAATAAATCACTTTCACTATCTACGATCTTTTCAATTTTATCATCTAACTTATATTTCTTATAACTAGATTTTTTAATACAATCGATACCAAATTGATCTATATAATTTTTATATTCTGGAGAAATATAATCAAATATATCAGTATCTGGATTATTTTTATATTCCTCACAAATTATCTTCATTCTTTCTTCAAATGTTTTTGACTTATAAAATTTATAATCAAATTCGCTTAATTTCCCATCAAAATAATAAGAATCAAATGACTCAATAATAGATAACCTATATTTTTTATCTTTTGACGAAAAATCTGAAGAATCATAAAGGATTGCTTTTAATTCATCAATTGTATATGAATTATCTATCTTTATATTTTCAAAATTATCTACTATATCTTGTGAATAATAAAACCACTCTCGTTTCTTTGGAAATTTATATTTTTTGAAATATCCATGTAGATAAGATTCTAAGGTTTTATCTCCTTCCCTTATTTTGAGAAGAATACTGGTTGGGTTATGATCTACATATTGATTATATCTTTTATCTACTTCTTTTGCATATCCTATTTTTAGGATAGTTATATAATTATCATTTTCATCAAATGCTGCTGATTTTATTAAGTATATCATAATTTTATTTTGTTTAATAATTCAAATCCTTCTACTCTTCCACTATTTGTAGATATTTTTACTCTCTTAACTTCAAAATATTTCTTAATCATAGATGCTTTTGGGGATATTGATATAATTGATAATTGATTAAGTAAATTTCTAAAAATTTCTTTAATATCAGATAATGCATATTTTTCTCCTTCTTTAAAAATTTTATAAATCTCTGAATCTAATAAATTTAAATTTTCTTTTTTACTTCCCTCTCCTACTAATTTATCTATTAAACTTTTTCTAAAATAGCAACTTCGGATTTGTTCAGTACCTAATAAATTTATATAATTTTTATATTCAGAAGGGATATAATTAAACACATCTGTATTTGGATCTTTATCGTATTCCTTACAAACCTCTTCCATTCTTTCTTCAAAATATCTTAGAGACATTATTTTATAAGATAATTCTCTACTGTAATTTATCTTATTATCTTCTTCTATTCCACAATTTTTTATAGTTCCAAGAACACTAATGTCATCCTTATAATTTAACTGTTGAACTTCCCATGCTCTTAAATCCGCTAAAAGAACTAATTTATTTAAAACTAGATTTCCTGTTTTTTCATCTATTCCTGTATAATCGTCTACATAATTATATGTTTTAATTAATTTTTTTCTATCTTCTCTTAAAATATTTCTTTCACTAGAAGATTTTGCAGAATTAAAAATATTCAATAGGTCTTCGGTATTTTTCTTTTTCTTCTCAACCAATCTAATTAAAGATTCCTTTGTTTCTTCTTTAACTGTTGTAGAATATATAAAAATAGCTTCAAATCTGAATGGATTTTCATTAAGTCTCTGTCTACCTATTATTTGTGGTAAGTCTAGAGAGATATCAAGAGCCATTGTTTTTAGATTACAGTCACTAAGAATAATTGATTTTGCATTTGTGCTATAAAAATCCATACCACAATATGCAGTAGAAGTACAGAAAGTAAACATTTTGTGTGGTTTTCCTCTAAGAGGTGCTTGACCAAATTTAAATCCTTTTCCTATTCCATATAATTTTTGCTTATTTATGGATTTTTTTGAGATAATTATATTAACTTGATCAGGTGTTAATTTGGCTTTTTTTATAATACTAGTTATCATACCAACATTATTACAATAAAATACTACTTCTCTTGATTTAATTAAATCTCCCTTATAGTTTATTCTAGATTCTGTATTTCCGTCCAGATAAGATTTAATAATTTCTAATGCACTCTGTTCTAAATTGGACGAATTAACTCTGTGAACAACTGGTTTAATAATTCTAGTTCCCCAATTAAATTCATAATAAGGTAAATTTTTAAATTCATCTAATTCATTAAGATATTCTCCTAGCATTGGAGTAGCAGAAACATAAGTTACATTAGGACAATCTTGAAGATAACTAATAAAATTTAACTCAGTTGATGCTTTAAAATGAGAATCATTAAATATTAACTGAAATTCATCTACTACATAATAAAATTTAGATAATCGTTCCTCACCAAGCAAGTAATTTAAAATTTTAATCAAAACAGGCAAAGAATCATAAGTAACTAAAAATTTTAATGGTTGAATACACCTAAGATTTGTTGATAATTGAATTCTTTTTTGAATGTATTCAAAAACTGAATCAGAATATTTTTGATAAATATATTTTTCTAAAACACTATCTATTTGATCCTCTGGAATATCTTTGATTAAAACTTCCTTTTGTTTTGCAGTTAATTGAATTGATCGTAAATAATAGCATTGAGAATTTTGATCTTCTTTATTCTCAAGCAAAGTTACTCTAGGTGAACAAAGGATTACATCATCAAAGTTCTCTAGACAGTATTGTGTAAATCCACAGCCACAGACAGTTTTATTAATAACTGAGTGACCTAAAGGAAGAGAAAAGTCTGTCCAATCAGAGATGTAATTAACATATTCAGGCACATTTATTATTGTTTTATTCATATAATATATTATTTTGGTTTATACTATTTTTGTTGATACAGAGACCAGTTTTAAAGAGAAACTGATTCCCTACATATTCTAGGCTTTCAGTGAATTTTGAGAGAAAAAGTGGGTGTTTTTCATGAGTTTTGGGTCAATATTGCAAAAAATTAAGACAAAACACCCAAAGATAAAAGAAACCAGGCTAATTCCGGTTAGTGGATACAGGTAAGTGTCGTATTTCTTTTGCTGAAAAAGATAATATATTAATCCATATCATAAAATTACGACATTTTCCTTTATTGGGGTTAGCCAAACCCACCTCTCTTTTTTCGTCATTTCATTCCTCAAAAATTCACTCCCTAACCCCAATATTTTTGTTTTAAATTGTAGATATATTATGACAGGTTTACCTGGAAAAAGAGTAGGGCACGAGCGAAGCGAGAGGTGTGGAAGCGTAGTGGAACGGAGCTGGGCTACTCTTTAGGAAATTTCTCTTTGTTCCACTAAATGCAATTTTTTATCTCTAGTATCTCTCCTTTTCCTTAATTATGTATTAATTAAAAATAAAATATGGAAGAAATTAAAAACATAGATTATTATAAAAATAAATTAATAAAAACTCTTCAAGAAATTAAATATCTATATTATTCTGAAATTTATGAGATAGGTAAAGAAATTTTTGAATGGTTGAAGGAAGGAGAAATGTCAAGAGACGAGTTTCTTAGAACCATCCCTTTCTATAGAAATATTATATTCCCAGACCTTGATGTATTAAGATCTGGATTTCAAAATTATCCAGGCGAAGTAGAGATGATTAATAGAGTTTATATATTATTCAGAAGAATCTTTATCGATTATTTTGAGGAACAATCGAAAACAGGACTAAAAGAAGATCCAGTTTTATTTATGAGAAGTAACCTCCTAGAATATTATCGTAATGTTCCAGATTGGTTTGATTGGTATGTTTCAGATGAATTACCAGTTACAATGGTAGGGCAAGAAGAGACAAATCTTCATTATTTTAAATATGCTCTACCTGCAATCTTAATGGATCGTATCAATTTTACATCTGGGATAAGTTTGACTGAGTATATTTTCAGAATTTTTCAATTCTCTACGGAGGAAGGATTATATGACGTTTTCAGAACTAAAGAATCTAAGATACTTTTATATAATATGGGAACTATAATCAATAGCCCAATATCAACATTGTTTAAATCAATATTTAAAAAACTATATGATTACGAAAGACTCTACAAAAGATTATCAGGAGATCATCAACACTCTGAGGTTGAATTTATTTGGGATATTTAGAAAAGCTAAACAAATTACAGATATAACTGAATTTACTAAGATCTCTGATTCCTTAAGACAAGAGAGGGACAGTTATTATAAATTATGTTTTCATGGTATGGATCCCTCTGAGTGGGGTAGGTTGCTAGACCTAGTAAATACTTTTAATGTTACTAGAGCTGGAGTTATTACTACCCTAGAGAATTTTAGAAAGCAAAATCCTACATCTCCAAATATACTACCCGGGTTTAAATCACTACTCCCAAGTAAACTGAGATATAAAACTATCAAAGATATGATAGGTGGTGGAATATTTTATAATCTTCCGAATCCTTTTGAGATTTTTCAGTTCTTAGAGATATCCTGGTCTTCAGGTCGATCAGGTTCTAATTTAGTGACTCCAGTTGGTACATTATATTCACTCTATGAATCTGATAACTTAATTCCAGAAGTATTATGTAAATATTCGGTGGAACTTATGTCATCATGTATTCAATTAGCTGGTATGGGACAGATTAAATTATCTGCAGTTGATAAAGCTATTATTTCAATTATAATAACTGAATTAGAGGGTTCATTAATTAATGAGAAGAAATTGATGGGGATCCCAGAGAAAGTATTACAAGAAGGATTTTTCTCCGAAGAATTTGAGAATATCCTTAGGACAGGTGAACAATTTGATTTAAAATTTAAAGCATCAGAGGATTATCTTATCCCTCATTTTCCAAATTATTTGTCTCTCCTCAATGCACTTAAACGAGCTAAACTGAAATGGTATGCCTCAAAATAAAGAAGATAACCTAAGAGAATACTTAGAGACGATAAACTGTTTCTTGGTGAAAATAAAATCTCTCAATACAGAATTAGATCAAGTAAAACCTCCTTCTCAAAACTACCTGGTAAAATATTGTGATATATCCCAGAAGATATATGATTTATATTATAGTATCTTAGGATGTGAGTTTTATTATTATCCGATCACTACTAGGATTGGCTGCATTTATGATCTAATTGGCGAGTATACAAAACTTAGAGCCAAGTCAATTACACTATACCAGAGATGGAAAGGAACTGTCTTTAATATTAATTATATTATTCCACCAAGTTTTTCTAATCGTGGTAGTTGGAATATGTGGAAAAAGAGCAAACTTGTCCTAGCAGTGCCAGTACCATTTAATCAAATCCCACCAGAGGATAGAGAATTAATTAAAAATCTATCCAATCTGGAAGGTGATGAAGATTACATAATTACTTATCTCTCAGAGATACTCCGGATTTATATCAGATACCTAGCTTCAGTACTCACTGGGAAGATTATTTTTCCAGTCTTTTGTGAATCTGGTCAAACAGGAGAGTGTAGTGTATTTTGTCAAGAGTTTGAAGAAATATTTAGATTACTATCTGAGTATATTCTATCAACCTCAATAGATGAAGTTTTATCTAAATATCTGTATGATCAAAAAATTATCTGCTCAATGTTGTCAATAAATGATTACTATTATCAAAAATTGAGATATCAATTATCTGGTAATAGAGTATTTCAAGTAGATTGGGCATTAGATCGACAATTTTGTCATCTGAATTTTGGTGAAGCCTTAATTACAGTTTATTTTAGAAAATTACCAAAAGAATTATATGAAAGCTTATGTTAACATTTAAAGATATTAGAGAACAGGGTAGATTACTTTATGAATATACTAGAGGTAGTCAGTTATTTGGATTGGATACTCCGGAATCAGACCTTGATACTGGTGGAGTATTTATTGGACCACGTAGTTGGTTTTTAGGATTAGGTCTGGAAGCTATTGATAATATAAAATCAGAGAAAAATGATGATTCTTGGGATGAGCTAAAGAAATATGTTTGGCAATTAAGTAAGTCATCTCCTGAAGTTTTAGAATCCTTATTTGTTCCAGATGAGTTAGTTCTATATAAAAATCCTGTTATGGATAAATTACTTTCTCATCGAGATGAATTTTTAACAAAGGCATGTTTCCAACCATTTGCTAATTATGCTCTTAAACAAATTAAGAAATCACGTGGGCAAAATAAAGCAATGATGATAGATCCAAAAACTGTTGAATGGAGAAAGACTCCACTTGAGTTTTGTTATTTACATATCGGTAAAGGTAGCACTTGGACGTTAGAAAAATGGCTAAGAGAAAATAAACTATCTGAGAGATATTGTGGGCTGGTTAGACTACCGAATTTCTTTGAAGGTTTTGCATTGTTCTATGATTGGGGTAATGCTAGAGCTAATGGAGAAGATATTGAGGAATCATATCGAGTATTTCATGATGGCCTTAGTGTACCAGAAAATTTAGAACCAATTGGTTATCGTGGAATTTTAAGCCCATCAGATCCAGACACAACTCAACTTAGATTAAGTAGTATTCCTAAAGGAGAGATAGCTTTGTGTGATTTTCAGTTTGGTATGAATGCGTTTAGTCAACACTGTTCTGACTATAAAAGGTATCACAATTGGGTAAGAGACAGAAATCCAGAACGATTTAATCTAAACAAAGGATATGATTTTGACTCGAAAAACATGTGTCATTGTATTCGCTTGGTCACTCAGGCTATTGAAATTGCTGAAGGTAAAGGATTGATTCTGAATAGAAGAGGTATCGATAGAGATTTTCTGTTAGATGTCAAAAATCATAAAATCCAATACTCTGAGATTATGAAGTATACTGAAAACCTAGAGAAGAAGATGCATGAAGCTTTTGAAAAATCAAAACTCCCAGATTCACCAGATCTAGATCTGTTAGAGAAAATAATGTTGGAAATTAGAGAAGAAACTGGACTATGAGTATAGAATCTAGGTTTAGGAAAGGAGATATCTTGGCTAGTGATTCTCATCACACTATTGTAATTTATAGTCATACCACCCGTGATACTGGAGCATTATTTTTCTTAGCAGCCTTAATGCACGATGGTGAGTATATGGCTTATACTTCAAGTGGAGTAGGTTATACTACATATTATAGGCCAGCAAAAGAATCTGAAAAAGTTGAAATGATTGAAAGATTAAAGGAAGAAAAAGTTAAATTAATATATCCTGATTCAAGTGCTTTAGATTCTTTAGTTATTATTGACACATTTAATTCAGTTTTATCTGATAATTATTCTCTAGAAATACTAGATTCTGGGGAAAATAAAATGAATGTTGAAGTTACAACAAGTTCTTATGATTTATTCAAGAATTCTGCTAAATTATTCAAAGATATTAAACCTTATTCTATTACTCCCATAGATACAGCGGCCAGGTTTGGAGATAATTATCATCTTCAACTTCATGAGATTTTTGAAATAGATCTATAGATATGTCAAGATTAAAGTATATATTGTTTCCCTTAATGTATTTTGGGATGGTATTGTTTTCATATGGGATGTATCTTTGTATGTTTATGTCAACGCTAATATTTGAAATTAGATGTCTCCCTGAATCTGAGTTTGTTCATCATTTTACAGGTCGAAGGAGTTTAATCTTAGACTTTGTAATGTCTGATTTTAAGAGAATTAAGAAATATGGGTATTCTTATTTTGTGGATCATTTTAATGATGTAAAATATTAATGGAACGAAATACACAATTATATAAATCCTATTTTGTATTAAGATATTATCGACTAACTCCACAAGAGGAGATAGAAATGATAGATTCTTTTGAATCGTTAGGAATTGGATTTAGAGTAAAAGAAGAGCCGGCTAGGTGCTTAAGAATAGAGATAAGACCCCGTGATTTGTATGATAAATATTTTGAGATTGCTAAGTTTATATATACTCCATGCCTTATCTATGAAACTGATAGTTCCGGAGAAGCTTTAGATAGTACAGCCGGGCAAATTCCTTTTGAATATATTATGTATGAAGATAGGAGATTGTTACATAATTCGTTAATAGATTTTGTAGGAAGTTATACTGATCCTAATATCCGAGATCTTAGATTTATACAAAATGGTAATGAAAAATTTTTCATAATAAACACAAAAAAAGTTTGTGATATTAGAATATTCAAACCAGAGTATATTTTTCAGAAAGATCCAAAAGATAAATCATATGAGTTTATATTTAATCTTTCTCATATTATATATAGAAGAGATCTAATCTCCAATGATTCAGACTTTTATATTAAATTTGAAAAATTAGTTAGAGATGAGTGTATTTAAAACAGTAGCGAAATTAATATATCGGGCAGAATCTAAACTTCCCGAGATAGATTATATAGAATTAATAGACTTTTTTAATGATTTAAAAATAAATTATTCTTTTGATAATACTGGAAGAGAGGTAGATATCAAAATTTCCTTCTTAGATTTATATAAAAACGTAGGGAAAATTAAAGAATTCCATATTCTCCCTCGAGAGATTAAGGAACAAAGAATTGGCAGTACAGCCATGAATCCAGATTACTCCAATCCTATTAGAATTTATGATCTTGATCCTGAGTACAATGATAATTCTATAAAAATATTTGAAGAGGATGGTTGGAAAATTACCTATAGTCCTCAGTCAAAGAAGTTTTATTTTATTGAAACTGCTAAACCAGGTTTGACAGTTGTTTTTGATGTAAAACATACTATGACTTATTTATTATCTAATCGTCATAAAACTTTTGATTATAGATATTACTCAATATTTAATGTAATTTATCGTAGAGAATTAGATACTATGTGGGATAAATTTGAAGAAAAATTCATTGAATTAAGTCATGGATAATATTAAATTAAAAACAATCAGAGTTTTTTCAAAGAGAAAATTCATTGATTATGTAAACTCATTGGGATTAGAGGATTCAGTAGAAGATCTAAATAATCCTAAGATTAGTATAATTTCAATTGAAGTTCCTGAACAGAATGACTCAGGGCGGGATTGGGATTTTAGGAGAGATCATTATTTTGAATTACCTCATTCAGGGATATTAAATTTGGAATTTTATGATATCTCTGAGGTATCACCAGGTAGTTTTACTCCAGAATTAGCACAACTAGTTAAAGAGTTCTTGGATCGGAGAATTTTTACAGATGAGACTGAAGAATTAATTATTCATTGTGCAGCTGGAAAATCTAGATCTTACGCCATTGGTGAGGTAATCTATGAATATTTAGTTGATTCTGGATATAGTGGAATTAGTTTTCCTGAATATAAACTTCCAACTAAATTTCCAAATCCCTTGGTGAGAAGTGAACTTATGAGACTTTATTATTGGAATGATATATTATAATAAAAATAGGTCTACAATAACTTGAGTTTCTTATATGTGTGTAAAGTATAAAGAGATGATTACCAATTAATTTAAACAAATGGAGGAAAAAATTTTCACTATGGAAATTAATGACGAATAAAGATTATATCTTTTATGGTGATTTTGACGGGATAGTTGGGTATCTATTTACATCCGATATGTTCGGACCGAATGTTATAATTAATAGAATTAATAATCATTCAATACAAATAGATACTATGAATATTTTTATGAAGATTGGTGCGGGTTTGTTAGCAGGTATAACTGTATTTGCAGCACTAGGTAGAAAAAAGAAAGACAACTCTGTAAATCAGATGAATAGCGGAGGTAATTCAAGTGGTGATCCAAATCGGACCTATGAAGGAAACAATTCTGAGATGATCGGAAATAATCAAGGGAATGATAATCAGCCATCACAAAAGAGTAAAGGTTCGGAGGCAATAGATGGTCTCAGAACAATTCAAAACGTATTTACTCAGGTGTGTAATTTCATAAATTCTATGGTAGTAATTGTTGATAATATTTCAAAATTATTCACTGTAGATCCTAGGATTCATGTTAGTGCATCAACAATATTAACATAATAAAGTCTTAACTAATAAGAACGTACGAATGAATACTTCGTAAAAACTAAATAAATATATTTCGTTTAGAAAATATATCCTCTCTAATCTCTAAGATATATTAGTAAATATGTCTTGGGGATATGAGATAAATTACTATATCAATTGTGATATGGTGATTTCTTTTTTTTTTCGGTCACAACTCCTTGATAGTCTTATATATGTATGGAAAAGAAAAATATAAGAAAGATAGTGAGAGCAAAAATGCCAGAAACTAATAGCTCAAGCTCTCACTCAATAACAATTTCAAATAATATCGAATTATGTGAAAATCCACAGCTCCAAAATTTAGTAATAGAGTCTGATGGATGGATTCGTTTTAATGATCAGAGAAATTTTGGTTGGGAATGGGAAAAATATAATGATTCTTATACTAAATCTCTGTATGTTTTAGCTACATTAGGTATGTATCATAAATATAATCCGAAAGAAGAATATCTTGAATTAGAGAAAATTTTTAAAGAGGTTATTTGTGATTATACTGGTGCGGATGGAGTTGAGATTAAATGTTATCCAACAATAGATCATCAATCAACTGATACTTTAGATACCAAGCTATTGAGAGATAAGGATTACTTGAAGGAATTTATATTCAATCCAGGATCTTGGTTATTTTTAGGGAATGATAATGATGATCATCCGTCACAGTTTTTTATAGTACCTACTGAGACCTACCCTTATAAGGTGATAATTCATTTTCCAGGGATAGGGGATGATATTTATGAATTTAGAGATTATCCAACAGTTCAAGAATTGAACAGTGAGATATGGAGTGTAGTTAATTCTCTAAATTATGATCCAAAATCTGATAGTATGATAAATAGAAGAAAAATAGATGCCTCAGATACTACTAGTAAATTTGTATATATTTGTATTTTTAATGAAAAACTTTTATATGTGAACGAAGAACTGGTGGCTCCTAGTTCTATTAATACTCCACCAATGAAATACTATCAAGAAATTATTGGGAATAATCCAGAACAATGTAAATTTATAGATTATGAAATCAAATCAGAGTTCGGGGTATTTTAATCCTAATAATATCCTTTTCTGTGGGATAAATCATTTTAGACCAGGCGGAGCTTTTACTGGGAGTACTATTCCTTCAAAAACATTGTATCGGAATGGAACATACCTAGTTAAATTAGATGATGATGGAACAAAAGAATTTATTGGTGAAGTTTTTGAATCAGATTTTCCGGATTCCATTGATGTTAAAATCACTAATAATTGTAACTATGGATGTCCATTCTGTCATGAATCAAGTATCCCTGGTGGAAAAAATTGTGATACCGAGAAATTACTTGAAAAGTTAGGTCAATTGCCAGATGGTGTTGAATTAGCTCTTGGTGGTGGGAATGTATTACTTCATCCAGATATAAAATTAATTACTGATGAATTGAGCAAAAAATTTATAGTAAATATAACTTTATCGGAAAATGACTATATTAACGAAAAGTCTAAAAAGACTATGCAAGAAATTTATCAGAATATTAATGCAGTCGGAAAATCAGTTACAAATAGTTGTAATAGAAAAATAGAAACATTAAGATATTTTGATATTGAATTCTCAACTATGGTAAAAACTGAAGTTATACATACTATCATTGGAGTAATCCAACCAGACCAATTTGAATACATCTGTGAATCTAGTCCTAAAGTTCTTTTACTTGGATTTAAACAATTCGGGAGAGGAGAAAAAATAACTATTGATAAATTAGATGAATGGAAAAAAGTTGTCAGAAAAATAAAATATCAAATGAATACCAAATATAATAATTTAACATTATCTTTTGATAATTTAGCTCTAGAACAACTTGATCTTAAATCAGCATTTCTCAAAAAAGATTGGGATAGATTTTATCTTGGTGATGAATTCACCCATTCAATGTATTTAGATGCAGTAAATGGAGAGTATGCTCCTACGTCTAGATCACCAAAAAGTGAGAGAGTTTCTTGGGATGGATTAGATATAATAACTTATTTTAAAAATAATCATGTTAGAAATACTAACTAGAGAGGAATTTTTCGAGGGTTTATCAGATCCTTATGATTATAAAATTTTTCCAGGTATCCCTACAATTCATAGTGACTTTGAAAGTATGTCTATTGTTGATGGGGAACCTATATGGACAGAATTTTCCAATATCTTTAAATATTTTAGATTTAATGATCCAGATATTCTCTTAACTGATGTTGGAATTAAATTTATTAGTTTGTCTGGTATCAAAGAAAGAATAATTTTTTCAAAACAGACTTTCCCAGTACATCTTAAGAATGATCTCGAAGATTTTTGGGGATATCTAAATTCAGAAATTACCAAAACAAAGGGTGGATTTGGATTATTCCAGAATTTCCTAGATTCTGTCGAAGTGAAACAATTACCAAACGCTCCTAAAAATTATTCCACTGATAAAATTCATTTATCTGATTTTAGATCATACTCAACATGTCTATTTAGAGATGAGAATCGTGATAGTGAGACTTGGTGGAAATTAAAGAAAGGAGATCGAGAGTATATAATTAATTGTACTCCTCAAAGTTGGTCTAATTATTTATATACATTTAATGTAGGCCAAGAGACAAGAAAAATAATAGAGGAATTATTTGCACTTAAATTATGGATATTGAATCGTTAAAACAAATGATAGTAAATATAAATTCTTCCTTACCATATTATGAGAAAGATTATATTTCTGTCAAGAGAACTCCACTTGGAGATAAAGAAAGAGTGGAATCATTTAGACAATTTATTGAATGTAGACTAAACTATGAATGTTTTAGTATACCAGAACTTAGACCTTACGCCGAAGCCTTTGATGGGCATCTATTTGAGGTAACAGCTGTTTACGATCAAGATGAAACCAGAAGAAGATTTTCTTTAGTCCAAGCAGAATTATGTAAATCTAGTGATACCTATATTGGCGAACAAGATTTTTTAGATTCACTGGATGAGATAGAAGACGTCTTAGGGGGATCAACTTTAAAATTTAATTATTCACAAAAGAAAACTAAAATTTATATCGAATGAAAGATTGGAGATTAACTAGTGATGTAGTTGCGTTTATAGTCAACAAGGATACTGTATATTTTGCAGATCCTTCTAAAAAGAAGTATATAGACCCCGTAAAACGAATATTCGGTGGTGCTTCCGCAGAAATACATCTTACAAACAAAAATTTCAAAGCACAAATAAAAAAAGATGTAATTCTGGTGAAAAACGAAAGTTTGCCAGACAAAGATCTTTATTATAAAGTTGGTAATATAGATCCTAGCAATATTTTTGAAATAGCCGAGGGTTCAACTATCCTGAGGGGAGATATTCAGGAAGAATTTGAACTAGTATTCCATAGTGAGGCAACTTCAGTTAGACTAATAACTAAATCGATGTCTTCTTATAAGGAAACTTTGGAAGAAATGAGAAGAAGACTAAACTGTGAAATCTACTCCAGAACTAAAAATTGGAAAGTAGGATATCGTTATGATTCTATAGATAGTTCATTATATTATCTTGGTGAAGTATCTAGTCATAAAATCCATCCCACCAATTCATCATTTTATGAAACTCCTCAAAGAACTGTTCATTTGTTTGTAACAGAAATTGATGAGGATACAGAAAAATCGGTATCTGAAGTTATTAAGAAACGTCTTTATGTTAAAGATGAAAAAGATAGAAGTAACCGATTTAGAATCTGTATGAGAGATAATGTTGGAACTTTGGTTGAATCTGGAAAATATCTAGAAGATGATGTAACTAGTATAAAATCACTTTGGGAAGATATGGTAAATACTTATCTTGAGAAAAAGAAAAAACAATATTCTCCTAATTCGTCTTTATATTTTCATGAAGATGTTTCTAGCCTACTGAGGATATTTGATTACACAGATCTCACTGATGGGGAAGTTAAAATATCTGATTCAATTAAGTCTAAAGTAGAGGAAGTGATCTCTGAACATTTATATAAATATTTGGTAGATTATTATGATCTAACTCATTATCATGTTGAGCAGAGTGTAAATTCTAAGAAAGGAAGAGATAAAAATGTTGATGCACTTATATCATACTTCTATTACTCATTGGATGATAGTAATACTTTGAAGATCAGTTATTATTCTGATTTATTTAAAAAAATCGGAATTGATCTAAAACAGATAGCTGATAAAACATTAACTAGATTTGAATGTAATAAAGATTCTTTCGATAATGATATAGAAAGTTTATTAGATTATGAAAATTACTATAAGAGACACGATTATAATAAATATAATAAGTCAATTGACCAAAGATCTCTTAAAACTTCAGCATCATATAAAACTTTAAACGATTCTATATCAGGTAATCATTTGAGAGATGCTATTATGAAATTATTCAAAGAAGCTAGAGATAGTTTTGGTGGATATGTTGAAAAGTATGAAATTATAAACTGCGGAACATTAAGAAAACCGACTAATATCACTACATGTACAATATCAATAATGAATATCATTAATTATTTTGGTGGAATAGATAAAATGTCTGAATTCTTAAAGAAAGATATAATTAGTGAAAAATTCTTTTATATCACTATTTGGGTTCCGGAAAATGAAGATTTAAAATAAAATGGCAAAACAAGAAAACATTGAACAATTTGGAGTAATCTCTGAAGCTCTTGGTAATTCTTTGTTTAGAGTTGAACTAGATACTGGGCATTTAATACTTGCTCAAGTATCTGGTAAAATGAGAAAATTCTATATCAAAGTCGTACCGGGGGATAGAGTAAAACTTGAAATAAGTCCTTATGATCTAACTAGAGGCAGAATAGTGTCTCGATTGGATAATTCTCAATCAGTTAAGAATAAAGAAACTGATAAAAACGAAGAGAAACCAAAAAAGAAATGAGAGGGCAATGCCCTCTTTATTTTTCCTCTTAAAGCCTTATACATGAAATATAAATAAATTAAAATATGTATAAAATTGGAGATAAAATTTGTTTTTGGCTTAGAAATCAAAACAAAAAATTAATAGATTTTTACTTATATGAGGTAACTTCTCCTGCTCTATCCAGTGATTGTCTTCCATTTATTTCTTTAGTTAAAGTTAATGAGAAAACAACTCCTGGAATTTATTTTACTGGGGAGGATACTGATATATTCAGTTGGGTTTTTGGAGACAATGATAGAAGAGGGATAGTTAATAAAAGTATTAAATATCTGGATAAGGTATTAAAAGATTCTTATGTAGAAGAAAGTAGTATGGGTCCATATTCTTTTCCGTTCATGGAAATAGAAAAAGATCCAGATGAAATCTTAATTGATTTGGTAATAAGACTAAGGTATACTATTAGGAGAAAATACTATAACTTTGAAGATGGTTCTTTAGTAGATCTATATTTACCAAAGAAAAATTTTCTATTACAAGTAGGATCTAATGAAGAAGAAATTTGGTTGAATCCGATTTGTTCTTATAATAAACAAGATGTTTTACTAGATTATCCAGAAAATCTTAAAACTTCAATATTTAAATTACTAGAGAATAATCTTAATAAATATTATCTAGAAAAATTGAAGAAGTACTTAGGAATTGATATATTACAGAGTCCAGATAAATTTTTAACACTAAAAAGAAAAGATTTGAAAAAATCAGAGAAAGAAACAATAAATAATGTACTGAAATCTTTAGAATGGATTTCAATAAAAAGAAAAAAGTGATGAATAAATTAATACAATTAGTTATAATTATCTTATTATATATAGGATTTTTCTATTCCTCAGGGATGGCAAAAGTAACAATAAAAGAAGAAGTTCTAGAGGATTCTGTAGAGAATATAATAGAATGTAGATATGATACTGTTTTGGCTACTAAATATAATCCAGTACCAGAACAGTGTGGAGAAGATTGTTTAGTAACAGCCGATGGCACTACTATAGACTTAGATAAATTAGAAAATCATGATCTTAAATGGGTAGCTGTATCTAGAGATCTTTTAGATAAATACTCAATGGGAGATACTATTATATTAAAATCTAAAAATCATAGAATATCTGGTGAATGGATAATTCATGATGTAATGCCTAGTCGATGGAAAAATAAGATAGATTTATTGGTCCCATTGGATGATGAATATGAATTTCATAACCCACATAAAGTAATAATTAAGAAAAAAGAAAGTATAGGAACTTAATCCTATACTTTTATATTTTTTTATTTCTTCTTCAGAACTTTAAGATAATATCCCTCATTATCTTTTTTCATTTTTTTCATATCTTCCAATGAAAAAGTTTTAGCATATTTCTTAATATATCTTTTATATGTACTTTCAGACATACTCCGATTTTTGCTGAGATATAATCCAATTTTTAATATTAAATCTCTTTCAGATTTAACTAATTCCTCTGTTTTATTTTGAAATGCAACCAATAAAGAATACATCGTTTTCTTTATACTTTTTACAGAACCAAGAGATTTAGAATCTAGTATTGCTCCAATCAGGTTTAAATCGTCAGAAATTCCAAAAGATGAATTAGTAGAATGATCAATTTCACCACTTGTAGCAGCAAATTGAATTGGTTCTAAATATCCACAATTATATACAGCTTCAGCTAATTTATTCCAGGCAGTTGAAATATCACTGCTAGACCCTAAAGTGCATTTTTCTTCTGGATAAAATTCCCGTTCTCCATAGTAACCAGCCAAAGCAATCACTATTTCGTTATCTAATTCTTCAATTGAATCACTAGATTTTCCGTCTTGATCATCAACTTCACTCCACATATATCCACCACCCATAGATGAGATAGATATAATTGCAGTCGGAATTTCACCAGTTAATTTAGAATAAATAACAGCATGTGCTGCTTCATGAACAGAATGAATTGCTATCTTATTACAATTACTTGGACATCTTAATGTTCCAAGTGCTAATTCTTGAGAAAAATTCACAGATTTGATTTTTTTATCTTTTCCCCAAAAATCCAAAATTATAGTAGCTTTTTCTCTATCAAAATTATTCTCCTTAACATCAAAATTGACCGATACTACTTCATCAGTTTTATTAATCAATATAGATGAAAGTTTTGGATTAATCATAGAATTAATTGTAGTAATAACTGGTCTAACACCTTGTGTTGGATAAACTCCTTCTGAATAAACTAACTTTTTCATTTTGGCAGAAAAAGTTAACTCAATATTGGCTACTTCTTTAAACCTATTAGATATTCTAGTTAATTCTTTATCAATGATTTCTTCAAAATCTTTCTTCCTGAGGGAAGGATATTTGATTATATTATTACCTAGTCTACCAACTTGTTCATCCCTAAATTTTTCTTGAAGTGCTTTCTTTAGATCGGTGATACCGACATTAGATGTCATTTCATGAAATATATCAGCACTAACATCTGGATCTATTTCTTTCTTAACCCCAAATGCTTCATCTAAATTTCCTAAGATAAAGATTAAAGATTTATTACAGTTCAAGATTTTTGGTCTAGTAAGAATTTTGATATATTTCTTAACCAACTCTATCACATCTGCTAAGGATGTCATTGAATTTATTTTCCCAACAACTTTATATCCTAATCCAGATTCGATTCTATTTAATCTTCTCATCAAGACATAGAGTTTTTCTTTTGGTATTAATTCAAACTTATCTCCATCTTCTTCTCCATCACTACAAGTTTGAAATTCTCCTCTATAATAAAGACCTAAAGTATCCTTTAATTCAGATATAACTGAAGGAATATTTGGAAAATATCCTTTATCAGCTCCTAACCCTGGATGTTCATTAGAAAAGTATTCCAACTCTTCTATAAACATTACGAAATTATTAAGATCATACTGATATGAATTTATATCAAGTACACCATGATCCATTAAATTCCAAACAGATCTTAAAGTAGGTTTATCAATTTCTTTTCCTTGTTCATCCAGTGTTCTGGCGTATTGAAATTCATCAAAAACAAAGATGAAATCTTTTGGAGTTCTTTTTTTGATCTTATCTGCGCTCGGATTTAATTCCATTTCAGAATAAAAATCTTTATCTGCAAAAGGATCTATATCACCAAGTCCATCACTTGAATTATCAAATAAGTCATTTAATTTTTCTGCTACTGAACTTTCATTAGTATTCGTTTCTTGACCGCAGTCAAAAAATATACTTTTATCTGATAAATCTAGATAATTAATTAATTTTCGGATAACACTAGTTTTTCCTGTCCCAGTCAATCCCCATAGAGATACTACTACTGGTTTTTCCAAAATTTCTGGTGTAACATACCAAGGAGTAATGTTCTCTATAATCTGATCAATTATATTATCAATACCGATAAATTCAGATTTTAGTTTTAATTTCGCCTCTTCTAATGCTTTTATTTTTTCTAACATAAAATTAAATTTATTTATTAATCTTCGTCTTTATTATCTTCTGACAGGTCTATATTTTCATTTGGTGCAACGAATATTTGTCTTGAAATAACTTCATCCTCAGGACCATCAGTTGACTCTGTAAATTTGTAACAAATCCTAATATATTCTGATAAATTTTTTATCCAATCATCTAAATCATCAGATAATTTAAGAATAAACATAGATAATCTAGCTAATTCTTCTATCGTAGACTCTATTTTATTGCTTAATTCTATATCATCACTGAAATGCGGATATGAGAATAAAACAAGATTCTCATCTATCAAATCAACCCTACATAGTCTAGGAGATGCTTTTTCTAATACTTTACAGCAAGTAAATATATTAGAGGCCATTTCTTTAGTAGAAATTTCATAAGAAATTATTTTCATATCATTTGCTACTATTTTCTTCCTGATTATTTCAGTTTCTATTCCACCAACGGTAGTGTTTAGGGTTTCTTCTTCAATACCCCCAGATACTACGTCAAATGGATTATATCTTTGATAGATATCTTCTTTAGTATATAAAGAAATGTCAAAAAATCTATTAAATACTATACCACTTGCTATCATAACTTATATATTTATTAATTACATAGATAAGTATATCATGGTCTGGGGGATGTAAAAACCTTAATAGTGTATTAAATATTTAAAATATGAAAATAATAAATATTAAAAATTCAAAACTTAGACTAGTTATTCAAACTAGATCAGAATTAGTTTATGGTAGTACTAATACTGCAGTTCTTAGAAATAAGAAACATTTGAGGTATCAAAGTGTAGTATATAATTATAGTACTGATCCAGACAAATTTGTTGATCCGAAATTGATATCAACATGTGGATTGAAATCTATAATTATTCCAGAGGAAGTTTCGACTGTCATGTTTTTGGAGAAAATTAATGATAGAAATCCAAGTGATATAAAATTGGATACTGATGAATGTAATCATGTGCTAAGAATGATCTTTGGATTTTGTTCTGATTATCCAGAAGTTACAGAAGCATTAGCTCTAGCAACAGATTCTAAAGAAGTTGTTTTAAATTACTACTCTACTTATGGTGATGTTGGATTTTTACAGTTCAGAAGCTATCTTAGACATAAGATTAAATGGATGGATTTTGAGCCGCAAGATAAATTTGAAACCACCTATAAATATAATGAGAAATGTCATCGATATTCGGTAGTAAGCTTGGTTGAAGATTTAATCAAAGATGAAGCTGGAATAATAGTCAGTGATGATCTGTACAAATATCATAGAATTTCTGGCAAAACCTCTCATAGAGTAGAATTGAAAAGCTTAGATTCCTTACAAGCCTACAATATAACTGGAATACAAAGAAATAAAGGAAGAGCTAACTTGTCACTATCTTATAAAGTACCAGTTAAGGTTTCTATTCCTAGCAGTCCATATACCACCGAGAAAGAGTTAAATCTTGTAATGAATAAGAATTTTTGTCTGATCAAAGATGGAGTGAAAAATGGAAAATATCTTGGTGTAAAGATTTCTAACAAGTTAGCTGGTAAATTTAAAAAATTAGGAATCATTGATACACCGTTGGTATATTCTGGTGAATATTTATTAGATCTAGAAAAGTTACCAGTTGCTACTAGATCAAAAACTAGACAAGTATCAGCGATGTATTTAGCTAAAAAGGAGATTCAAAGTTTGGTTTTATCAATTAAACTTAAGTATTTAGAATATTATTTAAATATATTATCTCCAATTTCTCAAGAAGAAAAATATTTAAGAACTCTTGGAATATATGGGAAGAAAACTTATTCGTTAAATTTCGATAAAACTGGATTATCTAGTGGATATTATACAGTTAGAGCATTAAGTGCTAGTAGTTATCCAAATCTTAAATTTTCTAAGAACTCAGTTTTCGCATTAGTTAATAAATATCGTGCTAAAAAGACTACTGGTGATCAAATCATGGATGGGATATTTAGTTCAATTCAATCTGAGATTGATGAGATTGGGACAGATAAGATTTCTATTCTTCAGCAAAAATTAATTGAAGAGAAAAAGAGAATCGATACTGACATATCTGAAAGAAAATTTAGATTTATAATGTCCAAGAAATGTATATTCTCTGATCTCAAAAGAGGGAAGAAACAATCAGTTCCAATTTATCTTGAGGGACAGTTAGTAGATGTTAATTGGACTTTTTCAACTGAAAAAATATATTATTATGATAAATAACAAAGAAAAAATCTTACCATTCCTTAGATTTAAGGATAGTAGAAAGAATGATATTTTCTATCTCATTCAGGTTCTTCAGAGAAGAAAAGAAAATCCTGATATGAAGAAAGACGTATATCAAAGAGGGTACTGGTTTATAACATCCTTAGAAGAATTAGAAATCCATTGGGAGAGAATTGTAAAAACTTGCAATGATTACAATGCTAGAGCTTATGTTAATATTAATGCCTCATCTCAAGAAATGTTGGCAAAATTAATGCAAGTTGAGTTATCTAAAAGAATTCTCAATGGAGATTATTCCGCTATTTATAAATTGAACTATAAATTAGGAATCTCTAAGAATGTTCGTGATAGAAATTTTCAGAGTAAACCATATTGGCTGATCGATTTTGATTCAGAAAATATAGAAGACTTGGAAAAAGTAAAAAATTTAATAAAAGAACATACATCGATTGTCTCTGAGTTAAAAACTTTATCAGGTTATCATTTAATAGTTGAAGCTTTCAATTATGAATCAGGACTTAAGAGTTATCTGAAAAGAACTAAAAGCGATGATAAAAATTACGAGTTTGATGGAATTTCATTCTCATTAAAATTTGATCCAAATACTGTATTATATTATGGCAAGTAAAAAAGATAGAACGATAAAAATTATGACTCCGGATGGAGAGAAAACGATTAGATTCATGTCTGGTCGGGAAGCAGGAGACGAAGAACATTTTAGTTTTTGTCAAGAAAATTGCAAATATGCTAACTGTTGTGAAAATCTTCCAAATCCAGATTTAAATACACCGGGTGATAATTTAATGGACTTTTGTATAGCTCAGGATAATAAGAATCCGTCTGATCAGGATACTCTTATGAACACTTATTATCCGGTGAATATAGAAAAATATATCCCTAATTTTATGGATAAAGTCTTAAAATCTGACCCTAGATTTTCATTAAACGATATTCATAGTACCATTTGTCGAGAATTTTGTTCTCTTTATTCAGAGGCTGGAATTACTGATGAATGTAGTGAGAAAAATCCAATGTGTGTATTACAAGCATTATTAATTAGAAATAAAACCAAAAACGATGATTGAACTGATAGGGAAACATGGAAAGGACTGCAAAATATATGTGGATGATCCAGAAGAAGATGTTATTCAGTTTCTATATAAAGTGTTAGATAATGACATCTCACAAGATATTCCAATTAGAGTAATGCCAGATTGTCATTCTGGAACTGGGTGTATAGTTGGTCTTACATTACCAACTGAGACAAAAGTAAATCCAGAGTACATAGGTTGTGATATTGGCTGTGGGGTAGTTACATTTATATCTAAAACTGCTATTCCAGATTCACCAGATTTAGCTAAGGTAAATTATAAAATTCGCAATCTTATACCAATGGGTATGGAAATAAATGAAAAACCTATAGTAGATGAGAAAGAATTTTATAGATATCTTCGGACAGAATACTCTAAAGCTAGGTCAGCCTGGCCAGAGGTAATTCCAGATGTTGGTGAAATCGGAGAGAAATATCTGAGAGATATGCTCCGTAGATTAGGAATGGATCAAGGTGTATTTTATAAATCACTTGGTACATTAGGTGGAGGTAATCATTTTATCGAAGTCTCAGAAACTCCAGATAAAAATTGGGCTCTTACTGTTCACTGTGGTTCCAGAAATTTTGGAATTAAGGTGTGGAAGTATTGGTCTAAGATTGGAAAATCTATGAGAAAAGATGAAAAACGATTGAAACCTCTAGAAGCAGAGATTCGAGCTAAATATAGTGGACCAGAGATAGAAAGAAGAATAAAAATCCTTAGACTTGATCCAGTATATAACCTAAGATCACCTAATGGATTTTTAGAAGGGTCTGATATGTCAGGATATCTTAGTGACATGTGTATAGCTCAGGCATATGCATCTTATAACAGATACTTGATAATTAAAAGAATAACCTCAGCACTTCGGTGGAAAGAGGTAGAAAGAATAGAATCAGTTCATAATTATCTAGACTTCACAGATCATATCCTTAGGAAAGGGTCAATTAGATCTTATCAGAACGAAAAACTAATTATTCCCTTGAATATGGCTGATGGAATTTTAGTATGTAGAGGAAAATCTAATCCAGATTGGAATTATAGTGCACCTCATGGAGCTGGTCGAAAGTTTTCCAGAAGTGCAGCTAAGAAAAATATAACTCTTGATTCCTTTAAAGAAAGAATGACAGGTGTATTCTCAACATCAGTTTGTAAAGAAACTATAGATGAATCACCAATGGCATATAAGGACTCAGAACTAATTGAATCCTTAATTGAGCCAACTGTCGAAGTTCTATATAAGATGAAACCTATTATCAATTTAAAATCAGCCAATATCTTAGATAAAAATGAAGAAGATTAAAATTCCTAATATTAGTTGGGGACACATCTGTACCTCGCTAATGGTTACATCAATATTAATGGGATTATATGTTATTATATTTCATTTTTCAGAACTTTCAATTATAGTTAATATTTTAATAGTGTTATCTATAATTGTTTCAGTGTTCATTTGTGTTGAAATTATAAAAGAAATGAAAAAGAGGAAGGATGTTTAATAGTGTAACATGTTTTCTTAGAAAAGTAACTAAGGAAGCAATCTTAGAATTATTGGAATTGGGATATACAACTGATAAATATCCACTTGATGAAAACCTACAGAATAACAAAGAATTTGGAATAGCAACTTCAGTTTGTGGAACTTTTTCAATTATTAGAGTTGAGCTTTTCGATTCCAAAGATCCTCATACTACATGGAATTGTGCGGGTCGTATTGATTGTAAAGATAATGCAGAATTATTCTTATCACTATGTTCGATTAAGGATGATACTGACAAAGGATCATTATTCTGTTTACCTACATCTTTAATGAAAGATCAAGATGGAATTCTTATGAAAGATCTTTGGAGAATTAGTTTTATCAAATGTCAATATGATACTTGGGAAGAACAATGTAGGTTTTGTGAAGAAAATAATATTAAGTTAAAAACTAAAAATCCAGCTCGTGACTTTCATAAAGCAACAGTATCGGATTTATTATTAAAATATGAGTTATGATAGGTTCAGTAATAGCAGCAATAGCAAATGAACTGGGTAAATATCCAGATATTGATTCTCAAAAGAAAGTATTAGAGTCATTCCTAGAAGTTTTAGGAGAGGTTTATGAAGTATCAACTATGTTAATCATGATAGATAAGATGAAATCTTTAAATGATTTTCTAAAATTTTCTGAGATTTTAAATTATAAGGCAGAGATTCTTAAACAGTTTGATTTTTAATGAACTGATATAATCGCCTGAAAGCCTTATATATGTATGAAAATAAAGAAAAATAAAATTATGAAAGATAAATTTAAGCAGTTGGAATGGAAATATCGATTGAAATTCCTCCCGAAGTAATATTCGGGGTTTTCTACTTAGAATAGTCATATAGATAAATGATTATTTTAGGTAGAAAACAGGATTAAATTTCAGAATTTTATAAAATAAAAAAGCGTGGCTTAGTGCCACGCTAATTTTTTTGTTCTTTAAAGCATAAAAATTAATACTAAAGAAATCAGAATTCCTCCTAAGAATCCACCTATTGTTGTTATACAACAATTAGGCCATTCACAACTGTTTCTATATAGTATTTCTTTATACTTTAAAAGTAGGATCGTAGTAATTGCACATATGAGGTGTCCTAATAATGTATCAATTAATATTGCAATTATTCCTATGATAATTCCACCAATTAGGTGTTTACTGAAGTTACCAGTATATATCCAATTGAAGAATTTTTTAAACCTATTACTAATCATGGTAATATCAGTTTTATAAAGCGGTTCTCCTACTACGTCCTATTCGTTCGTGCCCGCTGCGCTACTCACAAGGACTACGTAACGGAGAACTAACGGCTGCGCCTTACGCTAGCGCTACTTGTAGGGAGGCGGCAGAGTAGCGGGTCGAAGCCGACTGGGAGGGGTTGCCATACCAGGCACGAGCCGAAGCGGCACTCCAGTTAGCGTGACCTCTACCACGCATACTAGCACGGACCTTTGATCCCCGGGTGTTGAACCAGCCAGAAGCGTCATAGTTAACAGCATACGAACAAGCTCCTGTCGTCATAGTACCGCCACCTTTGGCAGTTGGAACTGGAGTGTAGGGAAAATATTCTTTTACCCAACCTTCGCCATTTCTAATTCCAGTTCCTACTTTTTCATAGATATATTCGAAATCAAACTTAGATCCGTCTGTATTAGTAATTGCAGTTGTATAAGTCAGATCTTTTTGTCTAGTGCATAGATAAGCAGTAAATGGATTAACATATTTACTTCCATCTGTTGTCGGAGTTTCAACATCTACCACTACTTCACAACCAGCGTATCCATAATCAAATACATCTCCCCAAAAAACTTCTCCATCAATAACTGGAATCTGTAATACTACTTGAACTAGTACACTTGATTCCACTGCAGTAGCTGAATCTCTTGTAGTAAATCCCTTCACTTCTGTCTCTGGGTAAATTTTAACAAGTTTGGCGTTCATGTCTGGGCCGTCTAGGAGAGTAGCCGCTTTAGTAACATTAGTATACTTATAAGTCTCTTCATCCCAGTAAAATATAGTATCTGGTTGGATTCCACATTCTACTGCTAAGGATAATGCCATCTGTGATTCTAAGGTTCTTTCTTTTGGTGCTTCTCCATTAGCTACTACAGTAACTCGTTTATCATTAGATATAGCTGCTGAAGCACTACTAGATGAATAATAATACAAACATATACCATCACTATTTTTCAGTCCCGTCGATGATGAGTTATAACCCTGAGACATGAGACTATAATAGTAAGTGCTAGATTCTGCATTTTCTCTTAATCTCATTCCAGTTACTGTTCCCCAGTTACCAGCATTTACTCCAACATTACTACTAATTCCATGTCCCCAATAAGTTCCAAGATTATATGTTCCATATTTTACAAAATCAGCATATAATCTGCTCATCTTGTGGAAACACATTCCTTCAGAACAAGGTAATGGAGATGTAGTATTTTTATTCTTTGCTCTGGCTTTCTGCATAGTAGTAATAGCATTCTGATTATAGGTAGGATAAGCATAACCGGCTCTATTGAATATATCAAAATCTGGGTATTTAGATTTATCTAATCCATATCTAGGTAATGAATATCCAGCTGAACCAGCACCAGATTTACAATAAATTGATCTTAATTTACTATTTATTTGAGTTGGTAAACCTGGACAACCACCAGTAGGATCAACTAGTTTTGCTAGAATTCCATCATAATAGGTTTCTTTCTCAAAGAAGGCAAATATCTCTTGTCCCCTTCTTCCTTTTTCTCCTCCTATTATCCATATCGGTTTAGTCCATCCACATACTATATCATAACCTTTATCAATAGTCTCCCACGGTCTTCTACAATATACTTCAGTACCAGAGGCATTATATAAAGGAGTAGGTTTGGACAATCCAGCTCCACCATAAGTTGTCCACCATGTATTTGGGTCATATGATCCAGCAGCAAATGCTAAATTTTGTCCAGACGTATCAGTATAAAGTGCTACACTAGATGCGTTATACTGAGCTTCTGATATAACAACTGTAGGAGCCCATTGACCATTAGTAAATCTTAGCCAATTGTTTTTCTGTAATTCCCCAACTATTTTGGCTTTCTCACCATCACTAACATCAATTAAGTAAAAACCTTTAGAATTAATTATTTTTAAACTTCCAGTCTCTTGAACATCAGCATCTGGTGATAAACCAGGTCTGTTCCATTCAGCATATTCTTTATACCCCAAAGATTCTTTCATCTCATTAGTTTTCCTAGAAGCTTCATCAAGTATTTCAGCATCTCTTCTAATCATTTCGGATGTTACTAATTTAACAACAAAATCTATATCTTTGCGAGTGCTGTATCTTATATATTTAGTTCCTTCTGGGAGCTGTGAGTATGGAATAAATCTTTCAACGTTAGATTGATCTGAATAAGGAATTATTTGAGCTATGAATGTATAGTTTTTATCATATGCATTCATTAATGAGTATTTTTCGCCAGCATCAGAAGTATAATACTTTAGTTTATTACTATAAATACTAGTATTTTTGGGGACAAAGATAAAAGATGACGTAATATATTTATTAAGAGTATTTAATACAGTAGTACCATCACTTTGTAGTAAAGAATTAGTTGTTTTACAATTACTGTAGTCAACCTCAGAATATGCTCCTATCTCTGTCCACTCAAAAGATCCACTAGTTATTTCATCTCCTCGAAATTCATGCCAAAGACCTAAAGAATCTTTGAATTTTATTGTACATCCATCAGTTAGAGTTGCTATAGTTTCATAATCTACCACAGCAGTTGTTATATCTGGATAAGATTTTCCCATTAGCTGGGTAATATTTACAGAACTTTCATAGATACTTTTTCGTTCCTCATTTATTTCTGGAGTAGGAATTTTTACTAATCCATTTTCATCTGGACCATATGTTACTCCTCGATAAATTATTTTAGAAATATTACCAGATGCATGGAATTCAATATATCCTGTTATTTTATTATCAGAACTTATCTCAGTTGCTGAGTATATTTTTTTTGTTTCTTTTACATAAAACAACATTCCAATCCAAGGATATGGTATTTCAGATATTTTTGCAATTGTATCTATAACAACTCTTAAGTCTAATGGTTCATTATGTAATGAAGGAATTAGTGCTCCTTCTATATTTTCTAACATTTTATTAAATTTATTAAAAAGTTTATTAAAGGTTCTCCATTTTTCACACCAATGCTACTTGTAGGGACGCAGAATAGGCGCGGTACGAAAGTGACTGGGAGTTTGGGCTGAACCAGTAACGCGCCGAAGAGGTTTTCCAAGTAGAAGCACCCCTACCACGCATAGAGGCTCTGATTTTCCGGCCTGCTACAGAAAACACAGTATCTCCGTAATTATCATAGTTAATTGAATATGCACAGGAACCAGTATATAACGTTCCACCTTTGGTAACTGGAACAATTGAATATGGGAACAGATTTTTAGAGTATGCTTCACCATCTCTGATTCCTTCACCTATTTTCTCATAAATTCCCTCAAATCCAAATCCACCACCAGATGTATATGAAGAATTCAAATACATTAATTTTTCTTGTGATGTACATAGATAGGCAATAAATGGGTTTGTATATCTATGAATCCCACTAGATGTTGGTGTAACTACATCAACTACTACCTCAAGTCCTGCATAACCATAATCAAATATATCTCCCCAGAGCACCATACCATCACACACTGGCCATTGTAATTTCATCTGACCCGTTACCGCCACTTTATTAGTAGTTCCCTTTTCATAAGGTTCACCTGAGAAATCTGTCCATTTAAATAAACGAGCATTCATGTCTGGTCCTTCTAGGAGAGTATGTAAGTTGGGGATATTAGTATACTTATAAGTCTCTTCATCCCAAGTAAATTTTGTTTCTGGTTCAATTTCTTTTTCTACTGCCCAAGATAAAGCCATTTGAGCTTCGAGTGTTCTACTTTTAGGATGTTCTAGATTTATCCAATAATTCCAGTTATATCCACTAGTAGATCCAGAAACTCCTGAAAAATTAGGATTATCTGCAAAAGTATGATGTAATAAATCTCCATTATTTATAGTAAATCTTATCCCACTTCCTCCTGAGCATTTATCCCAAGTGGTGGAATTGGGAGTTATATTTGAACTGATCCCTGGTCCCCACAAAGAATCTTGGTGAAGATCATATCGTAGATATTTAATATATCTAGAATAAATATGACTCAATTTATGAAATCCCATTCCCTCACAAACTGGCATACTAGATTGAGTATCACCAATATTTCTTGCTCTGGCTGATGTCATAGTAGATAATTGAGAAACATCTGTTTTTGGGTAGGCTCTATTTGTTCGCTGAATGTCAAAAATACTATTTTGACCAGCCGACATAGATCCACCGGTGTCTTTTATATAGATACATCGTAAAGTATTCTTATAATAAGTTGGTAGATCTAAACAATACCCCGTTGGACTCACTTCTTTGCTTAAAAATCCATTATAATATGTTGGATTACTGAAGAAACCAAATAAAGTATTCCCTGAGGAATCAAATTCTCCACCTAACATCCATATAGTTTTCTTCCACCCTATCACTATATCATAACCGAGATCTTTACTCTCCCAAGGTTTTCTAACATATACCTTAGCACCGGATATATTATATAAAGGCTGTTCAGCTTTATTATTTTTTAACCACCAATCAGTTGCATCAAAATTACCAACTGAATAAGCTAAATTTGTATGAGTTGGGTCAGCATATAGATCAACATTGGTTGCATCATAGTCTGAATCAGTTATAACAACCGTTGGTGCATAACTACCGTCTGTGAATTTAAAGAGATTATTTTTCTGTAATTCACCAACTATCCTAACTCTATTTTTTCCAGAGGTATCCTGATGAATATGGACTAAATATATTCCTTCTTCATTAGCAATTTCTCTATTCCCTACATTATAAGATGCTCTAGGTGATAGATTATTGGTTTTCCAAGAAGCAATTTCTTTATGTCCAACTTGTTTATATGCCTCATCTACTTTTTCAGATAAATCAAGTATTTTTTCAGATAAATCTGCTTTAGCATTAAGAGAAAATATTTTAAGGGATAATGAATTATATTTTTCATTATTATTTATAGAAAAATATACAGTTCCCTCAGGTCTATCAGATGGTTTTATTATTCTAGAATCTAATCCTGCTGTGCCGGATGTGAATGCACTAATAAAATTATAATCTTTATCAAAATAAACTATTCTAGGGTCTGATGCACTAGTATAGGTTCGACAATAGATATAATCATTAGTTCCAATATGAACAAAATAAGTTGAATGAAGGTCAGCTGATGTTGCATTATTCCCTGCTGAAGTATAAAATGTTCCAGTGTTATATTTAATATCACTATAACTTACCTCACAATATTCACTAAAATTCAACCACTTAGTTCCATCCCAAAGATATTCTTGCCAACCAAGTGTAGAATCTTTATATTTTAAAATCAATCCATCTGAATAACCATCAGCCGATTCATCATTATCAGCCTGAAATCGATAAGTCTCTACTCCACTAAGTCTAGTCATTGCAGTTGTTATTGTAACCTCTTCTGCATTTTGTAAACCAGGCAGAGTATTATCATCATATACTGGATAAGGATATACAAGTTCTTCATCCCCAGACAAAGAAGATGGAAATAATTTCTCATAATTATTTAATTTCATGATAATCTTATCTCCATCTTCACTTAATCTAGGAACTAAGTGTAATCCCTCCAGTACTTCCTGAGATACTTCTGATAGTTTCTCAATTGGAAATACAATATATTTCATATTTTTAATAATTTATTATTTATAACTAGAAGGTTTTATTTTAGATTTTTCTAGTACTTTCTGCAAAATCTCGTTTAAGATTTCTCCAAAGAATTCAAATAACATACTAATATTAGAAAATTAGGTGGTTATTAATTCATTACAAAATTTATATTCCTCGCAATTAGAATTAAGATACTCTTTATACTTATTTCCACAGAATATCAGTCTACCTTGTTGTCTGTCAAGAATTTGACCAACTCTAAAGCTTGGAATATAACTATTCTTAATAGCAAAATTAACATAACCATGTAATCCTTCATATGGATCACTAGATGCAGCATGATAGGTAACAGTATAAGGCTTATCTCCCCCACTTGGTCTTTCACCAACAAACTTAAATGTGCATCCTTCTATTACAATGTTACTTGATAATGCAAGACCTCCTCCAATACACTTTGATAGGGCGTTATCCATTGTTTCATATTCACTAATAAAATGGATGTTGTAATATTTATTAATATAACTCTCAACTACAGTACCAGGATCATCGTGTACTACATAGCAGCCATTGATATTGTGCAAAATAGCATCATGTAATTCATAACCACCTCCAGTAGAGCTACAACCGAATAAGTTACAATGCTCATTTATATCTACATTTGTTCCCGTATAATGTAATGTAATTTTTGAGTTGTTAAACCAATATCTGCAACCTCCACCAATAGGCAATTCATGACCTCTTAATTTATATTTGCTTTCAATCAGATCAAAAACTTCTTGGTTAAATAGATAATCCCCAAATTCCCAAACAACATCTACATTTCCAGTTGTATATGCATCAATTAATTTGTTTAGTATTTCTTCTTGAGTATCCGCCGTTCTGATATATCTCTTTTGTAATTTACTCTCAAGTTTACTCTCTATAATTACACCATTTTTTATTGAGTTGGATATAACTTTGTTGGCAGCTATCACACTTTCTCTTCTGTGGGTAATCTTATAACATGATTCATAAGCGTAGTTATAGGATATAATCACCTTAACAATTTCACTTGGTACAATATATTCTCGTGTAACAACATTGTTAATACCTTTATCAGGTATGACATTTCCATTAACATCATAAGCGCATAAAAACTTAAATGTAGCTCTACCGCCTTCTGTTTCATTCAAGTCAGTTACAGCTATAATATCATTTTCATTTACTATTACCTCTTGATATCTATAACTAGTAGCTGATACTCCTGAATATGTTCCGTTAGAATTATAAAATCCTATATTATTGTTATCTTTAGGATAAGTTATTTTTTCCTCTGACGATATAACTTCAAAGTTTTCATATACTTCTTCAAAATTATTATCTATTCCTTGTGCAATAGTACCCCATATTTTTGCATTATCTTTTGCTATATCAAATATCTTTTCCATACTAATCGTTCTTAATTAAAGTATTATTAGATATCGAAGTCTCATTATCAACCGAAGAGATAACTACATTTTTCTTAAATAGTTTATTCCCTAGATCAATAATTCCATCTTGTTCCATTAAGTTTCGTATCATTCCTATTGATAATGGATCAATTGTTTTGGACCACAACATTTCTTTGTAGAATACCATTTTTCGATAAACATTATTCCATTCACCAAATGCAATGCCTTTTGTATCAGTATTTGTACCAACTATAAGATTACTTCCATTATAGTTTGTTTTAGTACAATATTGGATTTCATCAGTACAGCTTAATGTATTAGCCTGACCAAAATTATATTGTTGAATAACAGTAGATGATGTAATATAACTCTGTATGAATGCTCCCCCACCAGTTTTTAATGAACCTTTATGTTGAATAGCACTATAAATAGCAGGATCTCCTATATCTTTATATTTAATAATATATGTATAATCTGTAAACTCAGGGATATAATTACAATTAATATAATCATCAATACCATCAAGTACTAAACCACTAGGATATTCAGGCTGTATTTCAATCCTAACTCCTTCGGTACTTTCATTATTAATCAAAGTTATATTCATACCAATCCAAACAGTAGCCGGAGTTTCCTCTTTCACTTGTATTGGAACACTGGCTGGGAGTTCATGTATACCATTACTATTTATAGTAATAAAACTATTATTCGAGGTATTATCGGCGGATACATAATAATATCTTATTGATTCTCCAGTTTTTAAACCATTAACTTTTATATTAAATGAAGGAATAGTAATACTATAACTACCATTAACATCATTAACATAACTGTAAAATAAAGCAAAAGTAGGATGTTCAACTTTATAAATAGTAATGCTGTTCGAAGTTAATCCATAACTCCATGCGTTACCATCATTTGTTCTTAAATTTATCCAGGTCTTATTAGCACCTAATACAACAGGATAACCCTTATATCCAGACATTCCCTCATAAGAGAAATTTACACATCTAAGATACATATTATCTTGACTAACCCCAGATTGTTTGCGAACCTGCTCTAAAATATTTACTCTAGAATCTCCTTCATCATTAGTTTTGCCATATACATCCCAATAGTATTCTGGTTTTTCTACATATCCCTCCGATGTTCCTAACCATTCACATAGTATTTCTCTATCAGAATTACTAGGTACTTCTGGGAGTACAACAGTTCGATACATAGCAAATTGTGAAAAATTACTTCCACCAACTGTTGAACCAAATACTGGAGATACTGTATTACTACTGTTGTCAGTTTCACAGATCGTCTCAAATACATGAGTTTTTGCATATAGTTCTGCCGTAGTTATATATTTATTCAAAACTGAATCTATGTAAGTATATCCATCTTGATTTCTAGTTTGATAAGCTGGGAATTTAGATACTTCAGAATCACTTGGTATATAAACACAAAGTCCAGTATAACTTACAGTTTTTCTTTGATCGTATAAGACAGTTCCTTTTCTTTGCCAATTAGTTTTCATACCAAGATATTTTCCACCATAAGCAATATTCTCAACAGTTCCTCTATCATCCACACCATCAAAACAAAGTGCTCCAGTGTATTCAGGTTGAACTTCTATAGTAATGTTACAGTCATAATGTCCAATATTTTTTAAATCAACTGCACTAAATCCAACCCATATATTTTCATCAGTTAAATTATCAGTTCCTGCATATGATTTAGGAAGTGTATAAGTCCCATCTTCGGATATCTGAATTGTCTGTTTTGTTGTAGAAGTTTCAGAATCAATATATGCATATCTAATTCCAAAATCTCCACTCAGTCCTCGTACTTTTACTTTAAAAGATGGGATCTCTTTATTATACTCAGTTAAAACTCCTTCTGATTTTATATAACTATGTAATAGTGCAATATTAAAACTTATTTTGGTTATACTAATATAATTACTGTGATATTCAGCCATAAATGATTCACTATTGTTGGGTCTAATAGTTAACCAAGTTTTATTGGCTCCAAACACTACTGGGTAACCATCTTTTCCACTTATACCTTCATAGGTGAAATTATTGAGTTTAAGATGTCTCCCCTGACCAGTTAAATCCGGAAGATAGCCTAGGTTACTTAAACCAGTATTATTTATTATATCTGGGTCATACATAAATAAAGCTTCTGGTGTAGATAATTTCCATTTACATTTGACTGACCAGTTAAGTGTGTTATTTTTTTCTACAACTGCATATTTAATAGATTCATCTGAACCAAATCGATTTCCATTAAAATATAATGCTCCTACTATTGTATAGAAATTTGATAATAGATTTTCAAAATTCAGGTATTTAATTCTACTTCCTATTTTTATCTTATCACCATAAGTATATTCATGAGTTCCATCTTCATTTTTAAAATGAATTACAGTTGGATATGGTTGAAGAATATCTTCATATCTGATATATTCATCAATTGTAATATCTATTCTTTGTGGTGATCTAGTAACAGCTAATATAAATCTCCAGTATTGTGCATCAACATTTCCTTTAGTCATTTCCTCTCCATTAAGAGTGACTTTCGAGATTTCATCGGTTTCATTAGTTGTAGCAATATTAATCTGAACTCTAGTTCCAATTGGTATATAATCACCAACTAGAATTGGATTACCAGTAGAAACATTAAAATATAGAATTCTTTTGTATGGAATATTACTTTCTACTATAGGTTTCCACTGAATCATCCCCGGATATAATGTTCCAAGTTTAAGCTTCTTCAGTTGTCGTTCTATCAAGAACTCAGACATTGAATATGGATATAGCAAGAAAGACCAGATAGCAACTTTAGAAAATCTTGTATCATTATCTCTTAGAGTTCCCATCCACATTGAACTTTGATCTATACCGCTTCCTAATGTTAAATTAGCTGAATAATTGTATTGATATTTTGTTTGTACAACAATTCCTCTTTCCGTTATTTTCGAATTTGATATGTTAGTGTTATTTTTACCAAATGTCCAAGTTTGGATAATTCCATCTGTAGGAGACTGGCTTTGTTCTAAGATGAATGCTCCTTGATCACCAGTGGCTGCTTTTGAAACAATACCTCCACTGTCTATCATAAAATTCAAAAATTTTCTATCAGCCACCACAGTATAGTCCTTCAAAACAGGAAGACCAGTTGTCTTGCCGAAATCATCAACCCCATTCAAGCATAGGGTGTTCTCTATGTCATCAATAGGAAGTACTGTAACCTTAACATTAACACTTTCGTTATATTTACTTATACACCAACCACTATAAGCTGCTTCTTCAGTTTGCGGAGTAGCAGGAATGTCGTATATACCATCTTCTAATATATCTACATAAGTAGTTACAGAAGCAGTAGTATTTATTCTCCATTTAAGATTTCCTTCTGTAATAGTAGAAACACCTTCAATCTTAACTTTATAAGTAGGTAAAACTTTATTTTTAGTATTAACTTCTAATAAATTAGCAGTACTAGTATTAGAAGTAATAATGAAATTGTCTTTATTTACTATTACATTACCTCTATCAGGAAGATAAGTGTAATCTTTAAAACTAATAGGATAATTACCTATACCACTTTGTTTCTCCCAAGCAATATTGTTCAATTGCATATCATATCCATGACCAGATAAATCTACTAATTTATCACTAAAATCAGAGTGATTATCATTGGTAATTCCTTGTTGGGATATATTATAATATACCTGAGGAGTTATACATCGATCTAGGTTATAATATTCTATTATAAGATGTATTTCATTCTCTGTCAGTACTCTATCAGCAATAATTGTCCAATACCAGGCTACTTGTGATAATTCTGCCAGATTACCATTTGATGAATTCTTATAACCAACTACACTATAAATGTCGTTAGTCTGATGTGTTCCACCTTGAGAAACATAATCTTCTTTATCACCAAGAAGTTTTACAGAATTAGGAACAGTTGGTGAAACTTTTAGATTAGGACAAGTGTATCCATATATCCCCGTTTTTCCAGTATTTCCTTTTGCTACAATATTTCTGGTACACATTAATGATGAATTATATCTGATATTATTTATAGAATTACTAAAAGATTCTCCTTCTATATCAGATATTTGAGTAATCATTGATATGACAGTTACTTTTCCACTGTTTCCTATAATTGAATCTAGAGTTTTATCTGAATAAATAAAATCATCTATACCATCTGTTACTAATGCACAAGGATAGTCTGGATTGCCATATCCAGAATTGGGTGTATATGAAAACCCTGATAATACTAGATTATTTCCATTTCCAGATATGTCTGATATAATATCTCTATCTGAATCTTGATTTGTCTTTCCAAATGCAGTACAAACCATTTTGATAGAGTTTTTAAGATCACTAGATAAAGTTTTTCCTAAAAAATCTCTAAGATCATTTTCAGCTGTATAGAAATTATTATATAGTTTTCCCTCTTTTTCTTTAGTTATATTTATCTTTTGAGAATTTCTTAATTCTTTAGACTCATAAATATATCTAGAATCATCTGGTATAGTAATTACATTAGAATCAGTAACTTTAATTATCTCATCATTGATTGTAACTGATTCTGCTCCAACTGAAGTAAACAATTCATAATCTTTAACTCCACTTAAATCATCAGTTAAAGAAGTAATTGTATAATAATAACCTGTATCAAGACAATAAAATATTCCACCGATATCTGGATTTAGAATAGTATTTACCTCTGATAAGGTTTGTATTCTATCTCGAACATCTAGCGGCTGATTATTTTGTAACTCAATACCACTAGATGTTATAATTTGTTTATTACTCATCTCCCTTCCATCCTATTTCTTTTAATCCAGCTTTAACCCATTTAACAAAAGTATCATGAGCTGTAATTTCTGGATCACTTGGATCTGTGAATCTTTTTCTATTAATAGCTTCTATTTCTCCATCTTCAGCAGAAAACTCTTGACGGATAGCTGCGTTAATTAATCTACCATAGGTAACAGGTTTTTTGCAAACAATTGAATAAGCATAGTCAATCTCCTTTTCATGACTAACTGGATTTTCTTCATCTAGAATTTCACTAGTTGTAATAGTTTCTCTAGTATGTTTTATAAAAACTTGTTTAGAAGAACCAAGATCAATTTCCACTACCTTATCATCTAAAAATTTAACTAATTTAAGATCTTTTTCACTCCAATTTTCTTTGATTGTTTCTGGAGTATCTATTGGCTGCATTGCCAAATCTTGAATACTTTTAATCATGATTTTAAATATTTTCGTTATTATTAATACTTGAATCACTATCTTTATAATATCCCAAAGAGTTATTAGTTAATGTTGGGAAATATTTAGATAGTTCACTCTCTTGTACTTCTTCTAAGTATTCAACAGAGTCTTTAAAAATTATACCACCATCATCCTCAAGAACTAAGTGTTCTAGTGGAAAATATGTTTTCTGACGTTCTTCAAAACTGATACCCATTTGTTTTGCTTCGAATGCTATCTGTTTATCAAGTTTAGATAGAAATTCGAATATATATTTATATCCACCCTTAACTTTAAATACTTTGTAGGTTGGATATTCTGGTTTAAATGGATTAGCTACTGGTTTAGAAACTTTTATTCCTAAAATCATACATACCCAAGGACTAGATTTTTTATCTGGTTCTCTTAATTCATAACTAATTAGTATCAATTCTTTTCCAAGAACTGCTTTCACGTCTTTGCATGGAACGTTTACTGTTCCCTCTCTAACTTTTAGAGTCTTTGCAATATTTCTAAAGTCCAAATCTTTAATATTATTTGTTAATACTTTCCAGAGATTTATAGTATCAGCATGACAAATTAATCCAAAATATGATGCCATAGATTCTCTAGATTTTTCTATTCTCTTTTTTGCTCTTTTCTTCAATGTTTTTCTAACTGTGGTATATCCTTTTCCATGATGATTTTTAGTTTGTTCTGATCTATGAAAAACATAACCACCTATGTCTACTGGAACTCGAACTGGACATAATTTAATATTTTTCTTAAGTCTATATTGAAGTTCCCTCTTAAGATATATTTTTACAAACTCCAGAACTTTTTTGGCTCCTTCTTTTGTCTTACAACCAATAAATACATCATCTGCATATCTATGATAGCTCACTACATCTGGAAATTTTTCTAAGATTAAGTGATCAAACTCAAGCATAATGATATGATGATTAGTTGGACTGAGTGGTGTTCCAATTGGTAATCCTTTATTACACATTGAGACTTTTCTAAGATGTTTTAAAAGAAGAGGATCTTTGAATAATCTTTCATGTGCTTTCCACATTACTTCTGGTTTTGTCGATCCATAACAATTTTTTATGTCTAACTTTAAATACCACTGCATTTCATGTTTTTCATAAAAATCATGTTTTAATTTATGGACCATTGAATATCTCTTATTACTGGATGTTATTCCTCGCCCAGGTATACAATTATATACATTGTCTACAATATACTTCTCAAATCTGGGTCGAATCAAGAGGAGTATAACATGCATCACAATTCTCCATTCTAACGAACAACAAGATATTTGTCTAACTTTACCAGTAAATGATACTTTTGTTAATGGCGAATAAACTATTGAATGTTTAAGGTAGAATTCTGATTTTATTCTATCATAGATAATATCTACATTATGTTGTAGGTTTTTCTTAAAATTAATTACATCTCTATGATGAATTTTAGATTTTAAAGCATTAAGTGTTGCTTGGAGTACTAAATCTTTAGTTATAGTACACCATAAGTTTCCCTGTCTTTTCATTTGTCCTAATCATTTATTTTTTTTTTCGACCAGGCTGTCTCAGCTTTCGAAATGATTTCTCATCCTACTAACAAAGATCCGTATCTCGCCTTTTTATATATACGGAGTGTCTTGATATTTTTTGGAACTTCCCCAAGGTTTACCTGGTGTTTCTCTCACCATCCACGGCTCGAAAGTCTGAATGGATTTAGAAAATCAACAGGTCATAAAAGGGAGGCGGCATAGTTGCGGTTCGAATTCGACTGGGAGTTGTTGCCATTCCAGTTACGAGCCGAATCGTTACTCCAGTTAGCGTTACCTCAAAACCAAGTAAACCTATTCTAAATATTTCTATTTAGTTGTTATATCTGTTCCCAGATCGTAATGTCTGGATATAACTGTTTTATGACAGTAATTTTCAAAGAGAAGCTACTGTATTGTCATAAATTTATTTTAATTTTATTTGAAAATATCCACAAAGAGGTACTGCATATTCTGCACAAGTACTAAATACAGATCTAAATGTAGCTTTAGCACCAGCATCTGGACTAGTATCTTTGATTGTTGGATATACAAGTTTTTTCTTACCTACATCAGTATTAGATTCACCCCAACCAGAACCTACATTTGGACAACAGGCAACTGAAAATAAACATTCTCCATTTGTATAAGTACCTCCCATTGTTTTTGGAAAGAGTGTATATGGATATACCTCAGATACACTGTTAGCTTTCTTATCTAGAAGAATATCATCTATTTTCTCATAAATTCCCTCAAATCCATAATATTCATCTGGTCCAATAGTTCCATAAGAACTCAGTTCAACTAGATCTTCTTGTTTAGTACATAAATACAATGTAGCTGGATTATCATATATAGTAGTTTTTTCAACTTCTGGTATTTTATTCATAGTTACCACTGCCTCAAATCCAGTAACATACTGTCGACAAGGCGCTATTCCTATTAATTCTCCATCTAAAATAGGATATTGTATACAAGCCTCGACAGAATCTAACAAAACTTCCGCTCCAGTTTCGTCTAGAACTTTAAAATTGCTCAAAGAATACTCTTTAAATAGCTGAGCATTCATGTCTGGTCCTTCTAGAAGTGTTGGTAGATCTTCTATATTTTTATACCAATAAGTAAAACCTAAGTATTGAAATTTAGTATCTGGTTGAATATTATTTTCTACTATCCAAGATAATACAATTTGTTGTTCTAGGCAGAGAGTTATATCTGTACTGAGAGAATTAAAAAGAGCAGTTAATACTGGTATCTTAGTTAATGTACTAGAAGTAGCTGATGAATATCTATAGAAATCATTTTTTGGAGTATTTCCTGAATATACATAATCCTCTTGACCATTAATTTTATATCTAAAACCTGTCTTAGTTTCCCAATTGGCAGCACTAGAGTCATAAGCATTAATTATACCTATTCCCCATTTATTCTGTAAATCTTTAGTTCCATATTTTATTAAAGCAGAATAAACATGACTCATCCAGTGGTACATCATAACAGGTGCTGCCGGAATAAAACCAGTTGAACCTGGATTTTTATTTTTACAATATTGATCACCAGTTATTCTATCGAAGGAATATCTCCAACACCTACCATTACTAAATCCAGTATATCTATTTAATAGAGTTCCCTCTTGATTAAATATAGCATACCCACTAGCTGGCCAAGAACCGACTGGCATTGATTGAGAAAAGAATATAGATCTAGCTGGTGAATTTGATGCGTTTTCGACTGAATATGCTCCAGCACTAATTCCAGTCGGTTCTATTAGTTTAGCTTGAACACCTTCATAAAATGTAGGTTTATTAAAAAATCCATAAATTTTTCTACCAGATTCTCCAGTCTCACCACCTATCATCCAAATAGGATCTTTCCAACCAATTACTATATCATAACCTTTATCAGTTGTTTCCCAAGGTTGAGTTGGATCAGTTGTTACAACAACCGGGGCATAACTACCATCTGTAAATTTAAACCAATTGTTTTTCTGTAATTCACCAATTACCTGAACTTTACCAGTACTGCTATCTACGTTAATTAAATAAACCCCCTTCTTATTGATGATATCCATATCTCCAACAATAGTCTCTGCCTGTGGATCTAAAGAATTAGGATCCCAAAATGCAGCATTAACTTTAGAGAATTCATTTTCTACCTCCCTTAAATTATCAGAAACTTGTCTGTATTTAGAGTAATTACTCTGTAAACCCTCCTGACTAAATATTTTAAATTCATTATTTAATGGAGTTGTTAAATCTTTATTAATTTTGAAACAAACCCTAATGTACTTAGTATTAAAGTCAAGATCTTTTACTTTAATATTTCTTATTACTTTAGAAGGAATAGAACCTGATCCAGAGAATACTGCAAAGTTATCAGTATAGTTATAATCTTTATCATAAGTTATTATACCTAACATTCCCTCTGCTAAATATCCATTATAGTATAATTCATCTGATTTATTAACTAAGATATAATCAGATAATCCACTATCATTTACTTCTGGTTGAGTTGGATCAGTTTGTAGATTGCCTGAATTGGTTATAGTTCCATTCGTTTCTATATAATATGGATATAGTGGGATATCAGAGTAATCTATTTCAAAATAATTTCCAATCTCTTTCCATCCAAGAGAAGTATATTGATAATCATGCCAATTATTGTTATGATCTCTAAATCTTCTAATACAACCTTCTGGGAGTTCTGATTGAACATTATCTTTCCATAATTCATATAATTCAGTATTGGCTTCTTCTGGGGTATTATAAGAGTTCCCAGTAATCATAGTTATATTGATTAGGTCAGAATACTGAATTTTCCATTTCAAATCTTTAGATTGAGTTCCTATATTTATATCAAAATTATCATCCAGTGTTTCGATTATCTGACCAAATTCAATAGTCTCAATATTTCCTTTTCCTTGGAATATTTCCCACTTAGATACTACTGAATTAGGAAATTCGTGACCAGACACTATTTTTCCTATTAATTCTGTTACAACATAGTGTTTGTTTTCGTCCTTTACATATACGATTTCACCTTCATATGGGTTAGGGATTGATGTAATCTCACTTAGAGTATTAATTCTTTCCCCAACCCTGAAAGGAGTATCAATGGTATTAATCTGTAATGGATCTGTTTTAATAATTTTTGCCATTATTATAAAATTTCAGTTCTTACTTTATAAAGACCAGAGACCGTAACTATTTCTCCAAATACTTTATATTCAGAATTATTTATTGAAACTAAGGATTCCCCATTACATCCAAATATTTCTGTGCTAAACGTTGTTTTTCCACCAAATCCATCATCTTTATATATTTTTCCAGTTGCTACCCACTCTGGATATAGTATGACCAGCTTATCTCCTTCATTAGCATTAATTTCTAAAAGATCTGTAGTTGTATAAACTATTGCATCTAGATAATATCTAATTTGTGAAGGTGTAATACTTGCCCAATCAGTAATAACAACTGATTTTGGAATATGTCCATAGTAGATTAATTTACTATTATATAAGTAATGAACTGTATCAGTATCAACTGCCCAAGTAACATTAGGTATTGCTACACGCTCAGCAGCTACATCAGAAAAATATTCGGATTGTTGAGGATATTTAGTAATATATTTCATATACGTTCCTCCGATTATTTATTCGTACAACCACAACCAATTTTATTTGATTCCCAAGAACCATTCTCAGGTAGTCCTAATTCTGAATCACTAGATCCAGGACAAGAACATTGAGTATGACAGTCATTATCTTGAGATGCAAATACTTGAGAATAATTGTATTGTAGTGTAGTATATATTGAAGTCATTAGATTTCCCCAAGCTAAACAAAATAAATCTTCACGATAATCTGGATCACTAGAATCTATTTTTATTTCATATAGTAGATCTTCAATTTCTTTATTTATTATCTTGTCAGTTCCATCTTGATATATTTCAGAAAACTCTGTCAACTTTTGATATATAGTTGATGCACCACTTAAGATAAGTTTTGTATTAATATATTCTAAGATATATGTAATATATGGACTTAATTCTTTAGATAAGTACCATCTAATACAACTTATTCCTAAATGACTTTGAACTGCTGTCATACTTGTTTGAAATCTAACATATCCTTCTTCAGCCGACCACTTCATAAATACAAACACCATTAATATAGATTCCAGTTAATTTTCTAGTATCTTCTGGAACTACATAGTATATAACATTTTGTTTATACTCACTAGGTAATTCTGGAACCATTTCTATCCCCACAATAGTAGTAGATTTCATAACTTCATCATTAGTAGAGATCATTATACTACCACCTGATGTCTCTATATCAATCCCAGAACCTTTTTTTATGTCTGATGGACTTATGGCTACAGCAGAGATATCAGCAATTCCTTTTTCAATTTTGTTAAGATTAGCCGCATTGACTGGAGTAGTACCATCTACCCATTTTGTTTTCACATAATTTTTCATATATTCTATTATTTAAAATTCTCCACCGTCTATTTCATCAACTTGGTCAGCAGAAATCCAATTATCTGGATTCTCCCAATTTTCCTTAGAAACAGATTTTCCTATATAATCATAAGTATCCCAAAGATGAGTTTCAGAACATAAAAATCTAATTCTCATTCCTAGGGTTCTTCTTCCCTTACCAACTGATACTATTGCATCTTGTAATAGCATTTCTTTAGTTGGATCTGCATATTCTTCTAGATTAACATTACAAAAAGATTTAAGTGAATTATTTACTGCTGCAACAGTAGAATTTACTGTATTGTTAATCGAATTTATATCAGTGTGATAGAGTTTATCACCTAATTTTTTACTTGGAACAGTTGTTCCTGAAATTAATCCACTCATGATAATGTCATAAATCCTAATATGTATTCATCAAAGAACATAGAAGTAGTAACATCAGCTCCATTGCATGTTTCCTTCTCTCTATTTCTATCTTTTTCTGAATTCCCAGTTTTAACTATACTAGAATATCTAGAAGTTTTATATCCAGATTCTAATACAACCTGAGATTCAGGAGTTTGCCCAGGACCAGTACTTATTCCTGGATTCTTTTTTCCTGGTTTACTAAATCTTCCCATTTCCTTCTAAATTTTCTAATCTTTTTTTCAACATCTTAATAGCTTCTTCAAGGTATTGAACCCTTTCATTTAACCTTGTTAAAGCTTCAGAAATTACTTCTTCGTTATCAAGTAAAGCTTTATATACTCCGGTTCCAGTTTTAGATTCCGGATCGTAGGTACCAATTAAAGTATATATATCGGAACCTGCTATTTTTATAACTTCACCAGCTGAATTTTTGGTATATAGTCCTTCTGTTCCTTTATAGATATTTATGGCAATCTCCCCGGCTACAATAGACTCGGTTGGAGGAGCAAAACCTTCAACTGTCGATTTTTTTGGTAAAATTTCCATAATTTTTAGTTTTAATAGGTTCCACCATCTATTCTAGTTATAACTACCGAAGCTTCTATCTTTCCAGTTGTTGTGTTTTTCTCTAGTTTTACTGCATACTCATCAGTGCCTAAAATAGCCTTAGGGACTATTTGATTGATTAAATAATCTGCTGTTCCCTGAGAATCTACCTTAACAGTTCCAGGGAGATCTGTTGCTGTTACTGTAATATCATGTCCATTAACTATAACTTCTGATATATACTTACCATTTTCAGCAGCACCATTTACAACACCAGTTCCATCGGTTTGAGATAAATCAGTTTCTGGTGTATAAGTAACCGCAGTTACATGACCTCTAGCATCCTCAGTAATTTGTGATATAAATTTTCCGTCGCCAGGAGTGCCAGTTACTGTAGGTGTTATTGAGGTATGTTTTATTACAACATCCTTATCTAATGTTCCTGCAGTATTAGAACTGTCAAGCTCAAGACCATCAGAAACTGTTATTTTTCTAGTATCTTTAACTATGTTATCAATAGATACCCCAGAATCTTTAGCTACTTTTCCTGATGTTCCAGAAAATATTACAATATCTTTATCAACTGCTCCAGAAGGACCAAAAATAGTATCCTTATGAGTTTCAACTAATTCCCAATTATCTGAAGTTTCTGCTGCAGTACTATCTGTTTTACAAATCAAAAGATCGCCAACATGCATTTCACCTAATCCGGTTAGATCAGTTTCAGTGGTTACATTATTAGATATAACATATGTATCGCCAGCGTCTCCTGCTGGTAATTTAGTAGTAGCGGGATCTAATTGTCCAAGATAGTGCATAGCATCACCAGCTGCTAGAACAGAGTCTATTTTCTTTCTAACATAATCAATATTGGCTATCTCAAGTCCACCATCCTTATCTAACTCACCACCTACAGCAACTGATGTTCCAACTTTAGGATTTCCTGGAAGAGTGATACTATTTGATATTGTTACTACGATTTGCTCAGCTTTCCCAGATAAACTTATTACTTGATTATCTTTGGTTTTAATTGATATACTCCCAGCTTTTTCTATCTCGCTTACTACTTGTGCCCAAGAGAGAAAATCCATTGGGGCATCTCCAGAGGTAACATCTCCTGATGCTATACCAATTAACCCAGCATCTGGTGCTTTAGCAAAATGAGATAAATCAATAGTTTCTGGTTTAATAGTTCCTACACCCTTAGTCCATTCAATATCGCTTAAATCAGAACCTATGACATGCCCACCAGTAGTTCCGTCTGCAAAAGTTTTTATATGATTCTGTAGACCTGTATTTATTGCGGATAATGCTTCAGTAACATCAGTTATATCAGAAAAACTAGCTATTATTTTATATTTACCGACTCCATCACCGTTGCCTAATACAAGAAGAACTTTGGTTTCAGTATCATCTGTATATGTAGCACAGACTGGTAGACCAGCTTCATAAGTTAATTTATCTAATGCAGCAATTGCTAGTTCCCTATTAGCGTATACCGCAGTATTTCTTTTTATAATTACTTCCATTTTTATTCGAATGTTCCGCAGTCAATTCGACCCACGGTTAATTTATTTATATCATTATTGTAAACTAGGCTAACTCCATCTATATTAACTTCTACACCATTTTCTCCAGACACAATTGTCTTATCGTCAGATATAACATCTCCACTAAGTATTCCCTCCTCAGTGACTGTTAATGCAATAGTACTAGTATCACTAGATGATTTTATAGTCCAATCACTTTTTATGGATTTAATCGAATCTTCTACTTTCTTTAAGTTATTGAATTCTTCTGATGCTCCCTCAGAAAGATCTGGAACATATAATCCACCTGATTTTATAATCTCAATAGCATTCCCTAATTGGTCTGATTCTTCTGGTGGAATATATAAATTAACAATAGCTTTTAAAATGTCTTTTCCTTCTACAACACGAGATCTTTCTAATTCAATTGAATCTGTATTTTCTGGTTCCCATTCTGTTAGTACTGCTGTAAATGGAATCTTTACTTCTTTTTCTTCAGTTTCTCCAGCTTCATTAAGTACTTCCCAAGTTAATACTAGAGTCTCATCTTTTTCAATATATTCACCCTTAGTCGGAATGGTTTTTATATCAACAGTATCAAGTACTTCATCATTTTTACCAATAATGGATAGAGTTTGCCCTTCCCACTTTAATCCAAGAGTAGCTAACAATTTGCCTTCATTTGTTACCTCAAGAATTTTATCTACACTAGAGATAACTTCAGGTCCTAAGTTATCAACTTTTGTCCCAATCTCTCTTAGGTCTCCATCTTCATTTAAAATCAAATAAATAACAGCAGTTTTAGATATTTCATCTACTACTGATATTTTCTGACCAACATAAGCTAACGGATTTAATTTAGAATATTCCTTCGCTGCTTCCAGTGAATAAAAAACTTCATAATATTCTAATGAGAATCCATTTTGTCTAAGAGTAGTATTGGTACTTTGTTTAAATTTATCTCCTTCTCCTATTAGGTATGATTTATCTATTACTGCCATATTATTCAAATTTTAATTGTATAACAATATCTTTTAACCAATTCCCAGAGATAGGAGCATACTCCATTACAATATAACTTGCTGAATAAGATGAATCTATGTTACCATCAGCCCCAGAAATTATAACTTCATGTGATTGAAAATTACTGAGTGATATATTTTCATTATTAGTTGTATCTAACACCTGAGTTAATCCTTTTCGACCATCAGATTTTGGCCATGCTATAATCATCTGAGCAGAACCCGCTTTAAGAGTAAATGTTTTTGTTGAGGCAGAATATGAACCTCCTGATTTATTTAACCCACGAAGTTTAGTATTTAATACACCTGAGGAACTCCAATCCTCTATCTTCTCCACAACAGTTCCATAAAACATACCCATCCGATAGGAACTTAGAACTCCAGACGAAACTTGATATTCTTTGCTTCCATTAGACCATAATAATTCTGTAGTAACACCTTTATTATTTTCAGCATAATTAGATGTTCCAATAGTTACAGACCCAGTAAATTTTTGAGAATATCCTTCAGGGAGTACAATATTTCCTACTGTTCCTTCTGGAAATGAATCATAAAAATCTCCTGAATAAGATATATTACAAGATGTTATCTCAGACTCAATTGGTTCTTCAACTCCTGCACATTCGTATTTACCGTCAGTTAAATTTATTCTATATCCTTGTTGAACTGTAGTGCCTATTTCTTTTGATCCGGTTATTGTTGCTACTATTGATACACTTGGATCTAATAACACAGTAGGTTCAACTGTTGTATCAAGCAATTCATTAAATGCTTGCCAAACTGACTTTCCTTTGGTTTTCCAAACTTTATCCGATTTTTTTATGTTTCCTACTTCAGAGTAACTACCAAATAGTTGAATATCATCTTTAAAAATTATTTTATCAGCATCGACACAACCAGATAAAGGTTCCCAAATATTTTTAGATGTATAGATATAAGCAACTCTATCATAAACTATTTCGGAAATAATAGTTGATATGATAACTATGTCACTTTGATGTGGAGTTTTCCCAAAAAGCCCTAAATTGATTGAATCCTCATCAGATACATCAAAAGATGTTCTAGTTACTGTATAGATATCAGATATATCACCTGATGAATTAGAATCAGCTAATATTTTATATCCATTAGAATCATCAGAACCGATTACTAAAAGCATATAGATATTAGAATCTTCTTTATATCTCACTACAACTGGTTGTGCATAGTCAAAAGTGATAGAGTTCAGTTTCTTAATGGCTTCGCTTCTAGAATCATATATTTTTTCTAGTCTGTCAAATCTAAAACTTCCCATTTTAATCTAATACATTTCCTTTTATATTGATATCTATATCTGTTATTCTATCTTCATCAGTATTTACATCTTCTGTACTTGATTCTAAAATTCTGATATATCTATCTGTTATTATATTTCCATTTTCATCAACTAACGCTAATCCGTCAATCTTATCATCAAAACTTCCTTCACTGGATACATTATATCCACATAAAGCCTGTCCGCAGATAAACTGTCCACATATAGCAGTTGCTGATTCACATGGATTAACTTTAATTACTTCTAAATCCCTAGGTGTAAATAATTTATCTGGAAATTCCTTCATTTTAAATACAGGAAATACTTTTCCGTCTCTAGATACTTTAAAATAAACTTCTTCCAGAGTTAAATCTTGTTCACTAGCACCACCAAGAAACCCAAAATAGTTTCCACAAGGCATAGATTTTAACCTCATTGTAGATCCTATCATATCATTATATGTCCAGGTTCCATCAAGATACTCTACTTTTTTACATATTCCCATTTATTTTCCTCCCTTAGCAAGTTTATCTACTACATCATTCCAATGTTTGTATATATTATCCTCACCTGTTTGATGTCCTTTAATCCATTCAAATTTTATATTAAGATTTTCTTTTCTAATTATTTCAGAAATTTCATTCTTAATTTTTTGAATATATGGTTTAGTTATTTTCCAATTACCATCTAACCATTCTTTACATCCTTTATAATCTGAAAATACTATAATTAAATCTTGATCTGTATATGAGCCTTTAAACTCTTTTAGTGCTGTTAGAATAGCATACATTTCAGCAGTTGGATTACTAATATCGTCACTTCCATAATGAAGTTTCATATATTCTGGAATAATCTCAATAGAAAAGGAGGATAATTGTTTCCCAAAAGGTTTCGCACCAATAGGATCAACTAAAATTCCTCCTGCTCCAAGTCTACCAGAACCATTTTTTGATTTCAGATGAGATCCATCTGAAAATATATAATATGTATTCATTTTTTAAAATATTTATTTAATAATTCTTTTATCTTGAATAATTTGATTGAGTAGGGTATTTCTATTAATTTAATATTATTATTTGAACAAAATACTCTAACTTCATTATCCCTTTCTTGTTGTAATCTAAACTTTTCTTCCCCTCCGAAATATTCTACTGATTGATAATGTTGTTTTCCATTATATTCAATAAAATAAGTTTGATCAGAAAATTTTATCATAAAATCTATAAATACAGAATTAGATTCTCTAGATTGAAAAATCTCATTTTTTATTTTATATTGAGATATAAAATCAATATTATTATTTTTTAAGTACATTTCAATCTCTTTTTCGCCCTTAGAAAACTTACAACAAGGACAACCTCTAGTATGAGTAATAATATTATTGTATGATGTAAAATATTCTCCGTGCTTTGAGCAATTTCTTTTTAGATAGGTTTTAATTGACCCAATTGGATTATCAATTTCTATAAAATGACCTTTTTCTTTTTTATATAATTTGTTTTCAACAGAAGAATCTAATTCTGTTGTATTATTTATAATAGATTCCTTTGTAAGGATGGGTTTATTGCATGATGGACATCCTCTTCCTCCTAAAATATGATCATAAGATGTAAAATAATCTCCATGTTTAGGACATATTCTTTTTAAAAATATATCATTCGCTGTAATGATATCCTTATCAGAAATTTCTTCAAAACCATCTTTTGATTTCTTATAAAATTTATTTTCTATTGTAGAGTCTACTTCTTTCACTCTTTTTAATATTTCTGATCTTGATAATCTTCGCAAATCTGTTGAACATTTAGGGCACAAAGATTTTCTATGATAAAATGAATCATATCTAACTTCCCAACATGAGTCATGTATTGGACAATATATTAATAATTTGGTTTTTCCTCCATCAAATTTAATTATCTTTTTGAAAACATATTCCCTTAAGAAACAATCTTCTTCAATATTTTTAATTATTATATCTTCAGTTAATTTTTTCAACTTTGAACTCATAATTTTAGATATTTATTATATTTCTATTTCTTCTAGTAAATTTTCAAAACTCCATGGCGGCAACCCAATATCTAAGTGTTCTTTTAGGAATACTCTGATACCCTTAGTTCCAATCTCACAAATATCTAAAAGTTTTACCAATGATTCTGACTCACCAGAATATGTTAATTTATTTTGAATAAATCTGACAAATATCACAAATTCTTTTATAAATTTATCATATTCATTAATTCCTTCAGTCTCTAAATTTATCAAATGACTCAATCTATTTCCCTCAATTATATCAAATGAGACAAACATTCTGAAATATTCATTAGGGATTATTATTTTGTCTGAACAATATAGATAATTAATAGTTGTTTCTGAACCATAATCTCTAAGTAGTATATATGGCCCTAAGTATAGATCTTTTAATTTATTCGTCGGTGACTCTAGATTTAAAGTGGAATAATTTAAAGATAAATATTCATATAAAATCTGAGCATATTGACCTTTAATCTTTTCCATGGCTTTCAACTAATTTAAATAAAACTGCTAATACTATACCACTCAAGATAATAGTATTATTATCCTTAAATTCCATATATCCAGATTTATCACACATACTTCGAAAATCAATTATCTTTTTAAAACTGTCTATATCGAAATCTAACCAGAAGGTTATCTTCAGGATAGGTATTGATCCAGTTCGACCAGAGACAAAAATTACTGATTGTGGTGATATATCTTTACTATCTAGATAATTTTCTACTTTTTTCTGAATACATAATTCATCAGGGAGTAACGGAACCATAACTTCATAGTATTAATTCAATTACTTTGTTCTCTAGGATACCTGATTGATTAATTATATCAGATAGAATACTTCTGTGACATTCTAACCTATCTGAACCATATCCCATTAATACTGCACCGGATGCTCTAGAAACATCACATAAGAAACTAATTCTTCTGAGGATTGTGTCAAAGTTAATCTCTGACATTTCTAAAAGAAATTTCTTTTCAAATTCATCTCGATCTATTCTTCCAGATTTCCAATCCCTAAGTAATATTGGTGAAGGTGATAATTCTTTGAAGTGTATCGAAGTTCCATTCCATTTTCCAATTAGTCCAGAATTGCTAATATTTCTTGCTATAAATATAGGCAATAAATCATGATTTGGAAATTCTTGAATAGTATGAGGAGTCACGAATGATGTCCTTAAAATTAATTTGTGATAATTTGATTTTTCCATATTACATACAAAAAGAAAAACAAAATAAGAAGTATACTCCTATAGCGTTTAAACTACTTTTGAGTTATTTCTTATTTTGCAATTTTTAATATTTTTTATTTTTCAGTCCACCTAATCCACTTGAACCAAATTTTCCACTTGATTTTCCAAAGCTGCCCATTGTTCCAGAAAAGCTACCTTTACTAAAATTTTTGCTACCCTTCGAGAAATCAGATGTCTTCTGAGAGGGATTATTTTTTACTGTATTTGATAGTGTCCCACCAGTAGACAATCCAAATTTATTAGATGAATTTTTAAATTCTGACTGACTAGATCTCAGTCTTTTTAAGAGATTAACATTAGATTCTACCATAGCTCTCATTGTATAAGAGTCCATATGATAATCGATATCTTCTGATCGAAGTATATCAGAATCTTCCTGAATTAATCCCTGTGATTTTAAAAAGATATCTAGATTTACTATTCCTTCGGTTAAATTAGTAGACACCAAAATAGTATCTGTTGAAGGTTCATAAATTTTATATTCTTTCTTAATAGGATCATAATTTATTACTATATCCATAATTATTTAGCCACTAGTATTCCTAATATAATTCCAACTATTCCACCACCAATACCCCAACCGACTTTCCTGATCTTTTCTTTCTTGATAGATTTTTCTAATCCATCGATTCGATCCTCTTGAAAATCAATCACTCTTAAGTATCTAGATACAATAGAATCCTTTATTTCATATTTCTTAGTTAAAATAGATATAACAGAATCTTTTTGCAGAACTAGTGAATCTAGCAGAATATTCTCTTTACTAGTATATTCTTTATCAACTATAATTGAATTAATAGTCTTAAGTTGACCTTGAGATATAGTAACCATAGTATCTCCCTCAAGTTCTATTATCTCTTGTCCATATGAATATAATGGAATAAAAAATAATAAAACTAAGAGAGCAATGAGATTATTTATCTTTATATAATTCTTCATATTCACTTAGTTTTTGTTTTAAAAATTCTACACCTGAAGTAGTAGGTAATCTCCTGACTGCTTCAATTTTTTCTATTTTTTCAGTTTTCACTTTATCTCTTAGGATTAAGAGAGAGTCTATTATAGACTCCCTAAAAATTAATTTCTTATTTAAGGAGTCTATAATAGCTTCATGTTTTTGTATGTCAATCCTAAGAGTTTCTATACTATCTCTTAACTCTTGATCTTTATTGGTTAATTTAGATCGTATTCCTATAATTCCATTGCATATCATACAAATCCCTGAAATCAGAAAGAGTATAGAGATAATAATAGTAGTCTTATAATTCTGTGACATATATTCCTATCCTATATTCAGATCCATCAGTTTCGGATCTTTGGTAATTTACTTTCTTATGAAATATTCTATATTCACCTTCGGGGGTTTCTTGGATCATATGATCTTTCCATCCGACAGGGTTAGAATTTAGTTTATCGATAAGTTCTGATAATTTTGATATCTTAGGACAGTAATCATATAATGATGTTACATCTGTTTCTCCTGAAGATGTCATTTTCTCTTTCATTCTTTTCAATAAATCTTTAGCAGTTTCTTCATCCATACAAAAATCTGGAAAATCTGCCATGTTATATTGTACTATATCTGATTCTTTCTTTGGTACAATATAATTCAAGAACTGTCCTGCTATTTTCTGTGACTTTATCTCAGCCAATCTAGCGCTTAATCCTGAAGATTTAGATAATACATCTCGAATATCTTGCAATACTCTTAACGAAGTTGTAATTCCTAAACTAACAAAAACACCGAGAGGTTTGATAAAAGTTTCACCATCAGAACTATTTATATAAAAAGTTTTAAAAGGAGGCTGGTAGAATACCTCCACCAGCTCATGTATTGTTTCTTTATTAATAGCCATTATTTTGAGTAAAATCTTTTACTTTAAAATTTGTAAATTTCTGATTATAATGACAAGATCCATAATTGAATCCATACATAGTATAACCAGTCATTTTTTCTTCTACTTCATGCCATTCTTCTAGATAATCTTCAAAATCGGAGATTAATATTAGAATAGCACTTTCATCATAATTTTCTTTAAAGTATCGTATACCTTGAGCCATTCTAGTACCACCACCCATAGAAATTCTTGGGACTGGTTTTTTAGGATCTATATCTTTGATATGTTCACCTAATCTAGTTGACCATGAGATTATATTATACTTCAGACCATTCTGAACTTTCTTCATTTTCCTAGAAATCGTATTCAAGATTCTATCGACTAGTCTGGTATCCATAGATCCAGAAATATCGATTAAGAATACAATTGTCGGATCAGTTGAAGCTGAAATTTTATGTCGATAAGTTGGTGCGATAACTGTTCGATTTATCCCACGATTATAGTTATATACTAAATCTTTTTTGTAAGTTCTTTTAATAACTTTACTTTTAAAATTAAATATAACTTCATCGATTGCCATGTCGATTGTATCAGTTTTTTCAACTATTCTACTGGCTCCTGGTCCACCACCTGAACCACAACCAACTCCACCTTGTGAGCGAATTTGACCTAGTTCACGTTTCTTATCAGCATCATCTCTAGAGTCAGTACCATGATCTCTTCCTGCACCTCCTCCTTCTGAAGGATCAGTCTGATCTGTTCCGTCTCCTCCACGTTTTCCTTTATATGGAGAATCTTTGGATTCTTTATCTCCAGACCCAGATCCATTACCAGGTTTCATTCCAAGATCTGACATTAGATCATCTAGTGATTGCATACCGTCTCCGTTGCCTGAACCATCACCTAACATATCTGATACGTCTTGACCAGATACCCCAGATGTATCACCATTACCACCTTGCTTAATGTTCACTAACATCTTAATAAACTGATCAAGATTTTTAACGATTAACATTAAGTACTCGGGGTAACTTAATTCATCGGGGAAAGGAGTTCCATCCTTAAAATGATATCTGACTGGTAAGATTAATTTAATCTTTGCCTCAGCGGACATTTTATCAATCTGATCTTGAATCTGCTTTTTAGCTTCTTCATCTGTAGTATTGTCCTGGATGTATTTCAAGTACTCAGTTTGATAGTCTGGTAGTTTACTAGATATATCAGCTTCCATTTCTTCAATGTCTTCTGTACTAAGAACTTTGGAATTAACTTCCATATCCATAGCAATATTATGAAGACTATGATTGAGATAAGGATCATCGATAATTCTTTCTAGGAGTTTATCAGCGAAATCTATTCCACATTCTTTATTGATATAATCGATCATTTCACCTCGATTATTCTGAACCGTATCAACAATTCTACCGTCTAATTCTTCATGAATACCATCAAGATGACCTAGATAAATATGACCATACTCATGCATCATAATTCTAAAGTCAGTTCTTTCGATACCCATCGGTGCACAGACTATTTTGTATATAGTCGTAGTATCACCTTTATACTTGAAACAATAACCCAATTCAGGATTATCTGGATTGAATTTCTTCGTCAGATTTACCTGAAGTGAGTTACGGAATCTTGTATAAGAAAAATCTACAAAGTTTTTTATATCTTCTAGATGTTTCTTAGTTCTCATAATTATTTTACATAATCAGTATGAAGTTCCGGAATAATTGATACAGCAGCTGGTGCTTCAACAGACATCAATCTAATAAGAGATTTCAATTTAAATGAATCTTTCTTAATATCTTCGATAGTTTTGTTGATGGTTGCTTTGGTTGAATCTTTATAGTTTCTACCAGAATCTTGCACCAGAGTACCAATATTCTTCAAAAGATCAGCCAATGAGTTCCAACGAGTTACATAACCCGCCAAAGCTTCTGGCGCTACTTTATCAGTCAATTTATCAGATGAAGTAATTTTGATCTTAGTAGTATCCTTAGAATTATATACAATAATTCCACAAAGTTTTTCGATAATCTCTGAATCAATCGGTCTGTCGATATCTTTCAATTCAACGTCTGATTTCAATTCAGTTACTTTATTGTTTACTACATTTATTTCTTCTGGAGTCAATGAAGTTTTATCTTTAGCACCTACTATAGTATTAAAGAAATTTTCATATTCCGGCAGTTTTGTATTCTTCATCTTATCGATATCAGCCACAACTGAGCACATAGAATCATAATAATCCTTAGTTACGATAGTTGTCACTACTTCTCTATTTTTGCCTCGACTCAAACCGATACCACAAAGACCTTCAATCATATTACGATAGTTGTCAGAAACAATTCCGTTCTTACCGAAACATTTCCAGGCAGCTATTGAAACATCACGAAGATAATTCAAAGTACGCATAGTTACGAAACCTTTCAGAGTTGCATCGTTATCAGTTTCAGTATAGATACCCTGCATATCAGTTACCTTCAAGTCAACTACTCTTTCGCCAGTAGTCATCAGAAGTTTAGTAGTTTCATAAACCCCACGTTCAATATACTCAGAAATTTTATTCTTAGTATCAGGATCCATTGGTTTTTCTTGTGAATCCATAGCTTTCAATTGCGCTGTCTTAGCGGTCATGAAATCCACCATATTACCAGCTATTGCTCCTTCATATCGACACAAGAATGACTTAACATCCTCTTTTTCTGGTACAATATTAAAGATACAAAAACGATTCATCAAGGGCGGAATAAGTCCAAACGTATTACCCAGTGACTGTGAATAGTTACCAGCTGATACAATTAGAGTATCCTCCGGAATATTTTCATCTCCTACCTTTCTTTCGAAAATTAGATGAAGTAGAGCACTTTGAACATGTTCTGGACAAGTTGTGATTTCATCCAAAAATAATAGCGTTCTTTTACCGTTCGCTGCATTTTCCAATACTTTATTATACCAAGACGGTCTAAGATGAATTGTACTCTTAGAACCCGGTGTAGTATCGACGACGTCATATCCCATGACTTCACTCTCAGAGGTACTATTACCACGAAGTACTTCAAGTTCATATCCGCGAATTTTCGCAAACATATCAACTGAAGTTGACTTACCCATACCCGGAGCGCTCATAAACAAGAACGGTACTCTACTTTCTTCACTTACTTTTAACGCATAAAAAATTTGCGCGTTAATGTCATTGTTTTTACTTTTTGCCATTTTTAAAATTTTGTTTTAATTTTAATTTAAGTGTGAGGACTTCCTCACTGCTCAATTGTTAGGGTTTGAGGCGGCTCAAGGAGAGTTTTAATTTCTTATGGACGGACAAATACGTTGGTTTGATTTAGAACGTATAGAGTCCTAAGATGATCATAATCTGGACAACATGTTTCTTTGAAAAATCCTAAGAATTTCATAACAGATAGTGCTCGTCTAGTTAATAGTACTTTTCCACTGAGTAACCAATCTTTTTCTTCCCTCAATTGATGAATGAGATCAGGGAGATCAGATAAGTAATAATTAATCAAGTTTTCTTTATTAAAGCAAAGTGCTAAACCTTTGAAATCTATAAAACTAATCGACCTGTCTCCACTTATCTTGAGAATTAAATTTAAAATCTCAAGGTAATACTCAGCTGATATATACTCTGGAATCTTTTTTGAGTCTAGTATTAGTAATGCTGTATCAGGTTCTCCTTGTTTATTCTGATTGTCATAGATGTATAAATTTAGGTTGTTTTCTAAGAAACTGGCTATAGTTTGGTAACTACATGGTGTTATTATGTAACTTCCAGTGGGATCTGATGTTAACCCCTCCGGAACTTTATATAAATACATTGTTTCTGTCATTATGCTATTTTATTTGTATTATTTCTAAACCTTCTAATCTCTTATCAAGTACTGGTATTGCACATCTTTTAACCTCATAATACTCTTCTATATCTTTTGCTTTGGGAGTTTTTGAGATATTAAGTTTTTTATAAATAATCCCTAATCTCTCTTTAATTTCTTTAAGGGTATATCTTTGGGAGATCTGAAATTCGCTAATAATTACACTCTTGATGTCCCCAGATCTTCGATAATTATTATATTCTTTCACTAGGTTACTTCTCTGATATCCCAAAGACTTGCTTTTTTCTGGCCCAATAACATAGTAATAATTTATATATTCTTGGGAAATTTTCTTAGAAACATAATTTAAAATCTCTTGTGGTAACCTACTTTCGCACAGATACTTGTATGCTTCCCTGAAATCGTATGTTTTTTTAGAAAATTCAATAAGAAAATCATTAGCTTTATCCTGAGTTTCATCTAGAGGATAAATTTTCTTAATATAACTATCCCACTTATAGTCTAATTCTTCCCAATCTATGATATTCAAATTATCATAATTTTCAGAGTAAAGTCTCTCTAAGATCTTGTGATCTACAGTTTCTTTCTTAGGAAGAGATTCTCCAAAAATGTCTACTCGAGAATTCCAAATATTCTGATATACTTCTTCATAAGGAACCATAAAATTATCTATAATTTCTTGTGACCAATAAAACCACTCTGATAGTTTATGATATTTATATTTTCTAAAATATACTTGAAGAGCTCTTTCATCCATTAAGGTCCCCTCTCTGATTAATAAAAATCCAGGAATAATACCTGATGTTATGTAAGTGGATTCTCTTCTTTTATTTTCTATATTATTTGTATATCCTATTTTTAGAATATATACAATACTATTTTGAATCTTATTTAGATCTGATTTGTCAAAATCTATTCCAACAGTTAAATATATCATGATTTTATATTTAATAATTTATATCCATCTCTTACTCCATCTGAAGTAGTTATTTTCGTCTTCTTAACTTCATAATATTCTTCTAAATCTTTTGCTTTTGGGGTTTTTGATAGTCCTAAAGTAGTATATATTTCTCTTAATTTTTCTTTTATTTCCTTGAGAGTATATTTCTGCGAAACCTGAAAACTAACTAGAATAGATTCTTTTATTGTATTTCCTGATATAATTATTTTATATTCTCTTTCCAATTCAGCCTGATAATATCTTAATGTTTTTATTCTATCAGGACCTAAGAGATTCATATAATTTTGATATTCTTGTGGAACACCCTGTATGTTAGTAGTTCCAAGGATATTATAAAATTTCTTAATAAAATCACAATATAGTCTCATTCTTCTTTCAAAATTATTATCTATTCCAAAATCTTGAAGAAATATTTGATATTCAAGATTCAAATCTATTTCAAATTGATTTTCTATTTGATCTAAATTATAATTTTCATATAATTCATTGTACAATGATATATCATCTTTATAAGTCGATGATTGTAGTTCAAAAGCTCTTCGTTCAGATAATCTTACTAATTTATTTTCTACTGGTTGACCTGTTTTTTCATCTATTCCTGTATAATCATTAAGATATTTTAATACTTTCGCTTTTAGTCTTAAATTAGTAATAACGCTTATTTTTCCTTCAGAATCATGAATATTGTTATTCCAAGAAATTAAATCTCTATTTGTATTAATCAATTTTTCTTTTTCTAATTCATGAAATTTATCCATAGTCACTTCTTTATCAGATAATGAGTATAATAGTAAAGCATCATATTTAAATACATTCTCATCTAATCTTTGTCTTCCCATTATTTGTGGGAGATCCATTCTAATATCTACCGATAATGATGATATATTGCAATCACTTACTATTATAGTACTTGCGTTAGTGCTATAGAAATCAGCTCCGGAATACACAGTACGGGTGCAGAAAGTGAACATTTTATGAGGATCACCCTTGAGAGGAGCTGTCCCTACGATATGACCTAGTTTTCTTAATTTATCTATATTTTTTCTATCTCTAGAACAGATTATATTAGTTTCACCTGGTTGTAGATTATTCTTTTTTATAATCGAACAAATCATTTTTACAGAGTTAACGTAGAATACTACTTCTTTTGATTCATATATACTACCACCTTCTAATACTTTTCTTGGGAAGATACCATTTCGATAATTATTTATTATATTGGATATTTCTTTATAAGGTGAAATTACTTTTTTCCTAACAACATCTGCTTTTATTATTTTACTAGGATCCCATACAAATTCATAATAAGGTAAATTTTTAAATTCATCTAATTCATTAAGATAATTATCAAGCATAGGAGTAGCACTTAAATATGTTACATTAGGGCAATCTTGGAGGTATCTTAGAAAATTCATTTCAATGTCAGCTTTAAATCTAGAATCAATGAAAATATTTTGAAATTCATCTACGATAATGGAAAAATTAGTTATAGTAGATCCTAAAGTATCTAAAACATGTTTAAGAGAATCATATGTTACTAGAATTTTTGGGGTTTTTTGGGAGAGCTGACAGGATAATAGATATTGAGATAAATTATTTTTTATTGTATATATCTCTTCCAGATTAGAAATTTTATGATCTGATAAATCTGGTTTAGATTTAAAATTTTCAATATCCTGATCAATGCCAATATTTTTTTCACCTGAATTTACAACCAAATATGTTTCTGGTAATTGGGAGTATTTATTTTCTAATAGAAACTTACGAGGACTACATAAGATAGTTGGAATAGGATTCGTTAAACAATAATGAGTAAAACCACAACCAGTTAAAGTTTTATTGATTATTGAATGATTTTTAAGCAAAGATATATCAAAACTCCCCCATTCACTGATATATCTTATTTCTGTAGGTACATTAATTAATACTTTATTCATATATTATTATTTAGTTTATATTAAAAAGAAATAAACTTACAATTACTTTCTTATTTTTAAGTTTTAGTAAATTGTAAGTTTTATATAATATTAAATAAGGAGGATTCAAAAATATAGTCTTCCTTTTATTCATATCTTAGGTTATTAAAGGATATAAGGAGAGTTTTATCGATTTTTATATGAGGAAATTACTATGTTTTAATATAATGTATATATTTTCGATTTTTTAAAGAGTTGCCCACCACTCCAAAAGCTTCTCGGTCGTCCCTCCCTCTTGCTTTTCGCCCAACTCTTTATTTATCAGTACTTGCTAAATTATAAAATAATATATGACAGGTTTACCTGGAAAAAGGATGGGGAGTGAATTTTTGAGGAATGAAATGACGAAAAAAGAGAGGTGGGTTTGGCCATCCTTATGGAGAATATATTATTAATACAGATTCCAGTTAACTTATATCTTTCTTGTATCCACTAGGACAAATAAAAACCAGGGCAAATTGCCCTGGGAAAATATTCGTAATGGACATGATAAAATGTTTCACAACATCTTCTTATCCTCATACTTAAGAATTTCACTGCTTTTTAAAAGAGAAAAATAGAAAAAGGGCTACACGCCCTTCCCCTTTACCGAGTTAATGATTACTCTAATGCTTTTTGCAGCCTCATCGGCTATTTTCTTGTTATCTACAGTATGTCTAATCCACCATACTCCAGGAATTCCTGGATCTAGTATTTTATTAGCAAAACTGTCGGAAACTAGTATTCTGTTTATATCATTAACAATTATATCTGCAATTTCTTCAGTAGTTTTCAGTTTAAAAATAACCAAAATTCTACCTGTTCTTAATTTAACTGCTGTTTCTTCTACTAAATTTAAATTTTCCATAATTTGTTATTTTATTTTTTGTTAATATGTCTAAGGTTTCTGTGATCTCTCACAAAAAGAAAATAGGAAATACTAGAATTTCTTCTGTACTTCCTTTAGATAATAACTAGGTGTTATTATTTATTTTCTTTCATATATTAGGGTTTGAGGTGTTCTCAGACTAGAATTTTTAATTTCCCTGTTTCCATATTTTAATCAATTAATTTCATTTCCTTTAATATTTCGACTAAGATTTTCTCAAACTTATTTATATGAATTTTTCCTTTTGTAATATTCTTATAATGTTCGCCACTACTCAGTGTTAATACAGCAACTCTTATAATATATCCTTTATGGTTTTTTATGATATAATTTGGTCGAAGATAGAAATAATCTATATATCCTGAATCTACTATGTCGACATCAAATTTATGTCCCTTTGCTGTTATAGAGAATCTAATGGTTAATCGACCAGTATTTGAATAGAAGGTGAATAAGTTTATAGAAATTTGATATTTCCAAAACATCCAAGCAACATTTCTGCCCAGATCAGATAAAACTGTATTGGTCGATAATGATACATTGTTTAGTTGTATCTTTTCCTCTGAAGTAAATAATTCATATTCTTCCATAGCTGAGTATATGTTAACCGTTTTTGGAAAAGAATATATGCCTTTTGGATTATACAAAAGATCTAATAATTCAGTATTATTTATGTCAATTGAGGAATTATTATCATAGGTTGATATAATATAATTAAGTGTTTTGTGTTTATCAAGAACTTCTGTTATTATCCAATCTAATGGGATATCATCAATCCTTTCACAGATTAAAAAACATTTTCCTTCTAACTTCAACACATACGGTTCAGTCCTAATAGTATAAATATTATCTTTACTTAAGTCAATATCAATTAAGTCAGGAGAATTACAAATAAGTATATCACCCACCCGATAGTCTTGTGGAAGTACTTTTATTTCATTTACTACTCTTATCATATCCAATTATTTTTAAAGCTTTCTCCAGTAGATCAGGTAATTTCTCATAATCTACTTTATTATAGTAAAAATATCCTTTACCATATTTGGGACCACAGAAGCGACGAGAAGAGATAAATTTGTATTTATCATTTCCAAATTCCATCGAAATTGAATTTTCATAAACTTTTAATACTAAAAAGCCAATCCTCCCCCAAGATATTTCAATATTTCTTAAAGTCCCTATCATTTGTAAGTCAATTGAATAAAGTTTGGGAGCCTTATAATTTTCAAGAAGATTTAGAATGTTGATAATTTTGTTGTTATATTTTATCATCCAGCCAGAATTTTGACAACTATCTGGAATATTGTGTAGCAAATTATTTCTGTGTTCTAATGTAATTCCTATCTCAGGAATGAGATATATACAAAATGAATAATGCATCAAGGAAAAGTTATCATTAAAGTTAAGTTTATTAAATAAATAAACTTCTGGATAAAATTTTTCTACTACTGGGGAAATTTTCTTTTTATCTCCTTCTAAAGTAATAAGAATATCTAATTCATCAATTTTAAGATCAATCACTTCTTGTTCCGTAATGATATTAAATTTTGGAAGAATTAGTATAGTTCCTGCTGTTGTATCTTTGAGAAGAATTGGATATTTGTCATCCATCACAATCACTCTCTTATCAGGTGGACCTTTATATTCCAAACAAATTGTATAATCAAATTTTATTTCTCGCCGTGTACTAAGTTTATTAATAATTTGTATCATAATATACTATCTACATCTTTAATTAATACTGGTAGTGCTTTTGATATATCAGTGTATATCTCACTAAAAAACTTTCCTTTGAGAGGATGAAATTTTCTATGTTTAATCTCCCAAGATATCTTTTGATCATACACTTCAAATGTTAATTCCCCTTTTCCTATAAAATTTATTACTAAGGTACAATCGTCTCCAACTGATGTGACTCTGAAGGGAGTTTTAATATTTTTCCTGATTGTGTCTAAAATCTTGGCTGCCTCCTTAGCGAATATTCCGTTATCTAGATTATTTAGGAAATAATTTTCACCATAATATTCAGCCAGGATATAAGATCTAATAGTAATTTTAGGGGACATTGAATGTCTTTTTCCACCAGCTGCTTCATGAATAGTTCTAACTCTATTAATTACTTGATTATATTTCCCTACTCTTTCTTCAGATGGATATATTATATCAAAAATATTTAATTTAAGATACATATTTTGGAGTTCATCAAAAAATATACCGAGTGTTTCTCTGTGAAATACCATATAAGGATCAAAGTTTACTAAGATCGATCGAAATATCATATTTAGATTTCTTAGTTCTTTTATTAATTTGGGGATATCATTAAAACTATCTTTCCCCAAAATTACAATTCCTTCTCTATTTTTATTGATAAAAACTAATTTGTCATCAGCTAAATATTCATTACCAGTTAGTTCTCTCCCTAAAGAATTTTTATCTCCGATATATACTCTAACTTCATCTAACCACATACTATCAGGTATACATTGTCCTGAGGATATACACATTATATCTATATTCCATGGTTTTGTTCCAGGTAGTGATATTATTTCCATAATTAAAATCCAATTCTTTTAAGTTGTTTTACTAATGGTTCTAAAAAATTATCAATTGTATAGGGACCATAATAATATATTCCCTTAACTACACTAGCATTTTTCGATTTTATAGATTGTATCATAATATTATCTTCATTAGGAACCTTTAGGAAAATTAATCCCTCACGTTCAGCTACTAGAGTAAGAGTATCTGTATTTCCCTCTGATATTGTAAACGGATATGATGATACTTTCTGAAATATTCTATCAGCTAAATCTCTTTTAATTTTTAACTTTTCTTCGGTTGTTCCAGTATCTCCATTCCAAAAATCTAGCATAGATTTATATTCTTCATAAAGACTAGTGGGAATATATAGTCTATTACAACCACTAGTATCATAAGTTACAATAGAACCTTTTATCATATCAGATAGGTAATATGGTCTATGAGAAATTTCATTATAAATCCATCTAGTACAACCAGATCTCAGAGAAATTTCCTTAAATAGATTATCACTACCTACTTCTTCTGGAGCCTGTTCTGATACTATATTATAAATTGTACCTGGATAATTTTTTATAATTTCAATAATCTCCTCCTCTGATGGAGCTGGATTTGGTATTATTAGGGTTCCAAAATTTGTTGGAGTACTTATAATTAGCAATTCTGATGTATCAAAGATATTTTCCCCTAGATATTCTTTTGGAACTACTTCAGCATACACTATAGTAGTATCTATAGAATTTTCAAATTCGAACTTAGATTTCTTCTCTATACTTGAAAAGATTAGATAACTATTACCAGTAATTTTTGGTTTAATTATTTTCATAATTTTCTTTATTTTTCATTCAAATATAAGAGTATCAAGAAGAAAAGAAAGAGCCCAATGGGCTCAATCTAGTCTGGATTTCTCCTTATTTTACAGGTGGGAAATTTCCATCTTGTTTTTTCTCGACAGAAGTTTCATCTGTAATTTCCGTTGGTTTTGGTTCTTCTTTATTTTCCAATTCACCTTGTTGTTTTTTATCCCAGTTTGAGATTTTACTTAATACTCCACTTACACCCGGGATCATACCAGATAAGGCTGAGAATTTCTGAACTGCTTCAACAGTACCAAGCATAAACTTACCAGCATCTTCCGGACCACCGACAACAGTAACATTACCTGTGTTGACATGTTCGAATTTCTTCGCATCAGCTTCAGCAATGTATTTGTACTCATCTTTCATAGTCCATTGAACGATAGCGGTATCTTCCATGCCGGCTTCTTTCAGTGCTACAATGTTAGCAGTTTCAGCGGCAATACTTTCTTTCTTCACTTTTGCCATAGCCAATTCACCTTCAGCTTCGGCTAGTTTCAATGCTTTGATTCGACCAGCTTCAGCCGCTGCTTTAATTTTAATAGCTTCTGCATCAGCCTCTGCCTCAGTAATTACTTTAGATTTGTAACCCTCGGCTTCTTTTTTCTTTCGTTCGGCTTCTTTTTTCGTCGGAATAATCAATTCTGCCTCAAGTTTAGCTTCCTCTGCTTTAGCTTTGGCTTTAGCGATTTCCTCCTCTTTAGTTTGATCAGCTTTACCGATAGCCTGGGCGGCAAGTGCTTTTGCTTCACCAACTGTTCTCTCTGCTTCAGCCTGTTCTTTTCCAAGTTGAGCATCGGATTTAGCCACTTCAATACCTGCTGTATTTTCAGTAAGTGTAGCATCTTTCTCTGCTTCAGCGGCTTTCTTACGAGTTTCTGCTTCGTAGAGAGCAATCTTCGCAGCTTTTTCCTGACGAGCTCTTTCTTTTTCAGCTTCTGACATTTCATTAGCTGATACTTGCCGAGCTTCTGCTTTCTTTTGAGCTTCAGTAATTGATGCCTCACTTGCAAATTTAGCAGATTCCTGAGAAGCCTTTGATTCAGCTTGTTTAGCAGCAACCTCTGCATCACGTTTAGCCTGGTGAGTAGCTACTTCGGTATCTCTTTCTGATTCCTGTCTAGCTATTTCGGCATCGCGCAGACGATTTTGTTCTGCTACTTTTTGAGCTTGTTCGGATTGATTAACCGAAATATCAACTTGTTTTTGTTTTTCAATTTCAGAAACCTGAACAGCCTCTTGTTTCTCAAGATCAGCAATTTCAATTTCCTTCTGTTTCTCGATATTTCTGATTGCTACGGTCTCTTCTTTTACTTTTTCTGAGAGTTGTACTTGCTTTTCTTTTTCGATATCTCGCAATTCAACTTCTTTCTCCTTGATAGTAAGCGATGTGACCGTTGATCTTTCTTTATCAATTTCGGCTGTCTTAATTTCACGAGTCTTCTCGTTTTCAGATACCTGAATTTGACGTTCTCTCTCAATGTCAGATAATTTAATATCTTTATCCTTCTTTTGAGTAGCAATACCGATAGAACCTTCTTTTTCACGAAGTTCAATACCAGTAAGTGCTTCATACTTAGCTTTTGCTTCAGCTTCCTTACCTAGGTTAATGATATAGTTTGCAGAGTCTTTGATATCACTGATATTGATATTCAATAGGGTTAAACCAAACTTGCGAAGTTCTGTATCAATATTTTCTTTACAAGAACCTAAGAAATTATCACGATCTGAGATTAATTGTTCAACTGTCATATCAGCAACAACCAAACGCATTTGACCCCAGATAACATCTTTAATAAGATCTTCTTTGTCATTTTCAGCTATCCCTAATAGACGAATCGCAGCATTTTGCATTACTGCCGGATCTTCTGAAATAGCTACAGTTACTACGGTTGGTACATCAACATTAATTTTCTGACTACTAAGAGCGCCTTTTAGATCACACTGAATCTGCATCGGCTTCATTGACATAATCTTGTAGCCCTGAATGACTGGCCATACGAAAGCAGCTCCACCGTGATAACACTTAGAACTAGATTTTCCGCCAGTCTTACCATAAACTACCAAGACTTCATCAGATCCACACTTTTTGTAACGGCTAAGAATTCCCCAAAGGGTCAAAGCTACTAGTAGAACAAGTCCACCCGCGAAATAGACAATTGTCATGTCCATACTTTTAAGTTTTTAATTGTTAGTAATTTAATTAATATAATATTTCCCATCTATATAGGAAGTTATTTTTATTTTATATCCAGTTGGATATAATTTTCCAGGAGTAGAACTAGATACTTGTAATTGCCTACTTGCTCCATTAATAACGATTACTATTATGTACTCATCGTTTTTCAGTTTCAAATAGATCTCACCATAACGACCTACCAATTCTTCTCCTTTTTCAGGGATTATTTCTTTTCTTAATTTATAGGCTCCCCAATAAGTTAAATATAATACTACCATAATAAGTGCTCCAATTAAGAAAGCAGCTGCATGAGTATTCCAAGTTGGATTTGCTGCGTGTAGATACATCCACCAAGAATATCCAATTCCAAAATGAATTATACCCTTGAATGAAATAATAGATCCTAGATCAAAATCAGTGTCTGTATCTACATCGGTATCTATATCTGAGTCAATCTCTAGATCACCCCAAATAGTAGATAAAAGGAATTGCACTAAGAACCAACCAGTACAAAATATGGCAAGTCCAAGATAAACCATCTGTGGACCACCATGTTCGTTAATAAAATCCATCATAACAATATATTTTAATTATTTTTAATTTCATCACATATAAGAATTTCAAAGGAGAAAATAAAAGGGACACGAAGTCCCAAATTTTATTTGTTTTCTATAGATCTTTTATACATAACAAAATCACAAGTTTTAATTTTCGTAATTATTCTTTTTCCATTTCTAAATTTTAGTCCATGAAGTGGTTTTAAGACCAAACCCTCAGCTAGGAAATCCTTTTTCTCTGATATAGTCGAGTAAAATCCCTTCTGTACAAGATCAATGGCTTCTTGAATAGTCATATATCCTACTAATGGAACTATCTTTATTCCTAATTTCTTAGCGATATCTTCAAGTGAATCTCGTCTCAACCACCAGTCTCCTATCTTAACATCAAATAGTATAAAATCAACATCTTTTGATAGATAATTTCCTCCTTTCCGTATTCCTCTTCCATATCCTTCGCCGTAAATCGATATTGGTGGGATTTCTAATGTGTTCTCAATAGAATCTTTAAAACATTCCAAAATTCTATCTAGTGGTAATCTTTCTTTTAATTTTTTAACCAGATCTGAGGGAATATTGGCTGCTTCTGTTTTCCCGAAGTATGATAATTTAGGAGTAGAGTCACAATATTCTAAGTCAATATGTATATTTTGTCCATCAATTTTCTCAGTACATTCCCACTCTAGGTCTTTCAGGTATTCAAATTCCGAGTAGGTAAATTCTGATGGGATTATAATATTTTTCTCATCCCTTTTAAATAATGTATCAATTTTTTGATAATCTCTATTCATTTTCTTTTTCTTTAGTAAGTTTATCTAATTTCTTTTCTAATTCTTCTAGTTTATCCAAAACTCTTTTATCATTGTCATTGCAAAATTCATCTGTGAAAGCTGATGTGATAAATGATATCCCTAAGATTGAACAAATGAAGACTATCCCTGATACTAAGATTACTCCAAAAGCTCCCATAAAACTATTGTTCTTCTCATAGATATTATCAGATATTTCATACCAACCTTCAATAGTGAATAATCTAAATGTCGTATAGAATCCTCTCCACGGACTTTCAAAATATTCTGGATTAGATTTACCATATAATTGACATAATGATATATTTATAATAAAAAGAACCAATATCATTCCAAGGATTACTGGGACCGAAGTTTTAAATGCTAATTTTAAATTAACTAAGATTTTTCTAAATTGTGGAAAAACTTTAATTAACCTGAAACATTTAAGAGTTCTAAATAACCTTAGCAACATTAGAGAACTTATATTATATTCTGGTAGAAACATCCCAATAAGACAAATATATACTATAGTAGCATCAAGTAAACTAATAATACTGCTAAGATATCCTTTCCTGGAATATATTTTATAAGTAATTTCCATCGAAAAATAAATAGTAATGAGATGATCACAATACACTAGGGTAGGATACATCTCATTATGAAAACACATGGCGAATAATACTAAAGAGTTAATGCAAATTAGTATATTCACCATGGTTGAGTTAAAAATATTACTTACATACTTCATTCATAATATTTTCAAGTTCTCGAGTATACTCAATAAACTCATTCGATTCACGAATTCCTGGAGTTCTTTGCCCAGGGAATTTGATATCGATTATCTTATAGATACTACAAGGATTTGCTTTCAGCACTATAATTCGGTTACTCAGATAAACTGCTTCTTCAATAGAATGTGTAACTGAAATAATAGTTGGATCAAATGTACTTTCGTAGTAAATTTTAAGAAGAGTATCCTGTACTTCTCTCTTCATTTTTATATCGAGCGCACCGGTTGCTTCGTCAAGTAAGAGAATTTGTTTATTCCCTGCCATACTACGAGCTAATGATACTCTTTGAAGTTGTCCTCCTGATAACTCTGGTTGTCTAGCCCATTTATAAGAATGCTCTTCTAATCCAACTACTTTTAGAAATCCCATAGCAGTTGATTTAAGCTCATCACCTTTTATTCCTTTCAGTTTTAGGGGCAACGCTACATTATCTAGAACTGTCATCCATGGAAAACTTGAGTATTGTTGAAAAACCATTGGAATAAAACCATCTAGTGGTTTTCCATAAATCAAAACTTCTCCACTTGTCGGCTTATTCAGTCCAGAGATGAGTTTTAGAATTTGACTCTTCCCACAACCAGATTGTCCCATAATTGATATAAATTGTCCTTCGCCTGGGAAATCGGGTATATCGAAATCAAAGTTTTCAAATAACTTATATTCTTTATCCGTTCCCTCATTAAAGGTAACACTTATATTCTTTAGATTAACTACATCTTGTAATTTATCTTCTGATGGAAATGGAGTGATAGTTTTGGTAACTAGTTTAGTTTCTCCAATTTCTTCAGTAAACGTTGATAAATTTATATTCTTTTTCATTTTCGTTTATATGGAAAAAGTACCGGTTCTAATTTTTTGCAGCCATAATCTTGACATATCCCGATTAAGATAATTATAAAGAGAAGAGCATATATTTCTGGAGTTCTAGATTGTCTACCAAGAGTAGATATCATAGCTCCAATACCTCCTTCTTTATTTAAAGATTCAGCTATAGTTACATAAGTATATGATATTGCTACTAATGAACGAATATCAGAGTATACTTTTCCCATTACATATGGCCAATAGATATATCGGAACTGTTGCCAATTAGTCATACCTATTGTCTTACCAGTTTGAATATAAATATTATCTTTCTCATTAGTTGGATCTTGTAATTCCAAAACTCTCTGAGTAACTACTGGTAAGATATAGATTAATATACCAAATGCCAAGAAACTTGCCTTCATATCGAATCCTAATCCTAATGCTGCTATAAAAATGCCAGATGTTGCTGGCAACGGTAAATATCTAATAGCCTCTATATATTTCCTAAATAATGCTCTAGGTAGAGGATATATACCAATTAAAAATCCAGCAGGGATTGCTATTATGATAGCATACACATAACCAGTAAGATTAAGTGATATAGTATACCACATCTCCTTAAATAATCCAATCTCAACTAGATCTGGGATTGATTTAAGAACATTTACTGGACTGGGTAAAATCTTTGGGGAGATAATCCCCCCATTGATTGTTGTGATAAGTTGCCAAAGGATTATCAATACAATAGCACCAATTAATCCAGATGCTATTTCTTTTTTCTTTGAAATTTTACCACCAAATTCGATTAAGTCTTTCATTATTCAGAAATTAATTGAAAGTCTGTAGTTCTATATTCTCTAGAGTCTCCACGGATACCATCTTGAATAGCTTTTTTAGGTCCGTTACCAACTACAATAAATCGGTTCGGATCCATACCATATACATTCACCAGGTATTCAACAACAGCTGCAGCTCGTTTCTTAGATAAGGATACATTATAATCTGCATTACCAGTATTATCGGTGTTTCCTTCAACTCTAACTCGAGCCCCAGAGAATTGTTTAGCAATATCTACAAATTCCCTATCGATTATATTTCTAGCTTCATTGTCTAGTGCATATCCGTTAACTGGGAATTCGATAACTACTTTTTTATCTGATATAGCTTGTTTGGTTTCTAATTCCTTAGTTGGTGCTTTAAATTCTTTTGCTTTAGTAGCGCCCTGTTCGTTATCTAATGTATTATTTTCTAATAATTCTTCAATAATACTGGGATAACTAACTTTTGCCCAAGCTAATGGTGCTTTGCATAAACCAATTCCAGAATAAAGTCTAGACATACGAGTATAGAGTTGATCTGCATTCATTCCCGTATATTCTGGATTAAACCCAAAATAATTAGCATTATCAGCTAGTGTAGCGTAGTTTACTTTCTTAGAAGATATTAATGCAAAATCTTCTCCCATTCCGAATGCATCAGCAAATGCTTTAGCTCCCTCTTTGTATGCATAATCTTGATATTTTACTTCAGAATTAGCCCAAAGAATAGCAGTTACTATATTTTTGCTAAATTCTTTATTTTCATCAAGCCATTCTTTTTTTGCAATTAATCCATCACTGATTAAGTTATTAGCTTGCTTAGTTGAAGTTAATACTTTTGATCCAGGGATAGCTGCTAGACAATCCTCATCGTCCGGTGCCCATACAACAGCAGCATCAACTTGTTTTGCTTTGAAAGCTGAGGCAGCTTCAGTCCCTGATAAAACTTTAACGAATTTTATATCACTCTGATTCAATCCATTTGTTTCTAAGGTATTAAGAAGTAATGTATGTGCAGCAGTGCCTTCAGAGAATGCTATACTTTTTCCCTTTAGATCAGCTACGGTTTTAATTGTATTATTAACTACTATAGCATCAGCTCCATTAGAGAAATTCAAAAGCATAAAATATCTTGCATCTGTCATATCTCCGGCAGCAGAAGTTTCAGTTGGGAATGCATCAAGTGTACAATATGCTATCTGTGCATCACCATTCTTAAATGCAGCCCGACATGCCTCAAAATCATCCATGATGATAATTTTCAATTTCAATCCGAATTTTTTATCAAAATAAGATCCTTCTTTTCCCTGAAGTCCTCCGTTTCCCCATACAATCGGTTCAAAACCGCAGTATGTATTTACAATCAATGTTGCATCGTAGTCACCAGATTTAGATGAACTGAATAATCCACTAAATAGATTTTTACTACTTTGTGAGGTTCCATCCTTCTTATCACTCCCCATCATTTTTTGGGATGCAAAATAAAGGAACCCTCCGATTACTAATACAACAATACCAATGATTAAATTCCGTCCTAGCGGTGTTAAATGCTTTGCCATTTTTCTTAATTTTTAAAATTTGATTAAAAGTATTTTCTATTTTTATTTTGTTTCTGAGGAAGATTATCTCTAACTTCTTCATAATCAACATCCTCGATTGATTTTAAACTTGATAGATCTGCTCCGATATGCTGAGAAGTCAATGAAAATCCAAGACCTTCAAATCCGGTTTTATCAAATTCTGCTAGTATTTTATCTGCTTTTTCTGCAGCTACCATACCATCAAGTTCATAATTCAAGAGAATATCATTAGATCCATCCAAGAACCTATTAATCTGTCCGAGTGATTCATTAACTGAATCTGTTATTTGATCAAGTGCTAGTTGTACTTCAAGACTTTTTGTCAATCCTCTTCCAGACATAATAGCAGCAAAAGATTTCATTGCGCTCTTCTGGGCTTTAGATTGTTCATATTCATCTTTTCGTACTTTTAATTCATTAGATGCATCCTCTATTTGAAATTTTGCCATTTCTTCCAGTTTCTTCATAACTTTTAGATACTTTTCGGAATTAGCAATTCTAGTCTCTTGATTTTTAATCTGTTCTTGTAAACGAACTATTTGCCGCTGTGACAGAATTTCCTTATCTCGAATCCCCTTAAGTTTTGCTGCTTGTAATCTAGCAGTTTCGTTTAAGAAATCTTCTTTAGATTGATCTCTTTTCTTTTTCATTCCTTCAAGAAGACCCTGAAGTTTATCAATATTGGAGCTAATCAATACTAATTTTTTCTCCATCTCTTGAACTCCAAGCGCTAAAATATTGACTGGATCAATTTCCACAATTAAACCAGTTATTTTTCTCATAACCTGTAGGTAAAGTAATTCAAACTTTTTTTTAAATTCTGGATTCGTGATTAAGGCTAGAATTGCCCAAATCAAGATTAACATTAGAATCAATGTTAATACATTACTAGCTAGGGTGATAAGTATTGGCAGCATTTTATATAATACTACCAAAAATCCACCAAGTGCACCCCATGCTACAATTTTACCTAGTGTTCCGCCTGGTCGATTCCAAAGATTAATTTTCTTTTCTTCCATAATTCTTCTATTGTATTGATTTATCAATTTTTTCTTTATCTGTGTTTAATGTCTTAAGAACACTATCCACACTAAGTTGAAAAGTCTTCTCTTTTGTATCCAGCTCTGATTTTTCTGACATTATCTCAGCTGATAATTTGTTTATTTTAATCGATGATTGTTGAAGTTTCTCTTGTAGTGCTTCTATCTGTTTTTGATAATTAGAAGCTTCTTCTTTGAGTGATTTAAGTTTATCTTCTTTATCACCGATTTTTTCTTTTCTAGACTCTTTTAATTCTTCAAGCCCTAGTTTTCTTTCTTCATCTACAATTCCTTTATAGGTTTCGATTGAATCTAGAATAATCTGTTTAGTTAACTGTGGGGCTCCTTGTTTTAGAACGTTGAAAGCAGCTGGTAATCGTTGAGAATCATCTGGAATAAAACTCTCTAATCCCTTTGCGGTTGTTTTCAATTCTAAATAATCTGGCCCTGGTAGATCTCTAGCAACAACTGCAGACCATATGGAATTTATAATTTCCTGATTAGGCACTGCAAATATACTAGATTCCTCCTCCTCTTTTTTAGGATTTTCATCTACTCTGGGTGGATTAGTAGCAATATATTCAAGAGGGTCTTTTGTAACCTCTTCTTTCGATACTTCCTCTTGGTCTTTTTGTTCTGCTTTTTTCTTTTTAGATGACTTTCCATCATCTGTAAATAAAAGATCTTTAAGTCCCATAATTACAATTTTTTAATATTAATTTATTTATATAATTTAATTGTTTCATTCATATATAAGAATTTGTGGTTATCTTGAAATTATCATAATTCCGATCTGAAAATCTGATACTCTTATCTATGATTAACAAAATAACAAATTATGGAAAAGAACAAAAAAATAACAGCGGAACAATATCGTGAAGGGATTTATGATATCTGCAGTTTCCTTTACTCTGAGATGAAATATTTTCTAGAAAAAGAAAATAGATATTATGGAAAAGTAAAATCATTTATGAATAATCTTAGAGATGCTTTTCAATCTAGTGATCAGAAAATTACAGAAGATGATTTGGAAATATATGGTAGAGTTCTATATGTAGTAAGATTTCAAATTTATAAAGATTTTACTAGATTAGGACAAAAAAGATTATCAGCGGCTGATAGAATTATAGTAATTATCAAAAAATTATTAGATCTATCAGATAATATTCCAATTGAATCAGAGGAGGAATATAGATTTGAAAGAGAGACTAGAACAATAAAGAAAGTTATTACAAGGATGTTTGAAAATATTAGAAATAGAGCAAAAGAAGATTCTTTATATACTCTATCTAACTTAATTACTCAATCAGTGGCAGAAGAAAGGTATGGGAAAATATCATACAATACTTTTGACTTGATTTCAATTGAATATCCTAAGCCAAAAGAATTAGTTCTCAAAGGTGAGGAAACTTTAATGTCATCTGAATCTACTAGTGTGAAGAAAAAAGAGATTACTCTATGAACGAGTAAGAGACTTGTGTTTAAATCGACTAAAATTTGTATAGATGAATAGAGCAGATGTTAAGTTATTAATTGTTAATGATGCTGATATGAACTGTGATATAGCAAAAGATACTATAGACAATATGTCCATTGCTAATGTCTCATTTGTAAAAGCCGATCTAGACCGTTTCGATATGATTATATATGTTGGAGCTAAAGGATCAAAAATATTAAAATCTAAATATACACCATTAGGAAGAATAATAAGATAAATTTAAAAATTGTAACTATGAAACTGAAGGAATTTATTAAAAAATATTATGATACTGATAAGATAGATCATAATGTAGTTTTGAGAATGTATCAAGAATCTGGTGCTATGAGTAAATTCAAAAACTCAAGCATGTTTGAAGCATATCTTACTAGACGACTTGATTATGACGTATACTATTCAAATGTTATTCAGGACTCTTCAGTAAAGAATAAAGAAACAGTAGAATTTACCCTAAATTTAGGAAAAGATAATTACTATTTCAGTGAAGAATCTGCTAAATCATTCCAAGAGAAATTTATCTCTAGTGGATTGAAAAAACATATTGGATATAGAAAAATGAATTCCCCAAGTTTGTGGTCTTGGGAAGGAGTGAAATATCTATTTACTTCAAGAAAATATGAGTAATAGAGAAGGAGAAGAAATAAAAAAGCTAGAAATTAATCTAGCTTTTATTTTTTTTTTGATTTTATAGTCTTAATACTCCATCAATATATTCTTGATACCATCTAGACAATCGTCTACAGATATCAGTATATTTGTTTAA